ACACTTGAAATACTCGGGGATAATATTCCTATCGACACAAATATGGTCTCCGCTATCGCTCCGCCCCATAAAAATCCGATAGTGTATTCATCCCCTCTACTTCAAGTTCCTAGGCGAAGCCCTCAATACCGAACCGACGACTTTAGGAGGAGTGTGAAGGTTTGAGCAAAGAGCGAGAGGCTAGGGTGACAATATTAGAGAGCGAAGCGATATAATATTGGTGGCATAGACTTTTGGGCAGGCGGCCTCTCGCGAATTGGGTGCGGAGCTTAGCTTTCCTAAAATAGCACGGAAAGTAATAATATCAGAGGCCGAGGTATTTTTCGTTCCTCAGCCCCTATTTTTATAGCTTACTTTTTACGTGATTATACCAAAGTTTTCTAAGTTCTTTCGAGTATTCTTCACTATTACCCACTGCATTTTCGTCGTGGTAGTTTTCATTATCCTCAATCTCATGTTTTAAGAAAGGTAAGATGAGGTCTTTGAGGTTATTTACATCGCTGTTTGAGTATGTAACGTGCCAAGTATTATTATTGGTATTGTATATGAAGTAGTAATCATATCCTATATTTGACATGAGTACTATTTCACCATCACTTTCCATATCTTTCTTATAAGTTCCTACGCTATCATACTTTTCTGATAATCCTGAGTCTAGCCTGTATATGATATTATCAGTCCTCAGTATATGATTCACTTCCTGATCATCCTTGCCTACCATCCAGTTCTTAAGTGGTCCTGCGAAACTTTTTATTGCATCTACGTACTTATAGATTTCATGTGGTAGTCTTATACCATACATCTTTTCAAATTCCCCAAGTCTTTTAGTAACTGTGTCGAGATTGTATAGGTCGATAAGGTACTGGCGAGGATTATTTTTTAAGAGTCCGCTAAGCTTTTTCTCCTCTGCATTATGCTTGCTTACGTAGTTATTATACTTATCAACACTTTCCTTCGATGCACCAAACCACCCATGCTTAAGTCTATCCCAGTTATTTTTATAGTACTGTTTTTTCTCGAGCAGGGCGTAGGATTTTGTTCTTAAGATTATCATGCCTTACGTTCCACTTACGATACTTCCTGAATGTGGTGCGCCGGTGAATGGACATGTTGGTATGCAGTTAAAGGGTCCACTCATATCTGTTCCTGCTGTTCCCTTTGTTTCTAATTTACCGCCAGTTATTTTTACACTCGGCGCTTTAATAGTTGCACTTCCCTTACATTCTATCTCTGCACTGCCTTCTACTGTTAGTCCAAGTTTTCCATCAGTTTTTATGTTGATGTTCCCTGACTTATCTATCTTTATCCAGCTTGTCGGTTCAGGTGTTGTATCTTTTTCTTGTTTATCATTATATTCACTGGCAGGGTCAAAAATTCCGATAGTTAATTCAGACTCTGTCATCTTAATCATCTTTCCCCTTGACCTTATGCCAATGAAATTATTCTCCTTTAGTTTTTCGTAGAGGTAGTAGGATTTGTATGTAGGATCCAATTCAAGCAATACTACCACATCACCTACTCTTGGCTCATCTACTTCCCCTCTCTTTGGAAATGCTCGTAGTTCTTGATTACGTCCAGGAATATCTACTTCTACTGTATAAAGGTCTGGGTCAAGTATTTTTGTAATTGTTCCTATACTATATTCCATTACTTCTTCTTATTTTCTCCACTTTTCTATTGTTGTCTTCTCTAGTTTACCAGAATCTGCATTATAGTTATACAGACCACCATTCTTTACATTAGGATTAACAATTAGTGCACCATTTTCATTTTCCCCTATGATATGGAAGTCTGCTGGTCTACCGTTTCCGTATGTATTATAGCCTTCTTTTCCTAATCTTCTATAGGTAAAACTTGGATATCTATAGCGTGTACCTGTGACATAGTTATCTGGTAGTTGACTTTTAATCTTATTATATAACTGTGGATTATTAGTCTGTAGCAGCTTGCCTGTATCACCGACTAGGCTTCTATAGTGTGCCTCTTCTTTGTCTAGGTTATAACTACTTAATGCGTCAGGATTAGAAGGTTGATTTTCCCTAAATTTCTTAGCCAACCAAGCCGCCCCACCTATTGCTACAGGTACTGTCAGTAATGCACCTGCTTTTAATAGGTCTTCTCCGCTGTAATTCTTATTTCTTAGTATTATCATTCTTAGTTGGGTTTTGTTCACTACCCAATGCGATCTTACCATTCTCTTCAAGTCCTACTAGTTTTGTTGTCCACTTTGTATGATATCCGTCATCCGCCACATAATCTGAATCATCAATGGCTATAAAGAATTCATTGGACTTAACTAGGTAATACTTGAAAGGCCACATCTTAGAATCTACTGTTGTCTTTGAGTCTCTTGTATATTCAACGACATCGCCTATTTTAAATTTAGGTACTTGTCGATGTGTTATGATTATCTCTTGAAACATGTCAGAGTAGATGTAGGATGTGTTATAGTTCAGGTTTTCACTCATCTGGTAGTAATCTTTATGTACTATACTTAATGCTCCACCTTTCTGTAAGACTCTGGGATTTACAGGCATTACATCCTTATATTTCTCTCCCCAAATATTTTCAACCTTACTATAGAGTGTTGGTTGATATTTCTTACTGAATGGTGTTTCTTGTGTGAAGTCTGAGTCTGCGTGTATTATGAGTTTTGGTTCACGGTTTCCATATGAATCAGAGAGTCCCATAGTTTCTTTTATCATGAGTCCTTCTAGTCCAAACACGAAGATACTATTTCTCTTATACCCTAGACATACCCGCCTTAGGAAATCTTGATCTGTCTCATGATTTTGATAGAGCTTAAGATTTTTTGCTTGTAAGTCAGTATCACATCTTAGGTCAACTTTTCCTGGATATACACCTCTTATAGAATCCTCAATACTATCCCAGACAGAGGTATGTTTTTCGTCGAAGAATTTTTGGTCCCCCACGCAAACAAATTCAATATCTAGGTAATTCTTCTCATGCCATCTATTTGTAATGAACACGGGAATATTATAGATAAGTCCTCCTTCTTGTTCTAGTGTAATAGTACCTGTGTGTTGTTCCGTTATTAGTTTAAGTGATTCAGACTTTCCCGCAACCTCAAGTCTCATTTCACCTCTTGCTAGTTCTCCACCAAGTTCTTCATATAAGTGGAGTGATTGAAAACGGTAACCTGAATCAAACCAGGGCTGAAAATCAACACTAGTCTTATATGAGTTCTTGTATTTCATATCCTACATTCCATTAAGCAAGTTATCGATTACAGATTTAGGATATACATTTAAGACAGTACCTTTTGTGAATGACTCAAGACCCACCGCACAAGTTAATATAAGGAGTCCTGTATATTTTGTATCTCCGTATATATCTTTTGCAATTAGGTCTGGTCTAAATTCGTATGTCTTAATAATGTATGGTTCCTTCTCTGCTTCGAATTCTTTAAGCTTATCGAGGAGTACAGAGTTAAATACATCATACCCCTCGATATAATTTTTCAGATCCTGCTTAGTACTTTCAATTCTACTTGATTTCTTATACATTTGGTAGTCTATTTTGATTTGATGCCTTTACCTTTTCTAGTGATCGTTTCATTTCATTCAGTATACCACCATCTCTACCCTCTGCTGACTGACTCATATATCCTGCGCTAGCTCTACCACTGATAAATCTTTCTAGTGATACCGCCGAATATTTAGAGGCCGGACGTAGCATGATGTTAACTTCAGCAAATAATGGAGATATCTTACCACTACCGAAAGGATCTTTTACCATTTCCTTGCTTTCATTGATACTGATATTACTGATTACTAAGTTTTCGATCGCATAGTAGGGTCCGATTCTAAGTTTCAATGTACCTTTCTGAATTAGGTCCACATCTTTAATATCGGCCTCAAAACCGGCGGGAGGAGTTTGCCAAGCCATAACAGTACTGACAAAATCCTCTACATCCTGTCCTAGTGCTTTGAATTTAACTGGTACATAATCACCAACTGCATAAGGTAAGAGTCCTATTAATTGATCAGTAACAGTTAGGTATTGTTTATCTTTATTTACTCCATGTCTATCAATAAGTGTGTCATACCTGTTAATAGTTGGAAAGATAGTAAATTTCATACCAAAGTTACTACCGAAATCAGTACCAGTGCCTGTGTAGTATGTAAATCTAGTACCCTTTACATCAAGTGCCCTAGATAGATACTTTGCCTGCGCCGAATAACCACCAGCTGCAGCCTCAGTAAAGATCTTAGAAATTCTACCCACAGTCGCCGCTACATTATCACCAGCTGACTGACCTGCATTTTCAAACTGTGCTGACTTACCTACCATATCTTGTAGTGCCTCTGCCAGAATTTTAGCATACGGCGCCTTAGGTCTCATTGAATTCCACATAGATCCAATTTCATCCCCACCAAAACCAGTCCATTCGTTAGTAACAGTTACTTGAAAATCTTGGTTAATAATAGATCTACATAGTGGAAGTTTACAGTACGGGTATTTCACCGCACTGTTCTTCTCATCTAGTATAATAGTCTTAGAATCTTCCTCTTGTAGGTCTGCTGGAAACTCAACCCAATTCTTAACACCTTCATCATCCTTAGGTTTATTAGGATCTTCCCAGGTATTAGGGTATAGACCAACAGATAACATAGGGTTTCTAAGTTGGAGATCATAATAGAATCCACTAAGTTCTCCAGTCTTGTTATTATTATGTTTCATTACTTAGTCCATCCTCGAGTTTTTACTGTTTCTTTCTTAGGTGCTGTATTACCAACAATCTTAGAAAGTAGTTGATTAGTTAGATCCTGCTTTCCTACTAGTTCTGACATATAAGCAGAGGATACCTGATTAGCAGCAGCAGAGATTTTTTCATACTTACTAGCCGCCTTACTAGATACTGCATCTTTATTGATATTTGCCCTACTAGTTCTACCGGCGAGTGTTGATATTCTCTCCTGATCAAGTACACGGAAAAGATCTTTATTAGAATCAACCATCTTTTTAGGGGCGATCCATTCACCTTCATGTACATAACCAACTGCCTGTCCTGTATCACCAACCCTAGTAAATCCACCAGTTGCATGATAACTAGGCTGACCCCAACTACCAGTAGTGAAATTGTATTTAGTTTTTATTGGCGCTAATAAACCTGCACCTGTGTTCTTCTTTGCATCTCTTGCATTTTGTGGGAGTTTACCAGTCTTTATAAACTCCTTTCTTTGCTCTGCCGTTAAGATTGTTGTAGTAGGCCTCATAGGTATTCCCTCAACATTACCCTTAATACCTATATTATACATCATATCTTCACCAGCTTGCTTTTGCTTGGCCATTATCTGATCTATCATGTTAGTGAAAGGACTCTGAATATTAGGATTAACTTTCATATTCTTGATCTTATTCCCAGCATTTTCTGCATCGTTGAATAAGCCTTTCCACCAATTTACTAGCTTCTCACCTAATGACATGGACTTGTTAGAAAAAGCCTTGAAGTTCTTATCTGAATCTGCAGAGACTTTATCCATGACTCCCTTGTTTTTCTCATAGTTTGCCACAGCTTTTCTCACATCCTCATTGGCAGTCTTCATATACTTGTTCTTCTTGTCCTCTATTGCCTTAAAGTTCTTATCTAGTTTCTCAAGATTACTTTGAAGCTCTTGTCCAAGCTTTTTAGCAAGTGTATACTGTCCGCTATCCGTCGCCTCTTTAATTAATTTTTTATACTTTGCAGTTGCCTGGTCCTTCTGAGTTTTTATACCTTGCATCTCCATATCAAAATTAACATAGGCCTCTAACGATTTATCCAGTCTTGATCTATATGCAAGTCCCCTATGTGCAGAATCACCAGCTTTAGTATTATCTGACATATTACTTACATTAGTCCTTAAAAGAGTTCTAAGCTTTGCAGATTCAATTTCTAACTGTTTCTGTAGGGCAGCTCTTTTATTTGGATCAGTTTCCCTATTAATCTTATCTCTTAAGTCTTTAACTTTTTGATCGGCTTTATTATAGGTGTTCTTGAAATATACACTGTTAAACCAAGTCTTAATATCATCTACTTCACCGCCGTCTAGATCTCTTCCCGCTCTTTCAGTGAAGTATGTCTTTATGTCTTTAAAATTACCCTGTCTAGCTGCAGAATATAGGTCTCTTAGATCTTTATTACCACTGTCACTTAGTAGTCCCTTAGTAACAGACCTTATAATTCCATCTCTACTGCTACCTAGCATCTTTCCATCTACATAAAGACTACCTCTTAAGTCCTCTAATGTAAGATTATTTAATTCTCTTTTATGTTGGAGTTTGTATGTATTGGCTTCGTTCCACATACCAACTCTTTCGTAAGATGCTTTTCTACCTTTATCATCAAGACCTACCCAGTACTTTTCAAATGCATTATAGTCATTAATACCTCTTCCTTTCAAGTACTGTCTATTCAGTTTCCAGAGTTTACCAGCTTCACCTTTAAGGCTTAGTAGTTTTTTCTCTTTTGCTAGTTCTGCGTCTGACTTAGCATCGAATGGTTGACCAATTGTAGGTAGTGGTCCGCTTGTTGATGCACTATCCCACGCAGCTCCAATAGATCCTGCAATACCGCCAACATCAAACCCACCTCCTGCTACATTTCCTGCTGCATTTGGGTCGAAAGATACTGAATTAGAATCACCAAGATAACTAGCAGCACCTTTTAAGTATGTATATGGGTCGGCTTCATAATAGATTTGTCCCCCGTTATTATTGAGCTGTTGGTTAAGAGGCGTCCTACCAAGACTCATAATGAACGTTCCAAAGTCTCTAGCTGCAAGTGAACCTCTAAATTTACTGAGGAACATATTTAGCTTGGCATTCATGTAGTCTTGTACAGATCCATAGGTAATATTCTTACCACCCCTCTGCATTCCACCAAAGTTATTCTGATTTCTTGCAGCATTACTAGTACCGCCTGCAGATTCATAGCCATCTTGTGCAGTAAAGAAGCTACTGAGTCTCCCCGCATCTTCTTCGCTCATACCTCTCTGTTTCAAGACGCTATACCACTTAGCCCTGTGTTCTTTCCAGAAGCTAGCTCTATCGGCATTAAGATTTCCGGCGGATACAGTAACTGGCGAACTAAATCCGTATGATGGAGCACTTGCCATTCCTCCTCCAGCATATCCTCCACCTCCAGAGAAAGAACTACCACCACCAGCATATCCACCGCCGCCTCCATAGACTCCGCCGATGTGATCATTATAACCACCACTACCAAAGCCTCCGAAAGTATTAGGTGTATCGTTGTAGTTACTGCCGAGATAAGGTGTTCCACCTGTACCGTAGTTTCCAGAGTCTGTATCCCCTAGTGGTTCTCCGTTTGCACCAACCCTGTTAATATGTCTGAGAATAACTCCTTGCTTTCTTCTATGATAGCCTGTATTGATACCACCCCACATGTTTTTCTGTAGGTAGTCTGACATCCAAAGTCTACCAGAGAACATACTAACATGACCATACGCATGACCAGGCATTTCCTGTTGTGCTAAAATATCACCTGGTTGTGGACTCCATTTTTGCCAATCAACGGGTGCAAATCCTACCTTACCTAAAGTTCTAGCGAAGTCCCTTGCATTACCTAGTACACCTTGTAGTTTATTAGCTGGTAAGTGTAGTCCTGCCTCTACTGCAAGTCTTACGTACATTGCACAACTAGCTGCGGATCTAGGCCTAACGTTTCTTTCGAGTGTTCTACATGCATCAGCTACGAAGAATGGTCTTGCTTTTCCATACCTAGTATCTACCCTACCTGGCATTGTTCCCCATCTAGCACCAGCACTATCATGTTGATTTGTGGATAAGCTACCAACAAACCCACCAATCATATTAAAGCCTTTATTAGCATAACCAATACCAGCATTAATTCCGTCTACAATGCCATTGCCAAGTCTCTTAGAGTTATTTACAATTGCACCCATAGATGAATTAGCCCAGAATGCATTTTCTTCTGCTAGGTTTGAGTTATGTAGGTTTTCAAATTCCTGGAAGTCTTTACTATATTCGTTGATATTAACGTCGAACATAGTCTTAGGGTCTTTACCTGCCCTTGACCACTTTGCACTAGCCGCCTGTACACCACCTGCTCTGCGAAGAAGTGAATTTTGTATTTGACCTAGTGCAGCAATACTCTGTTCCTTGAAAGACTTAACTCTATAAATTCTACTAGCTAGATATCTAATTGCCTCAGGTGATAAGCTATAGAAATCATAGAAACCTTCTCCTGGGTGTGGGTCATCATAAGGAACTAGCTTGTACTTATAGCCATTTGCAGAGGCTCTATTTATTGCATTGGTTATTTCTCCGTTTATATAACCTGGGATACCTGTATTTCCAAGTAACTTTCTACCTAACCACAAAGCACTTCCGGCACCTGCAGCATCAAGAAGTCTATTATTTACTCTAGTGTTTCCAGAGTTTGCAATTGATTTAGCACCGTATCCGGTAAGACCTTTGAGTCCTAATGCATCAGATATACCATCAGTAATACCCATCTGAGTTGTAGCACCTCCGAAACTCTTAGCATTTTCACCAGCATAATCTTCTTCTGTCTTTGGTACTCGGATTGCCTTCATCCTGACAGTAGAAATCATACCAGACCTAATGAGTTTTCCAGCATCACTACCGAACATCTGCTGAACGAAGTCCCTATCTACAGTAACACCGCCATTCTTAGTTGCATAGTCTTCCATTCTAGAAAAACCTGCTGCAACTCTGGCTGTATCAATTTTACCTGTCGACGCTGCATCTCTATAGGCACCCATGATATCTCTACCCTGTGATATTTGGCCGGATACAGAACTGGTAAGGTTTCCACTGCTATCTAGGGCCCCTTTCATCAAGCTGTATTTCTTCTGTCCATTTCTATTTGCGACAACAGCAGCAAGATCACCAGCATCTGTATTTTTAGCTAGGGTAGTATATTCATTGTACATATCCCTCTGCATCGCTGCATTGGAACTTTTAATACCTTGTGTGCTAATATTTGTCTTCAGTGCGTTCTGTATTCCCTTTTTCGGGTCAACCATTGCAGTGAGAATATTACCAAGATACCCGGCCATACTAGACAGGGTTAGACCAATATTACTTAAATCAATATCTGGGAACTTAATAGCCTTCATAGCAGCACCTCGTTCCTCAAATCCATGGTCTAATTTCATCTTAAGGTAGTCAATAAGATCTTTACCTACTCTCATAAGTGCCGTTCCTACTGTATCACCCTTTCTTACATCACCACCAAAGAAACTAATAAAGTCGGCTCTAAATCCTTTACCCATTCGTGCCAGTGAGTTACCATCAACACCAACACCAAAATAATCTAGTCCGCCTTTTATTTTTTCACCGACCCAAGTAATAGCCTTTAGTACTTTGGTCCAGTGTTTTGCTAAGAAGGTAACACCAAATAGCATGAGAAGTGTTTTAAACTGCCCACCCACTGAGTTACCTATTTCTTTTGGATTAAATGTCGTCATCATTTCTTTTCCGACACTCTCCATTTTTCTTAGCATTTTATTTGCACTCTTAGTAAGACTCCACTCACGCCTATCAAAGTCTCTACTCCTACGTAAGCTTTGTTCTTTCTGGGCAGCGAATGCATTACTTACCCATGTTTTAAATTTACTTTGTCCGGGATCTGCTTGTCTTGGTGCAGAACCCATAGATCCACCTGCAACATTATTGGTAGTAGTTGTGTTATAGTTATTGTTAATTACTATATTATTTGGTACTACCTTTACACTTCTACCTTGGGTCCTTTGTACTTTTGGTTGTCCTAGTCCATATTTTCCCAGTATCTGTTGCGTTTGTGGATTTACTTGCATGTCTTGAGATCCTGCCATACTAGCTATTTCACCCGCTTGCAGCATCATAGAGTTAGATTGTTCATCTTGATCCATTGCAGCTCGTTCAAGGGCAAGGTTCTGTTTTCTTTGATCCTGTATTGCCTGAATCTGATTACCTACTGCCTGATAATCTGCAAGGTCTCCTCCCCGTCTACCTGCAAGTTCTCTAGTTCTTTTCTCTAAATCTTTATCACTTGCTGCCATTATTTCTATTATCTAGACAGGTTAAGAATTTCTGTAGTTCCTAGTTGTTCACCTTCACCGCTTTCATCATCCTCACCCTGTTTATTTTCTGCTTGTACTTTGTTGACACCTTGTATTGTCTGTCCCTTATCACCAAAATCAATAAGTGGGAAGTCAGGGTCAGTTCCTTTTGATGTTTCTATAAATTTATCATACGTATCTCTAAGTTTGAATAAGGCACCAAGTCCATAGTGCTCAATATTATCAACCTTGAGAAACTTATTTAAATAAAATTTTAGTTCCATCAATCGGGCAATTGACATAGATGTCTCGAAAGAAATCGACAATAAGCGAATCAACACTTACTGCCACACTCCTCCTTTCCTCAGGCTTCTTACCTTTATTACAGTCTGGACAAAATACCTGTACTGGCTCTAATCTATCATAGTAAAGCTCTCTCAGTGCCATCAACATTGTAATATCTGAGTGTTTTGCGCCTAGTACATCTTGCTCAACTTGATTACCTTGCAAGTCAAAGTCTTTTATGAGGGCAATAGTTTTAATCATCTTAAGGTCTGTTATCTTTCTAAACTTAAGATAGAGTTTAAATACCTTCATAAAATCATTCCAAGTTGGTACAATAGTTTCGTATTCATGGCCACCTAGTTCAATCTTAGCACCATTCATTACTTTTTCATCGATCTGCTTGAAATGGATGTCCTTGTTAAAATCAATACTCTTACTAATTGTCTTTCCACAGTCAGGACACTTAATATCTACATGGTAACTGAGATTTTCACTAACTGTACAAAGCTTCTTATAGAATATCAAAAAATCAATGTCCATGATATAACAATCCCTGATATTAGGATCGTCTTTAATTAATTCATGAACATCAAAATAATACTTACCCAGTGGATCATCACTCGGTACTTCCCCAATATAATTACAGATTTCTAAGAAATTGTAAGGTTTAATTCTAACACATGGGAAGCTATAACCATAACCTCCACTTGGTAGAAGGGATACATTTATTTCCATACTTTTTAGGATTTAATTATGAAAAGAAAAACAACTATGAACTGTTTTCATAGCTGTTGTGTTATTAAAGTAAAGAGGTGATTATTTAACAGGTCAGGGGGTCTATCTAGTATTTCACAGACTTGATTAGTAATTCTCCTATATTTAATTACAGATCCACTCACCCTTCAGTACATTATATATTTGACTCGGGAGACGCTTTTAAAATCCAACCGTAATCTATTAATAATCACACTCTTTCATATATAAGGAATCTAAGGGCTTACTCATCCAAGTCTTCCACCTTAGCTTTTTCCCTAACCTCCTCTTCTTCTTTTCCTAGCTTACCATTATTTTTATAGTAGCCTAAGTCTAAGAGGGATTCTAGTTTAACCCCATACTTAGTAAGATTCTGTTCAATTAATTCTTTACTTGGGACTAGTTTCTTATTATCGACAGTCCAACTAACAACAAGAATACCTATCTCCTTACCGCTTTCACTACGTAAGAAATAGAGACCAGATAAATAACTATCCTCAACCATCATAGAGTGGGCATATCTTTTATCTATTTTCTCCATTTCTTCTACGTTAGCAATTACAGTCTTATGTTTACCAAGAAAAGTAACCATAGGATGAAGACTGGTTCTTACATTTTGATAATTCTGTGCTATCTCTGGAATGCCCCTATCATAGCAGACACTCTCATAACACTCACTAAAAAATCTAAAGTGTAACCCTGTTGTAGTCTTTAGGTTGTCATGAAAAATACTAATCACTACTCTATCCGCATTTAGTGTTAGTCTGAGATTTTCTATTTCATTGTTAACACTATTCTCGACATCATCTGTTAAGTCATATACAGATTCATCCTTTTCTTTTAGGTTGTTTCTATCTTCTGTAATTGTTTTTGATATAACTTCCCTAGTATTCTTATCGTTTAATGTTACAAAGAAACTAACCACTGCCATAAGTAAGATAATGAAGACTATTAACTTTAGAATAGCCAACCAACTAACCCTACTAACAGAACCTAAGAATTTATCCCAAACATCCGCTAACTTACTAAGAACTGTTACTTTATCTTCTGTTAACATATTCTTAATCCTCTTTCTGCTTCCCTGCTAATCGTTCTCTTCTCATAGCAAGGCGTCTATTCTTCTCTTCGTTTTGCTTAATTAGGTTCTTCCTACTAAGTCCATAGAGTCCTGCACCAATGACACCACCTATTGCAGCACCCTTGACAGCACTCTTACCTGATGCTTTTACAAGCTTTTTAAATCCCTTGCTTGACATTTTTCTTGTTGCGTTGACATTGTGATTAAACCTATTTCTTACACTTTCGTTTAAGAATTTTTTAGCCTTCTCTACATCTTCCGGTTTTACTCCTCTTGTGTTTATCTTGTCAACAACCTTATTGATCTTATCCAAAGTGATTGCATCTTTAGTTACAGCATCTGTCACCTTCTTAGATAACTTATCTCCACCTGCTCTAAGAGTACTTCTTGCTGCTAAGGCTGCGCCAAGTCCACCTGTTGCAAGTACGCCCTTTGCTGCATCAGTTTCACGCTTTTTAGCCTGTGCTTTTGTTTCTGCGTACTTACTATCTGAATAATATCTTCTAATTAATATCATATTTTTACTTACAAAGATTAAACAAGTATTTATAGTTTTCTAGTTTCTGAAGCATTGATTCTACTTCACTAGAAATTCCTTTAAATACTACGTCTTCTGGTATGTCGTGATAGAATTCGACTGCTGTTTTATTAATTATATCTTCTAGTAGTTCAATTGGCTCAGACTTATCACAAAACTCTGGATTAATATCAAGAGGTCCCATGCTACCTAAGACACCCATGAAAGTCTCAGCAATCTTATCTTGATAGCTAATGAGATCTTCATACAAGTCATCTAAGTATTCGTGTATATCCTTATGTTCTGCTGCCCAATGTAGATTCTTGCATCTAATTTTCCAAGCCTCTACTCTATTTAGGTAAGATATAAAGATGTCTCTGTCACTATCACTAAACTGTTTTACTCTATACTCGATCATCCCTAAGTTATTAATTGTTAGAGTTAGGGAAGGGAAAGATAATAACACTTACCTCTCCCTCTCCTAGTTAGTAATGTTAGAGATTCTTAAACTCTAATGAATAGTGCTCAAACTTAGCTGAGAGTGTAACATCTGAACGATCACTTTCTGCCTCAGCCTGACCATTATTATCAATACCTGCGTCCTGAATAATTACATTGTAGAAAGTAAGCTCACGAACATCAAGTCTCTGTGCGTTTGTAATAAAGAGTTTGCAATCCATCACTACATCATCCTTACGGAATGAGTACTTTGTCTCACGATCAGAAATTTTTTGTCTCCAGTCATCAAGGAAGTATGTAATTGCCTGATCCTCTCTATCAACAAATGACAGTGTTAAGTTACCTGAGGTCGTCTGGTTAGTCTGCTGATAAATTGCATAACCACCACGCATACGTTTCTCAATACCAGTAACACTAGTATCAACACCTACCTGAACACTATTGAGGCGTGCATTAATAATATCATCGCCTGGATAATAAACAATCTTAGGAGCTGAGAGTACTTTAAACTCCCACATGTCACCACGCAAGAACTCCTTATTGTTGTCACGATAGGTTGAGGTATAGTCAATAAACTTTGCTCTAAGTTGACTACCTCTTACAAGATCTGTAACTGTTGCCATGTTATTAAAATTTATATTGGTTTGTTATAGTTTATTATTATATCTAAGTCTACTATGTTTTTCACTAGGTCACTTATCTTAGTTTCAATTTTCAGACTTAGGGTTCCTTTTTTCTGGTCTATCTTAAACTCCTTAACTAGTAATGATCTTATTATAGAAAATCTGGTCTGTATCTTATCCAGTATACCTTCGATTACTCTTTTAGTAGCACCAGTATTTGGTAGAGATAAGTAGGACCATTTGTTCTTTTCTAGTTCTCTCTGTATCTTACCAAGGCAGAATCTCATTAGTCCAGAAGTTTTATAGTCAGGACCATCAAAGTAAGTTGGGTAATAGTAATACTGCCCGTTATCGATCATATAGTTGGCTTTCTTTTCAACTAGACTAGATCTCAGGTCATCTTTACTATACGTTACGCTTCTTTCGATTGGACTAGTATAGATAATATCATTCCCTGTAAAAGAGTATGTACCACTAAGTAGACCTCTCAAGAATGTATAGTATGCTGGTCTATACTTACCAGAACTATTCATCATACTCTCATAGAAGTATAGCAAGTAGTTCAGTTTATCGTCTGTATAGTTATTCCTGTAGTTACCTTCATTACACTCTATCAATACTTGACTCCCAGACTCTACTACCTTACCTAGTAACCACTTCCACATACTTTCATAATTACCATCTACTACGTAATTATCTGGATCTGGTAGTAGGATGAAGTCGATATAAGTAGTGTCTTGGTACTTAAGAAGAGACTCTAACCCTTTCCTATATGATCTTCCAGCCTCCTTAGTAGATCCACTGAGTTCCCACTTACCTTCTACAAGTCCCGGATCTCTCCAATCTTGCTGTATATAGTAGTTATCCTTATCTTCTACACTGTAAGGCTTATATTCAGTTTCTATGGTTACTTTACGGTTATTTCTAGTATTCTTCCAGATCCCTTGATAAGTTTCTATTAGTCTACAGTAAACTATCTTAGAATCTCTATTTATAATACTGTCTATTCTCTTATCTAGCTCAGTCGTCCATGAATATCCAAAGAAGGTTTCTACTATGTTATATCTTTCTATGGTTACTTTATAATAGTACTCCTCCTCTGTATGTTCAACCCTAACTGTGATATTTCCACTAACACCACCGTTACCAATCGTCCTAGACCAAAATTCGATCCTAGATTCATCCTTACTTAGCTTGTCTAGTATCTTTCTGTTTATATCTACTGCTGGTTCAATGATGAGGCCTTCCATATTATACAAGCCGGTCACATGTACACTAACAGGACAATATAAGATATCCCCTACTAGTTCATACCCTGACCCTGTAAGTTGATCTATTAAGTCTTCAATACTAGAAAACCCCCTAACTGAATGGTAATAATCTCCACTAGGTTCTTCAGGTATACTATCACCGTCATCATAGTAGAACATTACTTTGTCATAGTATTGTGGAAGTATTATGTAGGAACTTTCACTTTTTAGTTTTAGGTTTTCATAGTTGATTCTAAACGCAAGTGTATGTGTTCCTTTAATGATAGAATCTTCATCTATATTTCCCGCATCATACTCATCCTGTAGTTCTTGTAGTACCTCAACATTCCCATCAGTATCTTCATCAAATAGCGGATGACAGTATGTAGTATGTGATTCTAGATGACATAACCTAAGTGTATCTCTATTACTATGTGACAGTGTTTTTGGAAGTTCTAAGTTTTGTGGGAGATCTTCTATATTCACCCAACCACCTAGACTATCTAACCAAATCAACTTATCAAATGTATAGCCCCTAGGAATATCTTTATACTTACCTTTACCTTCTATGTTTACGTTCTTATAGATCTTACCTGGTACACCCTTGTCTGGTAGATTATTTATAAAAAATTCATCTTTATCGTCAAGGAATGTACTGTAATCTATATAATTTTTCCCACTAGCCCGTTCTTCGTCTAGGATAGGCCTGAATAAGTATAATGTGTTTCCAGATGCTACTAATTCTCTGAGATAATCGAAGTCTTTAAAATCTGTTCCGAACCATAATGTTAATTCACTGACGGTTCTTACAAATACAGGCTTCTCAAATGACATCTCAGAATCAACTACCTCTGCTAAGATAATAGAGTCTTCACGCTTACCTTGTGATTGGTAGTTTATTTTAGTTTTTCCTAATTCTAAGTACATTCCTTATCCAATTATTTTTACTTTCTTTGGGCTGATCTTTATAGGCTTGTTAAACTTACTAGACACTGTACCAAACTTATCAGCAATACTAGTTACTTTATCAGAATCTACCTGTATTGCTCCACCGTGATCAGGATTTTCGCCAACAATACTAAATGCAACTGTTAAGTCATTACCACCAGATTCTATTTCACCAGATCTCTCCTCTATGAAATCTTTAAGTGTCAGGAGAAGTTCATACTTATTGATGGTACTTTTCTGTGGCGTCATACAGTAGATAGTGCACTTAAAGGTTACATTCTTATAAGGTGCAATACACGTAAACTTCTTATCCACAGAGGTAATTTTATTATATGGTTTTTGATACCCAACGAAGTTATTAAATCCATCTTGTCCATAGTCTAAGAAATCATGAGCCTCACTATTAAATATTGAGACCTCCATACATCTCTCGAAATATGTTCTAAATGATTTATACTGATCATCTGCTATCGTCAACCTGAACTCATTACTAAACTCAATGGATGTTGGGAAGCTAATTTCACCATCATATAATCCTGCCGTCTTAGTAGTTAGTTTTGATTTCTGCATTTCAAACGCTACTATCGGCAACCATCTATTATAAGCAGTCATTACACCATGATCTAGCTTATTCCACAAGTTAATTTCTTCGATCGGTGGTAAGAATGATTTTCCACCGTTCTCTGATAAACCTACGAATGGCTCAAATATAATCTCCCAGTATGAATTAGTGTCTAGGGTCATTACTTTCAGTGGATTATTTTTTCCACCTACTACCTTTCCTGCTGTTGTTATGTATGGGCTCTTCTCAAATGTATCAAACAAGTCCTGTACTGTTCTTATCTCACCGACATCAGATACATTACACAGGTCTTCCAGTGTTGTATTCATTCCCTGAAAAGCACCATTACCTAAGTAGTTCTGATTGAATTGATAATCAGATGGGCTTGTCGGTACCTTTCCTATTGCTGCTTCTACTAGTCTCTTAGCAACATTCTTAATAGACATGCCCTTAATGGATTCGCCTTTAGAGTTTGCCTTAGTCCATGATTGATACTCGCCCTTTGCATCAGCCTCTTTTTGTTCTTTCTTATCATAAGGTCGGTTAATTGGGTATTTCTTCTCGATACTTTCTCCGTGTATTAATCCGGTTGCTGCATCTTTGACTCTCTTAAAACCTCCCTCAATTGCCCCTCTTAGTCCACTTCTAGCTGCATCTGTGATAATACTTGGTTTACCTGGGAGTCTATCACGATTTACTTTAATTGCTTTCTCCCCCTCTTGCCTTGCATATACTAAGAGGGATAGTGTTTCATCGAGTAGGATCGCTCTAGCCTTTTGACCAAGCCCTTTACCCCAACCTTTACCTAAGATAGTTTCTGCAATAAATCTAAGATAGTTATTTACATTTATTGAGTCTATTCCGAATCCAGGTAATTTTGTACGTGGTCTGAACATAGGTCTGCTCATCATAGCTTCCTTGTACAGTGCCGCTTCAAATTTTTTAATACCCTCAGGACTAATCTTATTACCACTAAGATATGTAGACATAAGTGACGATATCTTAGCAGCCCAACCTTTATTTATTGACTTATCTTGCAGGAAGTGTAGGAGATTTTGATAGTAGTTATTGAGATCTTTATAGTCACGTATCTTGTTAACTAGTACATTAACATCAACGTCCTCTTTCCCCGGCTTACTAACTTCCTTACTAAGCTCAATCTTTTTATCCCCTACTTCTACCTTACTAACTTCCTTACTAAGTTCTAAGTCACTGCTATCAATATTTAGATCAGATCTTTTTTCACTTAGGTCTGGGTCTTTCTTGGTACGTTCAACCTTCGCAACTTTCGTACTAAGTTCTTCAGCATTTCCACCTTGATTATCATTCACTGCTAGTACTGAATCATATAGTCCATCAGATTCAGGATTAAACTGTGTATGCTGGTCTGTTGCTGCGTCACTAATTACCTTACCAACTACCCTACTAAGCCCAAGATCTTCCCTGGTATCATCTATCTTGCTAATCTCCGTACTAAGTTGATTATCCCTAGTGTCATTAATCTTACTTACTATATCACTAAGTGGATAATCTCGCTTGTCATCTATCTTACTGACCTTTTTACTTAGTTGCGGATCCTTTTCAGTATTTTCTATCTTACTTATTTTCTTACTAAGTGGGTATTCGTGATCTCCTTTTTCAATCTTTCTTACCTCTTTGCTCAGTTCGGGTTCTACTGCCTTTCCCCCTACCTTACTAACATCACTGCTTAAGTTAGGCGCTTCTTTCTTATCCCCCTCTATCTTACTAACAGTCTTACTCAGATTATTAGTACGATTATCACTGATCTTACTTACTTCCTTACTAAGTCCAGGATCGCTAATATTATCACTAATCTTGCTAACCTCCCCACTTAGTTTAGGTTCTTTCATGTTACCTCCCACCTTACTAACATCACTGCTTAAGTTTGGGGCAGGCTTCTTTCCTTCTACCTTACTTAATTTCTTACTGAGCTGTTGATTCTTCTTATTGCCTTCGATCCTACTAACATCCCTGCTAAGACTTGGATCGGCCTCTGTTTTTTCTATCTTGCTTACTTTCTTGCTGAGTTGCTCTTTCTTCTTATCTCCCTCTAGTTTACTCTTCTTTTTTACTAACTGTGGGTCCCTTGTATCACTAATTTCTGCCCTTGTCTTACTTAACTCAGCTTGATCACGAATACCTTCTATCCTACTAATATCTTCACTTAGTTTGTATTCATTATCATCTTTAATCATGCTTACTTCTTTCCCAAGTTGTAAGTCATCCTCTACTCCTTCTATCTTACTAACAACCTCACTTAGCTCTGCGTCTTTATGGTTATTTACTTCTACCTTACTTACATGCTTACTTAGTACTGCATTCTTACGCTTTCCTCCTAAGATTCTCTCAAGATTCTTACTAAGCGCATTATCTGTTGTACTCGAGTTTATTACCTTCTCTACATTTTGACTCAGTGCAGGTTCTTTATTACCATCTCCAATCTTCTCGACTAGACTACTTAATGTCTGAACCCTCTCATCACTAATTGTCTCTACTGTCTTACTTAGTTCATTCTCTCTCAGGTCATTTAGTCTTTCTACTTCCTTACTAAGTGATTGTTCTCTTGTGTCTTGAATCTTCTCAACATCCCTGCTAAGTTCATTCTCCCTATTATCTTTTATAGTATCAATCTCAGTACTAAGTGGTGTTTCCCTTGAGTCGTCTATTTTCTCAACAGTCCTACTAAGCTCTTTTTCCTCAACACCTTCTATCTTACTTACTTCCTTACTGAGATCAACTTTCTTTTCTCCACCACCAACTTCTATAATTGAATTTGATAGGGCCACATTCTCATTTGACTCTATCTTCTCTACCTTATCTGATAGTGGTACTTCGTTCTTTAATTGTCCATTGAAACCTATGACACCAATTTTATCTTTTTCTAAGCTAGTATTTTCTTCATACTCTGTCCTAAGTCTTCTAAGATACTTACCTAGGGCTGAGATTTCTTCTGGCTTAGTAAATTGTTCACAGGATCCAGGAACTTTATTATCTTTTCTTATTTCCTCATCCATAGTTTTTACATGTCTAGTGTTTCAATAATACTCATCAACGTATAGGAGAATAGTGTATCGCCTGTTTCACTATAACCTTGTTTTAATGTTATCTTGAATCTATATGTTCTCTTGTCTCTGGTGTATTGTAGTTCATCACCAACTTCTAGAGATCCATCATTAGTAATAGCCTCAACACTATCCCTATTTCTATTCCATACGTCTTTCATGTCGTTCTGATTAATAATGAGTGTTGTCGTAAACTCATCATAATCATTCTCAAGTGTACTATCAGAGGAATATGATCCACCAAATACATTCTTCCACTTACTATTTTCTTTAGGCCTTAGTACTATGAACTTCGTACCTAACATTGCTAGTTGTGCTTTTATTGTCTTTAGTGTAGCTTTGTAGAATTTATTACTCCTCTCTACACTCCTTGATGCCATATTCTCTGCCATACTTTTACAATATATTATCTAAGATAGTACAATAACCTTCTTCATCAACAATATACTCAACTAGTTTAATATACTGCTGAATTGTTAAGTTGTCTGATAGCTTCATAACAAAAATATTTCTATCTAGACTTGTACTACACCTATTGAACTTAGACAGTTTCCTTATGAAGTCTTCTATCTTAATCTGACTATATTCCAAGTCCATAGGTATATAGATTTTTATGTTCTTAATATCTCCTGTAATGCTGATTGAATCTTTTGGTATTTTCTGACTTACTTCAAAATCTTCTACTCCATCAGACTCAAGCTTTTTCTTAATTTCTTCTATCATTTTATTGAAGATTGAAAAATTCTTTAGCCTAAAACTAACCATAACTGTTAGAATTTATTATTAAATACATTAGGAGTTAATCCCAATGACATAATCTTCTTTAGAATCGTAGCAAACTCATTTTCATTTCTGATTGCATACGTATAGAGTGATACATTATTTAGCTTAGACTTATTGATCACATTCTTCCAGTGATTATATACACCACCTATTGCCTTATCCTCTTTACTATTATGTACTGCTGATATCATGAAAATACCAGATGCAATAGACATTTGAACGGGCGCTTTATTATCACCCTCTGAGAAATGATGTCCCTCAATGTAATAATTCTTCTTCAATACATTAAGGAGGAACTTATTATTTAACATTCCTCTAGTTGGTGTAATACCTAGTTTTCCCAATGTATCTGCTCCTAGCCCATTAATTGCTAAATCCATACCAGACATAATTACATCTGGGATAGACTTAAGTGGGCTCTTAATGTATGTAAGTGCCTTAGATAATCCACCACCAATCACCTTAACTGCATCATACTTAGAAATACTAGCATTCTCTGAGAAATTCCTATCTTCCTCGTCTCCACACGCTTCAGTAATTCTTCCTGTTACTATTGCATTATTGTCAAGGAGATTAATCTTAGTGCCCAGTGTATTACTCAGTTCCATCATAAAATCACATACTGACATGTAGTTTGTGAATTTGATATTAACTGAGTATGAGTTTGCGTTTAGGTTAATTACTTTTGCATCATACTCCATACCAAAGAATTTCCTACAGTATGAATCGAGTATCTTATTAACCTTATCTAGATCTTCCTTACTAAGACCAAAGGTATACATAATTACTTGGTCATCGTGAATAGTGAATGTAATCTTATAGGCAGTTACGTTTCTATCATTGAAGCTAAATTTCTCCTCAATCTTAGCTCTCTTATCTACGTTCTCACCAACTACAATACCAGCCACCTGATATACACCAAACTGACGTCGTATACCTCTATCTACTTCTTGATATTTGATACTTGACATTGGCTTGTGGAAGTAATTCAATAGTAGCTTTGTTGCAATGCCCCCTAAAGTTCCCCACTTAGCACCAGTCAAGGCACCACCAAGTACTGTATTATCATCCATCAATCCTCCAGTCACTGCACCAATACCAGCTCCAATGCCAGCACCCTTACCTACAGTTTCTAAGACACCTGGTAATCTATCAAGTGTTTTAGGTCCTGTATAATGTCCCTCTTGGATTGAAAATTTCTTGTTTCTAAATTTAATCATATACTACTTAGAGCGGAATAATATTATGTGCGTTTGCTGCTAGATCTCCGAAAGTTAGTTTACTTCTATCAAGCCTCTGTGCAAACTTAGACTTTCCATATTTTTCTGCAGTTCTCTCCAACTTTGGTATTACCTTCTTTGGAATCAATGGGTGATCCTTAACATAGGCAAGGACTGGTGTTCCCCAAGGAGCTGCTATAGCTGCACCTGCTGGTCCTCCCATTGCAATACCCATAGGAGTAGATGCCTCACTCAGTGCTGCAATACCTACTACGTCAGGTCTCTTGATGGTAGCCTTAACTGCTTTATTAGCTGTCATACCTACAGGAGTTGTTGCAATCTTATTTGGGGCAGCCTTAATATCCTTTACTGCCTGAACTGCATCCCTCTTTACCTGCATCGCTGTCTTAGGGGCGAATCCTTGCTTTACACCATAGCTAGGAGCCTTGCCAGTGAATACCTGCTTAACTGCATTTCCTGCCTTAAGACCTGCATTGTCTAGCTTTGTCATTCCCGCATTAGCAACCTTCTTAATACCTGCCATAAGTTTAGTTGCTTTTGAATACTGCTTAGTTCTTAGTATAATCATAGTATTTCTTATAATAATAGTTCTCCATACCAACCAGACTGTAGTGAATAGTTATCACATCTACTACGAAGCTCCTGGTATGATGCATCTACGTTACTTAATACATCCACTGACATATTCGGTAATTGTAGAGATGCCTTAAGCTGTCTAATATAGTCTAGTAAGTGAACCATACACAGGTCCATAAAGAAGTTACCCCTTGCGCCAGTTTCTACATCTAAGAAGAATATTGCTGAGTTTTCTGATTTCTCATTAAACGATTTCTTTGGTGTGAAGTCTGGAATAATCGGATAACTAGTGAGTCCTTTTAGGCATATAGTTGTCTGTGGTAGGTCATCTAAGAATACATACGGTTTTCTATAGTCCGTTACATATTGATAAGCGCCTGGACCTGGATAACTTGACGTACCTCCAAAACCTGCGTATGTATTACCTGAACTTCCTGCGCCTACTCTCCACATCGGCATAGAATTAAATACAAGGATGACTCTATTTAGTGGTATAATACACTTAAGCCAGGATGTAAAGTTAGATTTCAGTTCATAGTAACCATCACCTATTGAATCACATGGTACTAGTTGCTCTCTATCGACAGTACTTTCCCATATGAGAGGGGTAGTTAATTCAAACTCCCTTAGTGCTTTTTTGAAAATCTCTAGCAATACTTCATCTGCACTAACGTAGTCATTTATTCCAAGTAGTTCATCCAGACTGTGTATTCCTAGAAGTGTAGACCTAATAAATACTTTCTTCTTTAAGTCTGATAGTAATGTTTTATCTGCCATGCTTTCTTATTTTATTTGGCCACACGATATTTTATAGTAGAGGGTAAGCAGGAAAACTCTACCTACCCTCACTACCTATGTAATTTTAAATATTTCCTTCAAATGGCATACCCATATCGTAAGCCTCATTATAAACCTCTACAAACTTGAGAGATCTTGGATAACGAACTTCTACTAAGACACGAACTTTATTCTGCCTTGCTAGTTCATCATTATTAATGCTAGCAATTGTGATCTGGTATGCATCAACGGTATAAGACATTGACAAGATCTCAGTACGGAAGAAGAAATCAAGTGCAGACTCCATATCAGAATACAGTGTCTCACCAATTCGTCTACCAATGAACTGTCTCAAGATCTTAGGGAATGACTTACTGAGGCGGATGAACAGACGGCTATTTGCTTCATCAGACATAATATTATCCTCTGACTGCTTTGTATAGTTGTCGTTCATATTCCAAGCCTGTGACTGATTATTCCACATAACGGTATTAATCTTCTTGCTCAACAATAACTGACGTGTCTTCTTATTGAACTCTGTCACTGGCTTCTGATACTGTACTACACCATTTGTCTGACCGATAATTGGTGCAAACTCTCTATCAAGACCTCTATTTCTACCTACTGCCTCCCAATAAAGTGTACTAGGTGCTGCATAATACTTAAAGCCAACGGTACCTGAGTCAACATCCCAAGGTGCACTAACATAGAGCTTATAACTATCCTTGCTCAACTTATTTGCTGAATTAGCGATAGCGAGGTAGTTTGTACTATTCACTGTACTTACTGGATAGAAGTAGTTCTCGTTGATTGCCAAGTTAGCCATATATGATTGAACAGCTGGTGATGTACAACCAAAGTCTGCAAGTCCCTCAGTCTGATAAACCTCATCAAGTGCAAGTCTATCAAATGCCTTCATAATATCTGAGTCACTAACATTGAGAATAGAATACTTCTCAGGGTTAATGCCAAGATTTACATGGAGCTCTTCTGGATCTGCCTTATCTAGAGTAATACCCTTCTGATACTTGAAATACTTACCCTCAGACTCTGTACCAACCTTTGCGATATCACCTACCTTTGGCTTAACAATGTGCTCGTTAAGTGATGCAAGTGAAGATTCGTCATAGTTAGCAGCGCCTGTTGTATCCATCTTAACCCAACCTGGCTCTGATGTAGTAACTGTGCACTTGTAGTATGTTACCTGACCGCTTGCATTGAGCTTTGCATACTGACCATCTGTACCTTCTACTGCCTTGAGTGTAGTAAGATCTGTATACTCCTGTGCATTGTCTGCCTCTGTACCACTAGGACTATACAACTGCCAATCTCTTGTAGTAGTTGTCTTGTACTCATAGTAATCAACAGACTTCTTACCAACTACTGCTACATCACCTACACTTGCGGTAGCTGCCTTCATGTCAAGCTTGCTATCGTATGCCTTAACCTTAGCAAGATCACCAGACTCAAGCTCATCCTTCTTAACAGGCATCCATCCAGTCTGCTTTGATTTAGGAAGATAGCCAAAGTAATCAAGTCCAAGATCGCTCAAGTCGTCTGGGAGTTGTAGTTGAATCATCTTAAGTGACTTATTCAGTTCATCAACTGTTACATCACCACGGCCTGCAATCTTACCGACATTGAAATATACTGGCTCACTGCTTACGCTAGGATCAATTACTGCTACCTCATAGAAATCACGATCAAGTACATCTGCCTTAGGTGAAACAGTACCGTTCTTTGTGAAAGTATCTAAGACTGTTGTAAGTACGGTATAAGGAGAATTACCACCCTCTGCTGCATCACTCTTGCTTAGTTCCTTTGTAATTACTGCATCATGATTAAACCTGCGAATACGAACCTTGAGTGGTGTACTTGAATTATAGTTATTCACTGCATAATTCTTAGCTGGCTTAAATCCTGAAAATGCTGCACTATTCAGGTCCACAATCTTCTGTCCGGGATTTTCTGGCGTCCAATCCTTCTCGCAAACTACTACATACGCGAGACCATTCACGCCACGCTTATCGGACTTATCTAGGACCTCAACACCAACATAGACCTCATGGAATACAACACTTACTGCATCCTTAGGGTCACTTGCTACTACCTCTGCCTTCTCATCCTCATAAAGTGTGTATGATGGGCTGAAGAAGATTGATGTATCGTTAAGGTATGATACAAGTTCCTTAAGATTCTGTACATAGTAGTCATATTGTGGTCCTTCATCGGTTGTTCTATTACCAAGTGAACCTACACCATTGATAGATACTGCCCAACCATCTGAATTATGATCTGCACTATCCTTATCAACATCTACTACTAACTTAAACTCTGGTACCTTCTTAAGCAATTGACCATCACGTACAATATAAACACTATTGTCATCTTTTACGAGTGGTTTTGCGAAGAAGATGTCACTTGCCTTACTTGCACGAACTAAGAGTAAGTTATTAGAACCAGCGAGACGATATGCATTCAACCACATTGTCTCAGCCATTGTATGATCGTCTCCCTTATATAGCTTGTTAAGTGACTCTACATATCCCTTAGTTAAGTCCTGTGATGAATATGTAGCAATGAACTCTGCCTGGCTAGTAATCAACGTTGGTACTGCTGGTCCTGCATCTGATACAATAACACCACCAATAATCAAGTTTTCACCTGCCGTTGGATTTACTGAGGCAGTTCTAATTTTCTCATGAACTTTTACGTATGGTTCCTGAGTTTCTTTCCACTGTGCCATTAAATTATTCTTATTTAATTAATTAACCAACCTCTACTAGATATACTGGGTAACCTGCCTGTATAAACCCTACCACTACTGATAAGACTGCATTTAGATTACTCCTAATATCTCGTACTGTTGATATCTGTATTTCGTTATATTTGTTAGATGCGAAATTTGTTGATACCTGAGCTGATGGAATCTTCTTACTTAATTTCTTACTCAAGTTTCTCAATTCAGGATCATCTGCTGTATTAACTAACATCTTAAAATCAGAACCATCAGAGCTAATCACTAGACAAACCTTAGTACCAAGTAAGTTAGCCTCCTTCGGATCCCTTGTAAAATCTTGACCCTCTCGATAAAGCTTACTATTAAGTTCTCTCAAGATAGGTGCCATAAGTCTATTATCTGCACCTTTCCTATTGAAATGCTCGTTTAACTGTCTAGCTGTTCCAACTAAGGCTCCAAGTGCTGCACCGATAATTGCACCGGCCCCTGCAAGCATCTTACCTTCTTTGAAGAAAGGGACTTTCTTGACACGTCCACTAGCTAATGCACCAGCTGTAGCACCAATACTTGCCCCCTTAATCGCATCATTAACAATATAATTACTAAAGTCTTTCTCTCTAAACTTAATCATATTGTTTAATTACTTTTTTAACCGCCGATACCTGGTACTGCACCTGGGCCTGCTGGTGATACTGCTGGACTAGAACCTGCTGCCTTCTTTGCCTTAGCTGCCTGACCCTTAACAGTAGTCTCATCAGGAAGACCTACTAAGTCCTCTGCATTGTATTCAGCTGAACGCTCGCCCAATGCATTGATAGCAACTGGCATCATACCATCATCCAAAACTGCTGATGTCAACTCATCATTAATTACTTTCTCTGCCATAATAATTTATTTTTAATATGTTAGTTATTTATCCTAAGATACTTTTTATTCTACTATATCTACCCTTCTGAGCAGGCTGTTGTACTGGTTGGGCTTGTATTGGTTGTACTTGCTTTATACCAGTATTTAACGTCCTCACTGAATTACTTGTTCTATTGAGCTGGGTAGTTAGTTTATTAAGTGCATCTAATTCTCTCTCTCGAATCTCTCTGTCACTCTTACTCTTCTTCTTATTGTTGTACGTATTGGCCACATTTAATGCAAGACCTGACGCACTAAGTACTAAGAATGGACTTTTTAGATTCTTTACTGTATTTGGATTCTTCTCAGCCCATGCGGAAGCTTTCTTCTTAACATTGTCAGATAGCTCACTTACACTGCTGTAGAGTCCTTGTCTAAATCTGATCATATACTATTAATAAGAATAACCCTCCCTCTGGGTCATATTAGTTTTCCAATCTGCTCTTTCTCTCCTAAGTGCCTGTCTCTTTGCATATTCAAGTCGCTGGTTATAGAATTCATTATCCTTCGCCTGCTTACTTCCCTTGTTATATGCCATCACACCTGCCGTTAGACCACCAATCATTGCGCCAGCCTTACCAAACTTAGCTGCACCTCGACCCATTGCTGATAATCTAGATACTTGTCGTCCAGCTGCATTAACACCAGGCTTGAATAGTCCCTTTGTTGCACCTATGACAGCACCAGCACCAAGACCAGCCGCAGCACCTGTCGCAGCTTGTTTTACAATTGGCGCATAACTATTGGTCTTTTTCTTTTCAGCGAGAATATCAGCATCTTTCATACGTTTGAGATTATCAGTATCATCCCAGACCGTATAATTTTTTCTTTTTAACTTATATACTGCCATCTTACTGTTGTTCTAGTTGACCTGCCTGTTGTTGTGCGAGTTGTGCTTTTCTATCTTGTGCATCTTGATATTTATATGCACCTGGGTCAAGTGTCTTACCAATCTTCTTAGTAAGTGCCTGACTACCATCCCAAGTTGCCTTAGTGAGACCTACACCAACACCGATTGCACCAAGATTAGCAGCTGTCTTATGATTTTGTATGAACTGGCCTACCTTGACTGCTGCATTATTCTGAGTACCTGTAATACCCTTGCCTAATGTACCACCCTTACCAAGTTCCTCAAGTCTCTTACCAAACTTCTGAACCTGCTTAGTACCCATCATACCAAAACTACCAACATTAGCTGCAAAACCTGACATTGTTTGTGCCGGATGTGCTTTGAACTTACTGAAATCCCACCATCCTGGCTTTAAGCTACTAGGTTTGAAATTCTTAACTGCACTAGTCACTTTACCAATGAAACCTGGATTAACTGCTGCATACGCTTTCTGTTGCGGAGCTTGCTGTTGTTCCTGTTGTGTTGCCGCTATCTGGTCATTCATCTGTTTCTTATCAGACATATAACCCATTACTGCCGGAACTGCTGTAAAACCTCCGGCCATAACCCAAGTTGATTTCTTCTTTAAGTTATTACCAACCATCTTACCAAAGGATTTTCCCATTGTTGATATTCCACTCAATGCTGAATATGCCTTCTGTTGCTGTCCAGTCTGTACCAAGTTTCCGTTCTCGTCTGTATCAAGGCCATTCTTCTTCATATTATGCTGAATGAATTTACCCCCTGCATAACCAGCAACTCCCATAGTAAGACCAGTTGCAACATTACCTGCCATGCTCTTACCAAATGTTACACCACCAGCCTTACCTACATTACTTGCAAGTCCAGCTGCCTCTTTACCGAAACTAGTAATAGCACCTTTAGCCTTTGCAATATTTCTGAGTGTACCAACTGAGAATCCAAATTCTTTCTGCTTTTGATCAAGACTACTCGCTGCTGCCATTGCTTGTTCTGGATTACTCTTCGCACGTTCTGCAATACGATCAAGCTTTCTATTTTGCTCTTTCAATAATTCGTCGTGCTTTTCCATTTGTTCTGCTTGTGCCTCTGCTTGTTCTTTCATCTGTTCACTCTGATCACTACTTTGTTTCAAACCAAGTAATGTAGAACCAACAGTAAGAGCAGGCCCGACCCAAAACTCTTTCTGCTTATATCTAATCATCTTACAGTCCTCCTATGTGATTAAGACTGCATTGAATCACTAGCAGATTTAAGACCCTTACCCAAACCTCTTGTAGCAGCGGCACCAATACCTGCTCCTACTAACCAACCAAGAGGACCACTTGCTGCACCTGCCAATCCACCTAAGCTAGATAGACCTTGACCAATTGCTGAGCCTAATGTTGCACCACCAGCTAATCCACCGGCAATAGCAGCAGGTTTTGAATCAAGTGCCTTACCAACACCACCTGCAATACCACCTACTGTATTCTGTGCGCCTTCTGCCCATCCAAATGTTTTTCTTTTTATCTTATATGTTGCCATAATTAGTCGTCCTTTAAATTATTCCATCCTAACCCTCTATTTAGTTCGCTCTGCATTTCTCTTAGCTCTGCCCTAATATCATCAGTCCTATGAAGTTCCCTCTGACTAGTTTTCATCCTACCTAGTCTGTTGAGGTCCATATCATATTTTCTGTTTCGTTTAAATCCGATAGAGGGCGCATTTGTATTAATGATATTAGAGAAACGTTTTATTATCATCATGCGTCTAATAGATAAATCTTATAGTTTAATCCGAAAGGTAGTATATTAAGGGCATCAATAGCGGAATCAATACTTGGGAACTCTAGGACAAGACTTCTACTAGGTTTGTCATACTTAATCGCATCACCTAATAGTTCCTGTACTTGATATTTTAGGTTGAAGTCTGGACTGAATGAGCTATTGATAAACTCACCGCCCTTATTTCCACCATTATTATTGTTATTGTTCTGTTGTCCGTTATTGTTATTTGGTTGCCCGTAATTATTGAAACCACCTCCCTGTTGCTGTTGTGGCTTATTACCTCCGTTACGATTCTTATTCTTACTAAATAGCTTCACCCTATCGTTGTTGTCGGAAAAAATCTTCTTATTTAGGGAGAGACTAATATTACCAAGTCGTCTGTCGTATACCTTTGGAGATAATCTAACGTCATCTGGTAATTTAGCTTTTGCACCAATCTTAAGGTACATACGATACTTATCCTTGTTAAAGAATGAAGTACTAATTACAAAACGTTCGATTACTATATTATTACCTCTCAGGATTGGAATTAATGCGCTCGAATTAATTGTTGGAAACTTATTACGATCTCCATTTGTTCTCTTCATTAATTCAACATAAAGAGTCCGCATTGCATCATACTCTGAGAAGTTCTTCTGTCTGAAATTTATCATACCCTTACTTAACTATTGATAAATTATACTTAACACCCAATATTTCTATAATGTCTAATGCAATACCTAAGTGACTTGTCTCTCCAGTTACTGTCCTCTCTTTTGGATCTGTATCTGTGATTTTCATGTTGAAGTAATTCGGGTCGCCAATTAGTTTTCGAGTATATGGGTAAAACTCCTTGTCTTTTACTGTAATCTGATAAGAACCTTTATCTGTTTTTATAAAAGACATCAATACCATAGACTTAGAATTAACCTTACTTACCTTGTCGGCATCTTTCTTAGAGATTAGGTTGAAGTCTACATTCTTTTCCTCTAGATGATTGATTGCTTCATCAACTACATCTGATTCGAGGAACTTACTTCTGAACTTTATCATCTTGTTTTATTGTTTTTTCTTCTTCTACAGACGTCTTCTTATTTCTGTCCTTATCTTCTGTTCTTAGTATTGTATTGATCTCCTCTAAGAAACCAAATCTAGTATCTAAGACTTCATAGTAAGACAGGTCACATCTAAACTGACACTGAAACGCAAAATTAGAGTTGTCGTCTGGTTGATAGATATGGTTAAAATCCTCTGTTATCGAGCTCCACTTAACGGCAGCTGTAAAAGGATCACCATATTTATCTAAGGTAGTGAACTCAACGAAATTAGTAAGCAATAATACATCGCTATACTTATTTTTAAAATCATGATATAGTACCATATCTGTCGTGTGAAATACAAATTCGACTGGCTGTTTATGACTCATGATATTTCTTTCTAGGTCTCCACGTTTAGGATGAGAATAGTTAGTTGGAGTCTGATTAAATTGATAAGTTATGTAAGAAGATTTAGTAAGTGTCTTCTCCTTATTCAACCTTACTAGCTCTACCCCATAATCATCAAGTATTCTCCTAACCTCTAGCAGAAATTTATCTTGATAGTCAATCTCACGTATCAAGTAATCATTATACCTCTTTCTCAGCGTGTAGATAGTATTATTTGTTGATTCTACCTCAGTGTTTCCATCACCTATTAATAGTTTTGGGAAGTTATATATCTTATAATTCTTAACCTTAGGTCCCACAGGTCTTAAGTAAAGAAGTTGACCTGAATAGAATAGGTAATTTATAAACTCTTCGTTCTTGTAATCAGCCTTAGATACTACAAAAACTGTATTCTTATAATTTTGTACAACCCTAGACTCTGTATCGTCTGCAATCACAATATTAATAATGTGAGGGTCATACGTAAGTCTCTCCAATCGTAGCCCATTTAGTGTAATAGTAGGGTGAGAAAATCTACTAGGCTTACTCATTGGTGTCATTACTAAGTTTCCATTACCAACTAATGGCAAGCCGAGTGAGTTAGATAAGGATTTCGCAGAGCTACCTGGAGAGTATGTTAATGTAAGCGTTGAGGTATTTTCATTTTCTAAGACTGTATCATACTTGCCTTGTACTACTTGAAAATACCTACACTTATCTGTTGTAATGCGAAGACCGTTGTAGATTATTTCATTTCTCATAGTCTACCTACTAGAATTTAGTTAGCTACTTGTTGTGGTTGTTGTTTCTTACCACCAAATAAACCTTTTGCAAGAAGTGCAGTACCAGCAACACCAGCACCTACCATACCGGCCTTACCCATCTTACCTGCATTATTCCAAGTATTCATCATACCCTGCTTGAGACCTACTGACTTGATACCTTCCTGTACACCTTTCTGATAACCCTTCTGTGTAGCTCCCTGTGCAATATGACCTACTTCCTTCTGAAATACATTACCGACATCCTTACGAGCTGCTCGAGCTGCTACCTTCTGTGCTTCAGCGGCTGCATTTTTTGCTTTTTCCTTAGCTACGTTTTCAGCAAGTGATCCCTGTAGTTTACCAGCCTTTTTGAGCTCATACATTTTCTTCAGCTCTTCAGAAAAGGTCTTCCTAGTTAACTTATAAATTGCCATGATATTATTCTTTAATAACCAGCTCCATTTTCATTTCCCATTTCTCCGGTCAATGCATCTTTTGAAGCCCCTAAATACTTAGCACCACCATAAGCTGCGCCTGCTGCTGCAATACCGCCACCAATGATAGCTGTCTTACCTATTCCTGTACCCCAGGTCTTCTTAGCAAGTGTTCCTATTGCATTACCAAGGCCAAAACTTTTACGTCTTAATCTGTACTTTGCCATATAACCTGTACTGTGTTTGAAAATAATACAGTCCCAGCTAAGAGATTAATCCTAGCGGCACTGTAAGTTGTAAAAAGTAGAAGGAGAAAACCATGTCCTTTATTGTAACATGAGAATTCCCCTTCACTTAATATCTAATTAAATCCTATTATACTTAAGGGAAAATTATATTCCTAGGATTAGAAACCAAACTTGAAGCTTACCTTCTGAACGAGCTCAGGTGCCAAGTAACGTACACCCTCCTGATAGTAAATACCACTAGCCATCTGAGTTGGGTTGTTGTAGTTACCGATAGTTGGAGTATCAGTCAATGGCATGTAGATACCACGTGCAAGAGGAGCCATCTGACCATCCTGTGTCTTGTGGATAGCATAGAATGTACCCTCACCAGCCTTCTCCTGGATATCAGTAGAACGAAGTACAGGCACACCATCATACCAACCGAGGAGGTCACTGATGTATGTCATCTTAGTGTTACGCTCGAACTTACCGATAACGCCACCCTTCTGGAACTGGTTAGCTGCCTGGTTACCTGCGATATAAGCAGTAGTAGTAACACCCTTAACAGCCTTAGTAGCGAGTGCAGACTCAACATTGATCAAGTATGCATCGAACAAGTCAACACGTGAACGATAGTCCATGAACTTAGATGCAAGTGATGCAGGTGCGTTAGAGAGATCAAGATCATCCATTACGTTACCAGCATAACCCTTCTCGAGTGTGCTAACCAACTTGAAGTTGATAGTCTTTGTATAAAGCTCACGAAGCTTTGTGAACAAGAAAGTAGCCATATCTGAACCAGTTGCCTTCTTCATTGCACCAAGAGCTGCGATGTTATACTCAGCAACCAACATATCAGGTACAGTGTTCAAAGCAATCTGCTGCATCTTAGCGATGAAACGCTTGTCATTTGCATGTGCATTAGATGCGCCGTTTGTGCAGCTAGGAGTACCAGTTGTATCCTCCTTACCTACGATAGTAATAGTACCATTTGAAGGAACAGCAGTAGTTAACTCGAAGTCAATCTTACCATTGAGGTAGTTAACAGTACCAGTCTTAAGTACACCAGCAACTGCCATGAAGCTACCCTGACCATTATCGATCAATTCGTACTTCTTACCTGTGCCATCCTCAACCTTAACACGTACAGTACCTGGAATCAACTTACGACCTACGAGTGGAGAGTAAGCAGCGGTACCTGCGTTAACAGTAACTGGAAGCTCGAAGCCACCCATTACCTGTACATCCTGATACTGATCTGGACCAAGGTTAGGAAGAACTGAACGAAGGTCTGTAACTCCCAGAACATCAAACCAATAGAACAAGCCGTTTGGCTGATCGAAGTCACGCTCGATTGACATATAACCTGCAAAAGAGCTTACGTAAGAAGCTACTGATGCGTTGAAATACTGTGTTGACAAGAGTGGAGTCTCAGAATAACCAGAGAAGGTCTTCTGAAGGAGGTTTGCGTTGTTACCACCCAAACCAAATACGTCCATCATTTCCTCGTTACGAGAAAACATCTTTGCATACTCATTACCACGAAGACGAGCGTCCTCTGCTGAAACTGAACTTGCGCGAAGGGCATCCATCATTGCAGAATTGCCCAAAATCTGTGAATAGTTATTCATATGTTATAAATTAATTTATATTACTTGTTTGTATATTATTTATTGCTGAGCCAAGATACAAGTGTATCATTCTCGCTAAATGTCTTCTCTGAGAACTGTGCCTCTACGATCTCAGGTTCTGCGTCTGGTGCAGGTGCTGCCTTAGCCTCCATAATCTGAGCTGATGCCTCTGCTGCTGCTGCCTTAATAGACTCAACTGCTGCAAGTGCCTTATCCTCAATGTTCTCTACTGTTGGAACTGCATTTGGATCTGCTACCTGTGCATTTGGATCAACTACTTGTGCGTTTGGATCTGCTGCGACTGCATTTGGATCTACTGCAACTGGAGCCTGTACTGGTGCTGCTACTGGAGCTGTTGCTGGAACTACTGCCTCTGCAAAGAACTTGTCAAGAGTAGAGAACTTCTTCTCATGCTCATCTGCCTTCTCTGCTTCCTCAATCAATGTCTCAGCCTCATCCTCTGTAAGTGGTGTAACATCCATCGTCTCACCGTCCTCATTGATGATAGCCTTGGTGAACTCACCATCCTCATTCTTATCCTCAACAACTGCAACTGTATCACTGATTGGAGTAATAACCTCATTGTCAGTTTCTACAGTATCACCAGATTCAAGTGCTTTCTCTACGTCATCCTGATCTGCCTCCTCTGAGAACAATCTCTCCATATAAGAAGTCATAGGCTCATGCTCTGAGAAGAACTTTGTCTCTGCCTCATTAGTGTAAACATCTGAGAACTGCTTTTCATCCTCATCACCGATAAGATTCTCTGCCTCATCGTCTGACAGTGGGTGAACGTTCATAGTCTCATCGTCTACTGCAACTACCTTAGTAAACTCGCCATTACTCTTATCCTCAACTACTGCTGTGTCATCACTGATTGGAGTGATAATCTCACCCTCAGTCTCGATCTGCTCACCTGACTCAATAGCTGCCTCAATTGGACACTGGCTCTCACCATCTTCCTCTGAGAATAAACGTACCATGAACTCAGTCATTGGCTCATCCTCTGAGAAGAACTTTGTTTCTGCTTCGTCAGAATAAATGTCAGAATACTCCTTCTGCTCCTCATCATCATCGTCATCATCAGCCTCATCCATAAGGGCCTCTGCTTCATCCTCTGTGAGTGGAGTTACATCCATAGTATCCTCTTCATCATCGATAATAGCCTTAGAGAACTCGCCATTTGTCTTATCCTCAATTACTGCAACATCGTCACTAATTGGAGTAATAATCTCATTCTCTGTCTCAACTACATCGTCTGACTCAAGTGCCTTCTCAACATCATCTTGGTCTGCTTCCTCAGAGAACAATCTCTCCATGTAAGCTGTCATTGGTTCAGACTCAGAGAAGAACTTAGTTTCTGCCTCATTTGAATAGATGTCAGAATACTCTCTTTCCTCTTCACCCTCGAAGTCATCATCATTATCAGACTCTACCTCGATAAGATCCTCACCACCAAGAACTGCCTGTGCATCCTCTGCATCCATCTTCTCAAGCTGCATATCTACACCCTGTACTGATGCAAGAGTATGACCACCTGCTACATCTGAGATAATTGCGTTCTGTGCATCAATAGGAGTAATAACGCCATCCTCAAACTCTACTGGATCACCTGAATGAATTGCCTCCTCTACGAGATCCTGAGTGTGTGCGATACCTGCTGATGCCTCTGAGAACATACGGCACATCATTTCATTGTCATCTGAGTAGTACCTAGTTGTAAATACTGGTGCACCTACATACTCGCTGTACTCTCTTTCCTCTACTGGCTCTTCAACCTCACCTTGACCACATGCTGGATTTGCACCAAGACTATTAAGGAGCTGAATTGCATAGGTACGTGCGTCTTCCTGATTATCGAAAATCTCTACTGACTGTACACCATCCTCCTCGAGCTGTGCCTTCAATTCCTCAGCACTCTCCTCTGAATACTCCTGTGCATCTACAATGATATGATCAAATGGCTGAACACCTACTACAAAGAGTGGCATGAAATCGCTGTAGTTACGAGTCTCAACGTTTCTATCTAGCTCCTCTACTTCCATTTCATCGTCGTCCATAGTTACCTTTGCCTGGTCACCAGTTGTCTCATTAGTAACAACAACTGTATTATCCTCATCTGGCAACTTCTCAATTTTAAGATCACCTACCTTAGCTGTCTCCTCACTCTCAATTACCTCTGAGAAAAGACGCTCACAGTACTCTTGATCGCTGAAAATACGAAGAACTGCCTGATTGTCTGTGAATACTGAAAATTCCTTCTCATCACAGTCACCATCCATACAAGGGCCCTGCTTTGCAAGATCCTCAACAAGACGCTCATTACCAGCCTCAGGATTTAAACCGCCATCCTCTGCTTCTGGGTTAATGACACCCCCATTTACGTGATTCTCTACTTTCTCATCTGGTGCGCCAACCTGATTACCTGGGTGAACTCCATCTGCAGACGGGTGGACAAATTTTTCCAACTGACCATCCGGAACAGCGACGAGATCATAAGTATCAGCTTCGTCAGCAGCCTCCTGTGCTAAAGTAACCTCACCATTCTCTTTGTCAGTGATAGCAACGTTACCATCACCTACATTTCTATACTCTACTTCCTCGGTATCAACAACACCATTCTCCTTAGCGGACTTGATATCGTTGTCTACCTGCTTAGCCAATTCCTCATCTGTATTTGAGAACATGACTTCCATAAATCTAGTCTTCTTCATTTATGTATTTTTTAATTATTTCTTAATCGTAACCTGACTGCCATCTAAGAAAATAACATCCCTAGAAATAAGCTGATCAATAATGTCCTCTGGTGCATCTGGGTATCTATTTCTTAAGATATCCATGAACTGCTTAATACCCATACTTTGATTAGCATATTCTAATTTCAAGTCTGGGATAATACTAGAATCGCTTACCCAATCTGAACAGCAATCCTCACTGAAATGTAATTCCCTTGGTGTAATGTCATGTGCCTTCTTAAGAATCATAATACCTTTCTCTGGCAACATTCTACGATCATCAAGTCTATCAATTAGGTCAGACTTAAATTCTCTATCACCACTAACTACATCCTCATCAAGATCAAGAACCTTAGTAACCTGAATAATCAACTTACTAAATAATCTCTCTTGTTCAAATGCAGTAGGACTAATTACTACATCATTATCAACAATACTAGCAAAGCCCTTCTCAAGCATATCATCTGCCTTATTGCTGAAGGTCTTTTCGAATATATCCTTAGTAACTGTCTTTCCACTAAACTCTTTCAGCTTAGTTTCAAACTCATTAAGACTGTCCTCATGCTTTTCTGATTCTGGATTCAACTTCTCCTTGAACAGCTTTAAGTTAAATCTACGTCCACCACAATTAGGACAAAGGATCTGACTTACGTTCTCAGCAGTCTCCATTACATGACCACAATCTCTACATACTACTTGGCGGAGAGTCATACCACCTTCATTATATTCCTCACTGAACAACTTACGTCTCTGAGAAAATAACTTCATTCTAGCCATTACTCTTCTCCTCCTTCTTCTTCATTTTCTAGCTCTGCAGGTACTGGATTAGAACCGAATACCTCATCAATCATAGACTTGGCAAATTCAGTATAAGCCTCTTGTATCTTCTTCAGACGCATTGGACTAACCTTGCCTGTCTTGCTCATTTCCTGCATTGCTAACCTATATGGCATCTGTAATTTCTGTGCTGCTACTCTTACTGACTTGCCGAGAGAGCTTGCACCAATTAACGTAGATACCTGTTTTCCTGATACTACTTCTGGTGTAATGTTCTTAAAAATATCAAGCACGTCAGACATAAATAGAGACTTCATAATCTTAAGTGTCTCTGGGTCAATCTTCTCTAGACCACCTGACTGCCTTACTAGCTGTTTGTACTCTAAGAATAATCTCCTAAATCTCATACGGGGACTAAACTTCGCATATCTAACACGTTCCTTGAGAGTACTAATAGAAAATTCCTTCTGCTCTGCCTTGAATACACCAGAATCACTAATTTCTACAGCTACATTACCAGAGCTGAACTGTTTTGCCTTAAGCGTAGTGAAGTGATTGCTAATTTTTGAACTCTTAGGTAGCTTAGTGTCTCCAAATACTGAAAGATCTGAAAACTCCTTAACGATTAACTTGGTACTACCTTCACTAGTATCTGAAAATGTCTTTGTACTAGTGTCTGAATGATCTACTACTTCTACTACTGATGCATCCGCCCAACTTGGATTCATAGTTACATCAAAACCCTTCAGAGATACTAATTTCTTAAGTGTATCATGGGAGTTCTGATTATCCCAATAACCAAGAATTACCGCTGACACACCTGGTAATATTGAATTAGAAATCATACCCTTCAGACGCCTAATGTTCTGAATTGCTTGATCATCCATTCCTTCCTCTGATAGGATAGTAGCTGTACAATATACCCACTGATCGCTGTCCTCAATCCAGATACGATCAATATAGTGAGTAGGAGATGCAACACCAACTAACATAAGCTGGTCATCCTTACCTGCCGTCTTACTTGCAACACTAGGATTATACTTGTTCTGTGCTGCCCAATTACGTACTAGGTGAGTGAGAGAACCTAACATCCTCTTCTTTGCGATATCCTCCTTGTACTTATCACTAGCTAAATACTCTTCAACCACACGGCGCGGAATTATACTAGAATCACTTGCTGGTATACCGCCCACTGAAAATAATTTAACTTTAATCTGCATTATATTTATATTATTTAATTTATCTCATAACCTGCTGGGGTGTTACCTGGAATAGGCTCTGCAATTGACATAAGAGACTTAACAATACCCGCACTATCTGAATCTATTACTTTTAGTTCTACTGCAATACCATTCATATAACAGGTTAGATACTTATCTTGTCCCTTTGCTTTTATTAGAACGTATGAACTATCCAATGAGTTATGTAATATTTCCCACTCAAATACTTCATCAACCATCCCAACAGTACCGTCCCCTAAGATGGCTAGGTTTTGATTTCCTATCATAAATCTAGCACCATATGAACTACCTAGGAGCCTATTAAATATAGTAAAGATATCCACAGTATCAACTCCAAAATGTTCTGAAAAGTAATATTCACCTTTTGGAAGATACTCACTATTCTTAATACCTACTACTACCTTCTTAGTTGTCTCTTTTATGGTGTCTGTATTATATGTGTATTCTGTGTAAGGCCGTTCCTGTGTTAACTTAGCAGGATCACCCACCAACTGTAATCTTTCCTCGCTGTACACTAAGACGCCCTCTTCATTGCAGACATTATAAACAACTGCAACTTTTTTCTTGTCTTCTTCTTTGCGAGGTGTATCAGGAGTTGGATTTTTCTTCCTGCTACACTTACACAGGTCTAGTCTGAGTAATTCTAAGTCCTTCCAAACGTACTCACCATCAAGACCATCAAGACCTATAATAGTCACTAGCTTACCTGTATCAATGTCAAGCCTAAAACGAACAGACTTAATCCGATACTCACTAGAACTATCAACGCTGAACAATCCACTACTAACACTACTAGACTTAACCCTGACAGTAGCGCCAATTAAGTCATCATAACCCCACACCCCTGCAGGACTAGTAAGGTGAATTCCATCTGTTCTAAATCTACTCATACTATATATTTCCCTTTTATTGTTTTCCCAGCCTAATCGAATAGTAGAGTTCATATTACAAACTCACTGGGAAATGATAAGACGTATTATCTCTTAGAGCTTTCAAGTACTCTACGCTTCTCTGTACGCTTTCTTGCGTTCTTGTTTGCACCTAAGTAACCACCGATAGCACCGTGAGCACCACCAACAGCAGTAGCTCCAAGTGCTGAACCTAAACCAATGGCTGCACCCTTAACACCTCCGTTAGCACCTAATGCAATTGCATAAGGGATTGAAGTAGCAGCGCCCAAACCAGCACCAATAGCACCACCTGTCTTAGCGCCCTTCTTACTTGCACGTCTAATAATCTCAGCATCGCTTGCACCCTCTTCGTCTGCAATATCTGCCTCATTCTTTCCAGCAAGGCCACCAAGTGCACCATGTAAGCCGCCAAAGAATAATGAACGTCCTAATCCACGATGTGACTGAATATCACTTAACTTAATTCTTCTCTCCTTCTTCTCTCCATCAGAGTAGAATCTAATTCTCTTTACGATCATATTATTTTATTTATTATATTGTTTCGTTAGGCCTTCTACTATCCTTAATTGTATCTAGTAGTTCCTGCCTTTGTCTTTCTTTTCTTTCTTACCTAGTAGAATTCTTAGTGGACCTGTAATGCTTGTAATTCTAGATCTAGCTTTTCTACTAGCTTCGTTGACTATAGGTATTTCCTCTATCTTTTCATCTACCTGTTCAATTGGGTCTACTGCACCAACTATGACACTACTATAATCAATACCGCTAGTTGGTATGTAGCCTGAAAAATTCTTCCTCCTTCGTATGATCATAGTATAGTTAAGTTTTATTCAGTTTCTTTTAATGGGTTATACCTATCTTGATTTCCTAGCACGTCTTCTTGATTCTCGACCTTACTAGTAAATCGTTTCTCTTTTAATTCGTCCATGTGTCTTACTTTTTAGGCATTGATACAGGAGGTGCAGTTTTCGCTTTATTCTTATAGAGACTTGTATTATCTGGCTTCTGGTTTGTATTTTCCTGTTGCCTAATTCTAATACGGTCTTTATTATCTGAGATTTCTTTTTCATTCTCAGACCTTTGTAATTGCGTTAGCTGCCTATTCTTCTGCATCTGTTCTTTAATACGCATCTGTTGTCTTTGATGATTCATTTGGAGCTGTTGTCTCTGTAGTCTCATCCTTTCAATCTGCATATCTCTGGCTGACACTTCTTGACTCTTAGCCTCTGCCCCTTGTTCAGGTAATTCTTGTCCTGTCTTATTTTTATCTGGATCGACAATATCACCTGGTTCTGGGGCAGCGTAGTACTTACTCCTTAGTATTATCATCTTTCTTTGACTTCTTCTGATTATACAGTGCAGCGCCAAGTGTAAGTGCTCCTGCTACTGCCGCCAAGCTACCCGTCTTCTTTGCACTACCTACTTGCTTATCTGTCGGCAATCTCTCTAGGTACCTCTTAATGGACTTGTCGCTAAGTTTTGGGTGAAGCTTCTTAATTTCTTCTACTGTCATCTTACCGTACTTCTTCTTAGCACCTCCGATTAATGTAGCAAGTCCAGCAGTAGTACCACCCATACCCATTAAACTAATACCTGCCGCCTTAGCAAGTTTCGTTTTCTTCTTATCAGTTTCTTCCTTCTTAGCTACATCACTTTCGTCAGTAGCAGAATATTGTTTTCTTAGTATTATCATGTTCCTTCTTCCGTTGGTGTTTCTAAGATACTTGGATCCATACCTTGCTGTTCCAACATATTAGATAGTTTTGCCTGTGAATATGCTGTGTACTTATTGATTGTATCTTCTGTTATAAGTGGCTCAGTGTTTGGGTCAATATCCTTAATGAGTCCTTGTATATAACTGAGATAAGCCTTTGTATCAATAAGAGGTGCTGATCCTTCTAATGTTTGGAGTGCGTTAGTGACAATACCTGTAATACCATTCACAAGTCCGCCAATACTCTCACTCTGATTTATTTGATTATTATACTCAACGCTAGTCTTTTCGCTAATATGGAGTTGAATTCTACTTAGATCAATCTCCTCATGATATACTGTTTCATATATCTTAGCAGCTAACCTAGTAACTGATTCTTTAATACCCGTCATAAAACCTGTCACCCTACTATTAGCTCTCTCACTCTGTTGTAGAATTTGCCACTTACTACCACTAGTACTATCCAAGATTGTTGCTGGGATACCGAGAGGGCTAAGTACATTACTCCTACAGTTATCGAGGTTCTGCATAAGATCTAGTAGTTTATCACTAAGTTTATCTAGTGGCAACATACTATTCTTATTACCAATTGTTGAGTTATAGTCAGGTACAAACTTAGCTGATTGACTGAGTGTATTTTCTAAGAAAGACACCGCATCAAATTGACTTGTTAAGAAAGATGCTAGTTCATTTGTATTATTAGCCAGCTTAGTAGTTCTTGCACAAATCTCATTAGCTGTCTCAAGTGGAGTCTGCTTATCAAATTGCAGTAAGAAAATCTGAATACTTGATATATCTCTCAACGATATAAGTGATACTAGGAGCTCTTTGATAACCAATTCTTTCACCTTTAAGATTGATGAATAGAATAACGGCTCCCCTGCTAAGTATGAACAAGTCTTAAGTACCTTTTCTATATTATCTTTTCCGCTTGTCTTACCAAAACTAGGCTTGATAGTGTGATTTTTATTTTCCCAAGATTCATCAAGGTCATTTTCTAGGCGTAAGTTAATAGAGCCTAACATAAATGCACTCTCTGATGGAATTTCATAGAGCTTATTATCAGAACCCCTAGTAATATAAGAGTCCACTGTATCTCCTGTCTTGTCTTTCTTCTTCTTGAGTACTACACTAACTGGATCATTAATCTCCTCAAATCTAAACTTAAGGTGACCTAGTTCGTCCTTAGTATTCATCAACATACTAGTATAGGACCCATGAAATACAACATCCTTAACATGACTTCTGATGTAATCGTAGATCTTTAAGTCATTGATTAGTATTTCGTTTATCTTCTCAGTCTTAAACTCATCTGCTGCCTCATTATTCTCATCCATAATAGTAACGGCATTTCTACCCTCACCTAAGAAATTTATTATGTAGTCAGCAAAAAAGTTAGTAGCTAATTTTACAACATCTAATAACTGATAACTCTTGAGCTCGTCTGATCTTTCGTAGTAACCAGACATTAAATTACTTGGTGATGCATTTCCAAGGAGAGGTGATTTTCTCTGACTACCACCAAACCTTCCACCACCTGTTGATCCAATTTTACTATAACCAGAACCACTATTGAAGATGTTAGATCTCAATGGAACTCTTGATGAACCTACTGAGAAACTACCAAACATCTTCTCAAAAAAATTCTCGTGTTTCTTCATTTTCTCTATAATTTTATTTTAGTTCCCAGGGCCTAATCGAATAGTAGGTAACTTAAATCACCACCCTGGAATATAGTAAGACACATTATTGCTGTGCCTGCTTATTGCGATCATACAGTTTCTTAGCACCAACCGCAAGACCTGCCGCTCCCGCTACACCAAGACCTACATAACCAGCCATCTTAAGATTCTTACCTAATGCTTTCTTAGCACGGAGAGTCTTAACTAGTTCCTCACGACCTTTATTCTGTACCTCCTTAACAACCTTTGGTTTAACTACAGACTCAGGTTTAACGTAGGCAGCTTTTTGTGCAGGTTTAACCACAGATTCTGGCTTAACATAAGGTGATTTAGCTGGTTGCTTAGCTAATCTTTCTGCCTTTAATGCCTCTGCACGAGCTGCTCTAGTCTCTTTATTCTTAAGTAGTGGATCTTTCTTATAGTTACCTGCTCTAGAGATTCTTGCTTCTGCTACTTTTCCAGACTCTAAGTTATTTGAATACCTATCGAACCCAACCTCTTTCTTTATCATCTTTCTAGCTTCAGAAACTTTCTCTGGATCTTTTAGCATTCTATCTACCCTACTTGCATTATTTCCTAACTTGGATTTATCCTGCATTAATTGATCAATCCAAGCAGAGTTCTCAGTTCTTCTGGCATTTATTAGATTCCTTGCATAATTTCTTCTAGCAGACTTAAGATATGTTTGTGCATCTTCGCCTAGCCCAGCATAATCATGGTCTGCAAAATATTTAATTCTTGGTATTATCATTTTCACCTGGTATGTTGTATAGGTTACTTGCGTCAATCATTACAGGATCTTCTTGCTTTTTCCTAGACCTCATTAATTTTCTAGCAGCCAGTGATAATCCAATACCAGCAGTTCCTATTGCAAGTGCCCTATTACTATTCTTTCTTTTCATCACAGCCTTTGACCTCTCTACTGCACCACTAACTCTCCTGCTTAAGTCTGCTCTCCTCGCATTCATAAAGTTAGAAATGCTTTTTTCTGTCTCAGCTAGTTTTTGATTTTCTGCTCTTAGGTCCTTTGCAAATTCTCTCTTAATCTTACCTGCACCAAATGGACCCTTACCTGATATATCTCTTCTTGCCTTATCTTTCAATGCAGTTCCAGCAATATTTCTACGTAGTCTTGCATCTCTTACTAGTTTTTCAGACTCGGCATTTATTAAGTTGGTTCCTTTTTCTAGGTGCTTCTGTGCTTGGTTGTCAATTTTCTTAGTACCAAGTTTATTTGCTACCCTATTATAACCAACCGCTGCACCAATAGAACCAACTACTCCACCTGCACCTACTAAGTTTGCAGTTCTATTCTTCTTAGTCTGCTCTTCATAGGATTCAGCGAAATACTTAATCCTTGGTATTATCATCTTTCTTATTCTTATATATTAAGCTACCAACACCTTTGCCTGCAAGTCTAGAACCTTCGCCTAATGCAATGCTCTTTACCGCTGCCTGACCTGCATAAGTTCCCCATGCTGCACCGAGACGTTTTCTACTCTCTTTCATCAATTCCTTACTAGCCCCGAGCTTTTTCATGTTCTTAAGACCATTAAGACTTGCTTTTCCCTCCGCTACTAATAGTGGGGCTGCAAGAGCTGCTGGTACTGCGGCTGCCTTAACTTTATTCCAGGTTGACTCTTTCTTACCCTCTGCCTTTAGTTTAGCAGATTTCATACCAGAGTGGAAACCATTTGCTGCAATACCAAGATGACCGATAGGAGATACAGTGGCAATAGATGATGCCTGGTACCCCTTATGTGCAGCCTTACCGATGATAGACTTAGATCTACCTGATCTTAGATAATTAGAATGGCCTATTTCATGAGCTAGTACGTCTGCATCATTGTGCTTGCCCATTACAATAGAATCTTTTCCTAGGTTGTCAACTACCTTACTTCCATAGATTCCCTCTACTGCATCTTTGATTCTATCTGCAGCCTTTTTATAGTTCTTGTTGCCAGATGATCTTGACTTTTTCTTCAAGTATGCAATAGCGTTCCTAACCTTTTTACCCGCACCTGTTCCTACATAAGCCGAGTTCTGAAAGTTGGGATCTTCTATAATCTTAGGGCCTCCATTTTTCTTAACTTGATCTACTAGTTTCTTTCCGATTGAACCAGCGTCTTTTGCTTTCAATTCGGATTTTTCTAGGTAATCTCCGCCTTTCTTTGTAATTGCATCACCTAAGAGACCGCCACCAACTGCAATTCCAGCACCTCCTGCGATCTTGGCAGCGCTTTTAGCAGTTGTGTAATCTTTCTTCTTCTTTTCTTCTTTCTTATCTGCGAAGTATTTAGTTCTCTGTATTATCATAGTATTAAAATATATCTTCTAGCATATTCTGTAACTGTATGCTACTATCTTCCCTAGCATTTCTTGTCATCTGCTCTACAATTCTAAGCTGTTTATTTGCAGAGCTACCACCATCTTCTAGGTATTGTGAGTATTTCTTATAGCATGCCCAGATAGAACCAACACAAGCATCAGCAATATCCTTAGTACCTGGTTGATCTCCTGTTTTTCCTCTATAATCAAACTCAAAACAATTAGAGATATCTGGGTGATCTATCTTAACGTGACCACCATTTTTTCCATTAGTTACTATCCTAAGCTCTGAACACTCACGTAACATTCTTTCATTATATACCATCTTAACCCTCTTAGATAAGACAATATTTTTGAACATAAAGTAAGGTTCTGTTGTTCTATCCACTGACAACTCTTCATAAGGGATACCAACACGCTCACAAGATTGGAATAAACCAGCACTAGCAAAAGAGTCAGCACTAACATTTACATTATAGTCAACATTTAATCTCTGTATAAACTGGAATATGTGGTCAAGTGAAGTAGATTGTCCCTTCTTCCTACTAAGTCCAAATAATAATGGTACTTTGAATGTAGGATAAGGTGTTGTATCAAATCCATCAGTATCTGTTATTTCACCGTCAAAATAAGAAACTGCTATACCACACACGTCATTCCTAAGTCCAATATCTAGGTGTATGAATAATGTAGTGTGTCTAGGTATCTTAGTAAGCATTGGTGAAACTCTATCATAGATTGTATCCTCTAAGTTGAAGAAATCAATATCATCAATTACATCGTCACCTAGGTTTGGTATACTAGAACACTCAATTACACTTGATATGTTACCTTGAAAAAATAACTCCTTACTAGAATAACCAAATCCAGCTAAGTCTTGTAGAGATCTGATAGGGTCTAATATAAAATTTCGCTTAACCTGTATCGGACACTCTATGATTCTATCCACATCTAGTTTACTTCTATCTGTTGTTTCCTCTAGTACAAATGGTGTATGTACTGAATCACCCCTATAGAATTCAAATGTCTTGCCCTCACTTTCCCTATATAGTTCAGGTCTTGCTACCCAATGTGAATATTTAGCTAGGTAGAGTTCATCCTCTGGTACAGTCTCTTCAAACTTATCTGCCACTGAATGATCTGCATCTTTAGCACTACTATCAACAATTACATGTCCAAAATTATGCCTCTTACTGACGAAACGAGATTGATAACGCGTCAGGACCTCACTAAGCTTGTTCATTGCGTCTTGTGGTCTCCAGAATCCAATCTCAGAGAGTACACTAAATACAAGCTGAGTACCTAAGACTGCATTTGACTTAGGACCTGATGAAATAAGTCGAATCTGTGGCTTATTATACTGATTCTTAAAATAAGGACTCAGCGCAAAAACAGTTTTAAAATAGACTACGAAATCTTTATACGCTGTATCCTCATTAGCGTGGAAGAAGCCAAATGCGATCTTAACACCACCCGCTAGACCTAAACTAAGATTCATATTAGTACAACAGTCTAGGCGATGATACATATAGAGTCCCATCAATTTAGACATAGTTGACTTACCAGAACCAATACAACCACCAAATGATACATAAGGTGTTTTAGTGTTGATAGGCGTTGGATAAATCTCAGATCCAGCATTTTTCCAGATATTAAAAATAGACCTACCGTGATTTGTTATTCCCGGGTTGCCTAAGAAATAATCATCATGTACAAATTGATCAAAAGAGACCGGTACATGATTCATACCTAATAGCTTGGAACCTACTATTATCTTTTCATCCCTACTAAGCTTCGAATACTGTAGCTCTATATCAGAAGGTAACACTAAGTCCCCAATTGAAGATGTAGGGTCGGTATGTACTATAAACTTGTTCCCACTCATAACATCTTACATTTTATATTATTGTTGCTCCCTTAACCTCATCAAAGAGTAAGATTCATATTTCAAATCTATTAAGGGAAAGTAAGTGTTTATATTAGAAAAAGCTTATCTACTTTTTATCATAAAGAGTTTCTTACCTTGCACGAAGTTCATTGGTGATATTAGATTGACTTAATGCCCCATCTTTTTTAAAACCTCTTTCCTATAGTCTGAAAGTCCTTGTGCTTGTTTTTGTAGGATATCTCTCTTTTGGTTTGCAAAATTTTTAAAATCCCCGAGCATAGGAGAACCACTTTTAACCTTCTCAGCAATTTTACTGTTTATCTGATTTCTATACCCGTTAAAATCCTTTGCTAAGCCACTCCTATACTCACTCAATAGTTGCTTGCCTGTTTTAGTAAGTCCTTTATAATCGGCCCTAGCGAATTCCTTCTGCTGTTCTTTTTTTTTTGTCAGCTAGTTTCTTAGCACCTACTGCAAGACCTGCTGCAAGTGCGGTACCAGCAGCAACGCCACCACCGATCTTAACACCCTTCTCATGCTTTGCGTAGAATTCAGCTGCATTCTTACCAGCCTTAGAGTTCTTAATGTTCTCCTTGGCACGGTCAAACATATCACGTAGTTTACTTGCCTTCTCCTTACTAACTTTTGGTGTTTCCATTGGCAAGTTTTCTGCAAATTCCTTCTGTTCCTTCATATCTTTATTCTTACTCTTATCATATAACTTTTTAGCGCCATATGCAAGAGCGGCAGTACCAGCAACACCAGCGCCGATCATACCTGCCTTCTTAAGATCGCTTTTGAGTACTTTTGCAGCTGGACCAGATGGGTTTAAGTTCTTTAATTTTGTACTTTCTACAAACTTAGCATGATTTAAAGCACTTCTTCTCTTAAAATTTGCTAAATCCTCTGCACCTTTATCTCCAAGGTGAATAAAGTCTAGATCTAGTTCTTTATTAATCTGATTTCTACGCTTATTTAATTCCTTTGCTATTCTATTTCTCTTAAGTTTTTTCCCAAACTTTTCGATGAAATTAAGGCCTTTGTAATCATCCCTAGTAAATTCTTTCTGCTTCATAGTTACTTTATTGTTTCTTTGTTCAAGAGCTTCATGAAATTATCAATTGCCTCTTTGTTTTGGTCTGATTGTAAGTCTAGTCCGTTCCCTTCTTGTGCAATTTTCTGAAGCTCTAAGTTAGCACCCTCTATCTTGATATCAGACTTAAGTTCCTCTAGCTGATTTATATATCCCATTAAGTGATCTACTATTAGGAAGATATCAGCAGTTGTTAAGTCTTGTCCAAACATTCTAGCTGGGTCTGTGATATACTCAATTGCAATAGCCAGTTTCTGAATTAAATGCATTATCAAGATTGGCTTAATGCTTGAGTAGATTTCTGACAGATATAATTCAAGTACTCTCCTACTCTTTGGATCACTAACATTTACTAGTGTCTGTGTTAGGGAGTCAAAATTTATCTGCAGATCTGTTCCATATTCTTTGTTATACTGCGTGAATACATTGTTAAGTGCTAGTGACATTTCTTTTGCCTTTGCCTCTTTTTCATTCTTGGCGAGGGCACTAGCATCAAGTATTAAGTTTTTTGCAGTCTTAGGAAGGCTTGGGGCACCTGATATAATACTTTTGAGATCCTGACTTACATCACCACCTTCAGAATCCTCATCAAGTAGTTCATAATCATCACTCCCTGTACTACTTCCTCTTTCCTTATCAATAATCGCTTTCTTAAATTCTGGATCACTGAAAGGATTAATTGGATTAAAATTTCCTCCCATAACCTTTAAAATTTTTCTAACCTACTTACTACTTTCCTGGCGTAGCTTGATTTGCTGAGCTTGGATCATAGGACCTTAATTCACTGGCATCATCCTCTGCCGTTGAATCCGCTAATGTCCTAAACTCATCATCACTTACTGCGTAGGTTTTATTTCTTATTATTATCATGTCCTCCTACAAATTATTTTTTTATTACAACAGCACCTTCCAATACTTAGGGAGAGTGTTTTACCTAGGTTTCATCTTACGTCCTAGCACTCCCACATAAGCTCGGAAAACATCTACTGTGACCTAGTTACTATTATTCGCTAGAGAAAATAAGGGATATTAGTTGCCCCATTAAATAATTTTTCACAGTTCCTAGCATGTACGTTAATATACCAGATGATTGGTTTTGCTAAGTAACGCACAACTAGTTTTACTTTCTTTACTGTTGCATTCATAAGTTCCTATAGCCTCATCGAAGAGTAGAACCTGCCGCTGCTATTCACTATAGGAATTAAAAATTATGGAAAACAAATTAACTTTTCTTACTTACTGTATACACCATCAAAACGATACTTCCAGAAATTCTTCTTAATCTTGATAACTGTTACACCATGCAAGGTAGTTGAATCATCCTTGACAACATTATATCTAGCCACCTGACAATCGAAATACTTACCAGTTGAATCCTGACGTACCTCAACATCGCTCAGTGTAAGGCCATTAATGCTATCCTTACAGTTCTCCTTAATTGCGCTGATCACTGCATTGTAGTCTGTCTTATTGCTTAACTTCATAGGAGCTGCCCAGAAGAAAATAGCACTAACCAACAAACATACACCAATAAAAGTGCCCATTGCAATAATAGGGTTCTTGAATGTCAAACCCTGCTTTAAACTTTGTACAAATTCTTTCATGATTTTTATTTTTATTACGTTGTTTATTCCTCTACTATACAAAATAATAGATCGAAAGAGGCCAATATAGCTTGCTGAGAAACCATATTATGTACCCACCTAAATATTTTATTCACCAACAAGTTTAAACTATACTGGACGCTCCCTCTGAAAATCTATAAAGTATAAAATCAATTGCAAAAAGAAAGACAGAGTAAATAACTCACCAAGCTTATCAATCTGTCTCAATCACCAAGTAAAAAATACTCAGCTCTTTCTACATATAAGGGAACTACTAAAAATCGGGGTGAAAATTGGGGGGAAATTTGTGGCAGGTACTATAATATTGACTCATTTCTAATATTAAATCCCCCTGCCATCACCCAACCCCGCTAAAATCACCCCGGAAATACCTTAATTATGTAGTATTAAGCAGTGATATTATGTATTGTATTGAAAAACTTATTATGGAGGCGAGAAAGAATAATAGTAAGCTCGATCTCAGTGTGTATCAAAGAATCAAGGCAGAGCAGGATAAGTATGTACATTCTGTTGGGCAAGTTGATGAAGTAGGACAGGCGAAGATCTTACAGAAACTCTACAAGGATTACACAGTGTCAATCAGCGAATATAAAAAAGCTGGGAGACAAGACCTAGTAGACAGTGAAGAGGCAGAACTTGAGGTACTAGAAAAATTAATGCCACCTAAGATGAATGAGGATGACATTAGGAGGATAATAGAAACCGCCTGTGATAGTCTTGGGAGAAAAGTTACCCTTGCTGATACTAAGATATTACTCGCGGAATTACAGAAAGACTACCCAGGAATTACAGGAAAACAGGTAGTAGATGTAATTAAAGCGAGGTAAGCAAAAAAAGATTAGGATAGACTCTTATGTTCTATCCTTTTCTTTTCATTATTTCTCAGCCAACTTCTTTAGCTCTTTCATCATTTTCTTACTAACCTTGACCTCCTTACCATTGACTGTAATAGTAACAGGCCTCTCATTTACCTTCTTACAATCACTCTTGCTCAATTGTTTAAAGATTTCATCAAGTACTGGTACCTCTCTTTCACTTACAGGTCTCCAAGAACTTTTACAATTACATAGTACTTCGTTCCCAAAGTTACTAGACTTCAGCTTAAATTCTATAAAGTCTTCATCTTTATACACTATTCGTTCTACAGCTGGATTGTTGTTAGAATTTGTTTGTAGGTAATTGCTAACAGCTTTCTCACTTTCAAATTTTATGATATCCCCTAATTCTGTATTTACCAAGTATCCATGAGACTCTTTTCTATTAAAGGCTGCAAAATGGTCCTTTAAGTTGAAATTTATAAGAAATCTCATATATCTTAAATCGAAGTACCCATCTCTCCTATCTATGGCCCGTAAGAGAGATGTCGCACTGTTATCAATCTCAACTGAACAGATTGGATACATGCTTGTCGTAACCTCTTCGAATTTAATCTTAGTGCCAGATAGTAATGTAGGTATATGTTCTCCACTAAATAGATACATACCAGGACCGATGAATGTTTTATATCCAACCTTGAATGTGCAACCTGCTTCAAGTCTCTGCATTACTCTACTGTTCAGCTTATTATCTAAGACAGTCCGTAAGTAGTCTAGATACATGTTATCCTCTTCTGTACTCGCCTCAACGACTGGAAGGTTCTTACTTAGCAAGGAAATTTCATTCATCATGGCTTGTCTGAATTTAGAACCTGCCTTACTGAATATCACATACTTCTCATGACTACTTAGTGAATTCTCCTTGTCATAATAGAGTCTTGATATCACATAGTTACCTATTACTTTGTCGATTGATAGTATAATGCCTGTCCTGGACTCAACTACAATATCACCAAACATCATATTAGGTGCACACATCTTATACTCTGGGAAAGCTCTCCTAAGTTTGCGGTCCAATACACATCCTGCCTCTGAAAACCATAAGTCTATATTAGTTGAGTTATTCCAAGGATACCAAACAGGCCTATCTAAGTCACGCTCACCTTTTTCTAGTGAGATGTACTTATCCTCTGCTATCTTTTCAGTACACTCATCAGATAGGGAGTACCTACTCTTCAAACTTATTACTCCTAAGCTTTTTTGACCCTTTCTACGATCTATCTCTCTCACTACATAAATCATATTAACAGGCCCACTAGTAGAGTTAGTGAAGTTCCCAACTCTTGATAGGTTCTTCTCTTTCTCATCATCACCTTTGTAGGTATAAAATTCTCCTACTTTTAATTCTCTAGTTGTTAATAATTTCTTTTCCATAATCTTTAATTGTTAATATATTTCTACCTATAAGGGTTCTAGGGCGAGAAAAAAATAAGTAGGAAAGTAATGTTCTTAACTCTCCTACCTATCCCTTACTCAACTACTAGCTCCTTGACAAAAGAACTGACGTAGTAATTCTCAATACACCTACTATTTCTCCTAAGGTATATTCTAATTAAGTCTGGTATGTAGTCGTCAAAATTATCCTCTGTTATGCTGGAGAAGATTTCATCCTCACTCATTCTCATTACATATCTTCTCTTTGCATCCTTACTACCATAATTACCTAGATATAGTTCATATAGCTTATCTAGTGGCATCTTAGTAAGGTCTGGTTTCTGTATTACACCTTCTGCACTTCTTACTTGTGAAACGCAGAGTGATCTAATCTTATCAAACTCACTAGAAAATAACCTATCTACCCTGTCTGATAACCTTACATACTTGACTGCATCTTCCTCTTTCTGAAATAACTTAACAAGGTCGGTTGATTTTGACCTCTCTGTGTAGACTGCAAATACCTTCATACCTCTTTAGAATAATTTAATCTGCTCAATCCTAGCACCCCTATATCTTGACCTACTAACATTGATATACTGCTTCATCTTCTCTGGGTCACTTGCATTCTTAACCGCATACTCAAAGGGTCCTGTTTTTTCTAGACTGCTTAATCTTTCTTGGTCTTCCCTTACTTCCTCATCGTACTTATTACTTAGGTCTTCTCGCCATGAAAAATTCTTGTCAATACTTGAATACTTCTGATATACTTCATTGATTCTATCCTCAATCTCACAATACTCTGGATCTTCTTCGTAGTACTTATTGGTCAAGTCATAGTATTCATAAGTCAGTTCAGTATCATCAAGTAGGGCCTTATCATACCTACTCTCTAATCTCCTCACTAACTCCTCAGCATCTTCTTTTCTTTCATACACTCTTCTAATATCATCATCCACACCATCATCAAAATCTGGCGTGTAAATATAGAGCGCGAATAATATCCTTTTCATACTCTACTAATATTTTTAATTACACACATGCGCTCAATCCCAACACGCAATAACATATTTTTCTTTCTCATACTATTAAGGAAACTAAGGGAAAATAAAAAAGAGAGCAAGGCAGTTTCACAACTACCCTACTCCGGAAAAATGTTAATAAATCGTTAAAAACTTATCTATGCAAAAATTGAAATACTTCCTTGTTCTAATGTTTTCTTCATATCTATTACTCTCTGATTCTCACTTCCCACCCAAGGCTTAAGAGGTGATTTCTTTGACTCAATAAATCTACCGTCACAAAGAACATCAATGTAACCTAAGATCTCAAGTTTCTCATCACCCTCTGCTTGTATTTGTTCAAGTGTATAACCAGTATAGAGCCAGATTGTTTTGTCAGGGAGATCTTTTTTTAATCTCACTACCAAATCAAGTACTCCCTTCTTATTCCAGACTGACATAGGATCACCACCACTCAACGTAACACCACTGACGTAAGGCTTTCTCAGATTACCAAGTAGTTCCTGATAATCCTCTTCCTCAAATTCATGCGATTGGTCTACATCTGGGTCCCATGTAAATTGATTGAAACAGCCTGGACAATGATGAGTACAGCCTGAGAAGAATAATACCTCTCGTAATCCAGTTCCATTTAGTAAGTCGTTATGATATGTCTCTATTATTTTCATCAAACCTCCAACTTTACATATTTACTCTATCACCAATTTCTTTCATCTTACCCTCATTAAATCTGACATCACCTGTTCTAGTTCTAGTAAAAGATAAGTAACCATTCCCTTTAACTCCCTCTAAATCAGCACTTTATATTTTTCAATATAATTTAGACTATATAATTCTCCACTTACTATAGTCGTTGAATCAGTTTTTACTTAACTGACTGCTGGTTTAGTAAGATCTACTCCTACTAGTTCCAGCAATTAAAAGTGTTTTCTATGATCAACCTAAGTCAATCAAAGGCACAAACGATCTTATGCGTCTTACTTTCACTATATCAGAACTTCCACAAACAGGACACTTACATTCATCAGTGCTATCGTTGCCAATAAAATGATGACCACAACTCACACAATAATCTGCTTGATGATTTACACCTAAGTAGAGACCCTTAGACATACCATAAAGAATCAAAGACTTAATTCCCTCTGTATTATCTAGTGAGTTAATCTTGATGTGTGATATCTTGCCACCGTTTGAGTAATTCCAGAACTTAGACTCAGCATCCATCTTATCAATAGGGCCAATGTCTTCTCTAACATTCAAGTGGAAACTATTTGTCAAGTATCCACCCTTAGTAATTATACCATTCTTCTCACCATACTTGTTAATGAATTTCTCGTTAAACAATGGGAGAAGAGATTCACCTGGCGTCGTGACACTACTAATATTTCTACTAGTACCGGATCATATCTTAACTTACTGCTAATAAGTTCTATCCACTTCGGAAACGTACTAATCTCGTTCCCTACTCTACTCAGTTACTCTCAATAAATAAGCTATAATATTTATTGATACCTTTTCGATGATCTCTACACGCTAGTCAATATTTAGACTAGGCACGGGATTAGCATATTACATAGTAACTTAGCCTTCCCCGTTAGCATTACTTTCCCAGTAACACACCCTTTAGTAGGTTTGATAGTTTTAATACGGCACGCTCTTTTACCGTACACTGCAAATAATATTCCTGTCTTCTTCTTATATTCTTCTGCCTTCTTAGATATATGTTCTAATGTCTTCAACGCAAAACCACTTTCGTCGTCATGATGTGATTTACCTGTTGCCAACATTGACAATTCATGAAGACCACCATAACCAAATGATACTGTTGAATACTTAAGAACAGGCTCAATCTTCTCGTCTGGCTTTAAATTACCACCATCGAATCCACCCTCACAGAATACAAGAGGGCTACTAGATGCTCGAAGATTTGACAAGTATTTATAGGTTCTTACATTAATATTCTTTGCCATATCTAGATAGAAGTCAAGTGTTTCTATCCAGTCTTTTCCTTCCTCTACTGATTTCTCATAGATCATTGGAAGGTTTAATGATATTACTCCGAGATTACATCTATATATCATCATCTCATCGTTATCATCTTGAGGCGTTGGTGTTCCTGAATTCTTAAAACAAGGACTCAAGAACGCTCTACACATTTATTCCCTAGTTACCTAAGGCACTGACTATATCATCTACTACAATCATCCTCTGTAATAGTCTTCCGCTTCGATCTAGTTCTCATCCCTAGACCTACTCCCCTACACTCATCAGGGATAGTCGATACACTTTCTAATTTAACTTAGCTTAGCACGGTCTCATCCTATATAACAGGACCTAACCGTTAGCAAGATTTTACTCTTACACCCGCGAGAAACGGTTCAAAAGATTTTAAATGGGCTGTAGACTCTTGCTTACCCATTGGACTTACAATTTTCCCCCACTTATGATATACATTACCTACATAGTTCGGAGTTTCACCATCCGCTGTTTGATCAAGGCTTAGGTAGTCTGGATATTGAGCGATCTTAGTACATTCAATCGCTTCATCGAATAACCACTCTAGCTCTTTACCTTTACCATGCAGGTCTGAATCAAAGAGGAATATAAGTTTTGGAAATACAACAGGAACTTTACTCCCTGGCTTTCCTTGACCACCTTTTCTAACTTTCAAGATAGTCGATGCAATCAAGCTTCCCCACTTAGACTTATCATGTCCGAAGGAGAAGGACAAAAATGGAAAATCACCACGACAGCTTGCAACAGAACCACTACTCATTTCGATCTGCTGGAAACCTGTCTCGGCCTCTCTTATTACTCTACCGACTGCATATTTCTCTTGTTTTTCTGGATCTACTGTACAACCTGCATCTTCCATTAACTCCTTATACTGGTTTAGGTAAAAATCATACGACTTCTGAGCATAAGGGGCAAGTACTGTATCAATCTCAGGAGCTGTTAATCCACCATACTGATTACCTGCTATAACACTAAGTACATCAGCAGTGACAGAAATTGCAGCCTGAAGTGATTGTGGTTCGTTGTATTCTGTATTTGACAACATAAAACCATCCTTTAGTATCTTACCTAGGTTAAATAAAGAACAGTTGCCGGTTGGTATACCACCCTCTAGTACAAAAGAGTGATCATCCTCTACTTCTAGGCACCATACCTGAGCCTTATTATTTAAATAAGATGGGGTAATTGATCTAACTCTCCAATTCCTATTATAACTAGAGCTTACTGCATAGTTCTTAGTTTCTTTTTTTCTAACACCAAAGTTAGTAACTTGTCCTGTTAAATCCCTGACTGATGTTACGAAATACCCAGCAATATTTAGTAAATCATAAAGGTGTTTATTTATTTCCTCACCAGTTGATTGAATTCCATCAAACTTTAGTGTAGTACCAGGTATTTTTGACCCATCTGCACACATTAAACCATTCACATAGTACTGGATATCCTCAGGTTTAGTGAAATATAACCAAGGGATCTCTTTACAGTGCCCAAAATCTCTAATATACACTAGTGTGACTTTTTCTTTTATACCGCTCTCTGTTACACTATACCCACAATCAATAAATCTCTGTGAAAAGTCCTCTATTTTATGTCCACATAGACGTATAGTAGTAACATCATTATATCCATCTTTGTGACTCGTCCCATCACCGAGTGCAAATCCCCAACACCAAAGTTTCTTTTCTCTTAGGCTAAGATCATTCCAATCGAACTCTGTTATATCAGGCATCTTAAGTAAATAATCTCCTACTTTCAGGTTAGTAGTGGTAGTGTTATCTTCTAGTATCCACCTATGATTTCCAGTACAATAAATAGTCCTTTTCAATCTTCCGCCTCTACCTATTACTACTTCATTTAATCTCTGCCATCCATAACTTCTAACGACTGCCTTCTTCCAATTACCGTAAGGTGTTAGGACTGTTATTTCATCACCATCTGAGAAATCATAGAAAGACTTAACACCCACACTAGTAATAAACTTAGTGTCTCGCCTGAAACAGTTAAAAGTGTCAAGTCTAGCTGATTGATCATGTGCATAGATATAACCGTCAGATAGTGCTTCTCTTTCCATTTCATTCAGGAAGACTCGCCTGTATCTTTCCTTCTGTTGTTCTCCATATATCAGGCTTCTTTTCGTTGATACAAGGGAGCTATCACAGTTTGCATTTGACTTATCTGCTTTGTATGATAGTTCTAGGGTCTTTGCATCAACAGCCTCCATTATTTTCTGGGCATCGATTTTATAATTCCTATACTGTCTATAAGATTCAGCCACCTTATTAAATCCACACTCATCCAGGGACACTTCAACTAGCTTATGTAGTTTTCTCACTGTTACCTCTGGCTCCTCGATCCTACTCACTACTGCATCGCTTACCTTCTTGCAGTCTTTATCAGTCATGTCAAATAATACTCTATCTGCACTTTTTCTGATAGCGGCATGAATCTTCTTAGGGTCGAATGCTTCAGTAAATCCGGCTCTCTTCTTCTTGACAATAATCTTTTCGACTTCCATCATTAGGTTTTCCTTCTTTATTATTATAGATTTTCATATTGAGACTCATCACTGAATCTCTTGTCATTTTCAGTCAACATGTTCCATAAATTTTTGACCAAGTACCTTTTCTATGTAGTCCTTGGCGTTTTCTATTTTTACTACACTGTCAATCTTATTATACTCCTCTGTAAACCTGACATATTTTCTCTGTTTCTCAAGGTAATCGTCAACTCCATTAAAACAGCCTGCTCTATATTGATCTTTTAGTACCACGTTCCTTATAAAATCAGTGTCTTCCTGTACTAGTAGAATCTTCCTTACCTTGCAACCCCTAAGTAAGTTTAATTCTTCCTGTACCGCATTGTTTATCATCTCTAAGTCCCTCTGTGATCCTGGAAAGCGGGTTCTGAGAGTATGATAAAAAATTGAATCACTAATACCTCTTTCTATAATAGCACTTCCCTGTCCATTAATACAGAGACCGCTTAAAAATGATTCGAGCCCTACCAAGTGAAGAATGCCATAGTTCAGGTCGTTATATTCAGTCAGGCCATCAAATATAGTAGTCTGATATTTTTTCCATGACTTGATTTTCGACCTCATTACTGGCAAATCATACTTGGACAATTTCGAATCGATTGTAGCGCTTTTCATTGCACCACTCATACCATAATAAATTTCTACTTCCATATTATCATTGTTCATTTCTATTAATAAGGCAATAATAATAGAAAACTTGCAAGATTGTACGGTTCGGAGAAGAAAAAAGTTAAGGAACGAACACACTGTCATTCCCTAACTGTTGCTTATGGTCTATCGTAGTTATAAGTTATTCCACCACTTAAATAACCAGGCAGTCTAGCAGATATTTCGTTGATTTTATTGTTCAGTAAGAAATTATCAATATCAAGACTACTTCTACCTGACATAGAATCCCAAGTATCTAAGACACTCCCTAAGTACCTATTATTCTCTAGCTCCTCCATGATAATACCAACTAAGTCATCGTTAATATAATCAGGAACTTCAGACTCACACATCATAGTAAGTCGTCCATACTCATACTTAATATAGACTTTGAAACTGTCTTCCCATTTGTCGGGGTTGCTAAGGAGTACTAATTCTAAGTCTGGTATCTTGGGGGGCATGTTTTTATAGTACTTATCACCATACCTCAATACATACCAACCTAGTTCAGGACTAAGATCAGACAGTTCTAAGTTAAACCTCTTACTTGTCCATCGATCTTTAAACTCATTCCCACTAAAACTCTTCCATCCTACCATACTACTTACATACTAATTTTGTAATACCACTATCATTAAGACTAAGCTGTATTGACTTGTTGTTGAATGCTGGAACAGACTCCATATGACTACAGAGCATGATACATCCAATATTCATCTGACTAAGTAGGTCGATACAGATTTCATGATTCTTCGCATCTAAGTGTTTCAAGAATTCATCCATCACAAGTAGTCCCATCCTAGTTACTACCTTAGACAGGAAGTTAATGTCGAGTATTGTCTTCTGTCCATCACTACAATTCTCATAGCTTACTTCGTTTCCGCCATCATTAATGTAGTGCGAACCAAGATCTAAGTGCTCAACCTTACCACGTCTTGTTCTGATCACCTCATACTTAACGCGATTATCACTAAACTGTTCTGCGAGACGTGACATAATTTCCTCATAGATCTTACCAGTTGGACCAGTAATTTCTTGATATCTTGCCAACATCTCTGCACTCTGACTAATCTTATCAAGTTCAGCCTGACAGTTCTGAATAGTAGAGAGAGTTGAATTTCTATCACCCATTAACTGAGTATATTGATCCCACACCGACAAGTCACTCTCTATCTGTGCCATAGTCTCCATAAATCCTTGAGGCAGTTCAACTTTCATTGGCTCTGCTCCCATTCTACTTATGGTTTCTACTACACTTCCTAACTGTGACTGTGTCTGTTCTACTCTCTTAGCTAGGTCATTGATTGTACTAACCTCTACCATCAACTCAGTCTGTCTCTTACTCAAGTCGCCTAAGATAGTTTTACAGCCAGTGTCAATTTCATCCTTACTAATACCTGGATACTTGTTGAGGAATTTTTGATACTGCTCTGTCTGTTGGTTAAGGAGTTCTTGTATCTTATCACTTAGTTCTTTCTTATGTTTCTCTAAGTGTTCCTGATTCTTTAACTCCTGACCACAACTAGGACAAACTTTCTTACTATCTAGTCCCTTAAGCTCAAAGTATAATCTCTTACCCTCTGTCTTAATCTGACCAAGTTCCTGTAGTAGTTCATTGAGGTCATTGATTTCTTTCTTAATGTCTTCAATTTCTGGACTAATCTGGCTTTGGTAATCTCTCTGCTCTGCTTGTCTAGCCTGAAGTTCACTAAGCTGCTCCTCTAACATACCTCTCTTAGCAGTTAAGTTGGCAGTATTAGTTAGGTAGTCATTATATTCTTTCCACGCCTTCTGTAAGTTAATACCATCTTGTTTTTTATTCCACAAGTCTTCCTTACTTAGCTGAGGTAGTACGATGAGACCTAATTTTTCATCAATATACTTAATAAGCTCATTGTTCTTATCAAGCGTTTCTCTCCAACCTTGTGCATTCTTAGTAACCTGTTCATATAGTAAGTCAGCCGCTTCGTGGAAAGTATCAATCTTATCCATCTTATAGAACTTTGATACAATCTCAGACTTTCTCTCAGGCGTTACACAACCTATGAACTTTGGATGGTTTGAATCGAAGAAGTAGACGTCCATGTAATCAATGAATGGAAATCTAGTGTGAAGTTCAAGATCGAGACTAGCCTTATTATTAGACTTCTGCTCTTCACCATTTATGTAGAACTTCGTATAACCAGCACTACTCTTTCCCTTCAATACACAACCTCTAGTGATCTTGTATGTACCACCTTGATATAAGAATTCTACCTCAGTCATACACTCACTTGCTCCGAACTGTACATACTCCTTGATATTTCTGTTTTCAAGGAATGCGTATTTAATGGCACTAAGCAAACTACTCTTACCACTACCATTCTCACCCGTTACAAGTATCTTATCCATGTCACTCAAGAATAGTTCAGTCTCATCAATACTTCTCCAATTCTTACAGTAGAACCGGGTAATGACAAAATTGAAATCTACCTCCTTAGATTCAACATCCTTGACACACTTTAAGATCTCACTATGTACACCTTGTAAGTTATTAGACCCAATTACATTACTAATCAAGCCGTCAATTTCTTCCCAAGCTGGTACATTAATGTTGTTTACGTTTCCATTGATTGTGAGATTCTCTGGCTTATATACATTCCAGGTTCCCGTCTCATCATTCCAACCCTCAGCAAGTCTATCTGATGTATACTGAAAGCGCATTAAGTTGTTGTCGGGATTTAGATTTACCCACTTAAAACTCTTATCTGCACAATCTAAGATAACACCAGTACTTTCCTCACTGTCTGACATCTTACAGCGCTGAGGAATACCAATACTTACATACTTACCAAGCTGAGCAGGTCTATGTATGTCTCCACAAATAGCCAGGTCAAACTTAGTCTCATCTAGTACTTGTGAATGAATCCTATCACTATCTGTATATGATATTGTTGCATGAGTAAAGAGAACATCAATCTTTCCATTAATCCAGGTCAAATCAAATTCAGGCCTCCAATTATAAAAGCCAATTCTCTTACCATCTATCTCTACCTCCTTACAATCAGCATAATGTAGATTAGAAGGCAACATAACAGATAAACAGGAATCAGTAAACTCAGAAAAAACAGATTTATTATCTTGGTCATGATTTCCCCATATTATATAACCAACTCTGAAGTTCTGCATGATCTTGTCTAGAAATGACTTAACCTCTGCTTGTACGTAGGGTCTATTTATTGTCTTCTCTAGTACATCACCTGCAAATACAATTACACTTGCACCTTCAGCTTTTCCAACTTTTATTATATTATCTGCTACCTTCCTAGACTGAAATAATCTATACTTCTCACTAGGATTTCTCTGTGGGTAGTCGTGAATATGAATGTCACTTACTGCTAGAATCTTTGTCATACCGTCTTCATTAGAGTTGAGTAATTATTCATTAACCACGTAAGAGCTGCATAGGAATGTTTACAGAGAGTTGTTGTCTTAGCTCCCTTCTTTGGTGCATTATTAACAGCAGGACCAAGTTCAATACTAGATCTCTGTGTGATAAATAATGAATTCCTATGCGATAAGATATAAGCTGATCTATACTTGAAGTCAGAACAGTCACAGTATATCTTAACTCTATTATTCTGCCAATTGCTCAGTGAAAAATCAGGATCAAGCTCTATGAAAACTACGTGATCATGACCCTTCTCTGAATTAACCCTGAACTTTAAGACAATATGATAGACCTTGATTGCCGGCGAATTTGAGAAGAAGGATTTAAACTTGGCTAATACTCCTTCCGGTTTTACCAAGTGATATACCTTCTGAAGACTCGCCGAACAACTACTAGCTCTACCAATCCTACCGCTATCTATGTTCATCAGCTCACCAATTGTAAACTGGCGGCCAAATAAACTACCTAATACACTTCCTAACATAAGGCTTAATATATTTCTTCCTTACTCTGGGTCACTGTATTAATGCTCCCGGTTATACTCACGATCTTACCAACATTCTTGAGATAGATACCAGAAAAAGTTGGCACCGCACTCTCATTCTCGTTGTTTGTATAGACTGGCTCTGCAATACCATCACTCAAGACTATACCATTTTTCTTGATCTCCTTGGTAATCTCATTAAACTCATATACACTACCATCGGATGAATTAATTTTTACCATACCTTAAAAATTCTTTGTTAAATCTACTTGTAAAATTATTATAAAAACTAAAACTACTAATACCAGTCATACCATACTTATTACAGAACGCAAGCCAATCACTGTAAGGCTTGATTGTTCCATAATTAGGTAGACCCTCATGAATTATTCTCCTAGCCTCTTCTAAGCCAGGGTATTTCCAAAGGTCAAAAGATTCATACTGTTTCTTAAAGAGTTCTACGTCATTAATACTAGAATAATCTCCCTCTAAGATCTCAGCAATCACCTTATCACCCTTCGTACCTTTCTTTCTCGTTACTCTCATCCCATTATGTCCCATACCAATTGCATCACAGTAAGCCTTGTATTGATAGAGTCCAAGCTTTCCCTTAAACTCATCCGGCATCTCACTGTATATCTCACTGTATGTTCTAATCTGTGGACCACTCTTATCCTTACTGGTCGGAATCTTGAAATAATCCATCTTAGGTGACAGAGAGTAGAGTAAGTCGGAGTCTTTTGTTATTATCACGCTAGGTTTATTATCTGTTTCATATAATTCCCTACTCGCTAAGTAAACCAAGTTATCATATTCCCAACCTGGCACGAAGAACGATGGCACTCCGAAATCTACTAAGTGTTCAATAATTGCATACTTAGCCGTTCTTCTTACTTCATTACTGTATACTTGATTTTCTGCTGTCTCGATCTCTTCCTTACTGACACTAGGATCACTCTTTAGCTCTTCTAGTAATTCTCTCGTCATGTAAGTATCTTTTGGTGATGCAGTGCCTTTCTTTGAGTTAATATCACCTCTACTGTCTTTATACGCACCCCCAAGTAAGTGAGTCGTATAGTAACCACCAAAATCCGGAGACCACTTATCACAAATAAATACGTACTTATCCGCAGTAACCCCAAAATCACGAGGTATCTTATTCAATGTATAGATGCAACTTTTAATTAGATCTCCCACTGTATATTCTCCTGCTTTCTTACCTACCGAAATACCATAATGATTTCTCGCTAGGATATAACTATTGTCGATTAGTGCGTACTTATATTTGTTACCTGAATTCATTTATTTAATAAGTGTGAATGAACTATCCACAAGCCGAAGACTCATGAATTTCGGACTTCATAGAGGAATGGCCTTTCGAAAGATCGGTTCTTACTTCCTCTCCATCCGTGTAATCGACAGTCCCTGCCGATATGTCATTTAAACCAAAATTAAGGATATTGATTGCTGCGTTAACATCACGGTTGTGATTAGTATGACACACAGGACATTCCCAATCACGAACAGATAAGTCTTTTATCTGTTTATTGATATGCCCACAGGCACTACAAGTCTGTGAGGATGGGAAGTATCTGTCTACCTTCACAACCTTCTTGCCGTTCCATTCAGCTTTGTATGTTAACATAGCAACAAAGCTGCCCCAACTTGCGTCAGAGATGGATTTAGCAAGGAGATGATTTTTGACCATACCCTTAACATTTAGGTCTTCAATACATATTGTATCATATCTACGCACAAGAGAATTAGAGCACTTATGCAGATAGTCAGCACGACTATTGGAAATCTTTTCGTAGAGTCTAGCAACTTTGAGCCTTTGGTTTTCAAACCCAATACTGCCTTTCTTCTTACGAGAAAGATGGCGTTGTGCTATTGCAAGTTTATGCTCATATTTTCTTGTATATCTATTATTATTGAAAGTTTCTCCTTCAGAAGTAATAACTAAGTCCTTCAATCCCAAATCCAAACCAACCGACTTGTTAGTCTTTTTAAGTGGTGTTGTATAATCTTCTTCTGTAAATACAGAAACAAAATACTTTCCACTTGGTGTTTTACTGATAGTAACCTTTCCGATCTTTCCTTTTATTTTTCTATGCACACGACACTTGATACCTTCTTTGAACTTAGGCACAAAGAGTCTGTTATTAACGATAAAAGCAAATTGAGGAACAGTAAAACTATTCTTAGAACGTTTGGATTTAAATTTTGGGAATTTTGCTCGCTTCTTAAAGAAATTAGTATAGGCTGCCTCAAGACTTCGAATAGCAAATTGCAAAGTTTGAGAATTTATCTCTTTAAGCCATTCGGTTGCCCCCTGCTTCTTTAATTCAGTAAGGCACTTAGCTTGTGCGTAATAATTGTCGCTTTTACCTGTAAGCCTATACTGTTCTATACGTTGATTGAGAAAGTAATTATACACAAATCTAGCACAGCCAAAATGCTTTAACAGCAAATCAGTTTGTACCTTATTTGGATACAACCTGAACCTATATGTTCTATTAATTTTTCTCATATCATGTACAAATATTTTTTAAACTATCAAAATATTGTGTACTAATTTTGTTAGAAATTCCAAATCTATAACAAACTAAATACAATTATTAGATAGTAATTTATACTCCACAGACTAAAACCTGTGAATTCTACAGAAAATTATATAAAAAGAACAGAAGAAACCTATACTATAAATCTCTTCTGTTCTTATTTGTCTATGAGTACTTACCTATTAGAAAGGCAAGCTATTTCCGTCTGAACCAGTAGGATTACCAAAACTTGATCCTCCATACTGCTGCTGACTATTACCTGGATTAACAGGGGCACCAGTGATACTATCGAAGTGTGCTGCTGGTGGTGTGTTGAAAGGGTCTGTATTTCTACTAACTACTTGCTCAGGATTATTAGCTACATTATTATTCTCGTAGCCAGCCTGTGCATTACCCTGTGCTGGACCTGACATACTAGCAAGAACTGGATCATTCGTTGCCTGACCCTGCTTGTTAGTTGGTGTCTGGTTCATCAATACGGTCTTATTAGTCTCTTCGATTGCCTTCTTGATTGCCTCGAGACTATTACCACCACTAGCCTTTTCCATCTTAATCTTAGTAAGCTGGTCTGTCATATACTGGATTGTCTCCTCAATGAGTCGTCTGTTGAAAAGACGCTTCTCATTTGATGGTGTACCTTCCTCACTACCAGCTGCCTGCCAACCTAAGAAGAGCTCAACTGGATTTTCCATAATCTGAGCTGCCTCCTCTGAGATCTCTGCATTCTCTGTGATAGGTACTGGACTAACCTTATGAACCACTGATATATTAAAACCAGGGCCACCAGCATTAACACTAACTGACATCATAACGAAACCCTTACGGCCAGTTAAGTTCCTGTTGTAGGTATCGCTGAGCCAATCCTTGTTAAGGGAACTCTCAGTAATGTTAGTATCCTCAATGTTACTAGCTACTAAGTCCATAAAATTCTTAGCAGTCAATACAAACAAGCCATCAAAATTCTGACGAGCTGCTTGCCTTGTGTTACCCTCCTGCCAAAAGTTCATAGCATGTGCACAGAAGATAGTATAGTTCTTCTTGCGGACAAAGTTCTTGATAACCGGATCCATTGCATGTTCACGACCATCAACCTCCTTATAGAGCTCATCAAAAATTACATAAGCCCTGTTAAGAACTTCCTCTTCCTCTGCAGTTAAGCTACTAACCTCACGACCTGAATCCTTATCCTTAATCATATATGCTGACTTAGGGAGAATTCTAATCCAAGCGTCATAAACTGATTCTGTACCGTCACTACCCATGTTCTTACGTGGCATTCTAACCTCACGTGTTCCCATAAGTGTGACATAAGGAAAATCAGATACAGTACTGTTCATTGGCAGTAACTGATATTTACCTAAGTTTCCCTTGAAGTTACAGAATACCTTCTCAATCTGCTTCTTCTTTTCAAAATTTTTACTCTTAGTCATTGGTTTAATCTGACCAATCTTCTCCAAAAAAGAATCTACATTGTTAAAACTCATAAAACTTAAAATTTAAAATAAAAACTTTATATAAAATAATTCACTTGCGTAGAGAGACTTCAATTCTCCCTACATTAATAAGATTTCTAAACGGTCTGAGATGACAACTTATTATGGCCATCCCTTCTCTACATATAAGATATCTAGACGCCCTTACCTACATTTATTACCACTACAAGATCACCTTATTTGTCTTTAGTAGGTCCATATCTAAGTAAGTTTTCCCCAGATTAACACCTACCTGATGCTCTGCCCAACCTAGAGATGTTAAGTTACCTAGGCTGTCCATTAATACAGACTCTGGAAGGTTCAGGAGTTTAGGAAAATATAGTACTACCTTATCTGTGTCAGGCATACTATCAAGCTGACCATCCTCTAACCACCCTACTACATCATCACCCCCAGGATAACTTAAGACGTCACCATTCCAACAGAGTGAATAATTAACCCGCATGATGTAAGGCTCGAAATGAATCCTCCCCACTAACGACTTATCACCCAACTGAATACGACTGATGATGTGATTCCGCCTCTCTAACAGCTTATATATGTTCTCAAGCGGATAGTCTGGGCGGTTGATAATGATGGTCTTGTTAATGATATAAGAAACCTCCCCTGGATTAACAAGGATACCACAATTACCCATCCTAGAATTCGTCGGTTCCTCTAAGTAAGTAGCCTCAATATTAGATAAAATACCATCATTAAATACCATAGCCTGTATCTAACCAAAAATTATTACCGCCTAGCTCAAACAAGACAGACTCATCATAATCCTTCATGTCCTCTACCGTACTCACCCTAGCATAAACGTAAGTAAGTGTCCTAAGTCGTCCCTCCTTATTAACTGCTCTGATGTTATAAAGAAATTGACTAGGTATCTTCTCAACCGCACTACTAGGCAAGGCAGAAAATGGTAGAGGTAAGAGATCATCTACACTGTCACCCTCCACAAATATATCGGCAGGGTCAACAACTTCAAAATAAACAACTTTCTTTTTCTTCGCCATACTATTAATCTAAAATTTATATTACCACATATAAGGAATTACATAATAGATGGCTGCAAAATTGTCAACCTTGGTCCAAACCCATTATCACTTCCCTTAAGTCATCATCAAGGTAGAACACATTAGACCTATCCTTAAACTGCCGGAAATTACTGCGGAGGTAACGTTTGAAAGACTTATACATCTCACTATCACCTCCCGCTTTAGAGATAACCCAGAATGACGGATTAAACTCTGACTTCATCTTTATATATGATTCCAGTGCCTTATCATTCTCCTTGTAGACTACCTCAACAACACTGAAATAATTGTTCGGATCTGTACTATTACGACCAAGTGATTCTATAAATACTATCATACTATTTTATTTTATACAATTGAGACAAGAATTACTGCAAAAGTATATTAACTTTATCATCTATACCACATAGCCATTTAATTGCACTTGTCAAAGCCCATTCAAGATGAAACACATTAGGCTTATCCTTATATTGCTCAAATTCCTCGCAAAACATCTCCTTTATTAGTTTATATAGCTTACAAGTACCTTCCTCTATCTTAGCTATTACTCTATCAATTGGGTCATTTTCTTTTTCTAATCTCTTTTTATAGTAAGAATCAAAGGTCTCTTTATCTTTCTTATAAACTACCTCAACGACTCTGAAGAATTTATCCAAACCTCTATCATAATATATCAACTTTATGAATGCAATCATGTCTTCTTACTTAACAATTTTAAACCATTTACTCTCTTACTACCTTCTTGAATTAAGCACTTTTTAGTTTCAAAATAGTTACTAAGATCATTAGCCTTGGGTGAGGCTTTATAACCGATTCTTTTGTAAATCTCCCCTAACTTCTCCTTTATATAAACATTAGTATAAGACTCACCTACATTAAATTCTTTATCAATCTCCTCGAATATCTTATCATCCTCAAAACTGATAATATTTAGTTTCTTGTCAAGTTCGGAAGTTTTATACCATACTGACTTACACTTTTCTGGTCCTAAGATTGTGAGATATTCCTTAAACCTCTTCTCTGTTACTAAGTCTATGATATTTCTAATACTATTCCCAGCAAAGTAGTAGTCACAAATAAACTGTAACTTCTTCTCCCTACCTTTTACCTGTTCATACTCCTTAAAGAAATCCTCAAGTACTCCCTTATCTTCAACTGTACTAATATTACCAAGCTCATTAAAGACAGTAAAGCGGTTTGCATAGTCTACCTGTTGTATCTCATAAGCTCTCATCTCTGCTACCATTACTAAGTTATTGAAGACAGGGATAAGCTTTGTATCACCGTCAACTTTTACTCTATTAACGGCCACAAAATCAGTCTTGTAGTTCGTAGCCTTAGCACCAACTTGGTATTTTACTGACAAAGCCGCTTGCTCTTTACTATTACCTTTGTCAAACACGGATAACAAGCTCTCAGTATCTTCGGTTTTCTTCTTCAATTTATTTTCAAAAGTTTCTGGCGTTACTTCTTTACCTTGTGATAGTGTCTTATAGTATAACACTGCTTCATTCCTCCAAGGATTCTCCCGTAATCTCTGACGTCCTAGTATCTGAGGCAAGTCTAAGGTAATATCAACTGCTAAGGTATCAATATTAGCATCACTCACTACATAAGACTTTGCATTATCTGAGTAGAAGTCAGCTCCTAAGTAAACCGTTCTAGTGCAAAAGGTAAACATTTTCCTTGGTTCATCCCTCAAAGGAACTGTACCAATCTTATATTTAGCACCTAATCTTTTCTTTATCTTATTTGCGTTGTCCTGTGTATTGGCTACTAAGATATTTACTTGATCAGGTCCTAATTTTGCACGTTTGATAATACTGGTGATATTATTGACTGAATTGACATAGAATACTGCTTCCTTAGACTCGACCCTCTTTACATCTCCATTCTCTAGTTGAACAAACCTATGATCAAAGTTTCCCTCTAGATAAGACTTAATAATCGGACCAGCTTCTGTATAGACTGAAACAAGACCTTTAACTGTTAGCTTTGGTTTGTTAATACGGCCTGGATCTAATGTCTCCCAATCTAGTTCGTAATATGGAAGGTCCTTAAACTCCTCTAGCATGTCAAGGTACTTATCAATCATAGGAGTTGCACTTACATAGCATACTTTCTGAATCCCCTGTACTGCACTAACAAATTGGAGTTCTGTATCGGATTTAAACTTACTGTCGGTGAATATACTTTGGAACTCATCAATAACAACCCGATACTTCCATAGTTCTCCTTGGTGTATTAAGATATCCTTGACTATCCTGAATGAATCATAGGTAACCAAGATCTTCACCGGCTTATTGTTTAACCTGCAAGCTTTGATGTAAGTACTAATTTTGAAAGTAAGATCATTGAAAAAGTTGTTCTTGTCATCTTCACTGACTACCACCTCCTCTTTAAGTACCTCATTCGCATAGTTCCTGGAAAATTTGGTCAAGTCCTTATCTGTTCCAGGATCACTGTCGTATTCATTCACTACCAAGAAAACTTCATCCTTGTGTTGATCATACTTGTTTTGTAGTAAGATCTTTCTAGGACTGCACAAGATGACATCCTCGTTGTTAGTAATGCAGTATTCAGTAAATCCACATCCTGGTATCTGTTTGTTCAGGATGTGGGGGAAGTTGAAAATACTGTAACCTTCCCATTCGCTCATGTACCTAATTTTCTCTGGTACTGAAATTGTTTCTTTCTGCATATGCTTTAACTTTTATTAATATTTTATTAACATATTTTTCGAGATATGGTCCCGTCGCTGGAAGCTAGGTACCACACTCGCTTGGGTAAACCCAAGACATTTTGATTACACTTATAAGATTTTTAGAAGTAAAAACATACAGAAATGTATATTATAAAACACCTAATGGAATATTATAGCTAATATATATTTATTTGCTTCAAAAAATTATACAATTATTTTTATATTTTCAATGACTCCTCAATTTCGCCAATCGCTCCGCTCTTTGCTACATTTCGTCACCCTATTGAATCTTAAAAAATGTTAACGAGGAAGTACCGCCCTAGTCTTTCTCATTTTATCGATTCATACTTCGCTTCGCTCCGTAGAATCTCAAAATTTCGCAAGCCGGAGAAAATCATAATCTCTTCTTCAGACTCCTTAAGGCGAAGCCGCATAGTGAAATGATCAGTGATGCCGAGGGAGCGAAGCGATTTGAGGTATCTCTTTTACTGATCATTTTGCTAGTTCTCTTTACTAGAACTTCTTCTGTTTCCTCATTCCATTCCCGTTCCGCTTGCGCTCCACTTCATGTCATTCGTCAATCCAGAAGTAATTTCCCATTCAAGCAAGTGCGGGGCCTAGCTTACCCTTTTTTCATTCGGGTAAGAAAAGTATGCACGTCAACTGTTCGCCACACACACAGATACGCGCCGAATTTTTATGCAATTTTTATACAGACTCAGGAGGGACGAAAAAATGGGGCGCAGGATTTTATACTATCCCACGCTCCAAGTTTTTATAGTCTCTGAATTACACTTTCCGCATACTTAAGAGGTTCAAATGCGGTTAATTCTTTCAGCTTTGTTTTTAGCGCCTTAATTCTTTCTGATGTATCTTTATTTTTTCTAAGATAGCTAATTGGTTTTGACATTACTGCGCTAACTACTTCTGCTTCTAATCCCAGCTCATTAATTATCTGACGGTCACTTGCTTTTGGGTTTACGTTGATAATATAGTTTGATACAACTGGGAGGGCTGTTTGTACTTTTATATCGAACTTAGTTTTTTCTATGTTCCTCCTGTTTACTTCCTCCACTAGACCTATGAAATTATCTAGTGTGTATTTCAACCAATCTCTCAACGGTATTCTAAAAGCAGATTTTCCGTCAGTTACATTGAGCTGATAGGTAGTGGCATCAAAACAACATTGCCTACATAGTGTTTCAAGTCCCTCTAGTTTCAGTGAGCCTCTATTACTAACAAGCCCAACGAACATTCTAGGTCCTTGTTTTGTTGTCATATCTTCTACAAATACCTGTCCTAGCTCAACATATTTATCAATTTTCTTTAGTGAGGGTGTGAAAATGCATGTATCACCTTCAAACATAAATCCATCCTTACCATCTTCATTTGTATAGGGTGTGAGCTTGTATGAATAGATAACCCTACCTTTACCTGTTTCCCAAAGCCTCTGTAGTTCTGAATTCTCTTTATCAATTAAGAGGTTTACATTTGGTTCTAGTAGTTTTGGGTTATCTTCTACTAGCGCCTTATACATTGATACTGGTGAAAAATTTGGATAGATAGTGCTAATACCATATCCAATACCAGACACCAGTGATTTCATATAGAGTGCCAGTGGAAATACAAGTGATAAGCTCTCTGGTTCTAGTGGTCCTTGTGGCGATTCTACCATCTTAAGACATTGTAAGTTAGGCCTTAAGATCTCACTATACAAGTTACTCAGCATTGTCTTTGTATACCTAGGAGATGCAGCTGGTTTTTCATCCCCCAGAATTGATTTAGTACCAAAACTACCAGATCCACTCATAACACCACTTCTTACCATTGATGCAAGTAGTGGTTCACATCCAGTTAAGCTATGAGGATGATAAGAAGCCATACCATTCAAGAGCTTAGAACTGGGTTGTAATTCGCCTTTTGGAAACTGAAGTGCTGAGTAGATTAACCTTCGATAACTAGGTTTACATCCATCACTTACATTTGCTAGTGCCCTTTCTGTGTTAAGATAAGTTGCACCATTAACAATTGCTTCCTCCGTCTCCTTACCTATCGCTTGCTCTAGGATCTCTGCGAATACTGTTTCCTTTAATTTATCTGCCTTACTTTTTCTAGCCATACCATTATTAATCTTTAAAGTTATATGGATTTGTTAAGATTCCTCTATTAGTTAGCAATCTCTTTCTCTCGTTTATATCTTCATTCAACGCCCTAGAATAATCAATACCATCAGGCGTAATCTTAATAAGTCTTCTAGTTGACTCATTAAAGAATATATCCTCTACTTCACCAGTTTCAGGTGAAAGAGAACCTACAATTATGTTTACTTATGGCCGTCTAACCTCCATAAGCGAGATTATCTCTCCACTCTTTCTCAAGACGTGTTCAGACTATATCTTCATCTTCAGCGTTACCTGCTAAGATGTTGCACATTTCGAGTAGTCATTTATAGACTTTTACCACTCTACTTCCTTAAACTCATCAGGAATAGTCGTTGTCGTTATATAACTAACATGCGGATTGTCTCTATTCTTAGGATTGTTACTTTCCTACTAGTACCTAAGACCTAACGAGAGTTTCCCGCAACAGTGCAATTTGTTGGTAATTATTTCTAACTACCGGGACTAGTTTGTTAATCCCTTAAAACGAGAATAATGGCATTTTTCATCCATATCAACTGGAAATCCTGTCTCTACATCATACTCATCGTCTGGGTAATAGTATTGAACCTTTCCAGTTGTCTTGCTCTTTCCTTTCCATAGAGGTGATATTGCTCTATACACAAGTCCAAGATCTATCATAAAACGGGCGAACTTGCTAAAGAGATATAATAACTCTGTAGCTATGAGGTCACCATCTGCCATTTATATTTACACTAGATCGTCTACTTCTAGTGCGGATTTATTCAATCCCTCATAGTCTCCTATGAGATTAGACTATATTTTCACCTTCAACATTACTTGGTCAGGTGTCGTATCTTTCGAACAGTCATTTATAGGCTTACTGTTCTACTTCCTTACACTCATCAGGAATAGTCGTTGACGTGTTATAAAATTTTTGTTATTAAATAGATAGTAGGAAATCTATTATTAAATTGTCTTCTTTAAACTGTTTATAGTTTGGAGGGTAAAATAGTTCATCGTCAGTAAGTACCGCAAACTTATCAAAAGTGCTTGAATTACTGACAAATTCCTCCCCATATTTAAATTTCTCCAGATTTTTTGGTTGGTGTTCTATTAACCATTTAGCTTTAATTTCTACTAGTAATGTTTTTCCGTTATTTAGGCACACCTTAAAGTCTGGGAAAAATGTATGTTCTTCATCTTGGTAAACGTATGGAATATCCAAGTAAGCTCTGTCATATGATATAATAACATTGCTATTTCTTTCACAAAACTCTAGGAATTTTTTCTCCCAGGAACTGTCATAGTGTATATCTATTGACAGCCTATCGCTCCTAAATACTCCATGTACACTAGTTAATATTTTGTCTGGATTATTTAGTATATAGTTTTTATGTATTTCCACTAATTTTCTTCGATAATCAGGTCTTTTCCAGATATTTAAAGAGGTTTCTCTCATTTTCTGTTTATTTTCTGGTACACTTGCCCACTCCTTATGTGACTTAACTTGCGTTTTTCTATAGTCTACATCTCTCCATAGGTCTGTTACCCTTGATATTATCGATTGTCTTCTACATTCATAATCCTTACAGGTTTTTGTATAACCCAGCCAAAAATTATTAAATGTAGTTGGTTTACCACAAATTGGGCAAACAGGTCTATCGCTTATATTAGTTAATCCAAGACTAAGGATATCATATATAAGTTGAGTACTGTACCCAATACTATTAAATACTTTGTTAAGTTTTTTATACTTTACTTCTACCTCTTCAGGTTCTTTGCCAAAAACCCACCCAGGAACGTATAGAATATTACCTATTCGATGACATCTATTCTTCTGCCCAGGGTTTGGGTCCTTTTTTAATAAACTATAAAATTTTGAAATTTCTGTATTATCTAACATAGCTTTCTTGCTTTTAGATAATTTTATAACACATGCGGATTATCTCTATTCTTAGGATTGTTACTTTCCTACTAGTACCTAAGACCTAACAAGACTTCCCCGCAACAATACGATTCTCTGATAATATATTTCTATACTATCCAGACTCAGCTATTTAGCTTATCTGCGTCGCAACTGACGATTATCTTACCGTACCTGCTTTTTTGTTTTATGACTTCTCTTGCTTCTTCTATTGTATTACAGTCTTTTGTTACGTTATTCACATCAAGACCTAATCCAATAACTTTAAAAATACTATAAATTGTTTGGCTCTCCATTGCCCTCTTAGCTGATGCATTGGTAACATTAAGAATTTTACCTCTCAATGGAAGAATTGCTTGCTTTGTTGTATCAGGTCGAGCTGTTACTAAGGATCCGGCCGCTGAAAGACCTTCGCAGTTACTGGCAAACACACCAGATGCAAGTGGAAAGTTATGTAGTGGATTATCTACCTCAAGACAATATACATCTTCTGTAGTATTTATTATCTCTATGTCGGCTACAGTATCTACACTACTTAAGGACATTAATTTCATTCCCCCTGTTAAGTACTGTGCTTCTATGTATTCACCACTACTTAATAGAATTTTATGATCTAGTGTACACCTAAAAGAACTATTATCATTTAGCCATACTTCTACAATCTGATCTACACTTTTTATCTTCTCTGCTGCAATAATTTTGGTCTTTGTTTTATTACCATCTTTATCACAAGAGAAGGTATATAGTTCTTCACCATTTTCTATCCTTCCTACTAAGTCCTTAAATGCAATCTTTTCATTATTACAAGTTAAGATCTCAGTATCTCCAGTAAAACATAGAAACAATTCACATGCCATTCTATCTTTTCCAGTTGCCTCAGCGAATCCAGGTACTAGGTCATTTTTACTTCTATACAGTCCAACTCCACTAGCACCATCCATCATCTTCTCGGCCAACTCAGCTGCACCAATATCTTTCATTGATTCAGCCAGTTTATTCAGCTTACTAACATGAAGGTCCCAGTAGTCAGAGTTTTTCTTCATGATTTTTTCCATATCTTTTACGACATCTCCAAAATCAGTTACCTTAACCTTTGTAATACTCTTTAGCCTTGTTTTTGTCTGACTGTCGAACATTACCTCACCTGCCAATAAGATAACACATACACGAAGACCATTTAGGAGGTACTCATGTTTTATCTTATACATATCTTTCAGGGCAGTTTTAAAGCATGATTCAGCGATTGTTATGTGCTGTCCTTGATTTACATCTAGACCATTGACAGATCCCATTTCTACTTTATTACCGAGTTTAGGGTCTACTTCAAATGTCACATAAATACCAACCTGCTTATTAAAACTATCATCCTTAGGCGTAATGTTTCTGACTAGTTCATACTTAAATGGCTTGAATGTATTATTTATCTTCTTACCATCCACAAATACACTAACCTTTCTGTTGTAGAATTTTTCCTGGATCATCAAGAAGTACTGTAAGTTTGTAATTGGTACTTCTGCTTTAGTTGATTCAAAGATTTCAGGGTCAGGTTTAAAGAACACAATAGTACTAAGATCTCTAGGTACTGTTTGATAGTCTTTGATACCTTTGAACATTAATTTCTCGATATCACCAAGTCTACCTGCTGATTCTAGTACCTTTTCACCTTTGACGCACTTAACGAAATAATACAAGTCTCCCTTACTACGTGGTCCTGCATTATTCCAAGCTTTTTCTACGTCCGGTATTGATTTATTGTAGTTATGTTCTCCGATTCTAGATAGGAGCCAATATTCTTCACTAAGGAAATTTGTTGCACTACTACCTACACCATTCATACCTACCCTCGAAACCTCTGTATTACTGAATTTAGATCCACTATGTAATTCAGAGATACTAAGATATGCTTGTGTTGACCCTGGTTTATCTGGTGACATTGCGATTGGTATTCCTCTACCATTATCAGCAACGAAACAGAAACCATTAAAGTCTCCACTTACCAAGATTGAATCTCCATAGCCTGCAGATATTTCATCACCCGAATTATCAATGATCTCACGAAGTAGTACATTAGCATTTGAGTTATCGCCAATATACATACCCCATCTTCTTCGGACTGCATCTCTCGGTTTTAGGAATTCAATTACATCTTCTTTAATTTTCTTTGCCATGATTTATAATTATATTTTTTATAGTTATTCTCATACTATTAAGAATTGAGTGCTGTTTAATTACAATACACTCAATTATAAGGAATGTAGGCGGGGACAAAAAAGAAAAACATACTAGGGTTTATTCTAGTATATCTTTCTCTACTACCTCAATTAGATCTTCAGGTGAGCTAAATAAGTAGTTCATTATCTTATCATTGTCTGGCCATTTGAGAAGATTTTTTGTACTTCCCCAGTCCACAAATAATAGTTTTTGTTCGGCTTCTATATTATCGATAGTGTCTCTAACTGCTTGTCTCACTAGATTGTAGTTAGGGTAGTAATCGTCGCTTAATCCTCGAACAAACTTAATACGATCCATCTCATTATTAAGGTTAGAGTTTCTGATTTTGTTCAGGTCATATGTAGTAAGATCACTTAGTTTTTTATCAATAATCCTTCTATCAAACTGTACTAATACTTTTTCAATTACCATTAGTTTCCCTTTGTATAATCTAACTACACTATACTTTGTCAGTACTGGAAACAAATCCCCACATGATAACATAAATATCGGTTCTATTGTTTTCATTTCTTAGTTAACTCAATATAATTACTAGGTGAATTTTTTATATAATTCTCAACCTCTTTATAGGTAGGCCACTTTAAACCTCCAATATTGGCATTATCTATATCTACAGAGATTTTATCTTGGATAGTTTTGATATCACTTATGGATTTATTAAGACCTATTCTTACTATATCACTGTCTGGGTAGAACTCATCATCTAGTAGTAGTACATATTTAAAATACTCAAGTTTATTTTTATATTTACCTCTTCTTACTTGGTCGAAGTTAAGTATCGTCACTTGATCCGATCTACAGTCTATGATTCTGTCCTTAAACTGTATCATAATTTTTTCTACTTCTTTTAACTCATTGTTTTCTATGACAAATGTTTTATATCTCGTTAGTATTGGATATAAGTTGTAGAGTAGTACTGCAAAGCTTGGTTCTACTGTTTTCATTTCTTTACAAGTTCAATATAATCTCTAGGAGAACTATCTATGAATTTTCTTATTTCTTCATACTTCTTCCACTTTATATTAGTCCTGCACATTGTTAGTTGATATGCACTTATGACATTTTTATAGTATTTTATATCTTCTAATCCATCCCTAAGTGCTAGTTCTACCATCTCTTTTGTTGGGTAGAATTCATCATCTAGTTCATATTTTTTCTTTAGGTTTTTTAGGGTTAATTGAAATACATCTTTCGGCTCTAATAGTAGTGGTAGTTCACGACTATAAGTTTGTATATCGTTACCTACTTGGACAATTATTGACGCTACTTCTACAATATCACGACTTGCCCACATAAATTTTCTATACCTAGCCAAAACCGGGTATACAGTTCCTTTAAACATTATGAATTTTGGACTCATCTGACATTAAAATATTCAGTAATTAATTTTTCAGGATTATTCTTCATAAGGTCTAATAATTTTCTACCATTCTCAACCTCTGGCCACTTAGTACCAAAACTGTGTTTACTTATTCGGCAGTTAATGAAAAATTCCCGCTTCTTTAGGTACTTAATAGTTTCAGTTGTTGCATCTTTTACCACCCTGCTTGTTCTATAGTAACCTTTTAACTTATAGTATTTTTTTATTTCCTCTACCTCATCTTTAGTTAGGTCTTCTAGGTTAAGCAGCTCTAAGTCACCTAGGCACGAAAACTTACCGCCACTCATTAATACTGTTAGTCCAGGTGATTCGATGCACTTTCCACCTGTTTCTACTATAGTTCTGAGCTTTAGAATAACTGGACATACTACTACTCCACCCAGTCCCCTTGCTCTTACAAACTTAGGATCTCTCATAGAAGTCTGTTTTTAGTATGTAAAGTTGGTCTATATTATCTTCTATATTTCCCAACACCTTCAAACACTCTTCCTTATGTGGCCATTTTTTACAGATCTGATTGATTCTTCTTTTAGAGTAGCCAATCGAATCAATAAGTGCTTTTAGCAGAAAATCATCTATATCTTTTTTACTGACATAGTTTCTATCAGATTCAATAATAGCCTTCTCTGCCATACTTAGCATGTTATAGTTAAAATAATACCTACTCACTAGGTCTTCAGTGCCATCTCTGAATCCTAGACGAGGTTTTTCTCCATTACTATATATTACAAAAATTCCTATTAGGTCTTCATAATTTACTACAATTTCACGATCATTCCGAATCGCAGGCAGTACTAAGTATCCTATCAAGTTTATTATTTCCTCACGATAGTTGTCTACTTTAAACTTACCTAATCCGTCTATATCTTCTTTACTGAATTTAGTCTCCATAAAAATCAGTTCTTAATATATAAAGTTGATCCATATTATCTTCTATGTCTCTTAATTCCTTCAAATACTCTTCTCTTTGTGGCCATTTTTTATAAGCCTTATTGATCTCTGTTCTGCATTCGTTAATTGATTCGATGAGTGTTTTTTGCAGACAATCCTCTATATCTTTTTTACTTACATAGTTTCTGTTAGATTCAATAATAGTCTTATCTTCCCTGTCTAGTTCGTTATAGTCAGAATAATATTTACTCAGTAGGTCTTCTCTATTACCCCTGAACCCTAGACAAGGTCTTTTATCGCTAGTATACATTACGAAGAATGCTATAGGGTATCTAGTATCAACTACAACTCTACGATCATCTAGAAGTTCTGGTAGTACTAAGTATCCAATCAGATTTAGTATTTCTCTACTTTCTCCTACTTTAAACTTACCTAGTCCTTCTATATCTACATAATCAAAATTAGGGTTTCTCATAAAAATCAGTTTTTAATATATAAAGTTGATCTATATTATTCTCTAAGTCTTTCAGCGTCTTAAGAAACTTATCTCTTTGAGGCCACTTCTTACAAAATATATTAGTATTTGCTGTCCTGCACGAATATATATGTGATTCTAACCTATCTCTTAAGAGACGTTCAATTTCCGACCTGCTAAATCTAAGTTTATCTTTACTAATTTTCAACTTATCAGGTTCAGATAGGCTACTAAAATCTACATAATCGTTTAGTTGTTTAAGCTCATAGAAACTTAATATAACCTTTTGAGATTGCATTAAGTCATTGTAAACTACTACACATGCACATACATCATTTTTATCTATAGTTATTTTACCTTGACCCCAATTCATCGAAGGGAACACAGCATAACCAACTAGATGAAAAAACTCCCAATAACCATCTTCACCTGTCTCGGTAGTCTTGCTATTGTCCCTAAATTTTCCTAGCGCGTATCTATTTTCTACTAGTAATTTCTCCATTGACTTCTAATACTAGTTTACCTACTTCGGTCTTCCTAATAAACTTATTAATCCTCTCACGACCTTCCTTTTCTGGCCATTTAAGATCACTATCAAATCTCACCAAACCAGCAATACATTTAGACATACAGTGATCTATTTGGTCTAACGCGCACTTCATACCTTTATCTATTTCAGACCTTGCTGGATAAAATTTCTCATCAAGATCGTAGTTTTCATTAACGCTTAGTCGCTCTGTTTCAGTAAGGTCCGAAAGTTTAAGTATGTCAGCAGTACTTTCGTAGTATATTTGTAATTGACTACCTATTTTTACTACTAATCTGACTTCACTTACTATTTCAGCATCTTTATTAAACACTGCAGGTAGTTTTATGCTTTTGTACTTTACTAATACTACACCTATGTTTCCTCTACTATTTCTTATAAAACTAGGGCTCATAAAATCCATCTATTATTTGGTACAGTTCTTCTTTTCTAGACATAAGATTTTCTAGTTGGGCTTTTATCTTTTCTCTAGACGGTGCTTTCTTATATCTAGCACAAGCCTTCATATCTATTATTGAAAATTCTTTATCCAATCCTTCTATCAGCATGTTTTTTATTCTAGATATCTGCACACTGCCGGATATCCTACCTACTAATTCTAGTTCCGAATCAGTAAGGCTATTGTAGTCATACTGTACCTCATCTAAATGCTGTCTATCTGTAGTCATAAACATAGCAGAATTTTCACCAATCGAACTATAAATCACCGCCACTAGAATACCTTTACTTTCACTAGGGTAAACTTCTACATTATCCTCGTCTAATTCTAGCTCTTTATAGTATCCAACAAAGTGGTATATCATTAAAGGGCTCCACGGTGTATCCCCTCTAGATACCTCAAATTTTCCTATTAATTCTTTCAGGTCTACATTAGAATTCATCTTTCCCACTTATCATGTTAATTAGTCTAAAGTCAATATTGTTGTAATCCTCCGTGACTAATTTTAATACTCGATCATACTCTGGATACTTACCAAAGCGTCCCTTATGAGCCCTACAGTTTCCAAGTAACATAATAGTATCTGATTCTATCTTATCTATTAAGTAATCATGACATTTATTGATAAGTTTTTCTTTAATCACAAGCTTACCGTTAGTTTTCTCCAGGTAAGATTTATAGAGTGACCTAGCAGTATCTATTGGTATCTCTATTATTTTATAGAACTCACTTACAAGGTCTCTACTATGAAATGTCCAGTACTCATCACAAAATATTAACCTAGTAATCTTAAGTAGTCTACGATTATCTAACATGACGTGATTATACATTGCCATAATCGGATAATACTTATCACCTATCTTTGCAAACTTACCGAAAACCTCTTCGTACATAGCATTCATCTATATTAATAACTGGATCTTTCTTTATTCTATCTAATTTCTTAAGTAAGTATTCGATAGTTGGGTACTTAGAACCAAACTCCGTCGGGTGCTTAATAATATAGTCCCTACAATCATCTAGTCTTTGGTTAACGAAATCAAGTGTATACTCTCTTGCGTCAGCTATTATATGACCTAATATTAACTTATCCGTCATTACATCAATATCAAACCCATTTAGTGAATAAATATTAACGCTACACTTATAAACTCCTTTATCTGCTTTCCAGACCTTCAGTTCATTGTTCAGAGTATCAAAGACCGTAAAGTATGTAATATTACAATCTACTTGAATATCAGGAACTATTGAGGTAAATATTGGAAAAAGATATCCATTGTTATAGTATTCGTTATCTAGTTTATCATCACTGAATCTTAGTATACTTATTTCTTTCACCATATTACCTCCTCTATAAGTGCTTCTGGATTATCCATCATATTCTTTATATAACCTTCTATACTATGGAATTCAGGATATTTTAGTCTCGGTGTCAAGAAGTACATCGTCCTAGCATACATTTTATCCAATTTTATCTTTATAGTGTTTATTAATTTCCTTGTTATCTCATCTTTCTTTTTCATAATAAGGCTAGTAACTTCTTCGAATTGCATTCTATCCTTATCAAATAAAAGGTGAGGTGTAGTTATATTTCCACTAGCATATACCTCGACTATAAGAATATTTCTCCCATTAATTATAACAGAATAAAATATGTTATTTATACTAGCTATTAGCCTGCCACTGCTTTTTTGAATATAATATGGTAGTACTGCTCTTGCAATAATGGGAATAAATGTATAATCTCCTATCAAAGGTTTATATGCTCTTCCAATTAGATTTTCTTCTGATTCATTTACTGTTAATAATTCTTCTATCACTATATCTTTCATCTTACTAATAAGGTATTGATAGGAAAATAAAAAGAGAGCACACCTACTACTCTCTCTTATCTACTATTCTAATTCCCATATTATATATTTTTCTGGATTCGTCTCTAACTCTCTTAATCCATCTCTAGCCCATTCTAGTGTTGGGTATTTCAGGTATTTCTTGCACATTGTATTCTTAAAACAGGCTCCCCACCTATATACAATTTCAGACACTGCTCTTTCTCTCGCACTTTTTATTAGGGCACTCTTTTCTCTACATAAGAATTCGGCAACGCTCTGATGTTCTTTATCTGATAGGTAGTCTCTGGCCAATTCAATTCTATGTTTTTCCGGATATAGGAACATTATATAGGTTTTAGTTGACGGCCTATAGCAAGTGATAAATATAAATTCATCTTCACCATACCAAGAAACGCCTTTGAATGTATTAATTATTAGGTTCACATCTTGGTTCGCATCTATCAGTATTTTTCCTGTAAAGTCTAAAGTTTCTCCCATAATACTTCCTCCAGCTTTAAGTTCTCTAAGTTTTTTATAAACCTATCATACTTCGGATACTTAAGAAATTTTCCTCTTATCCTTGTCCCGACGCTTTTGATTTTCTTGATCTCACGTTTTTGACACTTTCTTAGGTCATTCAGTACCTTATTCTTGTCTATCTTACTTACCCAGTCCCTATCATGTGTGGTAGCAGTTATTAATCTACAGGGGGCGACTATAATATTTTTACCGCTCTCTAAGGATACAATGAACACAGTACTTTTATCAATCTCACAGTTCATCGATACCCTATCTTTACCATAAATATAGGGTGAGTAGTCAGGGATTTCTACCAGACCTACTATTATACCCAGCTCATCATCCAGTCTCACTTTTTCACCTAAGAAATCTTTATCCCTCTCTGTTATCATGATCTTTTCTATTGATTACGCCATGAATTATACGTGCAGCCCTAGTCAACATTGTATTTATTCTTTGTTGAATACCTCGCACTTGGTTTCTTGGCGTATAGTAACCAAGTACTAGTTTTTCTGGACAATCTAAGTACTTCTTATATTCCCTGACTGCTTTTTCATAACCTGGATACTTGGGATACCTTTTTAGTAGTTGTATATTTAGACTGATCATATTACTTTCTATCCATCTTAAGGTCTCTTCTCTACTATTTTCAATTGTATAGGTTATTAGTTCTCTGTTCTTAAAGAATTCATCCTTTTCCTCCCTAGTTAGTTGGTCCTCGTCTAAGAATATTTTATCCTCTAGATAGAAAGTACAAAATGTATTTCCATCCTGCCCAACGAAAAACTCTAGAGGTTCTAATTTTATATCAGTCCCATCAAAATCAAGATGAACTAGGGATGCAAAAACAAGACCCCTAATCTTTCTATCCGGTCCACTCTTTTCTACTATAAATTTACCTGCTAGATTTTCCAATGCTTATTACTGCTTTTTGTGGATTTGCTATCAGGTCCTTAATAATATTGTCCTGTCTTTTAAATTCTACCCATTTCATATTGTTTAGATTCCTTTTCCTGTCTATATACTCTTTTGATTCTTTAATACGTAAATGATAGTTCCTTATAACCCTTAACACGTTTCTTCTTATCCTTTTTATGTACCTACTTTTTAGTGTACCATCAGATCTTAGCATAAATCTAAACTCTTTTATAATTGGCCCAACTAGATTTTCATGAAAACTACTCAGACTAACTACTTTATGATCCTCCATACTATATATAAAGTAAGAACCGGGACAAGAAACTGCTACTATAATTTCTGTTAGTTTAATATTAGGGCCTACAAATCTCACTCCTTTGAACACTCCCACTACCGGAAGCCACCCTAGTACTGTTCTTGCTACATTAATCATTCCTAGTTTCTCCTACTTTTAATATAAACCTCTTCAAGTCTTGTCTTTTATTAAGTAATGTCTTTTTTACTGCATTAACTTTAGGCCATTTTCTAAGTGTGTGTAACTCTTTTGAACCTGTAACCCTATAGTAGTTATTGTAATTCAGCCTAATTAACATCCTCCTAAATTTTCTAATGTACTTTGACTTAAACTTTCCATTCTTATCTATGAATTTACTATAGCGCTTGTAAACACTTTCTCTTATTTCAGGGTCTAGGTCTTTACTTATAAATATCGATGAGGTTCTAATGCTGACTCTAAAACTAGGGTCTAATCCAACATATAATGGTGTCATACGTAATCTTCCTTTATATACACTTAATTCTACATACTTACCAATGACTGGTAGGTAAATTCCATCCTTCGTTTTTATCATATCTATCATTCTATTATTAAGGATTCTACAGTAATACAGAGTCCGCTTGAATAAAAAAGTGCATCTAGGAAGCCTTAGATTTCTTATATATGTAGAATAATAATTGGGTCTATAGTTTAATGGATAGAACAACGGCCTTCTAAGCCGTCAGTCCAGGTTCGATTCCTGGTGGACCTACAATGAAAGTGAGGATAGGTAAGAGCAATTAAGTTTGTTCTTGCCTTTTCTTTTTATCCTTCTGAGATGCCCTAAATTCCTTATTAATGTGATAGAATAATAAAATTTTCAAGTAGCTTATGAGTAGAAGCGCTATTATAATTAGAGAAGTGGACTCGAACTCCACCTTGGAAATTTTATGGTTATTCCCACTTAGCTCAGTTGGACAGAGCTCCCAGAGATGGATCTGGAGAGGTCGAAGGTTCGAATCCTTCAGTGAGATAACCAAAAAGGTACTTAGTGTGAATACTAGGTACTTTTATTTTTTTTTCCTTTTCAGAAATTAATTGAAAGTGATGACCTAGTCAACTTAGGTGATTGACATTATTGCGCTCAGGATGCCTTCGAGTTCTTATATATGTAGAGTGTAGAGGTCTGCATAATAAAAATAACAATATCGATAGTTTCAGTGTTGTTATTAATTTTTATAACAGATAAATCTTTTTGGACATAAATTTAAACTATTATGGGAAAACTATTAGAACAATTAGAAAATCATTTTAAGAATACACCAGATGAAGTTCTTAGGAAAGAAGCGGAAGAACTTGAAGAGTTAAACGAGATTACACATGATTTATGGGAGACTGATGTAATTGAGTATGCTAAAAGAGTACGTGGAACTTTACCAGACAGCGATGATAATGGATAAATTAAATACATTAAAAAAGAAATGAATATAGTAATTAGTATTTTATTAGGCATTGTAGTAGGAATTCTTTTAGTTCCCACTATTATTTACCTAAGGGGACGTAATTCAGGTTGGGATGATTCAAATATTTTCGGTGTATTTCATGTATTATGTCATCTTGCATTACACCCAGACGATTTTACAAAGATGCAGTATCCAGATGGTAAAAAGCCTTTTTGGTACTTGACAAAGGATGAATTCTCAGATATACTTAAGAATCGTCCTGAGGATATTACTTAGTAGGAATACTAGGTAATATTTTTTTTCTAGGGGGACAAAAAAAGAGGAGCCACACTGTGACTACCTCTATTCTTAGCACTACTTTATTCTGCCGCACGCCATTAATTTCTTAGTCTCTTCGTATATCTCTCGAATCGAACTGTATAGACACCTTGATTGGTAAGGTTTTAATTGTAACCCTACTATCTTAGTAATTCTACCGTACTTATCTCCCCTACAACATCCGAAAGTGAGACTAGTAAATCTATCTGGGCCAATCTCGTAAAGCTTTGATATTAATTCAAAATCGAGTTTAACACAGATTCTAGTGTCGCGCGAAAAGTATCTATCTCTGTAAACTTTTGACTGACTTAGTTCTTTTTTACCAAGTCTACCAAGTTTACCATCTACTACATACTCAAAGCAAATACAGTTAATTGGGTCTTTTCCTTGACAATCCCAGTCTTTTGAATTATCTGGATTAATAACTAGATAATATGTAGGGGTCTTCTTATCTAGCGTCATCAAGATTTCTATGAAGTATCCAACTCCATATCCACTAGTAACCTTTGTCTTAACTGTATCATACTCTGACCTATCAATACTATGACTGACGAATAATTGCGCACTCCCTGTTATAACACACATAAACAGAATTAATGCCGTAATAATCCTTTTCATGGTACAATACTTTTCTCTCTTACCTATAAGGGTTTATGACAGAGATATTTACAGTATTGTATGTTTCGGAAAAAGTGCGCCTAAGAACCTGTGGAATCCTTACTTATGTGATGATAATAAAGGTCCCATAGTTCAATGGATAGAACGTAGGTTTCCTAAACCTTTGATTCAGGTTCGAATCCTGATGGGATCACATATATCGTTTGTATGTATTGAGTTTGTATAAGACGAAGTAACTTGTCCGAGAGGATGGGTTACTTTTTATTTTGCCCTTAATTCCTTAGTATGAATATTAAGTTATTTTACTCAGATTTGTATTTACGAGGGTCAACTTGTTCGGGAGAATAGGTTGGCTTTTTATTTTTTCCTCCTGAAATGTCCTAAATCCCTTATATATGTAATAAAAATTAACCTTAAGAAAAATTTTAATTCTTAAGGCTTTTTGTTTTATTGAAATTTAACAATTAAAAACTATAAAATTATGAAGAAGATTATGATTATGTTAGTTATGTTAATCAGTGTATTAACTACTAACGCACAGGTGAGAGTAGTAAGCGAAAGAAATTTACTTCGTGCTACAACAGAGTGGGTCAAATTGGCCGACAATGGAACAATCTCTACATATCTCAGATTTGTAGCAGAGGATCACCCTGGAATGGATGGTGCGGATCTGTGTACTTATGTTGATTATAAGTACATTAACAAGAAGCCGAGTGGTATTTATACACCGGCTAATGCGAGAGGTTTTGTACTTGCTGTATATAATATGCAGTATGGCCAGTATGGAACATTTGCGGGAAAAAGTAAAAACATTAAAATAAAAGATGGTATGATCAATAGAGTATCTATGGATTTCTTAACAATCCAGGATATCGAAAGTTGGACCACCTATATCCTAGCAAGTGGAACAGCGTATTACTTAGGAAATGGTAAGTATACAAAACCTAATTTTGTAAAGATAAGTGATTCGACACAGACAGGTCTTGTAAGACAGGCCCGTTATCTTAGGGAATTCATACAGAGATGGTAGAAAAATATTAAGAAGAGCATTATAGCTCTTCTTTTTTTTGTTTTTAAAAATACAACGAGAAGCTAGTTACACTAAAGTTCCTCTGGACTTATTCTTTATATGCCAGCAATAACATAACTATCCTTTCGACTTCTCATTTCTACCAGTACCGTAACCTAAACAGTATAAGTAATGTAGATATCTTCATACTTAACCGAAAGGTCTCCTGTCGTACATAGCTCACCTTTATCGCTACAAGGGTATCCCAGCACCTCGTGGTTAATTAAGCACATCTTGTCGTAAGACATGAGACTTATAAAACTGGGCAAAACTAAGTCTATACTAGATCCTGTACCTCTCAGCACCTCTAGTATCTCTTTCATATATAAGGATTCTAGGGGAAACAAAAAAAAATAAAACGACAGAGAGCTAGCTAATTCTATGATCGTTTCTGGTCTTATTGACTTTGCCAGCATCGAATTAACTATCCTTTCGACTCTCTATCTCTACCATACCGTAACCTAAGCAGAATAAGTAATATAGATATCTTCATACTTAACTGAAAGGTCTCCTGACGTAATTAGCTTCCTATATCGCTACAAGGGTAGTCTAGGACCATTTGGCAACTCATTATAAATTAGAGTTGAGACTTATAAAACTAGACGAAATTCAGTCTATATACGTATTATACCTATCGTACTGTATAATCTCATATATTCCTTTCTATGTATAAGGGATTTAGAGGAAATGAAAAAAAAATAAAAACGACTGAGAGTTAATTGCTGGTGTGTACTCCAGGTCTTACCTAAGAATGCAAATTGCCTGGCACTAAAAACAATTCCCTCTCTATCTCTACCAGTACCGTAACCTAAACAGTATAAGTAATGTAGATATCTTCATACTCAACCGAAAGGCCTCTTGACATACATAGCTCACCTTTATCGCTACAAGGGTATCCCAGCGTCTTGTGACTAATTGAGTATTCTATAAATGCATTGTTTATAGAATAAGACTTATAAAACTGGGCAAAATTCAGCCTATACAGTACCATGTATTTCAATGGATTACTAGTACCTCTTTCATGTATAAGGATTCTAGGGGAAATAAAAAAATAAAAAAAAACGACAGAGAGCTAGTTACACTAATGTTCCTCCGGACTTATTCTTTATATGCCAGCAATAACATAACTATCCTTTCGACTCTCTATCTCTGCCATACCGTAACCTAAACCGTATAAGTAATATAGATATCTTCATACTTAACCGAAAGGTCTCCTGACGTAATTAGCTTCCTTTACCGCTACCTAGGGTAGTCTAGCGTTGAGTACATTTTGTAGGGCTAAGTAAAACTAGACTAAACCTTAACCCGTGTATGTATTACCAACTCTCGTGATATATTATCAAGTAATATATTGTAATCTCATACACCTCTTTCTCACTATTAAGGATTTGAGGGCGTTATAATTACATCTATTTTATAAGTAAATCTAATGTAGTTCTGTACTTCAGTATATTTGTCGTAATAATCTGATAAATATTTAAGTTCTTTCTTACTATTAATATTATTCAATACCAGTTGATCCCCTTGTATGCCAAACTGTGATATAAAGCTTTCTATTTTGTCAATGATCTTTATAATATCTCCATTAATTGCTTTATAACTTTCTAAAATAATATTACTATATTTTATTTTTACAGGAACTACATTTAATCTTCTACAATAGTTTACAAGAAATTCAAAGTCGTCTAAGAATTTCTGATTAGCGTCCTTCCCGTACTCGTAAAATCTGATAATATCAAGACCATACTCTCTTTTTATGTAGTCATCTCTAGCCTTGTCATATTCTTCATTGTGATATTGACTATCTATCTCAACTATGAAATTATAGTCATGTATAAAGTAGTCAACCATGAAGTAGTTTCTACTCCACAATCCTTTTGGAACTTGATGAACCTTGCAAAGTGATAACCATAATTTTTGATCTTTAATAATCAGCGGAAATTCTCTAATGTAACCTATACTTTTATGTTTAGTATCTAAGAATTTCCGAAACTTAGGAGACCATGTGCTACCTTGTTCTAGATTATTTTCTCTATTTTTCTCTAAGTCAATAGGATTATTTTTTATTGTTACAAATTGTTTTGGGATTAAATAGTTCTTAATCTTAAAGGTATAATCCCTGTTACCTCTAAGATATTTCAACAGCCTTTTCTTCTTCATACCTATAAGGGATTTAGAGGGTCAAAAAGAAAGTAGGCTAGTAAGAATTTCTCCTACTAACCCACTTATTTTTTTTTATACTTCTTGATCTAATCGCTTCGCTTCTTTCCTCATCTGTCTAACCCTAAAGAACCTATCAACGCTACAATTCGTCGTTAGGTCTATTACATCATACTTAGATACTCCTTCCTTGCCATAAGAAAGAATAATATCTTCAAAATGTATTGTAGAATCTTCCAGAATTAGTCTTAAGCTTTCTGAACCAACATAAGATCTAGCAGTTCCTTTTTCTAGCTCTGCCAATGTTAAGTGTGGTGTGTAGCTAGAAAAATCACTAACTACACCAAACTTTTCACTGAGTTCTTTATTAATATTCACTAGTGTATCATACCAAATGTTTCCTTCCTCTTTCACTTTGAGAACTACATAATCACTGTCATTCTCAAAGATATCTAGTTCAAATACATCAAATACTGGCACTGCGAATTCTGCATTACTTTTATGATTGCTTAAGTACTGGGTAAGATTTGGTGCTTCCATACCCAGTGACAATCTAACACCTTGTACCTCACTTAACACTTCTGATTCGCCTAGCTTTTTATCCCTAGCATAGAGAAGTGTTACGTGTGAGTCATATTGAATACCTGTATCTTTTAGATCTCCAGAATCAAAAACGCAATTAAGCAAGACTGGAGTACTAAGATTCGCCGCTAACATTACGCAGCTATTCATGTTCTTAATTTCTTCCATTACTTCTGATTCTTTAGTCTAAATTTAACCTTCATATCACCAAGACGTCCTTTAAGATTTGAACCTCCCTGATTATAACCCTTAGAGTCAGTTACAGTTAGTCCAAGTCCCAACAAGTTATTAAGGAATATCTGATTATCTTCCTGTGCTGTATCCCCACGAGCACTTTCAATAAATTCCTTAGCACCACGAGCAAGGTAAGCACTTAACTCCATCTCACCAATCTTCTGGCCAGTTGTTCTATACTTACCCCTTCCCATTATCGGGCTGTCCTTATACTCGTTAATATCAACACCAAACAATGATGATGTTACTTTATTTGAGTATGTTGGGATATGATAAAGCTCTTCCATACAGATATAACCACACATAAGAGGTTTATCGGTAGGTACATACTTTCCATCAAGGTCTTTCAGTGTCTTTTCATATTCATCAGGTGGCAAGTTTTCTTTCAATTCGTTCAAGTCAGCTACTGAATCTGCTGGCATTAGAATTTCAGATTGAGACTTAACACCTAACTCATCACTCCACTGCTCTACTAGTGACGGTGTAAACTTTGTACTATAAGAACCAACATTGAAGTAGTATACATCCTCAAGCTTATTCTTATTGTGATAGTCTATGAATTGATCCAATGTCATGCTATCGAATCTGCCTGGGTAATACTTCTTCACTAATGGTAAGATTGTTTCTCTTTCCTTTGGTGAATTCTTACGTTCCTCTACTATATCATGGATTCTGTGAGCAATATTACCAAGACCACTTTCCAAAAGCACTGATGGGATTTTACGGTTGATAGTACTGTAAGGGTTCATAACAATATCACAAACCTTCTTCTTACCGCTTGGATCAATCATCAATGGCATCTTATTATCAGGTAGAATCTTTGATATTACACCCTTACCACCAAATCTATTAGTAACCTTAGAGCCTATCATCAAGTTTGTTCGCTTAATGAGTCGGATTCTAACTGTATATACAACACGTTCATTCTTATCTAGGATGACAGGTTTTAATCTATCGGCTGCAATGTACTCTGGATATCTTTCGTATATTACAGATCTATCCATATTCTTTTCGTACTCCTTGATATATTTATTAGAAGTGCGTGAATAAGTGAGATCTGGACGTTTAATACCCTTTGTAATTCTAGGCTTCTTATTCTCCTGTATTAAGACATCACTGACATAAGCCTCATCAATATTGTTAGGAACTTTTGTAGGATTCTCAGTGGTAAATTGTGAAACATCTACATCATCACCAAAAATACCTCCTAGTTTTTCTTGAAGTGCTTTATTGATCTCGTCTAACTGTACAGCTCTATAAGTTTTAAAGATTACATCACCACTTTTCACTTGATGTCCAATAGGTGCAATCCACTTAATAGCTTCACTAGACTTAACATCAATAGAGAGATCAATGATAGAGAAAGAATGCATTTTCTTTGAGAATGATTCACTCACTACCAAGGCATCCTCATTAACATAACCAAACATTGCATGGAATAGTACCAATGCATTAATACCTGGCTTATATGTATCTGTCTCTAATCCCACTGCACCAGTAATCACATCACCTTCACGTACAGTCTGACCTACTTTTACTTTAGGCTCAGTATATACTGCAACATCATTTACTGATTGAATTGCAGTTCTTCTAGGTACTTCAACTGTTTCTTTGTTAGGTAGTTCAATGATAACTTCCTTTTCATTGATCTCCTTTACCTTACCCTTCGGATGTTTGAACCTATCATTAAGTACGTTAGTGTGAAGTTCTTCGTAATTACCTGTACTAACTAATGGTCTTTCTGCAAGTGGTAATGGAATAGCTTGCTTTAACATACTAGATCCCATATGCACACGAACAGAGTCAGTATAGTTAACAAAAGGTATCTGTCTAACTTCCTCAGATAATCTATAATCTGGGTGTAAGTCAATGAATTCAACCTCACTAACTGGCACTGTCTTTCGCTTCATTCTATGCTTAACCTCAACCATACCATTTGCATCTGGTTTTAATGTATTGGTATCATAGTCTACATACTCTGATGCACAAACTTTATGATTTAAGTAGTCTAAGTATGATATTGTTATCTTATTAAACTTTAAATCATAACAGTCAAAGAGTACATCAGTATCTGTCACATGCGTACTAACTGTAAGCGCGTTCTGTTTACCTACATTCTGATTAATAGGGGTTGCACCTACACAGATCAGATCAGAGAAACTCTTATTATAGGCAACTGATGGTGGAATTTGGATCTTATTAGTCAAGCTCTCCAAGTTCATTGCATTGATACCTGGACTAACTTGAGGATCATTACCACCCTTACCAGAATCACTACTACCTTTCCAGTACTTAGCACAAATCAAAGTAAGTACATTGATTGTATCTTGTAGTTTGCTAAATTTTGTCCAGTAGTGCCTAATGCTGCTATAAGTTGAGTTAAAGTTTCCTCTATTGTTGTTCTTAAAGAGGAAGTTCATAAAGCCACTAGATACAGACTCAATCTTCTTATCAACTACCATGTCCTTTATACGATCATCACCAAAAGCCATACATTCCTGAATAAGCTTTGATGTAATATATTCTGGTTTATAGTCAAGGTCAAGTTTAATCTGTAGCTTCTTTGACTGTCTTTCTGTTAGCTTCAGTACTTCTCTTTCAAGTCCCCTAATATTATCCACTTCCTCCAGCTTATACTCTCTCACCTTCTCCGGCAAGCCAAGTTCTGGATTAGTTCTTTTTATTCTCAAGACCCCAGAGTTAATATCATAGTCTCTATCATAGTCAAAGTTTATATAGTACCTACCTGAACCTGACATATTGATTCTACATTCATAATCATTGCCAAGCGTATTAGTAGCAACCCTATACGCACCTTCTATAATAAAACAACCATCTATCTCTCTAGGAACTTCAAATTCAGAATATCTAACGTCAGAGTCATCGTAGTTAATTGTATATTCTAGATTAACTTTAAAGGTAGCTGTGAGACCGTTTTCGATGAAGTAAGAGGCAGGTTTATCAATACCCTCCTCTGATATACTCCACTTAAGGTCAGTCAGCTTCGCCTTATCGTTATACCTATCAATACCAGTAAAGAATTTTTCTACAATGGTCTTAGCGCCTTGACTTCTAAAAAATTGATTAAAGTTACTCATTATAAAAGTGTTTTAATATTAAGCTGTTTATAATCGCAATCAACAGACTCAAAGAAGTTTTCTAATTCCTTCTTTGCTTTTTCTTTTATCTCTTCAGCTCCTACATACTCTTGCATTGGTAACCCTGACGTACTTCTGAAAAATGCTTCATAAGTAACGAGATAGTTGAAGGTATCTTTTAGTTGATGCAGTACTAGCTTAACTGAAAATTTCTCATACTTATCCTCTGGTACTAAATTTTTCAGAGTTTCATATAAGATTTCCCTAGCCTGTACCTTATCTTGATCCTGACTATCTAAGATATTTATAGGAATTTCATAAGATAATACGATTTTGTAATAATAATCGTTTGACTTATTATTCATAACTTTTTAAAAATCTGCGTTCATCATATTTCCACCTACCGAGCTATTTGTAGTCGTCGGTTTAGTGGACGTCTTTTTTACTTCTTTTTCTACACCCTTATTTGAGTTAGAGGTAGGAGAGGATTTACAAACCACCTCTCCATCTCTACGTATGATCAGTTCAATACTAATCTCTTTCTCAAAATCAGGAATATCAACTTCAAATTTAATACTTCCCATTTTTAGATTTTATCAAGTTTATCGTTCATTAATACACCCAAGATAGTATCAGTCATGACATCATTCTCAAGTTCAATCTCTCCACTAAGTGCTTTACCGATGATCTTATTTGACCAACCATAAGAAAGTGTTGTGAAGAATGATTTTCTATTGAGGATTGCATTCTGAGTACCAAGATATTCAAGCTCCTCTAGTTTATTCTCAGGGTTACCATCTACATATTTTGGATTAGTAAGACCTGTAAATACTAGCTCAACAATTTCTTCCTGCATATCACCTGGACTAACTACACCATTCTTTTGATAAGATGCACTAGTCAAAGAGTAATACTGCTTTCTGAAAATATTGAAAATACCATCAATATCAGAACCTAAGTCACTTGATACTTGTCTCATATTTGCAACACCAGAACAAAATCTCTGATACTTCTTAATTACTGTACCCTCAGGATAATAGTACATACTTTCAGGCGAGTAGGCATATCTAGTATCACCAATGTATACTTCAATCCTACCTTCCTTATCTTCTACATACTTAATTTTACCCTCATTATAAGAGTAACAGTCTGCAATAACTACCTTGTCCTTCTCATAGTACTTAATACCTGAGCTACCCTTTGCATTCATTAACTTAATAACTGCATTGAGCTTATATACAGGGCTAGTTGAGTTATAAGCAGTACCGATTAATTCTCCTGCTGAATACTTCTCCTTAGGCATTGCTACCCAGTTACTAGGTCTTGGGAATTTCTGCTCTCCACCTCTAACTTTCAAAATCAACCACTTACCCTCTTCTCTAACGGTGCAATCTTTCTCAGCATACAAGTTACCTGTTAAGTCTTGTATACGTTCATGACCACCATGTTTCTGTTTGTATTTAATATCTCTATTAAACCTAGACTATATCACTAAGGTATGTGTTTACCCTAATTACCGCATAGTCGTTGAATATTCTCTTCGAATACTGCTGATTATATTTACTTATTTCCAGCATTTCTGTAATTAAGTCTCAAACTTAATTTAAGACCGAGAATTGATTGGGTTGTTGATTCTGAGAAGCTAGTACCGGCAGATAATCCAAGTGCTGAATTATTTGGGAAACTAGCCTGTAAGAATCTCTTGCTAAGTAAGTCTGGAGTAACTAGATTAATGTCACCCGTCTTTTTCTTGACAATTGATCTTACTGGGACGAGGTCATCTTCATTTGTCCTAGCTACTTCTGGATATATTTTGCCATTTGGAGCTGTTCGTCCAGTTGCAAGATATCTAGGAATCATAAGTCCCTCATTGTCCTTATCTTCGCCTTCTCTCGTAAATGTATAATTATTTAACAAGAATGAAAGCTGTCTATTTACGTAACCGCCAAGAGGTCTATATTAGCTAGTGAGGATTAGTTTTCCCCACTAGATCATAAAGCGGTTATTGTTCAAAATTTCTTTCAAACACAGACTATATCATGAATGGCTTACTTATTACCACCCTCGCTCTTATAGTCGTTGGCCTTATTACTTTCTGGCTTGGAGTTATCGGCTAAGCTTTTCTGAATACTTGCATAGTTCTTCAGTGTTTCACCGATACCTGCAAAAATTACCCCAAGTGCTGTCAAAATTTTAATCGTTTTTTCCATAATAAGTTGCTGATTAAATTAATAACTAAAATTAATAATTCTCTTACATTTTACTATTATTCATTCCAGCAATAGTTGAGCGTTTTTATAGTGACGCACCTCTTTGACTATTACTCTACGCCACTTTGTTTAATGCCTTGAAGAGATCGGTTTTCAATTGCATGATAAATATACTCATCCTCACCAAAACCAGATAACAATGATTTCTTGGTGATGACAGGCTTTTCATCTACACCACTAACAATAAGTGATGGCATGTTGATAGCCATGATAGATGCAAGTTTTACACGAGCTGCTCTATCAAGTTCATTCTTCAAGTCACTACTAAACTTACCTTCCGTTTCTTTCTCATACTTGTTATACCTTTCAGTCAACATCATGAGTTTCTGTTTGTCGGTCAGTTCAGTTGAGTCAGCAATTTTTCTAATGTCCTTATAAGTCTCATCATCTGTATCTACATAGAGAGTCTTAAAGTCGAAGGTAACAACACCCTTCTTGCTGACAACCTTTAGTGCAAATTTCTGGATATCTCTTGCCTTTTCAATCCAATCCTCATAATGGTCTTGGAGATAGGACATGAGCTTTGCCGCACTACCTGCACTAATTCTATCGTAAGGTGTTTTAAATATTCCAATCTCATCAATATCCGCACCAATGATCTTAGAAATTCTCAACCTACCGTATGTTGTTATTTTGCTCTGATAATCTACACCACCTAATTCACCAGTAAACACAATAGGAGTGCCATAGTCAATTACATGATCAACTTCTACATCTTTCAGTAGTTTAGAATAATCTGTGTAATAGTACTTTGGATCCTTTAAGTCATCTGGGTCTTTTGGTGTATATTCAGTAGCATCAGCCATACCATTTAGAGTCTCATGGTTAAATTCAAATACACCCTTTAAGTTTTTCTTGTAGATGTAGTTGTAACGTGGACTCATTTTATTATATGTATCCTCAGCAACTTCTTCAGGTACTAAGGTTACAGAAATAGTATCACCGTCAAAATCCTTTATATTCAAACAGGTACACTACCACCTGTCCCGTTCTCTTATGAACTGCTATACGTCTCCGCATAGAATAGACTATATCTTCTACATTGATAATAATGTAGCCTCGCATTTCCACCTGTGACTTAGGTGTACTCCCTTACATTCATCGGGGATAGTCGTTGAAGTCTTAAAGTAGTTTATTTCCTACTCCTTACCTGCTGATTGTCTCTATTTTTAAGATTGTTACACTTTGGTACTTAAAACCTAACGAGAGTTTCCAGCAATTAACGAGGTTTTATAACGCCTTGATATTCAATTAGTTAAAGCGTTGAGTGGCCCACAGAGAGAAATTGGATAATGAATTGCATCATCATCTACCAATCTCATTTTCAGTGCATAAATACTGTATTCATGAAGCGTTGGTTGCCTATTTGCTCGGTCTTGTCAATAATTTCTTAATGACACCAGACTATATCTTTAGAGTAATCCACTACTCTATTTTGTACATAGTCGTTGAACTAGAATTTATTTTCGATTTCAAATCTTAGGTTACTACTCTTCCCTACTGCCTCTTTTAGAAACTTATATACTTCTCCTTTCTTTGATTTTTCCAGGAATTCAGTATATCTAGTGCCAGTTGGGTCGAGTTTTGTATAGTGTTGGAATTTAATCATTGTATCAAACTCAAGATCTGCCAGTTCATTAGTAGGTCCTGATATGATAGCAATAACTCTTCCACCAAGTATCATCTTAGGAATTTGTTTTTCCACTCTTCTTTCCCAATCTTTAGAGAATCCGACTTTAATACTTCCAGGAAATTCTAGAAAATACATAAAGCCTTCCTCTCCCTGAAATTTATTATGTAGTAAGTTTCTATTATTAATTCTCATTGCATACTCAGATCCATAGCCTCGAGATGTTTTGTCTAGTAAGTTTCTTTGTCGGATACTTACCATTCTATCATGTTTCTCTTGGCTCTGGTTCCAAACGCCGATCTTACTAGTCCCAGCATATCTTCCTTGTTGGTGTAGTAATCTCATATGTTCGGCTCTATTCCAGACTGAATCAGAGTAGTATTTTCTTAATAGTATCACCCTGAATTCTCCTTTCTTGTGTTATTAGTTTTGAAATCGATAATTCTAGCTGCTGGTCTAATATTTGATCTATTTATTCCAGCAATTCTCAAAATTACGTACCAGTCATACTAGTACTAACTGCTTCTCAGCATATTCTTTGAAAAGCTTCTTAGTTGTTGGATTATCAAACTCCTCTCTGGTTGCTTGTAGTGCTTCCTTTTTAGTGAAGTTTAAGTTTTCCATAAGATGCTTTACAAAACCTTCACGACACATTTCATATGCTAGATGTGTAGGTATTCCCAACTCATCTACTGCTAAGGTCGTGCTAGGTACAATAGGACTACGTGCAGAGTTCTTAACACGAACACTGTACATATTTCTCGCTTCGTTTTTCTTTGATGTATTTAATAAGTCTGTTGCTAATTTCTTACCTGAATTTAGCATGGCCCTTAAGAGAGCAGTATATCTAACCCTTTCTCCGGGTGTTTTAAACTGCTTAATAACGTCAGCATAATTTTGTGGATTAGCGTCGGTATCCTTTACGCAACAGAGACGTATAATAATAGAATACCAGAGACTAAGCTTATGGACGTTCATCTTCTTATTACTGCCTCTCATGACAAGGCTATAAGGTCTCATCATTGCAGGCAGAACCAAGTAGTACCTATTTATCAGTTTCTTGTAGTCTGTTAGGTATGATGGAAAATGCTCTTCAATTATCTTAAGCAAGCCCTCATAAGAACACATACTTTCATCTGTTATAAATTCAGAGATAGTTAGTTCTTTCTTCTTGCTATCATAAGAAAATTGGCAGGTATCAAACACTTTAATACCGAGCTTTTTCGCACTCCTACCGCTATAACCATTTCTCTTTAAGTCATCCATTAAGAAATCTAGCTTAATTTTTGACCCGCTGAAGATATGGTTAAATAAGTCTAGGAATATATCAAACCTAAGCTCATTCAAGTAATAAAAAGGTAGTTCAATTCTAGCAAATCTACGCAGTCCTTCCTCTCTTGAAAATACCCTAGCACCACAATTAGGACAAGGCTCTAATGATTGCTGCCTGATATGACCGCAAATACACCTGTCTTCATAAGGTGAGCCAAAGATATCTACGTCATATACACCTCCCACTACTGGTTGAATTGATGTAATACGCGTAAGATTAAGGTCTTTGTGACTTGTTATGACTCTGTCTTTTCCGTCTGATCGAGTATAATCAATGATATCCTCGTCAGTCAATAATTCCAAACTAGCTGCCATTTATTTTAATTTTTTACAAGGTTTAGATCTTTCCAAATAATCTTCTGACTAATCTCGGAATCCTCAGCTGTTTCATTTGACCACTCCTTATAAACTCTCTTTACGTCGGAGATAGCCTCAGATCTAGTGCGGTCCTTTAATTTTTCATAGATTCCTGCATCCTTATCTACTACCACTTCGATGTAATCTGAGATCAATTCTTGTGTAATAGTCTTAGATGAGTTATTATATTTTGGTCTAATCTTTCTGTATTCTACGACATCTTCTGGCGTTAAGTCAAGGTCGGCAAAGTCTGAGATAGAAGTCAACATCGCTGGCTCTCTATTGAACCAAGCAACTCCCATGTCTCTAACTCTTTCTGCTACCTTATGTCTTCCTTTCTTATCGTATATACTAGCCAGTTCTTCAATAATGTCTGTCTTATTCTTCTGTATCTTCTTAAATGCATTATCGATCTGCACTTGATACTCTGGTGGCATCGTTGGGCAGTTCATAATTAAGTCATACATGTTGGAAGAGAACAAGAAGATAATAAAAGCAGGCAATTGTCTTTGTTTTCTTTTTCTGGACATAATAGAATCCTTTGAGAGATCCCTACTAGCCAAGTATTCAACGAACTTTTCAATATGCTCACGTACAGATTTGGTATACTCCTCGTTAAATCCGCCATCATCTAGTCCACCAAATTCATCTTCTAGGTCACTATTTCTAATTGGCCTATCTGGTGTGTAGAGTCCAGCTGGGATACGGTTTTTACCTTGCAGGTTAAACAGGTTTTTCATGTAATCTTCTACTGTCTTACTTGATGTGTTCTTTGGGTCAGCGTCTAGTACATTTCTGACTGCATCACTAACACAAGCATCAATAATACCTGCACCACCTAAGCTTACCTTCTCATCATTTTTCTTAGAGGACAGAGCTATATTATTATAGTTCGCGCTAAGTTTAATTTCAGTTGGGGTAAGTCTTCCTTCTTTGTTTGCATCTAATAATTCGCGTTCACTTGTACTCTTAGAATCTTCTTCTGACTTAGATTCAATATCTCCATCATCTTCATCATCGTCGTCGCTATCATCTTGTGCTTCGACATAATTTAAAGAATCAAGATCTTCATCTTCATCTAACAAAAAATCATCTTCATTCATTAGCTTATTATTAAAATTTAAAATTTATATTATCACTTTGAGGAACTCACAAAACTCTTCCTGAAATTTATAAAAACTTCCTCAATAGTAAAGGTTTAACCCCTGCAGAAGTGTGATTTTGTGCATTTGAGGGCCTAGATTCCTTAATACTGAATAAATTTGTTTATTTAAGATTATACGGAATTTCTGAAATGAATCCAATTATTAGTTTGTTAGGGATAATAGGCTAATGAGGTGTGTTAGAAAGGTTGTGAAACTGAGTATAACACACTTATTTTTTGCCTCCTGAAATGCCCTAAAACCCTTATTAATGTAATGAAAGTTATCTCAAGAAAGTTAGAATCTTGGGATAAATTATTTTTTAGGATATTAATAAAATAAATATAAAAGCTATGAGAAAATTAGCAAGTCAAATGATGGATAAGGGTGTAATCCTTGCCATTAGTGCAGGAGGCCAGGCAATTGGTCAGGCCTTATATAATGTAGGTCTCAATTTGTATGAGAACCACGAACTGTATGCTGAATATGTTAAGAGCATGTTCAGAAAGAAAAAAGAACAAGCTGTAACCGAAAATAAGGAGGTTGCAGTATGTTAGAATTACTCAAATTACAACTTCAGCAAGGGATTGAGGTTGTAAAAGGATTCATTCAGGAGGACATTAAAGAGTACTTCCAGAGAATGATAGAAGAACAAAAGAGAAAAGTTCAGGAGCAAAGTAAGTAGTGCTCCTGGATTTTTTTTGCTTGCCCTAGTTCCCTTATATGTATGAAAGAGATACTAGTAATCCATTGAGAAATATGGTACTGTATAGACTTAGTTTTGCCTAGTTTTATAAGTCTCATATCTTATAATAGGATATGCTTAATTAGCCACGTTGGCACTAGGATACCCCAGAGCGATAAAGGTGAGCTATGTGCGCAGGAGCTGCATTTCGAGTTTTCTAAATTCATGTGTAGTACGGCACTGGTAGAGATAGAGAGTCGAAAGGAAATTACTTCAGCACCAGGCAATGACAATAAGACCGAGGAGATATGCTATTGTAATCAACTCTCTGTCGTTTTTTTTCTCGCCCTAGAACCCTTATATGTATGAACAACAATATTTTAAAGGGGATGGTAACTAGATGTAGTGATTATTCATTCCAGATAGGCAGTTACTCATTCCCAAAACAGATTAAGTCCTATTCTGGAAAAGTAATAGATTTAGAACAAAATAGATTACAAAATCTACAACAGGGAGAAAGTAACGGGTCGCGATTATTTGAAAATTATCTGAAAACCGGGCAAAAAGGATTACGGTACTACAAAGAGTTTCCTTTTATATTAGGTGATACTAATCTTTGGGGAGAAATTTGCAAATTCTATAAAGTAGATGATGATAAGATAGATAGAAACTACTTCTTAGCTGACTACTTTATACCTGAATTTAACTTACTAGTTGAGATAGATTCAGGGTATCACGATGCTGTATATGATAGAGCAAGGGATGAGTATATACAAGAGGCTTGGGGAACGAAGAGTTTAAGGTCTTACATGTATAATCTAGGTAGTGCACCCTTTAGGTCTGATTTTGATAAAGAGCTGAAATGTAGAAGGAACTTTAAAGCTCGTAATAATATAATCGGAGATGTTTATATAGACTATTCAGATTTATCAGTAGACTGTTTTTATTATATTAATGAAGATATAATTAACCTGATTAATAAAATAGAATATTTAATGTTGAAGGAATTTAACCTTAGAAGTGCGGAGTTTACTGTATCTTTAAGTAAGCTGAGTAATCAGGAGAGATTCTTGATACAGAATGATAATGTTCTTCAGAGAATAAGGTTCATATTTTACTCGGTATATTCAGTCTATGTATCTACGACGCCCTGAATTCCTTAATAGTGAGATGAAAGCATGCGTTTTGACGCTTGGCCAGGCTAGTATGTGAACAGTCTCAGAGTATGTAGAAGAAACAACAACAGAGGTATGGAATTCCTCCGGATCTAGAAATAGACGTTCTAGATGTTCCGGCACGTACGGTGACCATATTAACCTTATTTATGTTCAGTTTTAGAGGTTACATTGCTTATATACTGGACTACCCTTGTAGCGGTAAGGTGAGCTATGTACGCAGGAGGTCTGCTATAGCATACGTTAGTCAGACTACGGTACTGGTAGAAATAGGAAGTCGAAAGGATAGTTGCTTTTCAGTAGCTAGCTTCCTGTTATTTTTTTTGCTCCTCTGAAACTATCGAAATTACTAGCAGGGAGTTTTAGAACCCTTATAGATAGAAATAACCTTAAAATCTAATAACACAATGGGCAGAATATCAAGATCGATGCGCTCACTTGTTGATAATAAGAGTAGCTTAAGTAGTAAAAGTTTTGCTCTCTTGGTATCAACATTAACAGGTGGACTTATTGTAATTTGTATTTGTTATGTACTTATTTATGATGTAATGACAAACGGTTACTTAAAAACAGACTTAGCTGACTTAGGTATTTTCTTACTCTTCGTCGGTATGTATATAGCAGGAAGTGGTATACCTAAGACAATAGCAGGAAGGTTTGACAAGTTCCACCCATCATCTTCACAGGATAATAATGAAGAAGGTGAGGGCAAAGAGGAAGAATAGCAGGGTGAGGTAATCTAAGATAATAATTTCTTAGGTTACTTCTTTTTTTTTCTTTCTCCCGGTTGAAAAATAAAGAGCTAGTATTACTACTAACTCTAATATCTATTATCTCTATATGCTTTGTAGAAATAATAATATGCAGGTCCACCATTAAGGGTAGGTCTCACGTCTACTCTCAGCACTGGAAATTCCGGACAAGCACTAGGAAGATTTACAACATCCTTCCATCTTAATTTTATTCTGTCCGGGTCTCTAGTACTATCAAGACCACAACCAATACCCTCAATCACAGCCTTCTTATCTTTTACTGCTCTATATAAGATTGGCGCATTATCATTACTCCTGGTTAAGTCACAAATACACTCGTCGAATATAAAATAATCACCCTCCCTGATTGTACCATACTTAGCAATAGTAAGGTGATCATTGCCTAGACCTGGGAAACCTAATTTAATTTCATCAAGTCTATCCAAGAACGCTCTCACATACCTAGGCCAATCAGTTTTTATACCTCTACTATTTCTTACTAACTTAATTACTGATCCAACTACAATCATAATCTCTGAGTTTAAAGTTTCTACTATAGAGTCTGACTATCCTATCAATGAAGTCAAAAGTATTCAAACTCTCTACTCTATCTCCGTCTATAGGGGAGAAGAAAAAGTATGACTTACTTATTATGTGGCTTCTAGTGTCGCACTTATCTACCAGTTCTTTATGAATAGGTATGAGGACTTTATTGTATAGCTCTATTGTCTCTTCATGTAGTATTGCCTGAGGTATTTTACTGTTCAAGAATATTCTCAACATAAACTGTAGATCTTGTAAATTATCAGCACCACCTAGAGCAACCTTATAGAAATACTGCTTAGGATTCACTCTAGTAGATTCATAAGGGTCATACATAGATAATACAATACAACCTTCTGATAATATAAGGTCTAGAATACTCTCGTCTTCTAATATTTTTTCTATTAACTTGATCATAATGCGCTTTTAGATATTTTTATTAGACTACCAAGCATTACAAAATCCTTGCAAAGACCATATAAGTTTCTCAGTGTCAAAACTGGATCATTCATCCAACCAACTGTAACTGACTCTACTTGAATCCTACCATCCTGCAGAAGCCTACAATAGCCAATTTGATCCAGTGGCATTTCCATTTCACATATAAACTTAGATATCGAACTTAGATTTATGTACATTACCTTAGTTCTAGGCATATTAACTACATATGATTTCTTAAATAGTCTTACCTTGACTACATCTAATATATCGTATGCATCTTCAAATTTCCCATCGAATTCTCGCCGGTCTATACAAATCAACTGTTCATTGTCTGGGTTTTCTTGATCCACTGCTACAACTATAAATCCTTTCAACCTTAGTATTATCTCTAAGTTTTCATCAATAATACTAAGAATGTCTTGTTCTAGCTTTCCTATCATATATCAAAACTAATATAAATTTCTCTTGTCTGATTCCAATACTTAGACTCAAATAACATTTTCCTTAATGTTTCTAATGGACTATCACCCTCCTGAATAGTGATAGTTTCTTGGGCGAATAGAGGCTCATTATCCTTTGATGGTAATCTGCTTGAGAAACTAATTGATTCCCCAACATCAAATATATCTATCCAATCAAGGTAGAGGTAAAGCCTTTTTGTATATTCAAGATCTAGTACAGCATCGTCCCATGGATACCTTAATTTCTTCCTAAAATCCTCTAATATTTCTTCTAGATATTTCTTTGGACTCCTCGTACGTTCTAGGTAGATAAATTTTCCATAACCGTACGGAATATTAATGGCAAGTACTACACCACCATACTTCTCTACCTCCTCAGCATGGTCTAATAGGAAACTTTGTATATCAAGTCTTAAACTCATACTCTGGCTCCTTTCCTAGTTCTGGTACTCTTACGGCTATTAAGCATTCTGGGTTTTTATCAGAATCCCAGTACACCTCCAATAACTCTTTAAGATATCTATAGTAATCATCTTCTTGCACCCCCGGATTCCATCTCAGTATTAAGCCGATCATCCAGTCTTTATATTTCCAGAACTCACTTAACATTATATTATGGTCTCCAGTATTACGTGCACCTATTAAGTACTTACAGAGACGGAATGATAATGCACTAGTATATTCTGGGCTATAGTATTTTCCGTTATGATTTTCTTCTATCAATTTCCCACTAGCCCATGCATTATTCTTGTGATCCCCCTCTTTCTGTACGTTCCTTAGGTATCTCTCACGCCTTCTTTCTTTTTTCCTCTTGCTTGATGACATCTTCTAATATTTGATCTGACAACCATCTTAGGCTACACCTAATAAAATTATCAATTGAAATACCTGATTTATAACTTTCTAATGCTTGGATACATTCACTGAGCCTTATTAAAACTTTTCTAGTTAATTCTTCATTAATTACCTCATCATGTACTGCAATTATACTAGCGTCCTTCATTCTTTCTAGGTTCACAGTATCCAGATAATCACTCAGATCTATTTTATATTCCAACAGGTTTACATAAAAAATATTCTTCCCGCTACTTCCATCAGTAACATATAAGAGTCTATTATAGTTTAGAAGTAGGTCAAGTAGGTAGTAATCATTCAACATTAGGTTAATTATATTACTAACCGCTCCCCTATTGAGATCATACTTTTCTGATTCGTCCATATACTTTCTTATAGTTATTCTGTATGTAGGCTCTTATATCCTCCTGTTGTTGTAATGGTAAGTCTCTAAAATATACGCACTCAAGAGGATTATGGAATGCAATGATCTCTCTATAATCAACGTAGGTTCTGATGTAATTAATAGGCCTAAGATATTTGTCCACCAGGCCTAAGTCTCTCACATCAATTTTCACGTTGTCACCTAGAGAGAGAAGTAGTTGATATTCTGGGCACTCTGAACTAGGGAACCAATTACTGAGATCCTCTACTTCTACTAATACCTTCTCTAGCCCCTCAACACTATCAATAAGTACTCCGTCTAGATAGATATTCTCCATTCCCCTAGTAACTGTTCCTATTTTAGTACTTAAGAAGTCCCTATAATGTAAGATTCTCCTTATTGTTCTAGATATCTTATTTGCATTTAATCTCTTTGTCATACTAAAAGCTCTTCTAGTGTTACAAGTTTACCATCAACTTCAACCCCTAATAACTTACTCATCCTTTCTGATTCGCACCAAAGATTATTGAACAAACCTCCAAGCTTACAATCTATAATAGTGTGCTTATCGTCTTTATTCCCTTCTCTTACGTAGGCTAGCTTAATTACACTATTGCCATCATCAAACATATCCAATAATTTTCTTATTAGCTTACTATTGCTCTGTAAGTAATCTTTAGTGGGATCAAAGGAAAAATTATCAACCCATTCTACGCCACCTATTACACCTAGTAGTTTATTTGATATGGTATAAACTATCTTATCGAAATCTAGCCCATCTTTATATGAATCTTCGGGCAGGTGAACTACTCTTATTGCACTACACCAGTACCAATCTTCTTTAATTATTAGCGGTATTTGTCCATGTAATAATATCTCCATCCCTAGGTCATCATCTGCGTAATAGTCTAATAATATCTTAGCCAATCTCATCGCCTCGACATCCTCTTTGATAGATACATGCATTACCCAGCTTTGTTCTTTTAGTAGGTAATATATTCTTCCTACTATATCAAACCCGCGCCGAATCGTATCAGTCCGTGCTCTGCTATCCCCCCTCGATATTTACATAATCAATAGAAATTACTAAGGCTTTATTACTAGATGCAACCTGCTCAACACTAGATATACAACTAGAATAGTCTCCTAACAGGTCTATAGTATTATCTAGTAAAAGACTATCGCCATCAAGTGCACCGAGTATATAAGAAAGTAGGTTAGTGGAATTTACACTACTTATCTTTTCTACATAGACTAGTTCAATATAGGAGAACATGTTTTTATCTACACCAATTATCGCAAACTTTCCATAAGTTTTTATATGTTTGAGGACCTCTGGTGTTCCCATGATAAACTCGATAAGCTTTTGGATGTCCTCTATATCATCAACAAATCCGTACTTCTTATATGTATCTCCAGTATAATACTTACTTAACATATCCAAATTTTTCTACATAATCATTTATCTGCCTAATTATATCAAAACAGAACTCGGATTTAACCTTTGCTGGTATGATTGATATAATGTCCCTAAACCAAGCAACTCTATTATCAGTTAGGCTCAGATCTTCTACTAGACTTAATAAATCCTTTCTCAAGTTTCTCAAGACGTGCATATACTGAGCCCTATATCTAATTGGGTCACTAGGTTCTACAGTTAAACGATAATAAATAATATTTCTAATTCTTGCTACTATGTAACCGATTTTTTCTTCTCTTGTTATCATATACTTATAAGGAATCTAAGCTAATCATGTAAACAAAAATAATAAGTAGAACCACCGCCTACTTATTATCTGTCCCCTCTAACTTAATATCTTTCTCAGAATCGCCAAGTATCATAAACCAATTAAGCAGGTCTTTTATCTTTGTCTTATGCTTCTTCCCATTAATAAGTAAAGGGATGTACCTATCTGGATCAGGGTCGTCTATTACCCGTTCAATTATTTTTCTATACCTATCTAGTAACCAAATAATAGCAACTAGGTCGACCGTACAACAGTCATCGTAGTACACCTTTAGACAGCGATTGAGATGTGCAGAGAGTGATTGATAATCTTCTAAGTTATTACCAATTGCAATAGTTCTTTGGTAGGAGCTGAAAGTGTCTTCTACATACACTGGCACTTTTCCCCAATTTTCTGCTATCTTAAACAATAAATCATTCTCAGCAACTAACTTAGCGAGCTTTTCTATTTCCGTACTTAACATTATTAACTTTATTTTATTACTACTACCAACTTATCTACTCTGTTTTCCATAGGATACTTAGTTCTTCAAATATAGTATCACCATTTACAGATAATACTAACTCTATTGCTTTATCTGGATCTCCAGTGTTCACTATTCTTCTATTTTTTCTGTTCACATCACTAACACCTACTAAGAAAGAGCACTCATTCATAACCTTCGATCTAATATATGAAATCGCACCTTTTATCCTTGTTAGTAGTTGATTAGTCCCTGCAAAATCAATATCATATCCAACTACTAAGTTCTTATGACAGTGACTTACTATCTTATCAAATAGTTCTGGACATATTCCATCTTCTATATCAAGATCACCCTCTAGTTTTATATAGTTCACTGTCTTATCCATCACATACCCTCCTATATCTAATTCTGTGAGAAGCGGAAACTTTTTATACTCTATTAACATACTTAGAAGCTCTTCATCTTCCAGCATCATACGTAGTAATCCTCTAAATTCTTTCTTATCGTATTCTGTCATTTTACTGGTACTATTGAAACTGGATAACTGTCAAAAGTACATTGGTCAAACAAGAGATCCTCTACTACGTCTCTAGCTGCATAAAAGTCCCCTAACATGTGTGAGGTTATATACTGGTAATTCACAATAAATGTGTTATACTTAGAATCCTTGTACACATCTAGACATTTATTATACAGGTCTAACAACCACACTGTCTTATCCAGATCTATATCCTTATCTATAATTGCAAGTCTAAGACATAATGATAGTTCACTGGCCATATCTAGTCCACCATCTAGATCTATACCATCAACATTTTTTACAATATTGTATTTCTTACCAGCAAGATCGACGCACCACATGGGAACTTTTTTATACACCAATAAGAAGTCTAAGTATTCATCTCTCAATAGAATTCTTACCAGCTTATGTACAATCTTATAAGCGTCCATTTTCCTTGCGTTCTATTTTAGCCTTATTAAATAAGAAACTACCCATCATCTCACTAATTTTACTACTGTTAGTGTCAGTACTATCTGCCCGAAATGTAACATGATCACCAAGAACAGTGATCTTAATCATTTCATCTATATACTTTAAATCCTCTATTGTTTTATCAGGAATCACGCAGAAACCTATAGGAAGTAGGCCACTAATATTCTTAACTGCATAATCTAAGTCTGTGTTCCTGTCATCATCAAGACTAAATTGTACAAAAACTCGTCTGACTACACCATTATTCATAAAGTCTCCGACTATTGGAAACTTTTCAGTATACTCAAGGACATCTAAGAAGTTATCTACTACATACGCTAATACCTCGTATAGTTCTTTTTCATTCTTGACCATGTTTAGCATCTTTTATTTCATCAAAACTTCTCTTTCCTCTCTCCCATAGGTCGGCACACTTAGCTAGTAGGTCTCCCTTACCTATTGTTTTCTCTCCTAGACTTGGTATTTTATAATATCTAGCTGGTCCTATGTAATTCAATCTCTCTGACAGTTTTCTAAGCAGTTTTCTTGTCTCTTTTAAGTCAACACAAGTAGAAACACTTAGTTCATTATACTCCAGTACCTTTTTAATCCAAGTACCATCGTTAGCACTATCTAGGATCTGTACTGGTGCATCTAGTGAAATTACCATACTATCATCATTACTAATAAAAGGTCTACTTACAATAATAAAACCTTCTAGTTCAGTAAGTTGATCACAGAATTCCTCCTCTACAATTTTTTCTAACTTCTGCAGTTCAATTTCCTCATCCATTGTTATATCTGGGTTCTTATCTTCAATTGCTGATATACTAATTAGCTCTTTGCCTGAACGGTAAAGGGTTGATATAAATTCTAGCAATACTCGCTTATCCAGTTCTAATCTTATTCCACTACTTGCACGAACAAGACACTTCTTAGCATTCAATTTAGGCCTTGGTAAGAATCTAGATATCATACCTAGTAGACCTATAGTTGCTTCAAAGTCTGGTATAAAATCTGATCCTACTTGACTTTTTGCTAAGTATTTAGTATTATCTAGATCTTCGTCCCCTATAAAAATAACCTGTGGACTGCCTTCGCTATTAACTACTATAAATCCACCCAGTTCGCATAATTGATCTAAAAATATCGTTCTTACAATATTTACTAGTTTATCATAATCTATGTCTGTCATAATAATTTCTTATAATACAACTATAAGGTATCAAGGGGAATAAAAATAAAGGAGAATAGTTCCCTACTCTCCTCTAACTACTATATAAACTTCGCAGCGTGATTTTCTACTGCATCATCATATACACTCAAGCTTGGATTCTTTGAGTTAATTGTCGCCATTCCATCCTTTAAGAATCTCAGCTTTCCCTCAAATCTTCCATCCTTCACTAGATCTCTCACTGTTTCAGCCACACAATAGTCCATAGCAAATCCAGCCACTACTATTTCGTCAAACTCCTGCATTGCTAAGCTATCTAGTGTCTGTTTACCGTAGGTTGGTATATTTCCATCTGCAAACGAAAATGCACTATACATCTCAGCAGTATCATCAAATCCTTTCTGAAATATGCCATAGTGTTTCTTATTTTCTTCACACCACAACTCCAGAGCATTCATTACGTGTTCACTTATCGCCTGACCAATTGACCCGGCTAAGCAGTGAGTTGGCCAGATTTGATGTTGGTGACCGAAACTCTCAATCCTTCTAAGATATGATACTGCTTGGTCTTTGGTCATAATAGTAGGCGAGTAATCATCACGTTCAACTTGCTCTGATGTAATAATGGTGAAAGGATCTACTATGTGTCCCTTCTTATCAGTCCAAGCCTTAGGATGACCGATGTGAGTAGTATAGTGAGTATCCATTGTGCAAAGAATACTATCAATACTCTTCTTGTTCAATTTAATCCAATCACCTAAGAACTCAATACCATGCTCCGCGCCAGGTATATATAATTTACCAGGTCTCCCATCATATACATCTACATGAGGGCTAACAAAATCAACCTGTGCATCAACTATTAATAATAATCTTTTCATTTGTTGTATAAGTTAATTAAATAATTCTTACCTTCCTCTGTCCAAACATTGTATTGCTTTGTGAAGTTAGTGTCCTTAAGAGTAAATGTCTTCTCCTTAATGAACCTTAACTTACCTCTGTCACACATTGTCCATTTCTTATCTCTACTGTTGGCCTGACTGAACTTAATAATACCTTTCTTCTCTAGGTCACTTAGTAGGGTCTTTACATTCCAGTCACCTTCTAAGAACTTGATGACCTCTGTAGTAGAGTAGCATGATTTCTTGTCTGTAGTTGCACTAGTACTGGCAATTCTATTACAGACTGACTCACACCATACGAAGAGTTTAGGACTAATCCACCTACAGAAGTCGATTGCAAGGGCCCTACAAAACCAAGTACCCCTATTCGCCCCCTCTGCTACAGTCTTAATCAGTCTACCTCCATCAACGGGCTGATTCTTACAACCTGACTTTGGAATTGCCCCCATAAGAGCTTTAGTATCTTCCCTCTCTAAGTAGCTATGAACTGTATAGATGGGAGATACTTTTTCTAGGTCAGATGCACAGATAAAAAACTCCTTTGGATCATCTAAGTCTACAATAGTTCTAACCTTAGTTGGTCCGTACTGATATGTATTATTTACGTAATTCATATACTTATCTTTTCTGTTATTACAAAATTAGACGGATCACTTTCAGACTCCTTGATGAATTTCTCAAGCGTTAAGTCACAGTGTTCATCTATCCAGTCTGCAACATAGTAAAGAGTTCTAGACCCTCTTATCATACCAAATAAGATAGGATCGCTCTTTTTCTTTCTTTCTTCTTCCAGTTCCTCTTGGGTTTTCTTATATGACTTACCACTAGGATCATAGTAGAGAATACAGTAATTATCAAAGACGTGTAGCTTATCTAGTTCTACCTTCTTTTCAATTACATCACTCGGTATAGGTCTTGAGAAATTTTTGATATAACACAAGTCTACACCCTTATCAGTCTTCTTAACAAAATCAACTACCTGTCGTTCTGTTATTTTCTTACCAAATCCATACGACAACAAGATAGATTCAAGCTTGTTAATAACTATCATTGCCAGTAGTTTCTCACATAATGCAGTCTGTCCCATCTTCTTAGCATTTTGTAGTGCCTTGAGATATGGTTCAATTCTGTTATAGTAAGTTCCTGCATTTTCTAGAGTTGTCAGCTTAACTTTCTCAAAGAACTCAAGCACACCTAGCTCATACGTCTTTTCTGGAATATCACCCCTCACTGCAAATCTCTTCTTATCTTCGATTAGGCTATGCAGTTTATTGTCAAGCCGGTCTAGCTCTCTTTGATATCTTGACTTTGTCCAGAAGAATGGCTTTTTCTTCATCAACTTGTATAACTCTGAATTAGCCTCACAGATCTCATTCTCCTTCTCTGACATCTTAAGCTCTGAGATAACAGTTAAGTCCCTCTCTGGCTTGACATAAGAGTTGAGACTTATTGATCCGTTAAACTCTGGAAGGTCATCTGGAGTAACGCTATCAAATATCGCACTATCCCAGAGCGGTTCGAAAAATCCCTCACTGAATCTACGATCAAACATCACTGTTATATCATCAGCAGTTAAGTTATCATAGAACTCAGGGTCAATCAGTATCTCCCTTGATCTCTTCGTTAGGTGTCTTAGTTTCTCTGCACCATCTGGAATACTTGCCTGCTTTCTAGAGTAGTGTTCTTCTACTGGACGTGGGCTTTCTTTCTTAGCCTCCAAGTCACCCTTAAGTTTTTCCATTACACCTTCCCACTTAGGTAATGCGTAATCAACTTCAAACTTCCTATTAAATATAGAAAGTTCATCACCATCTCTATTTAGTATTGCCATGATCTTTCCTACTTAAGTCCTAGGTGTACAAGTTCATCATCCCTACCTATTGTACGAAGGCAGAGCTCAACTTCATTCGGGTCACCCATATACTTACCTTCTGTATCTGGGCACTTAACACAATGAATCCAAGGACTGTTCTTATTGATCCTTGCCTCTGATAATTTCATTACTACCTGAGGACTAGCATTTTCTACGCCAGTATTATTTGTGAGCGCTCCACCAATACCCGCAGCAACATGACCTACTCTTCCTCTGACGTTTCTATGTATGTCTAAGAATTTCTGCATATTAATAGAGTCAGAGTATACTAAGGTCTTTGTTAGCGGGTCAACTCTTAGCTCAACAAGTCTGGCGATAATCTTGCTAGTGAATGATTCCCAAGTACCGGAATCCCACCTAAAACCATCAGCCGCCTTAGCATAAAGTTGTGGTAAGTTATTAAGGAACTGATCAATACCAATCGTGTCCACCAAGAAAATACCATTAGAGCCACCAAATGTATCATTCCAGTTCTTCATGGCATGATAATTACCAAGCCTATAACCGGTAAATGCATTATTCAGCATGATCCAAGAGTGAGCCTGTGTACCTGAGATTGGTGTTCCGTACTTAAATGCCATATACACATTGCTATTACCAACAAAGTACTTAGAATTTTCAACTAGTACTTTATCCACCATATCTTGTACTACACCAGAAAATCTCCTCCTAAGTCCAAATTCACTAAAATAGAGTTGATTCTCGTTTGACAATGCTATCTGATCGTTCAATATTTCAAGTGTCTCTGACCTATTGAACTTCTTATCAAATCCACGATACCTAGTACGAAGCTCACTGAATATAGCAAGCAATGGCACCTCCCAGAACTCATTCTCATATGCAAGCCCTCTAGATTCTACACAGAAATGCTTATCCTCGTCTAACCATACCTTCAAGTTAGAACTATCGAATTTAAAGTTTTCATACCAATCGAAGAAATACTTAGGGATCCAGTAGAACTTAGACACCAAGAACTTTTTCTCCTCTGGTTTAAGTCTGAGCGCACAAAGGCTTTCTACTTCAAGATTAAATTGATCAACAAAGTCCTGATCAAATGTTTCATTCTTTCTGTCCTTGAACTTAAAGATAGTCTCTGCGAATGGATAAGTCTTCATAATTGCATAAGACATGTTCCACTTATAAACATCATTCTCTAATAAACTTTTAATAATCATAATTCATTCTATTTTAATTAATACTTCAATTTCTACTATTAAGGGGACTAGGGGAAAATAAAAACAAGGATACCAATACTGATATCCTTGTTAGTTTCAATTTGTGGGGAGTGAAAATTTCTCTGGATACTTAGGACCTATACCCTCATATGCAGCCCTAATCTTATCCCATACTTCCCCTGCATTCCCTGGATTTTCTATCACCTCCAAGATTCCAACTTCCTTCTTCTTGTAGTCAATAAAGCTCAAGACAATAGGGACATTACACTTCTTGGCAATTAGATAAAACCCTGGATTCCATTTTTCTACCTTCTTAAGATGACCCTCAGGACAAATAAGAACGTTCATTTCATCTGCACCATTGATAGCATTTATTGTATCCATTAGTGCATTTCTACCTGTATTTCCAACTGGTATAAATCCAAATGCTCGAAATACATGATTCACTGGCCAAATAAAATACTTACTGGCCATCAACAACACATGCCGTACTCCCCAAATATAGAAATACATCTTCCCTAGGAATCCATCACACCAAGACGTATGAGGAGCAAATACGACAACACTCTTCTTTAGTTTTGGAGCTTCACCTACTAGCTTCCAACCTAATAACTTCACTAAGATTAGTTTACTTAAAAATTTCATCATAACACTTATAAGGGAGTACGGGGAACAAAAAAGAAGAAGAGACTATTTTAAGCCTCTCCTTACTAGTCTAATAGATACTTCCTCCCACTTTCCTTGTCCGTGTGGGTTGTCAATGTGTGTCAAAATGTCTATTCTATCTGTAAATCTTTTGTTCATTGTGTCATGAACTTCGTATAGACCGTTGATAGATTTGTCATCACCATCCTTAGCTTTAATCTCAACTACGTCCCCGTACTTATAGACCTTTCTAAGATCCTGTGATACTGCTATCCATCTGATCTCACCTCTCTTTAATTTACTGAGAGATATCTTAGACATATCAGCCGTAATTAATGGCTGATTATTACATTGACTTTCTACTGGATTGTATCTAGTAGCTGTTACAGTTCTTCTTGTTGGGTTGCTTTTTATTGCTAGCTTCCCATCTCCAAAACTACTAGGGTCGATCGCTATTTCATGACCAACCTTAAAGTCTCTGCTATTAACATAATCAATAGCATTATCCATCGCCTCTTTTTCTCGAGACTTCTTCCCTATGTTTCTTACATTGTAGGCGAACATAGAAATACCTAACATGACAACTAATATAAACAATAAGTTGTCGGTTCTAAAAAAATTCTTCATAATCTTATATAATTTCTTGTTAATAAAAAATTTCCCCAAGATACATCTTATTATATCTTGAGGTATTTGTCTACATTAATAAGGGATCTAGGGCATCCCAAAGGGCAACTTTTAATACAGAGTCCACTTCGGAGAAAAAGTAAGGAGAACATTGCCTCCCTACTTACTTTGCCCCACAATCTTAATAAAATTCTTAGTAGATTGAATTAATGACCTTAGTTCTGATATTTTCTCGCTTATACTGCTTAATCTATCCTTAAGACCGCTCATATAAGTCTTAGCCAGTCCAAAATCAGAAACATTACCGCTATCATCCTCACAGAGTAGTTTATTGATTACTTTTCTAATATCTTCAAGTCCCTCTGCGAAGTCTAGGTTTAATTCCTCATTTAACACTGACTGTCTTTGTATTTCATCAGTTAGGTAGTTATTACATTCCTCCCTGTATACCTCCTTATCCATTGCATCAAGTTCTAGTTTCGCCTGCTCTAAGGAATTACTGAGGTCGTTTATTTTCTTACTAAGTTCTTCTCTATCAGTTGTCATTATATAATAATTTTAGTTTAAGAGGGCTAAGTGAGAAAATAGATTTCTTATCTGTTCCCATACAAATAAAATCTTCTCTACCTCTCGCTTTTACTAGGACGCTTAACCCGCTCGATTCTTTCAGCTCATATCCACCAGTACTTGAGCTAACTATTTCGAGCTGAATATTTCCGTCCTGACCCTCGAGATAAGATACCTTCGCAATATCAGATAACCACTCAGGAACTATCTCACCTAATCTCCATGTCCAAATTTCATCAGGGTACTTATTATTTCTACCCTTCTGTTTTAGTACTTTATTTGTCATACTTTAAGTCACCAACACCTTTAATAGACTCAATGCTATCCTCTATCATATCTACACCTAAGCGTTTAAGATAAGAAACTAACATATCACCTAAGTCTGTATAATCTTTGAATGAGTCAAGTATATCGTTGATCTTGCTGTCTGGATTTTCCCGGTCATTCTCATACTCCTTCAGAATAAGATCAACCGTTGCTTTCCTGACGAACACTAAGTCAGATTCACAAGTCCAAGTATAATATCTACCTTCATTGTTTAGTACTGCCTCCTTATCTCTCTTAAAGAAACCTCCACCTTTACTAGTATCTCCCTCCTCTACTGTATAAATAGCCTTAAGTTCATCAAAAGTAGATCTCCTTACCTTGCAGATAGGTTTTTGAAGAGCACTAACATGAATCCTAATGATATTATCTAGTCCCTCTTTTCCTAGCACTACATCTCCAAGCTTAAGAATGTCAGTCACTATATAAGATACATGTGTTTCATATACTTCTTTTGCATATAAGAAAGCTTCAAACAGAGTCTTATGTAAGTTACCGTCAGAGACTATAAAACTTGCAGACTGATAGAGCTCTGTGAATTTAAAAGGATCAATAGTATTAACAACCTTAGGATCGAAGATAAACATAATATCACTAACCCCCTGTATCAAGTCGATCTTATTATGAATATCCTCATTAACTTCAGAACCATAACCAATCTTGATAAATGTAATTAATGAGTGCTTTGGCTGATTAATTACGTACACTGAATTCTTATTCATACTATATAATTTTGTTAATTGTTTCACACTAATAAGAACTTCAAGCCGACCGAATAGCAAAATTACACCTTTTAAATCCTTATATAAGTAAATAACATTAACAATTTTTTAATATGAGAGAAGAGAAAATTAAAGAAATTTATGAAGAGTGTAAGAAAACATTGTTCAGCACTAGAGGTTCCATGTTAGAGAGATTAGTTGACTCTAATAGAAATATTTTTGGAATCGTCGGAAAAGAGTCGTTTAGGGACAGATTGCATGAAACTGTGAAGGAAATGCTATTTGATAAGGATGTAAAAGACTACTTCTTAGAGTACTTAGGCGAAAATGGTATTATAGAGAAGTATAATATCTCAGAACAGGGTGATAAAGACGAAGTAGTTAATAAAGTCTTAACCTTGGAGTACGAAGATAACGTTAAGACAATTAATAATATTGTAGATAGAATAGAAGATGGATATTAGTAAGAGAGAAAAATTAATAGTCTTTGCTGATTGTTTGTTCGGCATCTATCAAAGGGTATCCACTGAGGAGGATAATACGGTAGATACTATTAAAGAAGCAATAAAGTACCTCAGACCTATGATGAGTAGAGAAGATGTACGAAAGTTCTTTATAAACTCTGCGGATAAGGTAAAGCAAGGTAATAAAGTCCTGCTAATAAACCTACTAGATAGCGATAGTTTTAGCGAGATCCTTAGTAATATTGGCGAAGAGTTCTCTAGACTAGATAGAGAATTGATTGTAGATGAAGTCAATGAAAGAATCTACAAAGCAAGAATTGAGAAAGTTGACAATATAATAGAAGAATTATGGAAAAGTCAAGATGCATAAGGAAATAAATATAAAAACATATAGAAGATGACAGCATTTTATTTAATCTGTTCATTAATAGTGGCTGCACTTTTCATTGTACTTATAGTTGGTACAATTACAGCAGCACTAGATATGAATGGTAAAGATTTTAGAGTAGTAGAGACGATTGATAATAAGTTTTCAATATACTGTAAGACCTATATAGGCAGGTGGGTCCCACTATTCGACGTACTGAAGAAAGATAGGAATGATATAAGTGTGTACCTGATTAAACAAGGTACTACACGAGTTGATGAGGTTAGAATAGAAGAGTATTATGCGGATCAGACGTCAGCAGTTAATGTACTAGAAGACCTGCTAGAAAAACTGCGTGAATCGAACCGACGTAAGAAAGGTGATGATAAAAGAATAATAAAAGACTTCAGAGTATGATGATGACAGTAGGGGATATGTTAATTGGATTACTAGCTGATCTAATAGTAGTCTGTATATTTCTAGTAGTATTCATTGGTATACCGGCCTTCATTAATCATCTATACAAAACACCTAACCTAAAGGACTTCAGAGTTTGTAGAAGATTAGACGGTGCTTTTGTAGTGATGGCTAAGAATAAATTAGGCTTCTGGAGACTACTTCCTAACATGTGTGATATGGGTTACCTATTCCTGAGAGATTACGAAGATAGTGTCTTTATTTGTAATTCTTATTGGAAAGAGAGTCTAGCAGAAGAAGCTGTGAACGATATTGTAGATATCATCAAGAAGGGTAAGGTTAAGAGAAGTAATAAACTAAAAACAATAAAGAATATAAAAATATGAAGATATTTCTTATTATAGTAGGAGTATTAGCATCATTATATTTCATTGTACAGCTAACAACAATGCCTGATATGAAAAGGTTTAAGGTTGTTAAGGATGAAGTAAGTGGGCTATTTACTCTATACGGAAAGAACGTATTTGGTATTTGGTCACCACTTTACAATCTATGTGAAAGAGTGTCGGGTGAGTTTATCGTAAAGTTTCCTGGATCTAATAGGACAGACTGTTACTATATCAAACAGACCTATAAGAATCAAGAGGAAGCAATGGAAACGATGAATAAGATAATCAATTCCATTAGACTAGCAAATCAGTCACTTCTTGAACTAAAAGAAGAGAGTGGAAAAAACCATAATAAGACCGTTAAAGAATTTCGAGTATGAGTAAAGCAGTTGAGAATCTTTTACAGTTCTTAAGTACAGCAACAAAAGAAGAGCTGGATGAAAACTTCAAAGACTTAGAAAAATACTGTACTGTTGGTCCTCTCGCTAAAGATTATATTGAGAGGGAATTGAGCCGGAAATAAGCAAAAAAATTAATAGTAGACTTAATTGTTCTACTATTTTTTTCAAATCTGTAACCCTAACTACACCTTAGTTAATTCTCTGTCTTCCTATATAGATTTTCAGCATAGTTAGGGTTATTTTAAAAAGCACTAAGGAGGTTCTCAATATCTCCTAAGTCATCTCTCTGTATTCTTTTCTCCTCTACCTCTTTTAAGTCTCCTGTTGGTGTTACGTATTGAGTTCCTGGAAATAGGATCTCTTTTGGTTGGATTGTCTGAGAATTAACCGCATTGTCATAAGCAGTTTTAAATTTCTTCAACCAGTATTTAGCCCAATCACCTTTTGCAGTAGCTAGTTCCTGATCAAACGGACCATCGCCCCACAAACCATCTTTAGGTCTAGGGCACTCAATCATTACTTCTACCTCTGTGTTATCATCTTCCATTGACGTCATCTTATAAGTCCAGTAGAAATAAGACTTGCCATTATACTTATATGTTCCACTATCGCTGGTTAAGTCCTTCCAGATATCCTCTACTAGTGCTACTGTATTATTGCTTGTTTCTCCATTAGATAAGATTAACGTCTGGTCCTGCAATAGTTTATTTCCCATAATCCATGCCTGACCCTTAATTGTCTTACTTGTCATATTAAATATTAAAATAAAATAGAGAGATTATATTAATTCATAATCCCTCTATCTCTTTTTTATTGTTCTACATAACCCATCAGCTTTTCTGCAATTAACATATAGCTGATTGAATTATAGTACTCACCGTAATCTGTTGGTACGTGGATAAAGCTAACTGGGAAGTGCTTTTCTACTTCCTTAATAAACTGCTCATCATTCAAGTACTTAGCGAAGAAGTGAGATAGTCCACCTACAATTAGAAGTCCATTACTTGCGTCTAACTGTGATGAGTACTTTTCCTCTAGTAGGTTAAGTACATTAGCAAGGTAAATTCTCGTATACTTATCAACTACATCAGATAAGTCAATTACCTTTCCCCTCCTTGTTAAGATACCAGAATCCACTACCGTCTGTGCTTCCTTTGTTGAAATTCTATATTCGTATGTCTTATAGATATACTCTGCGATGTCCCTAGAAATACAGATAACACCCGTATCAGGAATTCCAATAGTTGCACCAGCTGCAGATTTTTGGTCAATCACTGCGCAAATATCAATACTTAGATAACCACCATCACAAATTACGTATGAATCTAGTTTGTTATCTGTTGTATGAATATTGCTATCTTTTACATTCTGACCGTACTTAGCAAAAGCCGCCTTACATGCAAGACCCTGTGGCAAGCATACAAAGAAATTGGTATCAGGACTAATCAAGAGTGACTCATACAGATACTTTAATAGATCATCTGCCTTATCACTAAATGCCATAGATAATCCGATTGCTACCTTGTCCCACTTAACATCTGAATACTTGCTCAGAAAGTAACTAATCACAACTGGATAAATTGCTTTCATCTGCTCATATGTCTCCAGCTTAAGTCGATAATTTCTATCAAGCTTAAGTGAGTTAGGACCGATTACATACCATTTTTCATTCAGCTTAAATACTGTATCATTATCGATCTCAAGTGGTGCCTCGGGGAGTTCGGAAATTGCTGATATCATCTTATAATTTACCAAGCTTCCATTATCATCAATAAAGGAAATCTTAACTGATGAATAACCAAGATCGATTGCTAATACTCTAGGTCTTTTTTGCTTACTTACTGCCATACTTCTCTTCAAAATTTTTAATAACCTGCTTATAAAGATCAATCAAGTCTTTCTCTACCTTATACTTCTTCATGTCGTTAATCACATCATTCTCAACATAAGTAAGAGGTACATTAGGAAGGAGCATGGTGAATCCCTTTGTTACCATACCAACTGCATAACTATTATCCAAACTAGTAGGGTTACCAAATGGATCCCTCTTAAGATTTCTAACTACTACTAACTGAACTAAGTCAGTCTTATCGTTGGTGGCTTTATAGGCAAACACGAGAGTACCATCAACCAGTTTACTATGAATACTGCTCCATACACTAGCTGCTACATCATCTGCATTTCTCCAACCTACTATTAATTGATCTTTTCTTTCAATATCTCCCATTGTTAATTTTTCATTTGATTCCATAACTTTTTATTTTTTTTTTAATTAATACCTGAGCTACCAAAGCCACCACTACCTCTTTCTGTACTTCCCGAGATCTTGGCAACTAAGTTTAACTCTGCTTTTTCTACTCTTGCAAAAACCAACTGTGCTATTCTATCACCTGGGTTTATTACTACTTCCTCTGCACTCAAGTTAATCAGGATAACACCTACTACACCTTCATAAGACTCATCTACTGTGCCTGGTGTGTTTAGTACCGTTATTCCTTTCTTCAATGCAAGGCCACTTCTAGGTCTAACTTGAATTTCTATGTTCTCTGGTACTTTAAACTTCAATCCGGTACTTATTAACCTACGCTCTAATGGTTTCAATGTTACAGGCTCTTCAATATCAGCCCTAACATCCATACCACTATCACCAGGATGTTTGTACTCGGGAAGTTTAATACCAGTAATAGATACATTCTCTACAATTACTTGAATCATAGTTTATATTTTCTTTTTGTTATGAACCTAAATAACCAAGAATTACTAGACACGAATCTAACAGTACCTAGTATCTCAGGGCCTTTCCAGAATTCTTTTAAGTTAACACCATATACATCAAAGCCATAATTTTCAGGACTAAGACATATACGATCGTCTAGTAATCTACCACTTGATATAAGACTACTCAAGTTATACATAAGGTAGTCATAATCTTTCGGTAGTAGGTATGTTAGCTTAATACTGTCAAGACCTAGCGAGTAATAAACAGGAAGTCCAATCCTAACTGAATTACCAAGTTGTTCAAATAATAGGGAATTGGACTCCTTCTCAAATTTAACAGTAATAGGTAGTGGATTACTATTTACAAGTGTATCTTTATTGAATACTATTAAGTTATTATAGATTTCAATTAAGTCATCCTGTAATGTTGTCATACCTATCCTCTATTAATCTTCACTAACTGCGCAGAATACTTTAATGCCAAGGTTATCAAGTACCTCATAAGCCTTTGTAACTGGGCCTGGTTCAATACTTCCCTTAACCTCCTTGACCTTCTTGATTGTATCTACTAACTCCTTAAGTGGATTTTTAATACCACCAAACTTATCCTCACTGAATAAGCCAGTATTATTAGCGATATTCTCAAGCACAGATACTACATCAGTACCACCAGACTGTACAATCTTAGTAGTTGTTGGGTATCCATTTTGCATAAAGTTGTAATCCATGATATTCCACTCAATCATCTCAGCTGGAATAGACAATGGATTTTCCTCATCCTCGGTTACATTCTGAATAGTAACCATATAACCTGACTTAATGAGGTAATAGTTAATACAAGCAAAATCCTTCGTAGTGAGCGTAATGTCACTATTGATCAAGCTAATAATGTCAGGATTGTTCACTGATGCATCGAAATTAGGAATATTAGTCTTCAAGAAACCCTTAACGAATTCCATTACACTAACCTTCATAATGTCCATGTCATAACGTGTACGGTCAATACAACGACCTACTGTTGCTCCTGCATCCTTAGCAGGAATTGCATACAAATTAACTTCTATCATCTTTTTATAATTAAGAATTATATTTTAAATTTAACTCTGGCTTAGTAATCACAAGGAAGATAGCCCAAAGTCGCTCTCTTACATTTCCTTGCTCAAACTTCTTTTTTTCACTCCCTACAAAATCACCTGCTTTTAATAGTGCCTGGTAGATATCATCAAAATCAACTGGTCTATTATTCATCCACTCAATCTGTTCGTCGATTAAGTAAGATTCTAAGTTTCCATTTTGTAGGAGGTTTGGGTCTAATGCAATCCACTCATCAATATCAAACGACTCTCTAAGAAGTGTAAATATATCTGAGATTCTTGCAATATTCCTATACTTATCTATCAATTTAAGATAAACATATTGAACTGTTTGTGTGTAGTCTGTATCGTTAATCGTCTTGATAAAACTGTTACTACTACTTTCCTCTAACATGTTCTTGTATTGCTTTGAAACTTGCCATCCAAACAAGATCTAAGTTTCTTATCTGGAGCTCTGTTTTCAAGAATCCACGCAGGTAATTATAATAACCTGTACTATCATTACTCGCTGCTAATTCTACTAGTTTATCTATTGAAACTTGTGTATTTTCCCACCTAAATCTGTCAATTACTAACAACTTATTCAGGTCTAGATCCTTTGGTGAGCTTGTATTGTTTAGAACTTTTTTCATTCTTCCCAACCTCTCACTACACAGCTGATTTCCACACTTCAATAGGCTACCATAGATATCTTTAGAGCTTAACTTATAACCACACTTACAAGAAGGCCACATATAATCACCGTTACCTGGCTTAAATACATTACCAACCATAGGGATAGTACTGTTTGCTAAGATAATTCCAACTTCTGCGCCTGGTGTTATGTTGTTCTTTATTAACTTACTAACACTTCCTGCACTTGGTTTCTTAATAGTACAGCCTTTAACTTGTACTGGCTCTACTTCTACATTAGCACTCCAACTATCTTTTCCTTTGCAAGTCTGATCATTCCAAATAATACTTCTTACTCTAGTCTTTATTGCCTCAGTACCACTACCAGCCCCTGCATACTTAATAGCTCTCTGACAGATACCATGCTCATTATAAAGCACCCATCCATCATTTAAGAAAGTACCTGTATCAGTAACTGTTCTATCACTCTCACAAAAACCTGGCATTCCCTCTAATTCAGGTAATGTCCAAACTTGTGCAGGGCTAAATAGAATGTGGTTATCTTGCTGTGACCTAACTGTATCAAAACTCTGTAAGACATCTCTATAATCGGATTCTCTTACTTTCTTACCTTCCTCAGAGTCATCAGTATAATACCTATATGCCCTTAAAGTTAGCAGTTCTGATACCTCTTGATCACAGTACTTAGAATTGATAAGACCATTTGCTTTCTGTCTTGCTTTTTCTGGATCAATACTCTTATCTAATCTTTCAATATCAATAAGAGCTTCACACTGAATAGCAACAATACCTCTTGGAAATCGTTGAGGTAGAAAATTAAACAACTTAGCTGTCTGATCTACACCCCAATCATTAATATTCGCATTTCCAACTGTTACTACTCTCTTTGGGACTCCGTTAGTAGGATCTATGTAGACTGCAATACTAGAACCGTCATACTTCAGGTCTAGGTATATCTTATCTGTACCTAACTCTACTATTGACTTCCTTATTGCATCTAACATTGACTTAGGAGCTTTAAACTTTTTGATTTTCTCAATGTACGAGTTCTTTGTTTTTACACCTTTCAAGTACGTGTCAAATACATAATCCCTCACGAAAAAACCATCTTCGTTAATTGCTCTCTGTTCCATCTCATCATAATCAGAGTCACTAATACCTGTCGGCTGTGAATCAATGTAATATGACTTACACGCATTAATTAAGATAGACCATTTTGCTAGTACAGAGTCCTTTATATTCATCCTTTCTTATCTTTGTTAAAACTTGCTGACCACTCAATGATAAAATTCTGCATCTCCTCTGAAAAAGCTTCTACTATGTTCCTAGTATCTGGCACATATTCAGAACCAGATTTAACAGCAACTTCGAAATCTTCATCAGTGTCAAGGTCAAATATCTTTACGATACTATATCCCCTGCTCTTCAAGAATTCTATCATATTTTCTCTCTTCCAAGTCATCCCGAAAGGTTTTGGCATCATAGTTAGTGTTAGGAGAGTCTTCCATTTGTAATCCTCACTATCATCACCGTCTTCTAGGTCACCACTCTTTACCAATTTTCCGAAATCACTTAGGTTTAGATTTCCGTATTTTTCGTTCTCGTCGTCTATACCTTCCATCGATTTTATTTTTATTTTTATCTCATTTTTTAGGAATTTAGGAGCTTTCTAATGCAATCTTGTTCATGTTGGCTTAAAAATCGGGCACCGTACTAAAAAATTCAGCACAGTACCCTTTATATATGAACAATTTGCAACTTCTACTACATCATCATACCCTTAGTTGCAGGCTCAGCTCCATCCTTACCACTCAAGTCATCAGTGATAGTACAGTCAACCAATAAGATCATACTAGCTGCTGAAATACTATTCTCTAATGATACGCGGAGAGACTTTGCTGAATCTAAGATGCCGTCCTCTACCAAGTCAACAACCTTACCTGTCTTAGCGTTATATCCAAAACCAGCCTTCAATGACTTAGCCTCCTTAACTATCACATCACCACTAACACCGCTATTTTCTGCGATTGTGTGCATGATGATAGGAAGTGAATTAACAACAATCTTAGCACCCTCTGCCTCATCTTCAGTAAGCTCCTTCCAGAACTTCTTATCCTTGGTCAGAGACATAGCAGCCCTCAAGAATGTATAACCACCGCCAGGAACACAACCTTCTTCGATTGCACTCTTAGCCGCCAAAATACTATCCTCAATTGTTGCCTTTCTATTTGCCTTCTCAGCCTCACTTGCACCACCTGCCTTGATAATAGCAATACCACCAGTCAAGTTAGCAAGTCTCTTCTCAAACTTTGTCTTTTCGTAGTCTGATGTCTTAGGGTCTGCAAGTCTAGCCTTTAAGATTTCAGCCCTATTCTTAACTTCCTCAGGATCACCCATACCTTCATAGATAACACATGAATCCTTTGTCACTACTACTTTCTTAGCCTGACCAAGTACTGAGATATTAGCCTGGGTCATTGTAATATTATTCTCTGGGCAAATATGAATACCACCAACAGCTACTGATACATCTTCCATAATGTTTCGTCTTGAGTCACCAAAATCGATACCCTTAACTACACAACAGCGAATAGCACCACGCATTACATTGATTGCAAGCATCATATTTGCATTATCGTCAATCTCATCAACGATCATGAGAAGTGGACGACCCTGACTATTCTGATCGTAGTCCTGAATGAAATCTACCATCTGCTTAATGCTTCCAATATGTTCACTCGCAACAAGTACATAAGGATTTTCCATCACACATGTACCATCTTCAGGATTTGTTACGAAGTTAGGACTAGACCAACCACGCTCAATCTTCATACCAGCTGTTGTCTCAATTACAGTATCAAGACCACTAGCAAGATCAGCAGTAACTAGTCCATTAAGTCCTACCTCACTAAGACCCTTAACTACCAAGTCACCTACCTCTGGATCATTATTTGCAGAGATTGTGGCTACTTTACGGATCTTCTCCATATCACCGTCAACCAAGATAGCATTTTCCTTAATATACTGCTCAACCTTTGCACGAGCCTTCAACATACCAAGCTTTACCTCGTTGACATTTGCACCACTATTGATTGCTCTCTGTCCACGCTTACAGAACTCTTCAATTAAGATAGATGTAGTACTAGTGCTATCACCTGCTACCTCCTCAGTGGCAGATGCAGCTTTCTTTACTAGTTCTGCACCCATATTCATTTCCTGGTCCTTAAACTGAATATTCTTTGCGACAGTTGCACCATCACGAGTAATTTCAGTTGTAAAACCATTCATGTTAATAGCAACACACTTACCACTAGGGCCGAGAGTTGATTTAATTGCACTAACTGCCTTACTAACACCCTCAATAATCTTTGCCTGTGTGTCGTGTCCTGTCTTTACTACTTTGTCTTCCATTTCTATTTTCTTTTGTTAATTGATTAAAGAATTACTAATACATCAGAGTCAATAATAACCGTATACTCTGAATCACCAATTTTCACATTATGACCTGCATTTGGCCTGATCAGTAGCATATCACCCTCTGCAATACCAACTACCTTACCACCAACGCTGATGACTTCACATGTGTCATAATCGTCATCTTTTTCACTTGTAATTACGAAGTTGCCAATTTTCTGCTCAGCAACAACCTTCTTTACTTTCTCAACTAAGATGTTAAAATTGTAAGCTTTCATTCTTTTTGTTTGAAATTTATATTAAAAAATCTATATCATGAGTAAGAAACTTCCTACCACATATAAAGGAATTAAGCGGACCTACTCACTTTTTTGTTCATTTTGAGCAGATATTTTCATAATTTCCTTCAGAATTCTCTTACTTCCGAGATGATTGTCCGTACTTCTTAAGAAATCATCTATTGTTATGTCCGAGTTGAATGTACTAACTTTGGCATGTTCATCACACTTAAGACCTGCCAAGTAAAAAGGATCGATTATAGAATAATACTGTGTTGGGTTAGATATTGCTTCATCAGTAATTTCATTAAGTATTATACTACGAACCATCTTAGGTGTGAGTACTTTCTCTAACCCATTATACCTGTTATCATAAATCTCCAAGTAATGATCTATCTCTGTATCCAAGGGCAGTCCTCTATATCTATTAAAGAGTCCCTCAGGGTCTAGTATAAGCTTCATCACTTTAATTGGAAACTTATCCTTACTGTAATTATTAAACAGGACATCTGCCATCTTCTCTGGTATAAAAAATCTTGGAAGCCTTATGTATACCTTTAAAGTTGCCTCAAAATTCTCACTTTCACCTCTTACTATTACTACTACTTTCATAATCTTATTTTATATTATTACGAGTGACAGTCAATAATTGCCACAACATCATCACTACCTTTATTGTCTAGAATCTTCTTATAGTAGAAATCTAGATCATCTTCACTCTTACCATCCAAGTCTACCCAACCAGTACTAGGACTAAGTAGACTATAAATACCATTACTTAGTAGTTCCCTGATATTTACTACATCATCTAGTCTTGCAAAGTCAGCCCTGTTTCTACTATTCATTTCGTACATCTTTTCCACTACATTATAATTAGGTGGATAAGCATAGCCTTTGATTGGTACTGCAAAGTCTGATAGTAATAAGCTACCAGTAAATCTTCCCCCTAGTTGATACCAATCCCACTGGCCCTCTGGATTATAACTGCTATAGACTCCATCTTCACGTACGTCATTTCCCCAGTCAATTGCAAATAGGTCATACAGCTTTTTTCTAACCTCTTCTTCAGGGGCTGTAAAATCTACCTTAAGAAAACGATCTAGATCTCCCTTCTTATATGCAGGGGGAACATAGTTAGGATCACTTTTTGTTTTTTCTATGAGGCCTTTGTACTCTGACTCATACCTATCTAGTACATCATCCACTACATCATAAAAAGTGGCATTTAGGTAAGACTCTACTTCTCGATCTTCACTATAATATTCGAGTTGCTTAATAACATCATCTTTGTCTTTTCCTACTACTAATACTGAAAAATGCATACTAATTTATTATTTTACTTCACTAATAAGGAAAAGAAAGCCTAGCAATACAAATTAATGTACTACTAGGCGGAGTGCGGGCTTTGATTAATTACCCTTATCGTGCACCCTGGGCTGATCCAAGAATGTTAATATCATAAATCATATATACAAGTCCAGACAATGTATCAAACTTGCCAAGATTATCCCATACCTCACCGAGTCTATCTATGAGTTCAGGGTAAATCTTACTTTTATCAAGGTAGGCAGAATTATAACCCCCTATGAAATCTGTAAGTACTCTCTTTGTAATTAGGTATCCTGTTACGTCACTTCCACCCAATTCATCGTTATAGTAAGAATTAAGCGCCCTAGCAATATTAGATTCTGTGTAGTGTAGTGATGGGTAATGTTTCTTTAGCTCCCATACACACTCAATCAGCTTCAATACTTCATCTGACTTAACTGTAATCGTATCAATCCCTGCTTCTTTTAGGATACAGTTAATAGATGACTTTACTAATTCCTTCTTACTACTACACTCACAATTACTACAAGGCTCTTTCATGACCTCTTCAAAGTCCCATGAAGTAATAGAATCATCCTTACTCAGAAACTCAAAATTCTCCTTAGTTTCTGGCATATCTACTACCACACTTACCTCGACACTACTACCTGATAACCTCTCAACTACTTCGCCAACTTTATCTGACGTAGTTGTTATCTTGATTCTTCTCTTAGGCATACTATTTTATTATTCTTCTTATGTTCACTTACGTAATAGTTAACCTTGTTCTCATCTTCGGGGTCTAAGTTAACTACATTACTGTACTTAGTGGGATTAAAACCACTTGGATAATAGCAGTGTGCATGGATAGAATAAAACTTATCTCTTACGTAATTCTTAGTAAAAGCCTCATCCACACGCTCAATGTTTTTGTTAGAATTAATCAGGTTACCTACAAACTTTGGACTTAACTGCTCAATCCATCTAATGCCACAGTGTGTACATATGTAGGTATTCTTTCCCCTCTTATAGATGACATACTCCTTGAGCTTCTTATTCATCTCATCAATCCAAGCCCAGGCCTCGACACTACTTAAGGTCTCAAATTCCTTAGCGGTCGTCTTTAAGAATTGATCGGGGATGGAATTATAAATACAAGAAGCTGCTATCTTACGGTCAGCTGCTTTAAGTACTTTCCAACCTAGGTATTTTCTAAGCCTCAATTCATGGTTGCCTTCTAAGTATCTAACATTTTCTTTATCACATAGTAAGATACTTTCCATTACCTTCCTACTACCACCAACTACAGGACCATCAATGTAATCCCCATGAAATACTGTTAGGCTATAATCTGATGTAGGAGGTATTCCCGAACTCATTGCGTTAAAGTGCGAATGTAAGTCAGATACATGTAGGACCTTATCAGTTACCTCTAGCTTTATTGTCTCATCACGCTTAGACCAATACTTCTCTAGGTTCTTATAGGTAGTGATTAAGTTCTTATTTTCCAGTGATTGTGACAAGAAATTACCTACCTCTTTCTTCAGGTCTACTCTACTATGGGGAATATACCTAAGATCACTATACTTCCTGTTCTTAGTTACATAGTCTTGAGGAATTGGAAACACCTTATAGAAAACAGTATAACCAAAAATCCTAGCTAGCTGTTCTAAGATAGCAGTAGATTCATTTTCCATATCCACTACTATCAAAGTACCAGTGCTAGCTTTTGTACATACTACCTCAATGAACCTACTATAAACCAGCTCATCGAAAGAATTAACTAAGTAGTCCCTGTCACCCTTATAGTCAGGCTTAAAATATAATGATCTTAAGTTATCTATGTCTAAGAAAAAACTAGATAATCCCTCTTTCAATACCCAATTCCTTTTATCCTCCTTTACAAGTCCTTTCAATACTACAAAAGATCTCATTATTCTGGGAGTTTAAATTTTTGAATCTCTTGAAACTTAGGAATATAGGACCACATTGTTTGTAAGACGAGTAAGACACTAGTAGTCGCACCGGGTAAGAGAGGCGCCTTATATCTCTCGCATAATGTTCTGATAAGTCCATAATTCACATACTCATTACTACACCTCGTCACTACCTTACCTGATTGTGCAATGAGCGAGAATTCAACAGGCGCAATAATACCGGTGCTCTTCTTAAGGAAATTGAAGAAAATACCATCCGCTACACCTGAGTAATCTAGATCTGCACTAAGCTTATTAACGAACTCAGGATTATCAAAGGTCATCTGAGGGTTCTGTGGTTGACTAGATTGACAGTTGAGGAGGAGAATCTTTGTACCCCTGAACTGAACAATACCTTTACCAGGCTCTGTACTAGTAATCGCCGCTACACCCTGGGCAAATTTACTCTGCCATGATTCATTAGCTGGGTTAAGATCAGTAGGACCCATGAGAGCAATCTTTACAAAATCCTCTGTACCCTCTGGAATAGGCTCTGACCCTGAAATCATCATTACTGTTGGACTAAGTTGTTCCATCTTTGTTATTTTGTCTATTAAAGGTTAAAAACAAAAAGAGAACCTAACTACTAAAGCACAACTAATTTGTACTCTTTCATTTGTTCTCTTCTCTAGCTTAAATCCTAGAACCAATCAACTACCTTCGCATTATCTTTGAAGTACTTCTTGAGCGGTTCTAAGTTATTTTTCTCTATCCAAATTGAAATATCAGCATAGTCAGAAGTCCCATACTTAACTAGGACCTGCTTAAACTGATACCTCCCTACTTCCTCTTTATATGTCTTATAGGAATCAAGCAGTAAGAAATCTCTCTTGTTCTTAATGGCAGTTACTACATCACTACGTCTCTCTTCCTCACTGTAACCACCACTTAAGTCATTGATTGGTAAGAACTCAACATGCTTTGACATATTCCTAACTGATAGGCTGGCAAAACGATTAAGTTCTTTCAGGAGTGGCTCTAAGAAACTAGCATCAATACCCACAACTGAATTTCCGTCTGGCGTGTTCCTAATAGGTCCCATATTACTCTTTGGGATAGGAAACGTAATGATTGCTGTATCCTTGGCCGCTTTCTCAACCTGTATACCTCTTGGACAAGTCTTAGATACTTTCAACATTCCACACAAGTGGGGATAGTATCTATCAATCAGGTTCGTGTTCACTGTTACTACCATTCTCTGTCCGCCTTGATCTACACTTGATGATATTTTAATCATAACTTTATATATAATTTATTTTTAATTTTCACTACATATATAAGATTTCTAAGCCAGCCTAATTACAGCTTTTACTATTTAAGTGCTGTAAGAGATCTGTATTAAAAACAAGCGGTGCATAGTTCTTTACCGGCTCAATCCCACGTATTATCTTAGTCAGGTCGTGAAACTTTGTCTTCTGTATCTGTGGTTTCTCAAAATTTCTCATCCTAAATACACTAATACCATGTGTCTTATAAAGGTATTCATCTCTAATTGCATCAGTATCATTAGTACCCTGCTCATCATGATACTCACTATCCAGCTCTACCGCAAGTCTAAGCTCTGGGAAATAATAATCCATCAAGTAGTACATTCTTTTCTGATTTGGTAGGCGGTGTGAATTCTGTATAACCACTGGAAACTCTCTAAACACAGTAAGAGGCTCCCAGTAACCAACATTAATAAGTGCATCAAATATCTTAGCCTGCATTGACCTCTTCCTAAGCTGCTTATTCCTAGTAAACCTCTTGCATGATGAAGGACTAGGATATACAATGTTCTTAAAATTACAAAGTCTACCACTCTCTGATAGACAGTAGACCGGAAATGATTGGCCTACTATATCTGGAAACATAAAAGTCTCACGATAATCTATTTCTTTCTTCTTTGCCATAAAAAATAAAAAAGTCGGAGAGCCATTATAATCACTACAACGGACTCCCCTGGATATTAACAATTTAAATTTATAAAATTATGAAAAAAGTGAAAATCATTTCTTCCAATTATCTAAGTAATCAGGACCCTCTATTTCTTGTAGGAGGTCATGAAGCTTACCTAACTGTATAAGACAATCAAGGCAAACTACTATATCAGTACCATCACCACCAAGAGATAAATGTTCCTTCCTGACTACTTCATCCTTTCCTAGTTCACAGCATTTCTCTTGCCACTTACCATATTGATAAACAGGCTTCCCACAAATGCCGCAAGACTCTACCTCATTACCATCAATAGGGACAATACTATTATCCTTCTTGACGAAACTATGAAGTAGGTGACGAATATATTTATTATACTGTCTACATCTATAAGCGTTTAACAGCATAATAATCTCATTATCTACAGGTTCAAGCTTTCCTGTGATACTACCATCCTTATTATTTCTGTATGTCTGAAACTTACTAACTAACTCCATATCTCCTAGGTTAGTTGGGTGTAAGTAGACATAGATAATATTTTTCTGAGTAGGGGTTAGATCTGTTCTCTGCTTTAACACCTCTAATAACTCACTACTACTTAACTTACTATACTCGTCTATAATTTTTTTGATCTCCATAATAATTAATAGTTTGTAAAACAAAGCTGGCTAAATAACATAACCAGCTAAGATTTAGTTTACTGATAATACAATTCTGGCAGTATATCATCATACTCTGCCTTGGCCTTCTCAGACCTCACTTCAATTACATGATCTGCTTTGAAAAATACAGTATCCTTCTCTTTGTTTACCATAATACTATTATTTAAAATTATTATTACACCTATAAGGAATCTACCTGCTTTCATAGGCGAAAAAATATTAGTTGGCTCAGATTTTACCTACCTAAACCAACTAATAATATTCTACTTAAACTTATCGGGGCTGAACTCTTCCATCAGCTTCTCCCAACTTTCAATATCATTCCTCTTACCACTATTGTTATTGTCGTTGTGATGAATTTCTCTCACTTCCTTAATTTCTCTAAACATTCTCATAATCGTATAATTTTAATTGTTTAAAAATAAATTATCCCAAAACTTTAATACATCTTGAGATAACTTTCATTACATATATAAGGATTCTAGGGCATCTTAATCGACTAAAATCATCTCCCAAGGGCTATCTCGAAACAATTTTACCTCTAAGACTGCAAAAAATCCGCTAGGTGGGTCTGGTAGGTGAGAACTAAGTACATCCCACCCTGCAAAACTCCTATAAAGATCTCTCCCAGACGGTTTTCCAGGCTTTACATAACTACCTCTTGTGAAATAACCCCTATTCTTCTTAATTTCCTCTAAAATCGGATACATTACTTCCATATCCGCATCACTCACTTTTGATATTGATACACAATTTTCACCATCTTCTCCGGCTACTTGAATAATCATTGTATACTCATGATACGCCATAATTTTATAATATTTATTTGTTTACTCTTATAAGGATTTTACTTGATTTTCTCTAACATCTCAGTTACCTTCTTATGAAGTTCATCCTCAGACATACCCAAGAGTTCAGGGTGAGTGAATACAGTTGTCCTATCATTAAAATAATAACAGTCTAGTAGTTTTTCCGCATCCGTCTCCCCTTTCTTAATAGGGGTATAGTTGAGATTTACAGACTTTTTTACTTCAAACTCTAGAATACTCAAGAACTTATCAAGATTCTCCTTTTTTAGTAGGTCTGGATATAATGCCATAAATACATCAATCCCTGTCTTATTATATAAGTCGCTAGCAATTGACCCAAAGAAACCGGACGGGCTAAAATCACGAGGTAAGTCAATTACTGTATCTGTTTCAATAAGTCTAAGTTTTGTTTTTCTATCACTCCTACCACAAAAGAAACGATCACATGTCTGACTCTTCTCCACCATGTCTGATATAAACTCAAGCAGGGTAGGCTTTGTAGGAGAATCTAGGAGAGGTACACAAGAATCATAATCAACATCAACGAACAGGTCTACATCTTTCTCCAATTTGATCCTAGGTAGTTTAGATAAGCTCTCCTCTACCCTATAAAGACCAGCAACACTAGATAGGCGAGAATAACTATTACGTACTACCTTACTTATTTTTCCAAGATATATAATAGCATTCGTATTATTCTTGTACAAGTATAACTTGCCAGGTACTAGCTTAGATGTTGTACTGCCCTCTCTATATTCTGACAACCTAACACTATTTCCAATCTTATCTCTATTACTAAAACCAACCCTGTGAAATCCAGTAGTAGCTATAAAATGATTAGTAGCAAGGGGTCTAATATAAAACTCACCAGGAATTGTTAGGCCTGTCATACCCCCACTAGCTACGATAATTCCCATTAATTCACTAGCAAACATAAATAAACAGACTGACCTACCTCCTGTTTTCTCTAATAATTCTGGACTAGATACACTAACTAACATCCTGGCAGAATTATAACCTCTTTCATCTGTTGGGTAGTAATTGGTAACCTCATCACAGTCTACTAAAGATATCGTAAACCCGCCATTCTTCACACGTACTACTCTATAGTTCGGGTCATCTAGCTTAACAATATGATCATACCTTAATCTAACTGTTCTACTAGCAAGACCCTTAATAGTAGCACCAAAACAATAACCCTTACTGATTAGATTCTTCACTAACCCCTTACTGCAGAGACTATAACTTGGCTGAATTGGTTCCTCAGTTAGGTAAAAGTCCAACAAATTCGGTAATTCCATCTTCTTCTTTCTATTTTATTATACATCACTTATAAGGTTTCTGCGCCAGACTAACCTACACGCGAAAACCATCCTCTCTGCCTCTAATCATTAATATTATCCTGCGTGTGAGTATAAGTGGCGCGAAAAAAAATAAAGATAAGAACTAAGTCCCTATCTCTAACGCTGGCTCATGTTTCTCTCCAGCATCTCCTTAAATTTTATCTCTAGCCCATACTTCGACAAAAAACCATACATTTCTTTCTCATTCTTTGGCAAACGACTCATTGCTTGTATGTTTGTCATGTATACTGTAATAGCCTTCTTGTTGAATTCACTAAGAAAATCCCCAATACTGAGAATCTTCCTCGTCTTCTTACTATCACCTATGGAAACGCTCATCACACCACGCCTAATAATCCTTCTTGCAATTCCTACTAAGCCTGCCGTAATTGACCTACCTGAGATAACAAGATCCCCTAAGTAGTTGTCGGTATCGTCGTCCACTCTCCTTTCGTCTACTATATCAACTTTGGCCCTCTTTTTCCTTCTTTCATCAGGGACTAATACCCTCTTACTATTATCTTTCTCCTTAACAGACCTCCTGCCAATATAGATCCCTAACAGTAACAATCCCATTGATACTGATACGGACGTCAACATACCTCGCTTTTCCATAATTTCCGGGCTCTACTAATATTCTGAACTATCATAACTAATAAATTCTCGTCATTATAATTCATCATGTAAATAAATTGTTAAATAATGTGTCTAAGGTTTTATGACATTCAATAATAAATCTCATGCCACCGTACTCCGCTAATAACCTATGAGATAAGTTAATAGCATCGCTCAATCATTAGTTTCACAACTTTAGTGCTAGTTATCCCTCATACCACGTAAAGGTTATTGAGATTTAATGAGGGTAAAACAAAAACCACATACTAAAATTGCCTAATCATTAGTTGACAGTATTGCTCACGTGAAATCTAATCACTAACACCCACTGCCAACTACTTAAGCGTTAGTATATGATTCTACACTAATAAGGGATTTAGGGCGTTTCAAGAGGGGCAGGATAATACAGAGACCGCTTTTGTGACATTCTTGGGCAAGCTAGGCTCCGCACTCAATTCGTACTCTCCGTTACACTCGGATTACATCCTCCCTCCACTACGACTACTCCTTGCTTCCCCGCCTTCCCGTTGCCACAATATGAACCCTCCCTCATTACCATTCGGGAGATCATATTGAACCCGGGGAAGACATTCACTCATTCGTAGCCTCGCCGGCAGAGCACGGCTCAGGACTCATATGAGGGTAAACTTGAAAATACCCCGATAAAGGGCGCATCGCAATTTGGAGATTTAATGGGCGGAGCGCCAGCGGAGGCCATAAATCAATGTCGATGGAGGTATTATCGGGAATACTAAAATGTGTTATTTTTTTTTTGGAAGAGAAATACATAGCTCGTTGATAACCTAGTTAATATTGAAAATTACAAATTTGCAAGTTATATCACCTGAAAGACTTACTTGTGAAATACAGACCCGAAGCAAGGGACGACAGAAGGGAGTCTCTTGTGTGCGGGGCTTAGCTTGGGGTGAAAGCCCAAGTTATTAAGAATTATTAACAAATAAATAATAAAGACTATGCAAAGAAAGACAATCGTAGTACCTGCAGGATATAGGTACATTAGTGAAATTCCAGACTTTAAGCTCAACGACTTTCCCCACATCCTGAACAAACAAATACCAGGATGTGGGTTTACAGAGTATTGTATAACTAATAATGAAAATGTAATACTCTGTAGCCCTAGGAAGATCTTGCTACAGAATAAGTTTGAACAACATAAGAATGATGTTTTCTTGGTAGTGAATGAGTATGAGGGTGATCCAGGCACTGATAAAGATCTATTGAAGTCAGAAAAATCAAAGAGTGGTTATAGTAAAAATGAAATAGCAAAAGAAAAGCGAATATTAGAGACTGCAAGGGGCAGGTTTTTCTTTGATCTCACTAAAAAACTAACAGGCTACATTAATAGTTGTCTGTACGATGGACGACCGATTAAAATTCTTGTTACTTATGACTCTTTTAGGTTAGTAAAGGAGATAGTGAACTATAACTATAGTGAGGTTGATTTCAGAGTAATTATCGATGAATTTCAAAGCATTTTCACGGATAGCAAATTTAAGTCCGACACAGAGCTTCAATTTGTTAGTAACTTACAAGGTGTACAGAGGGTATGTTATGTTAGCGCTACACCAATGATCGATAAGTACCTGGATATGTTAGATGAATTTAAAGATCTCCCTTACTATGAGTTAGACTGGAGTTCACAAGATAATAGTAGAGTAAAACGGCCTATCTTGTATGTTAAGACTCTGAAAGCAGTTTTTACAGAGGTTAAGCCGATTATTGAAAAGTATGTCAATGGTAACTTTGATCACAGGTTTGTAAAAGATCGAAATGGCAAAGTTAAGAGAATTGAATCAAAGGAAGCTGTTTTCTATGTCAATTCAGTTAATAACATTACTAGTATCATCAAGCGCGCAAAGTTAACACCAGATCAAGTTAATATTCTGGTAGCTAATACTAAGGATAATATTAAAAAGATACAGAAGAGGTTAGGTAAGGAGTTTGATATTGGAAGGGTTCCACTAAGGGATGAGCCTAGAAAGATGTTTACCTTCTGTACTAGAACTGTATATCTCGGAGCAGACTTTTACAGCGATAATGCACAATCTTATATAGTAAGTGATGCTAATATTGACACACTAGCGGTTGATATATCACTAGACCTACCACAAATCTTAGGTAGACAGAGATTAAAGGAAAACCCATGGAAAGATGAGGCGACATTATTCTTCAGGTCAGTCACTAGTGGTAATAAGAAGCCAGAGGAGGAGTTTAAGGATAAGATGGACGAAAAGATGAAGCGCTCTGAGGGTCTACTAGAGGCATTTGGTGAGGTAAGTGAAAAGAATCAAGCTTACCTGGCAGAGAGATATCAAGATACTGCTAAACTACTAAACTATAAGAAGGATTACGTATCTGTCAATCAGGTAAAGAATCCTGATGGTAGTATTAAGCTTGTACCGATAATTAATAACTTAGTTAGGGTAGCAGAGATGAGGGCTTATGAAATGCAACAGGTAGACTATGCTGATCGTTTTGCAGTATTTAATGAACTAGGTAAGTTGAATGATACTGACGTAGATGATGAGGTATTTAATAAGTTCTTTGAGGAGTTTGACAGGCAGAAAGATAGAAGACACAAGTTAAAATTTCTCTGCGAATCTTCTGGGCTGCCTGGATTTGGAACTATCTTAGATAACGTACCTAATAAGAGATTTAAGGAATACATTAATACCTTAGGTGTTGATGGTTGTAGATCTTTATGTTATCGGATTGATTTAATTGATAAAAAGCTTAGTGTTCTGACCTTTGACTTAGGAAAATTAGATGAACCTATTTATGCCAAGTTTGAGGTAGGTAAGGCTTATAGTAATTCAGGTATAAAAAAGATGCTGTCTGAGATTTATAAGAGTGTAGGTTATAAAGTAACTGCAAAAGCTAGTGATCTAAAAAATTACTATAAACTTAGAAGAACCTCTGTAATAGAAAATGACAAAAGGGCTGAGGGTTTTAGATTAATGGAAAAATTAGATAATAATAACGACAAAAATTAATTAAATATGTTATATGTATTAGAAATGTTAGCTAGTGATAGCTTTGATAATCCTACAGTATTTAAGAATATTATCAAGATCGGTTATACGAGAAACTATAATAAGCGTATAAAAGGGTATAGTACGCATAATCCATTCTTTAGAGTCATTAAGTTATTTGAAGGCGACGAATTTGATCAGACCTGTGAAAAGATAATTCATCATAGATTAGCTAACAAGAAATATGAGGGTAGAGCCGAGATGTTTCTTAAGGATGATGAATTGATGGAGTTTATAGATAGCTTACATACGAGGGAGGATATTTTAAAGTACAAGACATTATGTAGCAGAAAGGGGTTATCTTTTCAACCTGCATATAATAAGTACAAAGGAATCCTATCAAAGAACTGGAGCTTAATAGAGACCAAGTATAATGGAACACTTGAAGAATTAGTTCAGCTGTTTGTAGATAATAATGTAGATGACTTACACTCATTCATTAGAGACAAGTTAGGGATTCAGTTAGTAGATTACACAGAGGAAGAAAAGTTGCAGATGAAGAAATTCTTTAAGGAGTTTAACAAGCAGAAGGATAGAAGACATAAACTTAAATTTCTCTGCGAATCGTCTCACTTGCCGGGATTTGGAACTATCTTAGATAATGTTCCTAACAAGAGATTTAAGGAATATATTGATACTTTAGGTGTAGAGGTCTGTAAGTCATTGTCATATAAGATAGAACAGATAGATAAGAAGCTAAGTGTCTTAAGTTTTGATCTAGATAAGGTAAAGAATACAATATATAATACATTTGAGGTAGGTAAGTCTTATACGAAATCTAGTATAAAATCAACACTTGCAAAGCTTTATAAGGATATAGGCTATAAGGCAACTGCAAAAGCTAATGACCTTAATTGTTATTTTAAGACTAGAGAAACTTTAATCTCTGATGGTCTAAAAAGAACAGCAGGCTTTAAATTATTAAGTAAGATAGATAATAATAACGACAAAAATTAATTAGAACATGCTTTACGTAATAGAGATGATGGCTAGTGATAGCTTTTTTAGCATTATTCTGTAGTCCTCTAAAAACCTTACTTGTGTAATAATAATATAAGAAAATTAATAGTAAAATTTATGAGCGAAGAAAAAAGTATTGCAGGTCTTAAGGTAGTTAACGTTAAGTTTGAGACAGCGGAGAATGGTACAATCAAGTTACAGTTCAAGAAGGCTGTTGACACTGAGAATACGAATCAGCTTATATGTGAGTATGCTTGTCCTTATGGTAAGTTAGTCGCATCTACCTTAGCTGATCCAACCGAGCCTAATGATCCAGAGTCTTGTTTTTGTGATTTTTGTAATTCACTTGGCGAGCAGAGGAATAAGACAGGCCAATCAGATCCAGAAATTTATAGTGGTCTTGTGCCGGTTGAGGGAACACTTGAGGAGAACTTGCCAGACTTTAAGGATTATTACTTGAAGTTGAACAGAAGAAATCCACTTGTTCGTCTTGATGCGGTTATTGATACTGTTTGTGATGGTATCTGTGAGTTTTACTGTAAGGACCATTCACAATGTACGGTTGCTAATGGTGACTGTTTCTTGATGGATCTTATGAAGGAACAGAAGAGGGTTGAACAGGAGAACAAGAGAATAGAAGAGGAAGCTAGAAAGAAAGCTGAGGAGGAGGCTGAATCTGAAAGTGATGTGTAGTGCTTATGGAAGAGGAGAATCTTGGATATCTACCTCCCGACTATTCAGAGTATCCGAGGGAGGACGATGATGACTTAGATGACGACGACATTGAGGATTACGACGATGAAGAGGAAGATGAAAGTGAGGACCTCAGAATTGAAAAATTACTTGATGAGCAGTCTAAGTATAATGAGGACTTAGCAAGGGTTGAAAGTATTGAATTAAAACGAGCAGAAGAAAAAGAAATGGCAGATACACCTTTTGGAAGTAGTCAGCCTTGGAAAACGGGCAGTAGTAGTAACAATAATAATACTGGAGAGGCTGCACCATGGGAAAAGCAGACCCAACAGAGTACAGGATTTGGAAGTTGGGGCAGTGGTGGTAGCAGTTGGAATAATGTCGGTACTAGTTGGGGTAATAACAGTACAACACAGAAGCCAACAGTTGATTATACCAGAAATGAGAAGGTTAAGAGTGTCTTGATAGTAGATGCACTTGATTGTCTGGTAGAGTCTTATGATAGCAATGGAAAACCTGGCATCTTACCTAGGTCTATATTTGATTTAAAGCCTAAGTTTGATGTTTGGGAGAGGTTAGCAAGTTTTAATCCTCGTCGAATCTATGTATTATTTCCTGCTATTGGTCTTGTACCTAGCATTGGAAACACAGAATCGGCTAAGGTTGCATCAGAGTATATTGCTCAGTGTATTGCAGCCTACTTAAGAATACCTCGTAATCTTTGCAGTATTATCCATGTAGTTGATAATGCCGTAAAAGAGCAGAACATATCAGGCATTTTGAGCATGACTAGTTTCGATCATGATAGTGTCTTATATGTTGGCGTTAGATCAGGTAGGTATGGTTTAAGTTCAGAGGATATAATCGCTGCTAAGAAAAACGGCATAGATTACATGGACTTATACAACCTGCTAAAAGGTCGGTATGAGTATGAATAATGCAGAGAGGTGGTTAGTTAAGGAGAAATCTTTAATTAACCATCTTTTTTCTTCCTCGAAACTTACAGAGATGTTCCTAAGAAGACCTAGATTACTTATAATTGTAGATAAATTATTATAATTTTAATAGTAAAAATGGCAAACAGTAAAATTAATGATTCAATTAACATGCGAATTTTCGCTGCGTTGAAAGTGAGTGAACTTAGTGGTGTACCTTTGTTTCTGTTGAGTAATCCAGGAATCGGTAAGACCACCACAGTTAAGCTTTTTGCAAAAGTTCGCGGGTATGAGGTGGTTGCATTGCACGGTAACAGAATGAGCTCTGAGGCTATTCTTGGTTATGATTGTGCTCCATCAGACTTAGAGAAGTTTGATTCAGCTAGACACCTCAAGCCTGCATGGTTTAAGAGAATCTTAGAAAATGGAAGAAATGGAAAGAAGAGTCTACTTTTCTTGGATGAGTTAACAACATGTCATGAGTACGTACAGTCTGCTTTGTTGAGTCTTGTATTCGACAGGGAGATTGATTCAGAGAGATTGCCAGAGGATACTTTGGTAGTAGCGGCAGGTAATTACGCAAACAACTTGAGTAATACTGCTACAATTCTTCCACCTATGTTGAACAGATTTATGCTATATAATCTCAAGGTGGGTGTTAATGATCTCGACGTATTCTTCAACAAGTTCGAGGGTTCTGCATCAGGTCAGAGGGTTGATTATTTCGACGTCCTCTATAAGCAGATGCAGGAAATTGATTCACAGGAGAAGAAGTTCAGTCCAGAGAAGCTTGCTATGATTGGTGAGCATTTCGAGAAGAGTATTAAGTTTGTAACAAAGTCATTGATGTCAGGTGGTGAAAGGCCTGTTGATCTTGGTGTGACGGAGCTGCAGACAATCTACTCTGACATCGATGGTGATAATGACCTTCCTAACTTCATTTCACCTAGATCTGCTTGTTACGCTAGAGATATTACCATTGCTACTTACATTGCGTTTGGTAGTGCTGGTATTAATTCAGACAACTATAAGAGCATGATGTATGGTCTTATTGGTATGGGTCTCAAGCGTAGTGGCAATGGTGAGGTAATCAAGACTAATATTGTTGATGATTACGTTAGGGCCATGATCGATGTTGTAAATGATGTCGAGAAGATGAACAATGATAAGATCCCTGAGTATGAGAAATTCTACAGAGATATTATCAATAGTGCAGTTGATGGAAAATTGGATATCGCTGCTATGAATGCAAGTTCAAACAAGATCAGGGAAATGATTGATGACCCAGATGTTAAGGGTATTGATCGTCCTATGGATCCAGGTATTGTTCAGCAGTTCTGTGAAATCTTCAGAACATCAGGTAAGAAGCTTGTTAGTGGTTATAAGATTGACCCTAGTGGTGAAAATGTAGCTAATGTAGTTGTGGAGAAATTCGCAGGTGACATTAACTATTGGAACAATCTTGCAACTCTTATGGTGTCATTGAAGGCGCTTGTAAGTAATACCAAGTTCTCATACGATTCTAGTATTAAGACTGATATTAAGAACACACAGTCTGAGTTGAGGAAGATCAGTTTCAAGCTTAAGACAGTTAGAAAGTCTTACCTGAACAATGATGATAAGGCGCTAGCTGAAATCGTCCCAGAGGTTAAGAGCTGTGTTGATGAGTAGTTAAGTTAAGATAGGACTTTGGGTTGGTACTATGATTATCACTCAAAGTCTTATTAGTTCCAAATTATAACTAACAAGAAATCAGCAATGAAAACAAGACAAGAACTCGAATTTATAGAGAACCTTGTAAAGAGGGCCTATAATAATCGGAACTGGGGAAACATACTTAAGGAGAAACTTGATAAGCCTTATAATCCTCAGAATCCAGAACTAGGTTATTCATACAGGCATCAGTCATTTGATGGTGAAGGTAAAAAAGAGTTCACTACCTATAATGTTGTTTGTGCACGTACTGGAGTTAATGATATTGACTATCGTGTAAAGCTTCATGAGTACGGACACATCTATCTAGCACATCTTGACGGTATCTATGAGGAAATGGATACTAGAATTTGTAATGTGCTTAGAGATTATAGGGGTGAATTGATTGAAACAGTTAATAAAGGCTGTGGTATCAATTTCGGAGATAAACTGATTGAGAGAGTTATTGATGATCCAGTACTTAATCATAGTCTTCACAATATTGCAATGGACATGGAGGTAAATACTAAGGTCCTAAGCAAAGATGATGTGGAGGTTATGGAGAGTGAGTTATCAAAAATCCTCCCCGATACACTTAGCGATAAACTTAAGGAACTTCTCAAGACAACTACAGATGAGGAAGTCAAGAAGAAGATAGAAGATCGTCTCAAGAAAATGGGAAATGAGGCTAAGATTAAGTTTATCCTGCCAGAGAGATATCACATGTCAGACGGTACACCTTTCCCAGATAATGCCGACTATCTTGAGTATCTTATTTTGATCGTTAAGAATCTTGATCAGTTTATTAAGATGATGATCAGTATTAGTAGAGGTGGTAATGGCGATACTAGTGATGTTACTTCAGAGGATGTCCAGGACGCACTTGGTGATGAAAATAGTGCAATGAATAACTTGGACGACCTTATGGAGCAGATGGGTATGTCTGATGGTAAAGGTAAGAAGCAAGATCAAGGTAAGGATGGCCAAGGTTCAGGTAATGGTCAAGAAGGTGGCGAAGGAAACGATGCTAGTAATTCAGGAGGTTTCAAGGGTGACTCTGAGAAAACCGAAAGTAGCAATCAGGGAACTAGAGATACTGACTTTTCTGAACTAGAAGGTGGTACTCATCATGATCACTGTACAGACTCTAGAGATGACGCTGACAGAAAAAGAGAGGTTGGCGAAATTAAGGCTGGCGGTGGAACTGGTTGTAGTGGTAGTGGTACATCTAGTGCAAAGCGAAAGGTAAGCAATGCAGATCCAGTCGACGAAGCAATAGATCAAGTACTCAGGAACTATAAGAATAAGGTAGTTAAGAAGGAGATTAAGAAAGATATGATGTGGAATTATAACAAAGGCATCAATCGAACTGTTATCGCCCCAGCTATCTTACCTAGAGTTACAATTAAGGATGAACCGAAGATTGTATACTTGATCGATGTCAGTGGTTCTATGGATACTGAACTGGTTGATAGAGTCTTGAATACTATTGCAAGAAAGATGAAGTCAATTGGTAGAGGTCTTCACTATGACATTATCAGTTGGAGTACAGAGCTAGAGGATCATTTTAGAGACATTGACCCAAGAAAAGGTATTCCACATATCTCAATGGGTGGTGGTACTAGAATGGCAAAAGGTATCAAGTACTTCAGAGATCACTACAAGGACGATTCTATCTTAGTTGTTATATCAGACTTTGAGGATTACTTAGAGGAATGGCAACAAGTAGAGAGGACAATGAATAAGTATGCACTCTATGGTTTCAATTATGGCCGTAGTAATTATAATGTAGATTTTAAGAACCTGATCGTTAAGAACTTCAATGTGAGTTATAAGGGTCCAAGGTATTAAAGTATGATAAGTAGACAAAAGATTCATAGATTAGTTGAGTCAGTATATAATTACATATTCAAAGTATTTAATGTAGTTGAAAGTACTGACAAGCCTAATAATTCGGTAGGTGTATTTGTTAGCTTGGGTATTACAACACAGCTAGAAACTATCAGAAGCATTAAGGATATTTTTGATAACATGAAAGAATATAGTGCTAAGGTAGTTGAGATAGTTAGTGAGAAAGTTGGAAATACCTATGTTAACACTGTGCACGAAGATGTTAATCCAGGGCAGTATAGATTGAAAGAGCTGCCTGAGGATTTAATGAATAGAGAAGAAGCAGTAAGTGAATTAGAGAGGATGCAAGAAAAAATAAATCCTCAAAATGACTTAGATTCATTAGTTAAGTGTGGAGTCAAGGTACAGAAATTGAAAGACTTGATAGGAAAGCTTGATGAATCTAGTAAATGGGATTCTCACTTGATTCAGAGACTAGGTGATTGTGATTATAGAATTTTTCACCTAGATCTTAATTATGAAAGACGTGGGGACCTTGAATATAGAATAGGAATATTGATAAGTGAAAAAGAAAAACGAGAGGATTAGTCTTCTCGTGGTACTAGTATTGATTGGATTTGGTATTGGTATGTATGTTGGAAAATGTATATATCAGCCAGGTCCAATTAATCTTGCTCCCCAGAAAGTACCCGAGAAACTAGTAAGACAGGAAAATAAGAGAATAGGGGAACTTAAGACACAGGAAAAACAGGTAGGAGACACAGTAACAGTAATAAAAGAGAGAATTAGTACTGTCTGGAGAGAAAGGGTAGAGGAGTTAAATAAGATTGACAGCCTCCCACTCGACAGCAATATTAACTATCTCAGGAAAAAAATAAAAGAATATGAAGAGTAAGGTAATCATGCTTTTCTTCCTACTACTACCTATTATTGGACATGCACAAGAGAAAGTAGTAATTAATAACGACACACTGATCACAATAACTCCTGGAAATCTAAGAACCATAAATAAAATGATAATGGACTTAGATTATCATAAGCAGGCAGTGAAGGACTATAAGGAATTAGTTAAGAAAGATAGTGTGTTGTTGGGGATTAAAGACTCACTAATTGTCCAGTATAACCTAAGAGAAGCAAAGAAAGAAAAATACTACATAGACCAAACCACTAAACTAACCGCTGATAATAAGAGGCTGAAGAAAGAGGGTAGGAGAAGAACTACTTGGATGTCAGCAGTGTGTTTATTAGTAGGTGCAGTGCTTGGTCTATTGGTTAAGTAAGAAATATTGATAAGATAGTCAGTATTTCTTTTTATTTTTGAAGATATGATAGAAATAGTAATAAAGCATGATCCAACCAGGCATGAGTATAAAATCTATGAGCCAACTACTGATACATTAATGGCATCAAGTAATCTAACTGAGGCCTTGTGTATGTTAAATAAGTTCATTGAGAGTAGTGGCTTATCTAATGTTGGTAATATCTTAGATTGTCCTGATATATCTTACCACATAGATTCAGCAACAATGAAGGCTATGATAGAGAGTAATATATCGCTCCTTAACAGACTTCGTACTGCACCTAGTGGATTTGCGGCGTCTAGTCAAAAATTCGGAGGCACAACACAATTCCAACAGAAGATGACACAACAGAAAGCAATGCAAGGCGGAAGTAGTCAGAGGAAAAAGAATACAATGTCCTCTGGTTTTTCTAGCGCGGATGGATTTAGAAAAAGTTACAAAAAATTTAAAAACAATTAGAGATATATGAAATCGGAACTAAAAATAAACACCTCCTTTGTTTCTCCTGCGACACTTGAGAGATTTAGGAGTAATAATATCTTGCCAATCTTTATAGTAAGAAATATCGAAAATTCAGAATTAATTGGACAGTATAGTGGTTCACCTGTACACTTGAAGGAATTATCCCCAAGTAATGAACTATTTAGGAAGAAGAGGGATAAGGTATTAAGTATTGATGAGTTTAAGAAGTTATACGCGATTGAAATAACAGAGAGGGTTGATCTTAAGAGGATAATTGATAAGCTTGAGTCACTAGTTGAATTATCTGGTGCTAGGTCTATTGTATTACTCGGCTATGGAAGTGATTATGATAGTTGCCATAGATCAGTCCTCGCTAAGATTTTAAATGGGAGCGGCTTACTTGAAAAACCGGTTAAAGAGCTAGTAGTATGATAAGTAGTACAGATTTTCAGGAGGCGGTTATTAAGTACCTGGAAAAATATGACATCTACCCATTTTCTGTTACCTATACAAGTGATTATAATAGGTCTAGTGATGGATGTATACTTGGCATTACTACTTTTATTGTGGATGACATTGATACAATCCTAGAACTCCTTGACTATAAGAGCTTGTGTGATAAGAGTGGGTTTACGGTGTTCAGAGATAATTGTACAGTTATTTTACAAGGAATGCCACTTGTTCACATATACAGCATGATATGAGAAACTTAGAAATATTCAGGGGATACATGGAACTAATGTATTCTGATAAGTGTCCGCCTATTAGAGAGAAGGATATAACTATTGATAATTTTATAATAGGTAGGTTCAATAGTTCAGGTTTTACGGTGCACTACTTATATAATGGTTCAAGTCTCTCTATTTCATCAAAGTGGTTAGGAATGTTTAAGCAGCTCTATTATTCTAGCCACGCCGAAATCTTCTATAATGCTAGTAATGACACAACTACTAAGGACTTGGATAAATACTTAGATACTTTTATTTATCTCAACACAAACTTACAGACTTGGTTGGGGCAATCAATTAGTAAAGTAAGTGGTCCTGAATTTCTCGACTGCTTATCTAGTATTTGTGAAATGAAGACAGGAAGATTTAGAAAGTTTATGAGAGAGGAGTATGAGATTAACTTAGAACCTTTCAAGTATTGTTCACTAAGTAAAAATTTTGATATATGATAATTAATATTTACACCGACGGATCACACCTAGACAAGCAGAATAATGGTAGACTTGGTTGTGGTGGTGTTATGGTGCAAGATGATAGTGCAGGTAAGTATGGGACAATCCTAGATAAGTACAGTCAAGAGTTAACCCCAGACTACATGCAAGCTGAGTATGGCAGTAAAAATTGTAGTAATCCAACAGCCGAAATGATTGGTGTACTTATGGCCCTCTCTAATTTTAATATCCCAAGTAATGCAAGTAAGGTAGTAGTATTTGCAGATTATATTGGTGTTAGAGAGTGGTGTACAGGCAAGTGGAGAATCAAGGAGCCATACATCAAAAAAGTAAAAGGACAGATAGACGACGTAATAAAAAGAAAAGGTCTCACAGGGAAGATTAGTTTTGAATGGGTAAAAGCACACCAAAGGACTATTAATCGAGACTCATACTGGAATAATTACGTCGACCTACTTGCAAAAGGACAAACTAATTAGAAGAAATGATTGTATTAAGAACAAAGCAGTATTCATCATTCTGGCAGAAACTTAAGGGTAACCCAGACTTGAAGAATAAGCTAAGAACATGGGATCCGAACTATATTAATCCAGATGTTAAGAAAGAGCCGCTATTCAAGCACTTTCCAAAACAGGTACTATCATGGTTATCTTTCCTGTATGAGAATGTAAGAGATGAGGATGATAGTTATACATATGGATTCTTAAACAATGTAAATGTGTTCTCATACGAAAACATCTTAGAGCAACTTAGCGGAGGTCGTGCAGGTTTTTCTAATCAGAGAAGAGAGGGTGTTGTTAAATTACTAGAGATCCCAATGGGAGAGGCCGGTATTTATTACTTGAACTATCACGTTGATGAGGATAGGATGTCTCTTCTCCCAGAATCTTCGAGATTTGATTTATCTGGTAGGCTTGCTGATAAAATTTCTAATGGATTGTTCGGAGAGCTTGATTATCTACCATCTAGACGTGAAAGAGATCCTGAGAGATTGGTAGATACAATTAAGAAAATGTTTATTAATAAGGTACCAAAGAAGTAGGTCTATGAGAGGTTTTTGCAAAGATGATGAGAAGAGAATTCCTAAGTCTGGCAGATCTGGATTAATAGAGTATAAGGATCTTCTCGGCGCTAGTGTTTATATTAAGACGCTAACAATGGGAAATGGCTGGATGTGGAATAAGGATGGAAGAAAAGAATATAAGGTAGAGGATATTTCTTTCAGGATTAGTACGGATGGTAAGTGCATTACTGTATTGAAGCTTTCTGATTGTCCTGGAAAAACCTTCACCTTGAAAGATATTGAGTTTAAATTAGACTAAGATGGATGAATTAATATTAGGCAGTAGTACAGATAGGACAGTGAGAATAAACTATAGAAGTGATTTCCCACTAGCTGTCAGGTTAAATAATTTCACTAATTTTCCTGATTGTGATTTCGAACTTCGTGCTACTGTTGATAACGAAGTTAAGTCATACTGTGTTGAGAAGAAGGATGGTGTCTGCAAGAATTGTAAGGTACAGGGCGATCAGTTAGTAATTTTCTTCAACAATCACGGTCTCAGTACTGGTAGACTTAAGATTGAGATGATTCTTTATGTACCTGACCCTAACTATGCAGATGGGTTTAGACAGGAATACTACTCAACAATTACAAATATATTACTAGTTGAGGGAAATAGTGATACGATTGATAATACTGTCCCATCAACTCCAAATTCACCTGTTGCATCTGTTCAGCTTACAAATTTAGGTAATGCAGTGAGAGATGTACAGGCAAAGATAAAAGAACTACAGGCCGCTACAGGTAATGGTGGTAGTCTTAGTAGTGATGTACTGGCTGGAAAACAAGATCGAATAGATGACCTTGATACAATCCGCAGTAATTCTAGTATGGTTGCGGGAAAATTAAGCAAGGAAGAAGCCGATCAATACTATCAGCCAAAGGGACACTACTTAACAGAACACCAAGATATCAGCGGCTTAGTAAGTAAGGAAGAGGCTGATAGATTATATAAGAAAGTTGGTGATGCTGAAGGAAGTGTAGGTACTAGTGTGGATCCTAGCGGCGTTAATGAAGAGTTAGGAAAGAAGCTGAGTAAGATAGAGGCAGCAGAATTATACCAACCAAAGGGAACATACCTGACGGAACATCAAGATATCAGTAGTCTCCTTAGTAAGTCAGTGGCAGAGGAAACGTATCAAACAAAAATCACTGACCTAGATAGTATCAGAGAAAAGGCTGGACTAGTAGATGGAAAGCTTGGTAAGGAAGAAGCAAGAGAACTCTATCAACCAAAGGGAGAGTACCTAACAAGCCATCAAGATATTAGTGGACTACTCGAGAAGACTAAGGCAGAAGAATTATATCAGCCAAAGATTAGTGACCTTGATAGTATTCGTGAGAAAGCAGGACAGGTAGAGAGCAAACTAAGTAAGTCTGATGCTGAAGAAAAGTATCAACCAAAGGGAACCTACTTAACAAGTCATCAGGATATCAGTGGTCTTCTTAGTAGGACAGATGCAAGTGGTCTATATCAACCAAAGGGAGAGTATTATACTAAGTCAGAGGTTGATGTAAAGATAGGTAATATCCCAGCATCATCATCTTCTCCAAGTGGTCAAGCTAGTGGAGAGTTTAATCCTAGGGGTGTTTGGAATAAGACAAATACTACTAAGATTGAGGCGTATGTAGATAATAAGGGAAAGTTTACTAGGTCTTCAAACTTTAATTCTTACTTAATACCGGCTGAGGGAATTGATAAGATCACTATTACAGGGGCAGGCGCAACAGATACAGTCCCTTGTGTATTCTCTTGTTTTAATAAATTCTTAGATCCTCTTACCAGTACTGAATCAATTTCAATATCTAGGGCAGAGACGGCTAAGACAACGCCAACTAATTATACTCTCACCAGCTCTGATATTCCGGCAGGTACAAAGATGGTAGTAGTAAGTTCTAGAATTGTTGATAGCTTTACAGGATTCGATTTTAGTATTGAGTATGATAAGTTAAATACTACTTCTAGATATGCACAAAGCTTATCTGACTGTGATTATATGGCTCCTTCATCTTCAGTACTAGCAAAGGATCTATTATTCATTAACATAACAGATCGCTTAGTACAGGGTAATGTTACAATCACTGCATCAGGTTGGAATGTAAATCAAGCTAACCCTAAGAGATGTTACTGTATGATCGAGCTTAATAGTGGTATTACAGTTCATATACCATCAGGACTTAGATCATATATTGGCATACAAGATAAGAGTGGTGTTTATAGTTTCGTACCTTGGACAACAGGTAAGTACACAACTACTAAGGATGGTAAGTATTGTTTCTTGCTTAGTAAGATTGATAATACTGACCTATGGATAACCGACTTAGGTAATTATCCTCCTTTTAAGTTAGAAGTAGTTGGAAAATCTACACTAGAGGTTATTATGAATTCACTCAAGCTTCATGGTATTGATGTCTTGAGTAATAAAGTTAATACTGAAACTAGTGGAAAGGATTATTCTAAGTACGATACAATAATCAAGGGTGTTAATCATAGAGGTTGGACAGGACTAGGTGCAGCACAAGATACACTAGACGCATATAAGGATTCATTTACAATGGGTTTCAGGTATGTTGAGGTAGATGTGCATAAGACCAGTGATGACAAGTTTATAATTGGACATAATGACGAACTTCCAGATAGACTAGTTAATCCTGCAACTGGCGCTAAGGGTAGTACAGTTAAGATAGCAGAGCATACACTAGAGGAACTCAAAGCATTTAAAGATTCTAAGGGTGGAACAGTTACGGAGTTGTCTGAATTCTGTAAGCTATGTAAAACTTATGGACTTCACCCTTATATTGAAACAAAGAAGGCATTTGATGAGCAGACCATGTATAAGATCTTAGATATTATTACTAGGAGTGGCCTTAATTATAACTTCACTATTATATCTTTTATTGAATGGACATTAGAATCATCTATTAAGTATGATGATAAGATTAGAGTTGGGCTAATCTATGATAAGGTTCAGGATAATACAATAGATGATGTAGTGATGAGAATTAATAAGATAAAGTCTAAGAGTACAAATAGAATCAATGTTTTCCTGGATGCAAATGGTCAATATTTCAAAACACCAAGTGAAGCGGTTATGACAAAACTACTTGCTAATAAACTACCACTAGAGGTTTGGACTATGGATACTGAGGCTGATGTACTTGCGCTAGACCCTTACGTATCTGGTGTAACGTCTAATACAGTACATGCAGGAAAAGTACTACATGATAAACGATAATTAACAACAATGTCATATTTTACAGTGAGTGAATTATGTAGCTCTAATACGGCTACTAGATTAAAGTTAAATAATACACCACCACCAGCAATCAAGAAGAACCTAGAAGAGACAATTAAATTTCTAGACCTGATTCGTGTTGAGTGGGGTAAGTATTGTGAAAAACATGGCCTGGCTAATCCGTCAATCAAAGTATCAAGCGGTTATAGGAGTCCAGCAGTTAATAAAGCTGTTGGTGGCGCTCCTACATCGGCTCATCAATTTGGTTATGCGGCGGATTTACAACCGGCCAATGGTAAGCAGACAGAATTTGAGAAGTTCTTTGTGACAGTTTTTTCTAAGCTGGGTCATAAGTACGATCAGATCATTATTGAAAAGAGTAAGACATCAAGGTGGGTACATGTTGGTTATAAGAAGGCCGATGGTACACAGAGAATGATGTGTTTTAACCTAAAAGTATCATAACATAAATGGAAGTAGTAACACTAGGAATCAACAGACAGAATTCAGAAACCAGGGGGGGGGAGAACTTAGTAAGAATTAATAAGAAGAGTGATTTCCCTCTGGCAGTTAGATTATTGAGAGGTGGTCAGGTAGTACCATTCCCAGACTGTGACTTTACAATGGAGGCACACATAGAAGGTAGCTCTGAAGTATATAAGGCAGAGAGAAAAGATGGTGTCTGTAAGCATTGTAAGCAGGATGGTGATAGACTGATTTTGTTCTTTGATAATCATAACTTCGTAGAGGGAAGGCTCTTGATGGAACTTACTATTGAGTATCCAGACCCAGACTACTCAGAGGATGGCATTAGACAGGAGCATTTCGTAGAGATCGCACCAATTCAGATAGTAGCAGATAATGGTGATGCACTTGACCTTCGCTTGCCTGAACCAAAAGTAGTAGAGCGAGTAGTAGAGAAGATAGTTGAAAAGCCAGTTGAGAAAATTGTAGAAAAGGTAGTAGAGAAAGTAGTAGATAATAGTACCTATACAGACTTACAAAAGAAAGCAGCTGAGTGGGTAAGTAAGATGGTAGCCGAGTATGAGGGAAATGGGCTAGAGGAGGAGAAGAGGATGAAAAGGGTATTAAGTGGTATTTTTAATTTTGTCGATTATAGTGGTTTGACATCAATTAGTTTAGACAACCCTTCAGAATTATTCAAGGACGTTAGTAGCTCAGATGAAGATTTTAAAGATCGACTAGAACTCGCTAAGTACTTGATAAATGGAACAGGTAGATCTAACACTTCAAATTTGTTCTCTTATCTAAATGCACCGGAGCTTGACTTGGAAATCTTCATAGCTGTTGGTAGTAATGTATCACTAGACTCATTATTCTATGGTTCTACTTTGAACACTATTACTATAGAAGCCGATGGAACAGACTATAGTGTAGATGAGGCTAGCAGTTTGGAGGAGAAGTTAGAGATGAGTAAGAAATTAAGTATGTTCATAGGTTGCACTGCGAAAAAAGTATCAGTCGTTAGTAGGTCAATGATAAACGATAACTTTGGTTGGCTTCTCCTACCTAGCATTTTTGGTAGTAACGTAGAGTGCTTTGATTTCAGTGGTGGAGGTGAGACAACAAATAAGACTTTCGAAATTAGTAATATTATTGAAAAGTTCCTTCCTGACGTAACTGAAGAGGAACATAAGCCTAATCTCATCTTTAGGGACTATACTGGTGAGGCAACTGAGGAACTAAAGCAGAAGGTACTGGATAAGGGTTACCCGTCTGTTGAATTCTATAAGGGTGATACTAAGGTTTTATAATAAAAAATAATATAATATGAGTAGGGTAGTTAGGAGTGTAAAGGGTATGAGTATTAAGAGAGGTGGTTCTCGTAATACTACCCCTATGACTTACAAGATTGATAGGCCTAGAGTTGATCAGATTAAGGAGCTAACAAAGGGTATTAAATCTGGAATGGGTCTTGATAAGTGCTCCTTAGATGTTATGAAGTTAAGTTAAGGATATGGAATTATTAGAAGGAACAGGTATTGACAAGTTTAATGTAGGTCAGGGTCTTTCATCAGCAATCATGAATCAACTAAATGATGCAATAAATATGAATGCTCGCGCCCTAAATACCCTACTTAAATCTGACATAAACCTGAATGCTGAAGTAGGTGATTATAAGAAAACATTTACATTCAGCGAAGCGATAAGTCAAGTACCAGTCTCTAGAAGAATATCAGGTATTAAGTTAAGATATATTGATACCCTTACTAAGACTTGGGTAGAATATGTCTTTACTGGTACTGATTCTAGTGAGTGGGAAGATGAAGGTTGTTGGAATTACAGCCTTAGTAGTGTAATTAGTGGAGGAGAGTTTTAATGATCTGGAAAAGCGAAGAAGGTTTTAAGGACTATAGCACCTCTTTATCAAGTCTTAAGAAGTCGTTGGGTATTGAGAAGGTAGACTATGAGGTTAGGCCAGAACTTGCTCCTTACCTAGTTTATATTATCAAGCACCTGAATAACTTACTAATTGATGCTGGTGATAGTGCTGGTATAGTTGATAAGTTAAGGGTGATTTTTGATGAGCATGAGAGAGGTGCTGATTTGATAGTAGGCCTTAAGGGAGTAAAGCTGGCTAAGGAGATAGGTATTGAGACAGATAATACATGGGGATCTGTTAATGATTTCTTTGTACCGTACGAAGAGGATAGGTTTGTCTTCTGTTGGTCTAATGTTATGTCTAGTCTCATCACTCGTCTTAGGTTACAATATGCAAGTCTCTTAGTGGAACCTATTACTCAGGGTTGTGGTTGCTGTTGTGGTAAGGGTGAGACACAGAAAGATTGGGAGAAATATACTAGTGGTGTTTGGCCTGAGGAAGAAGATTACAGCAACTATGATTATGGAACGACTAGTACAATGGGTCTCGGAAAGGATGGCTCTGAGTGTACTTGTTGTTATAGGAGATAAGATATTGAAGGATGAAAAATATAAAAAAATTCAGAAACCTGGAAGAATTTAGGGAGTATAGAGCTACAGATGGTTGGGGTTATCCGGCTATCAACTATGTAGGTACTGATGATGGTGGTAAACAGGTCTTCTACAATAACGAGTTTATCATGAGGTGGTATGACGAAGATACACTCAAGGTACCAGTATTTGCAGGAGATATTAAGTATGATGATTTTAAGACTTGGGTAGAGAATAGTAGTTGGCCTTGCGAGATTAAGAAGGATGGTACAGGATTCAACTACCTGAGGAGAGAAGAAACACTTGATGGAAAAGTAAAACTAGTAGACAGAAACAGACTCGATAACGGAACAACCAGTCATTATAGTAGCCCAGACAAAGATGATTACTTACAGATGACAGAAATACCTAATATCAACATTGGTCTTTTCTCTGGGGTGGACAATATTAAAGGTTCATACAAGGAGGTTAGATTTAATTTTGATAAGGGCTGTCCAGTGGGTTTTAGAAAGTGGTTTGGTAAGTCTAAGTTTAATAAAGAGCGTGACTGTTATACTAAATTACTTGGTAGGTATGATGCAATTAATACAGAGGCCGGTTTAGTTTGCTCTACCGGAAATCAGATAGTGTATTCAAAGAAGTGGGTACCTAAGAAATTTAAGGCCGCTAGACAGAAAACTAATAAGGACTTACTTGGTATTACATACTGGGAGCAACTTGTACTTAGCTTTATCTTGACTGCCTACTATAAGACTTTTAATTATAACAGTATTTTCCCAACTACCTGTAATATTCAAAATAAGGTAACGGGTGAGTCTGATGCTGAAGAGTCTGGCTTGTCAATTGCATACACTACTTACATGAAAGGTGATGTAAACGAAGGAAAGATTAGTAGTTTCAGGTTTATGCATCTTGAAAATCCATTCTTTTTCAATAAGAGAGGTGGTATTTTTACATTTGGATACTTAGTTAGCAAGACAGACGAGGGTGACAAGATATCTATTAAGTTTGATGAGGTACTTGCAAATGATGAATACTTAAAGACAGAGGGTTCAGATGTAGTACTAGATGCAACCAAGAGAGAGTGGGGAAAAACACCTGGGACTAGATTTATTGGGGAGGTAGACTTATATGGTAACTCTATGAAATCTAGTATCCCTGCTTCATCTACCACTGGATTTTGCGCGTCGATAATCAATACGCATGGTCCAAATAAGTTAGAGTCTGAAAAAGGTCTAATTGTTGGTGGTGTTGGTATGTCGGAGAGTCAGGTAAGTGCATTATCTAAGGAAGTATCGTATAATGAAACCGACGCAGATTCCAGTGTTGAGCTCAGGTTTAGATTGACAATGTAAAAAAAAATAAGAGAGAATTGGTTAGGTAGTTAATTCCTTTCCTTTTCTCTCTTTCTTGTTTGTCCTAGTTAACCCAGTCCTTAATTCTCTCAGTACATAATGTAATCAGTTCTTCTCGCTTACTATCACAGAGCGGAATGTTACCTACTGTGCTTACTTTTCTATCCACTGACCAACTGTTCTCGTTGCAGATCATGTTAAAAGCAGTTTCATCTACATCTAACAGATCTTTATAAGTTTTCACATTCTGTACAGTACCTTCTTTATCTCTAAGAATAATGTGATCTCTACCTCTATCTAAGCAAAGAATGGTATTGTCTAACATTTCCTGGTACTTTTTATAGTACTCAAGTGTATATCTCCTTAAGTCTTCTAAGTCACCAGCTGTTTTATTTTTCCCTAGCCAGTCTATAAATTCTAGGTATGTAGCCTTAGAAGTACTTTTAATAATAGGGCCTTCTTCAGCATTATAACGAACCCCAATAGAAATATAACCGAGTGCAGCAATACTTGAAATAGGTTTATCCATTTGCTCATCCAAGTACTTCCCAAACTCGCTTCCTAAGACTTGTCTTGGGTAGTAAGCGCAAATATCTAAAGTCTTGCAGAGATGTGGTGCTTTTTTAAATAGTTCACCAATGGCAGGACAAGTATCTATTATATACTCATTCCATAGCTTTTTGATTTCACTACCTATCTTTCCCAGACAGCCCTTACGTACGTCTTCATGAAACTTATCAGAACCTTCTTTGAAAAGAACCTCGTAGTAGTTGCCTAAGGTATATAGGTCTGGTTGACTAATAGATGCACTTAGTAGTTCTGCATCTTTTTCATCTTTACTTAGTAGAGACTCTAACTCACTCACACTACTAGAAGGTTTCAGTTTCTTAGACGTCAACTCTAATGTAGTATTACAGGTTAAGAGATCGAATATCTTCTCCAGTTTTTTATTAATCTTCTTAAGTGATTCAATATAGTTTCCTGCTCTCTCACACAGACCTTCGTAAAACTCTGGATAGCTTGCCTTAATCTTGTCAGCGTCTATTGCATAAGGCCTGAACATAAATGGTAGGTCTTCTTCTATTTTTATACCACCATTTTTGAAATCTACCCCACTGAACACTTGAGCTTGGTAGTCTAAGATTCTATCTCTCCTACCGTTTTCAAGAATTGTGGTTAGGTTTGGGCGAGATTTTTTAGAAACCCCTAATAAGAATTCAAAATCTAGGTAGCATTCCTGGGTTTTTGCTAGACCTATTAAGTCCATATTCGAGCTAACTTCATCCCAAGCTAGTCTCTGTTCTTTTGTTAGGTGAGACTTTACTGCATCTTCAATATACAGTTTCAAATCTTCACGACATTTTTTGTAATCTTCATACTCACTTGAATTCAATAACCATGAATTCGTAATTTCTAATCTGTCTTTCTTACTAATCATACTCATAAAATAATTGGTTTTACTACTAATAAGGAAACTAAGGCAAAAAACAAGAGACCAGAAATTAATCTAGTCTCTAAATTCTCTTAAAGTATATTCTTAAGTTTTTCTATCATACTGTCTAAGTCATCACCTCTTTCAATACTAACTGATTTCCTCCAGGTCTTAAGATAACTCATAATACCTTTAGATCTACAGAAACTTATGAAAAGCTCTGGATCAAAATCAAATAAGTCTTCAACCGTTAATAGGTCTTTTCTATTCTTGAAATCTATTGTATATGTATATGGGTATTTCTCACTACTGACAATAAACAAGTCACTGAGTTTATCATTTACTCGTCTGTAGCTTATCTTAAATATTTCGTTTTGTAGTGTACGAATCCTAGTAATTATTGGCCTTACCTCTGGAATCTTATCTATATTTGAGGTTACCCAATTATTTAGCGACATAAAACTAGATAGACTTACAAACTCACTAATAATCACGGGCGGTTTTTTTGACATCTTACTAAAATCTATCGTAATATTTATAGGTACTACTGCTTTACTGTACTTTTCACTTTTTTCCTCTGTGTAGATTGAATCAAGCTTACTACCATTAATGAACCCAATAATAGAAATACCATCCAGTGTTTCATAGATAGATGGATGTTTCTGATAAATTTCATAGAGTGCAGGGTTATTATGTATTATGTACAGCTCTATTAGTTTTTTCATTTCTACCGCAAGCTTGTCATGACTCTCTGTAGCATCCCACTCTGATAGATTATGATACCTTTCCTTTATATAATTGCAAATGATATATCTATCACGCACTGATAACTTTCTTCTCAGTACATCTTCTCTAATATATTCCTTTTTTAACATAGCTTATAGAGTTTTGGTAGTTCTTTTTTAAGTTTTGTCTTTGTCAGATTTTTATCACTAAGTACTTGACCTAACATATCTATCTTACTACTTAAACTTTTACATACACTAACATACCGAATAAGTAAGTTTTTTAAAGTATCGTATGCTTCTTTGTTTGTACTCGCCAAGCTTTCAAAACTATCAATAGAATAACTATCAAAAAGTCTAGGTAATTGATCTTTGAAAACTATTGTAAGGTCTCGTATTTCCGGGACAACACTCGTATCAAAAGTGCTGACATATCTACCGTTATATTCTTTAAATCTAGGAAGGATATTATAAAACGTAATACCAAAGTTAGGAAGGTATTTCCCTATAAAAACATCAAAGAATGATCGTCTTATATCATCCTGTTCTAGTATACAGGATGGATTTACATTTTTCGCCTCCTCAATTAGATTTAACATACTTTCCCCTAGTGAACTCTCTACATAGTACTTGACAGTATCTACTATTTCTTTTTTCAACTTAATAATCTCTAAGTAGTCCTTGGACGTAGAAATCCAAGAACTAGTTATTTTTAATCTTATATTATTTTCCATCTTACTTATAAGGTATTGACTTGCGTCTAGATCCCTATAGTTCTCTTATAAGTGTATAATTAAATTATCAATTATGAATATTAGCAAAATTTTAGATCAAGAGAATGTAGAGAAGAACCACCAACTCTATGCAGCTGGGCTTCTCGATGTAGTTAGTTTTCTAGTAGTGGATCTTTGGGAACAGCTAGAAGAGGAAAACAGACTTAGAGGTATCGTTAAGACATACCAGAAGAAAATCAGCACTGCGTTTGGTACAATCAATAGTGGTGTAACTGAGTCTGACCTTCTTCTATTTGGTAAGATCCTTTACTTACACAAGGGATTACTTAGGAAAGAATTCAACAGACTAACTACTAAGAAGTTATCTCCAGCTGATGCAACTATTACTATCATAAGACGCTTACTTAGTATTATACTTGAGGTCGAAGATCTTGAATGTAAGACTGAGGTAGAGAGTGTTAAAGAGGTAATAGATAATCTTTGGGAGTATATTAAGAACAGATCAAAGAATGATTCCTTGTTTAACCTAGCAGATATTGTGAAGACTAATCTGAATAAGGGAAGTCTTGGAAAATATGCGCTCGATGAATTTACCCTCAAAGAGCCAGAGTACACAAAAGATCCTATTCAAGATGATGGGGTCAGACTTAATGAAAGTAGTGGTGCAGCAAACAAACTACTTGAAATAGAAATGTAATACAGGAATGGACAGAAAAACAGTAAATACACTGATTGTCGACGATAATGACTTTGAGTGTAAGAAAGATCGCAGTAAGGTAACATTAGATGATATTAAGATGTCTAATATTGGTTTTATTGCGAGTGACCTAGAAAAGTATCCAGTAATTATCTATAAAGGTAGGCTTGGTAAGAAAGCACTAAAACTGGATATCTAGGGGAGTGAAAAAAAGTCTAAGGCCGGAGAACTAAATCTCTAACCTTAGGCTTTAATTTTTTGTTCTAACCAAGTACATAGTTTAGAACAGTTTTTTCTCTACCTAATTTCTCGTCATACTCTCTATCTAAGCATACGAGGTTGTCATAGTTGTAAGGGTAGAACATTAGATATTCATACTTAAATGAACCTCTATTTCTACTAGACGTTACTTCTACTCCATCCTGCTCATCGAGAATATCAAGTAGTATGTTTTTTGCAATATCGACCGTAATACCACACTGCTCATTTTCTTTGAACATTGGGTATGATAGTCTACATGCTAAGAGTGAATCTTGTACGACTATATTTCTAATGTCACTACAAGAACTTTCTAAGATAGATTCTGAAAGTTTTATGTTTTTCATGAACATAGTTAAAACTTCATTCTTTGGTCTATCTCCATACTCCTCTAGTAAATTTTTATACTGATCAAGATATTTATCAACCTTAATCATTGCTGACCTTTCTTCCCACTCACCTTCATCTGTAAGTGCTTCAAAAGTAATCAACAAGTAGCCATCTAATTCGGCTTGTAGTTTGAGGTTTCCCCACATACTGAAATACTTATCTTTCACCTGTTCGTAAAAACCTTCAACTCTTTTTCCTAGTTCTTTATCGAAACGTCCAATGATAGTAGTTAAGAAATCCCTAATATCTACGCTTCCATTTTTGAACTTAGGACCTCCATCTACATACGCTGATTCAGGTATTGTAAATAAGAAGTCAATATAATCAATGCCATCAACCCATGTCTGTCTAATGTGAACGACATTTTCAGAGCCGTTTGCATTGGAGGTGTTTATGCATTCTTCGCCAAAGTCTGCATTTTCATATACAACCTCCGTAAAAAGATCTCTTACGAAGTCCTTGGATTCTGCTACGTTCCCTGTTTCGGTACTAGTTATCGTTCCATCAACTTCGTCAATCTTATAACCTGCCTCTTCAAGTACTTTCGTGTTTTGTTTTTCACGTTCTTCTAGTACCTGTAATTTCTGTTTAGATCTCTTATAAATCCAAACACCTACTGCGGCAATGAGTAAAGTACCAATGCCTAATTTAATTACTTTGTTCTCCATTTTCATATATAGAACTTAGGTTTATAATTAGACTGTTTATTACCTCACTCCGTTGTTAAACTTTGTAAATCCACCACGACGATTACCAGGTCTATTATCCCTGCGATGATCATGGTGACCTCCTCCGTTGTTATTGTGTCTATCTCCCTGACGATCACTTCCACCAGGTCTTACATTACCCCACTTGTAAAGGGTTGTGACTGTGGCAACAATTCCACCAATTGCAAGACCCGCAAAAATAGCTGAACTTGCATAATTGTCACTGTACGACTCGAGGACTGTTCTCTTACCGCCCTCTCTCTTACCATTGTTACTACCAATGATTCTAGACATCAATTCTAATTTCTTAAACATAATTTGTTCTCCTTTGTTTTATTTGTTGTTACTATTTCTTCTCAACTCCTTAAGCTCTCTCTTACTCTTTCCGAGAGACTTATTTGTTAGGTCTGCACCAACTGCTGCAAGTGCACCTACTACTAATACTAGGAATCCTGCCTTTACTGCAAAAGATCCCATCTCGCCTAATGTGTCGCTTACTACTACACATCCTCTTCCGAACTTCTGCTTACGTTCGATTCTCTTTACTAATTTCTCACTCTTCATATAATTAATTTTAATTGTTAATAATTCATGTTTATTTTCTAATTATAAGGTTTTTAGGGGAATCTAGTTGAGGTGGATAAAAAAAGAGTGCGACAGTATTTCTGCCACACTCAATTCAATTAATAACTATCTGGAGAACTAATCCTTAATTTCAGATTTGGTTTCCTCTACTTTTTCTTTAATCTCTTCAGCTTTCTCCTGATATGCTGATTTAACCTCAGCATACTTAGATTTAACTGCCTCGCAAATTTCTTTGCGTTTGATTACTACAGCACTTACTGCTGCACCGAATATAGATCCAAAAATGAATTTTCCCATGATTCTTCCTCCAATTTTTAGTTAAAATTGTTAGTATTATTGTACTTATTAGGACGGTTGTTATTCCAACCTCCCTTGTACTTGCCCTCCCATTTGTTATGGTTAGGCTTCTGCTCTTCTGACTGAGCAGTCTCTGTAGCTTGAGTTTCCTCAGCTACTACAGGAGCTTCCTCCAATACTGGAGTCTCCTTCTTACTGAATGCACCTTTACATGCATTCAAACCGTCGTTACCTAAGGCAACGATCTTCTCACGAGCCGTCTTAGACCCGATCAGTACACCAACAGCAGTTCCTACTGCTGCAGCTACAATCTTACCACGATTTCTCTTAAAGAAACCTGGCTTCTTTACTACTTGCTGAGCTGTCTCAGCTACGTTCTCTACTACTTTTTCAGCAGCATCTTTTAAATTCTTGTTCTCCATAACTTTATATTTATGAATCGTTAATAATTTGTTAAATATCTCTTATAAATGTTTTATTATTTTCTCATATATAAGGTTTCTAGGACATTTTAGACGTCAAAATCTGTGGAGCCTATTTTTACCTCAGGCGGGTGTATCTGGGGTGACTTAGAATCCTTATATGTGATTAGAATTTCCATTTATATTTAATATGATGTATTTTATTAGATTGAGACTTGGCCGTGAGGTTAGGTCTCAATTATTTTTTTTTCATCACCCCAAGTTTTTCCGCCTGTTCATATAAGTAACCTATCAAGTGCGCCCCAGGTTCTCCACTAGTACTAATACCTCTAGTGGTTAGTATATTTTCAACTAAGTGATAAAATTCATGTACTAATACTCCACCTAAGTCTCTATCTTTTGCACTAATATTATCTAGTTCAAGGCAGATTAAGTACTTATTATTCACTACACACCCTCTACTAGTAAGGCCGCATGCATTTTTTAGTTGCTCCTTGAATTTTTCCTTTAGTTGATTATCTTCCGTATACTTCTCTGCTTCCTTGTATATTTCATCAAGTGTCCCTACTAAAATTATGACCCCTGTAAAATACACATCTATATCAATACAATACTTCTCCATAATAATAAAGAAAGAGAGCATACTATTTCTAATATACTCCCCTTGTTTTTTAGATATTACTTTCTAACCACCTACAAGTCTCACTATCAATATCATGCGACGCCCAGCCACATAGTGAAATATCTACCACTAAGACTGCACATTTCCTGTCCGGATCAAACCCATCTACCATATTTCTAAGGTCTGACGGTGTATGTGAGTCTGTTGATACTACGTATGTGTTTCTGTTGACTTGTCTTATTTTTCTTCCAAACTTCCTATTAAGTTTTTCAGTGACCTCCAAGTATCTCTGTGCAATATCCTTACTTGGTTTCAGCGAGAAGGTAATTAGAAAAGCTGCCATACTACTCCTCCTCGTGTGCTCCGTTTTCCATCAACCACTCTTCAATCAGTGTTTCAGTCACTTCATTCTGTTGGTTCGCTTTCTGAATACTCTCCCAGATAGCTTCGAACTGCTTATCTGTATACTCCATCTTAGACTTGTCACGGTCTCTGAGAATCTGATCAACTATTTTCTGGATAGTCTCAGCATCTTCTGGATCTGCTGCGGCTTTTACTTGTACTGTGAGCTGTCGGATGTTATACTCCTTCTTAACATCTTCATCGTCGCCCATTACAAACTCCTTAACAGCTGAGCCAGTCTTTTTGAGCACCTCCTTAGCACCACCAACCAAGTCTTCTCTCGTTGACTTAGGATTCTTCACAGTTTCTACAAAGTCCTTAATGCTTTCTTTTGGACTCTTAGACATTTCACGAGCATCTTTGACAGCTTCAGTCAATTCTTCTTTTACTACATCTGCCATTATTGCAGCTTTCTTCAAAAACTTTCTGATCTTACTCATACTTTTTATTTTATATTCACTAATAAGGGTTTTAGCGGCTCTCTTAGTTTCTTGTACCTCGCAGTAGTTGTCATAATAAAACCTATTACCAAGTATTCTATCAAGGTTCAGGGCGATCAATTCTGCTAGCTTATCATGACCGAAACAGAATTCCTCAGGGTGTCTTAGTACATACTTAAGATCAAATAGTACATACTTCTCTACTTCTCCTGATTCACCTCCTCTGGTAATGGTAGACAATTCATTTCTACTACTCATTATAAACCTAAGCATTTCATGTTCTAAGATTGTCATGTACCTCAGAGTGATGTTTCCATTGTTAGTATTAGGTCCATCATCAATGCCGCAAAAATGTAGGTCCCCAGGATTTACAACTAGACCTGTTTCTTCTAGTAATTCCCTGACTGCACCTCCTCTAATATATTGGTCTGCAAAATCATAGTACCCACAAGGCATACAATACAGACCTACATTATCAGGGCAACCAGGACCTCTCTTTTCAAACAAGAATAATAAGTTTTCAGTTGGATCCATGCCCTTATCATTCCAACAACACACTGAACATACTGTGGCAATGCTAGGAGAAAACCACCTAACCTTACCATCTTCCTTACAAGTAAACGGTTTATTTGTTTCCATAATTTTTTGAAATATAATCTAATTTCTCTTTAAAAACTAGGGGACTTATTCCTGCCATTATTACTACGGCGGGAACATTTCTCCTACTCACGTCCTTTACAAATAACCAAGGAACAGCACCCAGGTTAATATCTTCTACTGACCAAGGACAATTACATCCGCCGTATTCTTTTGGCAGCTTATATTCTAGTGGGTATGTGCTGAAATAACCCTCATCATCCTCACTACCAACAAATGCAAAAGGTACCTCTATTATATCACCTTCAGAATTTTCATATGGTCCCTCTGCATTACAATCATAGGGTGCATCATTCCAGTCATCACCCCATTGTTCTAGGAGGTCAAGTCTTGTAAAATATGCGGAGTGTGTTCTACTGGTTTGATCATATTCTGGATTTGGTAGGTCCTTGTATTCTACCTTTGGATTATACCACATTACACCATACTCCTTTACGAAATCCTTGTACTCCTGAGATTCAAAGTACTGTTTCGTTGATTCAGTAGGTCCGTATATGGTAGGGCTAATTTCATCAATATAACAGAGCTTATAATTATTCAGGCTCTCATCAATCTCACTTAATAATACTGTCTTACTCATGGGAATACTTGCTTAAATGGTTTAATATTACCGCCCATTATATTTCGCTTGCTATTTTTATCCTCCAGCACTGCAAAACATATCTGGCTAAACATATTCTCAAACTCAGATTCACCAAGGACATCTCTGAATGATTCTGCTGTTTGTAGAGGATTATTACCATATGCACCACAACCAAAGGCACCAAGCACTAATTTTCTATGTCCCTCTAGTAGTGCTATCCTAAGTATTGTCCTTATCTTACCTTTCAGCGTTGTCAAGTCCTTCTCCATCATTTCACCATTACTATTTAAGTCTGGTCTTTTAATGGCTGGTACTGTGATAACTGAGCAGGTGAAAGGGTCCGATAAGTAGCTGTAAGACGTAGCGGCTCTGAATACTGTTACGTTCCTGCTATATACTCCACCAAACTCAGATATAGGATATGCTTGCCTTACTAGTTTATCACCAAACGTACCTAGCCGCTTTTGATCACAGCTATATAAGGACCGAACTAAGCTGCTCCTCCTACACAGTTCTTCTTCTTGTGCCTTTGATCCTCTCTCAACACCACCACCAGGACAATAGAAAGATGCCATATTAAGTACAGCACAGTCAGGACCTAGTTTCTTAGCAGCGAGTAGTGTATCTGTGTTCTCTACCCAAATCTTAGTAGGGCCAGAGGGAGCATAGTTTTTATTTTTCACACTCAATGTCCTCTTATAGTATCTAGAAGTTGGTAAGGTTAGTTCATGCCACTTACCGTCAGAATCTAGATATCCTTCATTACTAATTACATCACAAGTGTCTTTAAAAATTTCTACTAATTCACTTTTAGATTTTGTCATGTCTCTTTGATTAATTTATATTATTAAGGATTATAGGCTTACTCCCTCTACTACATTACTACCTTGTTTTTGCATACTTAGTTCGTCATAGATTTTTCTCTTAAGTGTACCTGGTTTAGGGAGTGGATAGAATACAGTACCTCTATTATCCCATAACCAATCATTTATGTCACTCACAGGGGAACCAAATATTGTCTCAACTTCAGGCTCATAGTAGAACCATTCATCTAAGAACTCTACTTTATAATCAGCAAGTCTTAGGTGAAGTTTTAGTTCCATTGTTCTATCACCATCTCTCCAAGCAATAAATTCGCCCATTGGATTATGTAGGTTATATGCGGTTTCTCTAGCTTCATTACTACCGTCCCCCGTATAACCTACCTTAACTGCTTTCCTTGAACTCCTGAAAGCACCAGTTCCAAATAAATATAACATAATGAAAAAATAAAAATGCCAACTATACCTCGACACAAAACAAACGAGGTAGGCATTTGACCAACATCTTAAAATTACTCTTCTTACTCTTGATTAATTTATGTACCTATTATTTTCCGGTACCTTTTCTACATCTTCACAAATTCTATAACATTGCCTGGCCTATTGATGTAACATGTGGTAATTCCTGTGTATGGGTTGGTAGTGTACAGTTTTACATTGTACGGCTCACCTTTCTCATTGACCATACCATCATAAGAACGACCCATCCAGTCTGTACTTAAGTCACCAGGTACAGTTTGATATCCTGAGTAACCTGTCGATAAGCTAGGGTCGTTGATTAAGTTATATGAATTCTTATCAAATAACCTATTAACATTACTAGCTACTGACGAAAGTGACTGAATAATCTCCATAGTACCTCCGCAAACCATCTGACCAATTTTCAGACCATTCACTACGTTACGTCCAAACTCACTGTTCATTGCACTACCACCACATTGATTCTGAGGCTGCGCTTGAACTCCTGTGTTGTAGGATGGATTTGAACCCCTTGGAGGAACTGTTGAGAAACCACGCTCCTTGATTTGTTGTTCTGCTGGCATATCATCAATACTCTGAGGTCCTTGGTTAGAATTACTCTTACCCAATTCCCTAATACCTGCGAAAACAACTGCACCACTTACTGCTGCCACTAATACTTTAAGACCAAGTATGGCAATTTTAGAATAATTAAGATTCATCTAAGATTCTTTTAAATGTTTGACTAAAATTTTTCTTTTTCTCATAATAATTTTACTAATCTACCAGTCGGATAATTGATTCTCTAGCGCTATTTTTCGATTCAAATATCTTCACTTATAAGGAATAGAGACCCTTGTAATACGGAAGCCTTCAATCCCTTAACTATGATAAGGTTAAGGTTTGTCACGACGAAGGTCTAAGGTCCAAGTAGGAATATCACTATAGATGGGTGATGAAATGGAGATACAGAGTGTTAAGCAGACTGTAAAAACATGAAAGAATCAACTTAAGTGCATCCGTTCGGTTCCTACTATGTATGTACAATGTTGGGAAAGTAGTGGAACCCTGGCCTTATCATTTTTTTTTCGTCCCCATGGAAATAAAAAAGAAGGAGAACTTAACTGTCTCCCTCTTTATTTTCTTTTTCTTCTTTACCACAGCACCAGTATTTTACTGTTGCTTTAATCTCTTTCCATACCACACTCAGAAATGTTACTGAGAGTGGCTCTTCTGTAATATTATTCATATCTTAAAATATTATTCGGTTAAATACTCAATTAATTCTAACTTAATTTTGTGGAGCCCATGCATGATGAGCTTACCAACTATTATCGATCCAATTACTAGAACCATCATCGTTGTATAGATGACTGTCCAAAATAAGATCCAACTTTGATCCACTGTCATAATTGTATGTATTTGATTGTTAATATCTTTATTACACTAATAAGGGATTTAGGACATCATAGGGAGCAAAAAAAGAGTAGCCCAATCTCACGACTAAGCTAACTCTCCCAATAAAATTATAATTATGACTTTGTATATACACCTATAAGGTTCCTAGGGCTCTTGATTACAGACCTAACTTATTAAGCACCATTTCTATGTTATGCTTTATGAGTACCTTATCACTATCACTCCACTTATCTTTTTTCATCTGAAGTTCTAGTGTTTCTCTTGCATTCAGCTGCGCATCCATCTTAGTAAACCTGCTACATTCCCAATCAATTACAGCAGCTGTCCAGTCCACCTTACACCAACCATGTAATTTACCATAGTCTAGGTGATGGTCTGCGTGCGTTCTGTGAAATTCTTTAACAGTAGAATATTTACAGAATAATTTTAACCAGGGCTTTTCTATGTCATGGAGTAGGTATTTCCATCTCCAGACTTTATGATTTAGCGCAGTCATTTGGAAAGCAGACCAATGTGCAAACCAATACTTAAAACTACTCCTATCACTCCTACGAAAACCGAAATCCCTGGCAAGAAACTTTCTAATTTCTTCAACTACCTGCAAGCTGAATTTTTCGACATCATCTCCAGCCTTAAATTCAATAAGGATTGTCGGAAGGCATATTTCTGAGTTAACCATGTAGAATCTCATCAGCTGTACACCTCCCCCTTGATCATTAAAATCAAGAGTCAAAGATGTATAACCTTTACTTTCTTCAAGGAAATCTAGACATATTACATACTCGTTTTTATTCTCCTTAAGCTCTTCTAACTTAGCACCATACGTAGATAATTCATTAATCTTCTTACATAGGTACTCTGGTGTTAATTTTTCTTCCATTTTTATCGTTTCAAATGTTACTACTTCTGCATCGGGTGATAGTTTGAAATACTTCTCGTCATCACAAAATAGCGGAGAATTATCACCATATCGAGCGTTCATAAGGTCTTCAAATTCTGCAGACTCTTTAATAAATGGTTCACACTCGCTTATCTTATCCGTGGGTGAGTAGGATACAAGAAATATTCCTTTATCCTCGCTGTAATTAAATCTGATCGTTAACCACCTATAACGGCCTACTAAGTACTTAAACCAATTTCTAAGTTCTTTTTCTATCTTACTTTTCATAATACGTGTATATTGAGGGACTGTATAAGTTAACATTATCATATCCCACATCCATTACTTCTTCTATATAATCTTTTACTAGGTCACAACTTCTAACTAATGATTTTTCACTAAGCTGATCTTCCCAAAGTTTATTAGTAGTTAGGCTCCCATTACTGTTAACTATTATCGACTTAACCTCTAATTTTCCATCAGGCTCATTAATAGTAATTGTAAGTTCCTCTGAATTTCCTTCTAACTTTACAATAAGGGTTTCACAAGGAACAGCACTAGTAAAATCGTAGACAGTGTATTTACTACCAACTAGTCTACTCATTAATCTTGTCTTTATTGTATAACTATCTAATAACATTTTATCACCTTTTATTATAGTTTTCACTAAAGCGGACTCTGTATTATTTTACACAGGTAAGGGTTCTAGGGCCGTGAAACTAGAAAGCCTTGAAAACCTTAATAGTGTAATGAAAATTAAAATTTTATCTTATGTTAATATGTGTAATATGTTAAGAAAAATTTTAGTAGATTGCCTTTGTTCATCGGTGACTAGTAACGGTTCGAATCCGTTCAGAGGCACTATGAGCTATTCCACAGATAGCTCATTAATAATTAACGTTAATTTTATAAATCAATTAAGATGAACAAATTTTTAATCTACACAAGTAACTTGGATAGAAATCCAAGAAGCATGCGAGATGTTATTAAGTTTGCTCAGCAGACTCCAAAGTTCTATCTAGCAAATGTAGAGCTCAGTGATGTACTAGGAGATGTCCGAGAAGGTGATAATATTATCACTAAGAAAGGAAACTCTATCTATGTGATTAGAGCAATCTCCGAGTCAGTAGATGACTGGTCAGATGAGACTAGGGAGTATGTAGAAGAACTTTCACGCCAGTATGGACTTAAGAGGTGTAATATTACAAGTATTGCACAGGTGGTTAAGTTTGAGACCTGGTGTAAGCAAGGAAGAGCAATTATTAACAAAACAACAAAAGAAAAAACAATGGGAAGTATTAGCAATCTCAGCAAGTCAATGTTTGCAAAGTTCATGCCTGCAAAGGCAGAGAGTGTTCGCGTATCAATGGATGGTAACATCTGTGTTGAAACTAGCGAGGGTTATGTAACAATCGACGCCAATAATAAGTTGGCATCTTACCCAGAGGAGTTCACAGTTGATCTTCCAGTGTTCACAATTTGCAAGTCAATTGATCAGTTGGCAGTTGGTGATATCATCAAGTGTCCTAAGAGCTATGCTAAGATCACAAAGATCGAGGGTGAGAAGTTGACCGCTATCAGCTTTACTGGTACAGGTAAGGTTGTTCACACCATCAAGGATATCTTGTTCAACCAGACAACAGTTCGCGTTGTTGTATCAATGGTTGGAAACATTGGTGGTCAGATGAACCCAATGATGATGATGGCACTTATGGACAAGGAGTCAGGCTCTGGTAAGGGTCTTGATACTACTGCCTTACTTGCTATGATGTCTATGAACCAGAATGGTGGAAACCTTGGCATCAATCCAATGATGATGATGCTCATGGGTGGAGGCGACGATAAGTCATCACTCAAGGATCTTCTACTCATGTCTGCAATGACAGGTGGCAATGGATTCAATATGTTCCAGGGCTTCGGCGGTATGCAGCAGGGTCCAGCAAAACCAGCAGCAGAAGTAAAACCTGAAGGGGAAGGTGCTGCTGAGTAAGTAGGATTATTGAGATAGGTACTTTTCTGTGGGAAGTACCTATTTCTTTTTAGAATTAGGATAGTATGAGTAATGCAATTTTTAGATTCTTAGGTTATTATACTGATTACGAGTATAAGATCCAAGGAATGAAGGACTATAAGAAAGCTGGTAATACTGCTTGTTTTGCTGAGGCCCTTCAAAAAATGAGATCTAATTTTAAAACGGACGAAAGGTTTAGCGGGTCTTACAAAATCAAGATCTATAGAACACAGTATCAAATTAGTAAGAGTAAAAGCAATTTCTGCCTACTTAGTAAGAAAGAGATCAGAGATTATATAAATATTCTCAAGAAAGTAGTTAATTTCAAGTGGAGATTCTTGAAAGATAATAAAGACTATTTTACTGTCAAAGCGGATATCCAGGAGGGTTATCATACAACACATAGGGCAGTTCTATTTTGGATTAGAAACTTATACGAGTTCCCATTTAATGTACTTGTGAAAGATGCTGAGTTATTCAGAAAAGATCACAGGTATAGTTATATTGGTGCTCTCAACATACACAGACTTGTTTATATATCTAATTGTCTTAACGAGGATTGTCATTCGATATTTAAGTATCGCTATAATAGTCTTGGAACATTGGATGAATATAAGAGAGCGTTTAACTATGACAGAGATTTCTACGTGTCTGATGCAATCCGTGATATTGTTAACAGTATTGAAATTGAGGGACCAATCGGAACTGCTTGTTCTGACCTAGATAGACTTAGGACTCTTGAATTTTGGACCGAACCAGAAGATGACTGTCCGCAAAGGAAAGATAGGTTTGAGGTATATAGTAAGAATTTAAAACATTATACTAGAAAAAGATGAAAGTATTTGTAGTAGGACCAGCAGTTTATTATGCTAAGTTTCTGAAAAATGTAGAACTAGTAGAGAAACAAGAAGATGCTGATGTGGTATTGTTTACAGGTGGTGAAGATGTTGATCCAAGCACCTATGGACACCGCCGACATCCTCGCACATATTCAAACATACTGAGAGATGAGGAAGAAATCGAAGTGTTCAAGAAGATTCGTAATGATCAGCTTGCATTTGGTATTTGTAGAGGCTCTCAGTTCTTATGTGCAGTTAACGGCGGAAAATTGGTGCAAGACTGTAACAATCATGCAATAGGTGGTACACATGAGATAACTGATGGAAAGTCTGTGTACGATATAACATCAACTCATCACCAAATGCAGTATCCATATAACTTGGGGGACTCCGAGTATGATGTTCTCTACAAGTCACTAGAAAATAGGTCAAACTATTATAAGGGAGACGATGAAATAGATAGTGACAAGATAGAGAAACTTGGAGAGCCTGAGATTGTACTGTATAAGGTAGAGGGAAATCCAGTATCTCTTGCAGTACAGGGACATCCAGAAATGATCCCTACATCACCAGTTGCGGAGATGATCAGTGAGTTAGTTGAAAAATATAGTAAGGAGGTTAAGAAAGTATGAGACTGAGAAACATTACAGTAGGTGCAGATCCAGAGCTTTTTATAGTAAATGAAAAGACTGGAAAAGTAGTATCATCAATCGGTATTATCCCAGGTGAAAAGGGAAATGCATGGAAGTCTGATGATATGCCAGAGGGATTTGGTATTGAGGTAGATAATATCCTAGGCGAGTTCAATATTCCACCTTGTAAGACTAAGGAGGAATTCATTAACAATATCGAATATATGAAAGATTATATTGATAGGTTTGTTAAGGAGAAGAACCCAGACTTAGGAATTCAGTGTATTGCGTCAAGAGAAGTAGATGAAGATCAATTACAGTCAGATGAAGCTAAGCTCTTTGGTTGTAGCCCTGATTTCAATGCTTATACTGAGATGGAGAATGAGAAGCCTGATGGTGAATCAACAAATCTTAGGTCAGCAGGTTTTCATATTCACATTGGGTATGATAACAATGACATAGATACTTCAGTCCAGCTTGTTAAGTACTTGGATCTCTACTTAGGGGTTCCAGCAGTAATTGATGATCCCGACAAGAAGAGAAGATCACTTTATGGTAAGGCAGGTTCATTCAGACTTACACCTTACGGAGTTGAGTATAGGTCATTATCTAGCGCTATGATGAAGGATAAAAAGACCCTCAAGAAAGTTTGGTATAGAATCGTATCAGCCATAGATGCATTCAATGATGAGAGAGAACTTCCATCATCTAGTGCAGTAAGAAAAGCGATTGATAACAGTTCAGTTGAGATGGCTAAGAAATTAGTTGAACAATATGACTTAGTATAAAGTTATGTGCGGAATATTTGGAATAATTAATAAAAAGAAGAGCGATTTTGATAAGACAACATTTAACGTCTTAGGTATTAATAATGACACTAGAGGAGGTGATTCTTGTGGAGTTTTTATTGATGGTCGCTATGAGTATGGTGTAGACGATAAGAGTTACTTTGAGGAATTTTTTGAAACTAGTAAGATCTTAAAGACTACCACTAAGTGTACTATTGCAATCGGTCATGATAGGAAGGCAAGTGTTGGTAAGATTGATAAGACTACTGCACAGCCAATAGTCCTTAAAAACAAAAAAGGGGAGGTAGAGTTTGTAGTGATTCATAATGGAACTATCTACAACTATCTTGACCTGGCTAAGAAGTATATCCCAGGTGTTAAGATCGACGGCCTAACAGATTCACAAGTTATGGCAAGAATCTTTTACTACAAGGGATATGATGTACTAGAAGAGTATAATGGTGGTGCTGTTTTTGTAGTCGTTGATTATAGACAGCCAAAACCTAAGGTACTGTTCTTCAAAGGTGCATCTAAGAAGTACAACACAGGCAAGGAGATGGATGAAAGACCATTCTACTTCTCAATTGATCCAAAGCAAGGGTTAGTATTCAGCTCCATCAGTACATACCTTAAAGCGCTTAGGCCAGAAGGAGAGGTATATACTATCAAAGCTAACCAACTGATAGATTACAACAATGAGACCTGTAAGATGACGATTATTAAGAACGTTGACAGGTCTAAGCAACAACAGACAAAGGAATACGCGAACAAGTATACTTTTGCAAGTGAGATTCCTTCTAAGTGGAGTGGTTACAGTAACAGTAAATACAGTTGTAGTGGGTATACAGAATCATCCTATGTGAAGGTTGACTATCTTAGCAATACTTATTCAAACAAAAAGGGTAAACTACACGGAGAGTATCATATGACAAGATATGGAAAATTCGTGAGCCCTGGTAGTAAAGATTCAGAAGTATTTAATGTCTGGTTCTTTAACGGTATTGCGCTGAAAGGAAAGGAGGAGTTTAAGTTTCTTGAGTATTTTAACAAGAAGACAAAACTGGATATCAACAAGTTCACAGAGAGATATCAAAACTTAGTGAGGTCAATCAGTGTGGATGGCCTGTACTGGAAGGAGATAGATGGTGAAGACTACCTAGTAAAGGCAATTAGTACAGATGATTTCCAGAAGTTTACAGGTGGCTTTCAGATGTTAGGTCAATCTAGTAATAAACAGTACCTAGTTGGAAGGTTTACTGGTGACTGTTACTCTGGATTTGATAGACCTTTCGTGTTTAGAGATGAGAAAGATAAGTTCAATATCAAAAGCTTCTATAAGATATGCAAGTTATTGATGAAGTCAGCGGTAATAAAATAGATGCGTTTTCAGCCATCAAGGTAATCGTTGGGCTGAATAAAGAAGATGAGACTCTTATTTATGGTTATATAGATTCAAAACATTTAAACCTAACTAAGAGAGTACTAGTAGGTTCTAGAGGTGCGATTATGTATGTACTTACTACTAAATTCCCTGAAGATGAGCTATTCTTCAGTAGGTATTATGGTATGTATAGGACTAAGATAGGCCTCTCTCAAGCAGATATACAGAGAGAGTCTAAAATTCTAGGTAAGGGTAGTTTTCCGTATAGCTTTGAAAGGATGTACGAAGCAGTTGACAACTTTCAGATTTTCCAAGACAAGGATAAGCTGATTGATACTGAATTCAAACATCCCCTCGCTAAACAGATGAACTATACATTTGGCTTAGAGTTTGAGACATGTAAGGGCTATATACCAGAGGATATTTGTTTCAGAGATGGACTAATTCCGCTTAGAGATGGATCTATTAGTGGGCTTGAGTATAGTACTTTAGTGTTACAAGGAAATTCTGGACTATCTATGCTAAAACAACAGATAGGTACCTTACAGGAATATACTAGGTTTGACAAAGACTGCTCCTTACATATTCACTTCGGCGGTTATCCATTACAGGCTGATAAACTATGGGCGCTTTATTCAGTGTGCTATAGAATTCAGAACAACCTTAAAGGATATGTGCCCAAGTTTACATTTTATAGTAGTAGGTATAAGAGTTCTGGGAAGGATTATTGCAAATTTCTACCAGACTTTGATAGCTTTAACGAACTATATGAAACTTTTGTAGGGAGAAGATTCTTTGGTGACTTGTTCCAACCACATCCAAATGATCCAAAGAGATGTGCTAAGTGGAGAATCCCGCACAGATATTATTGGGTTAACTTTATAAATTCAATGTGCTATAAGGTTAACAAGACAATCGAATTTAGATTACTTAGACCAACATTTAATTATGCAAAGATAACATTATGGATGTATGTGTTTAATGCAATCTTAAAATATGCCGACAAACATTCAGATACTTGTCACTTAGGCCTAGATAAATCAAGCCTAATGATTTCGGATATACTGGATGATGTCTACCCAAAGAGACTTGCTAGTAAACTTAAGACTAGATGGAATCGTCTTAGCAAGGCAGTATTAGATCAAGAGAAAAAGGGTGATTACATTGGCAGTAAGGTTGACATAGATAACAAGTACATACCAGTATTTGAAATAATCTAAAGAACGAAAAGAAAGTAGTAGAAAGTTAAATTCTACTACTTATTTTTTTTTACAATTCCTCAATCCATTTCAAGACAAGATTGATACAAGACTCTACATCATCCCAGTGACATTGTTCATATGGTTGATGCATGTTTCTGTTTGGTAAGCTCAGTAACATGGTCTCACAGTTTGTTGCATGTTCTTGTATTGAACTTGTATTAGTACCCCCAGCTCTACCAACACCGATCTGATAAGGGATACTATTCTTATCGGCTAAGTATTTCATAGTGTCGCCAATTCTTCTTGACTTTGCTGGGCCATATTCTATTACTACACCCTTGCCCAAACTGATATCGCCGTACATTGCTGAACTGATACCAAGATCTTTCTCAGTACTTGGGCAAACGTCAAAATCGATGCTTATTTCGGGGTCAACTCTTCTGGCTAGTACTTTTGCGCCTCTAAGTCCAGATTCTTCACCCGCTACACCTGCACCAAATAATGTGATGTTCTTTTTCACGAGCAAGTCTTCATCTACCCTGCGCAAGATCTCAGCCACAATATACACCCCGAGTTTATCATCGAGACTATTACCGACGATGAATTTACCTGAGGGACCAAAGTTGATATTCTGTTCGTACTTTGGATAGACCATGAGAGTACCTACACCAATACCAAGACCTTCAAGCTCCTTCTTATCAGTGCATCCAAAGTCAAGGCATAAGTCCTCCATCTTAGCAATACTATCATACTCACTACCTGTCTGAACATGTATCGCCTTGTACTGAATAATACCGTCTACCATTCCATCCTTAGTGAGCGCAGAAAGTCTAGAACCAGGTAAGACACGACGATCTTCACCACTAATTCTAACTATCTTACACATACCAGATTCAGTTACCTCACTCACTAAGAAACCAAGTTCATCATAGTGGCCTGATAGTAAGATAGGGGTACCATTGATTGCACCTTTTGTAAATACTGAGTTCTGAAATTTGTCGGTGAATGCATGTCGACTGAACTCTGACATGTGATTGTTAAATACATCAACAGCTGCATTCTCATAACCTGTTGGAGATGGTGCCTCCAACAATTCCTCTAAGAACTTTTGATTTTCTTTCATTTCTTTTTCTATGTTTTTATTCATTACAATATTAAGGTATCTAGGGTAATACAGAGTCCGCTTCAGGGCCCTTAGAAAATGACGTCTAAGAAGCCTCAAAATCCTTATTAGTGTAATGATAATAAAGCATTACCTGAAGGATATTAGAACTAGATTCTAGTATCCTACTATATTTTCATGTACTTGAAACGAATAGTACTAGTATTATAATGAGCCTGAAGGTGGTCTACGGGAGATTATAGTACGAATAATTTAATGAGGTGACATTAACTTCGGCTTGGCGAAGTAAAAATAGTAGACGTATTTCACTATTAATCAGTGATTGATTTGAAGTGGGAGTTTGTTATACCCGTGAAATATATAGGCCGAGCGCGTATAAAGGTTTTAAGGACACATTTTATAACAGACCTGCATTTAGTGGGACTGTTTGTGTAACAAAATAAAGATTAAAACTATAGCGAAGAGTTATGGTTGGATATGTATGGACTGAACATGAGGAATGATCAGCAGCAATATCAAAACACAGTAGTCAGAATATTATGACGAACTGAGAAATAATAGAATGTATGTATTGACAAGCTATTAAAGTATCGGGGTGGACTACTAGGGATTAAGTAATACAACTTAATTATTAGGTTTGGGTTTATATCGATTGATATAGGACCTTGGTATAGTATTGAAGAAATACTATCACCTTACCTAATTAGTAGTAGGAAGTCTAGATAAGAGAAGTATCTAGCAAGTTATTAAACTTTATGACATTATTAACAATTTAAAATAAAATTATATGGAAAATGATTTAAGTACCAGAACAAGCGTGGCTTGTATTCTAGTGGCATTTATTGCGTGTCAGGTCTATATTGACGTAAGAACTAGTCATTTTAGATCACGAGAAAAGGCTAGATATGAGAGACTAAAAGCAATGGTAGAATAATCAAAAAGTTGCATTATGATAAGTAATAAAACAATAACAATTATCGGGGTTACAGGATTTGTAGCCATCGCAACAATCTTTGAAGTTCGCATTAGAAAAGCGGACAAAGAGGCAGAACAAGAATGGAAAGACTTAGAAGATAAGATTTCCAAAGGTTATAAACCTAAAGGTACTGAAGGAGAGTAAGTACCTAGACATTATTAACAATTTAAAATTTACAATTATGAACAAATTTGGAAAAGAAATTAAGGATGGAGCAGTTTGCTCAGTAAAGATTGGTGCATGTGCGTTTGTTATTTATGGCGCACTGACAGTAATTAACACAATCCTCGGAGCAGGTAGCAAAGAGGAAGTTGAAACAAAGACACCAGAGGCTAGTCCTACTGGTGAACAACCTTTAGAGAGTGCTAAATAGTACTCTCAGAACATATTAACAATTTAATTACTTATATTATGGATAAAGATTTAAAGAGAGAAAGAGTTACTATTCTTACTGCATTAGTGGTATTAATAGTAGGTTTTATCTGGGGCGTTAGCAATAAGGTCCTAGAAAAGATCGACAATAAGTAAAAAACCTATAACAGGGTCTAGTAGTAGGCCCTAGCGACATATTAACAATTTAAAGACAATGATTATGAAGAAAGAACTGTCTGATCTTACAGTTATTTTAACTGCGATAGGATCATTAGCAGCTCTGAAGATTTATGATACCTTCAGAGAGAGAAAGATTGAAAAAATGTTGAACAAATTAACAGAGGAAGATAATGAAAAATAATATTATCGTAGCAGGAATTATTACTGCAACTGTAGTAACCATAGGATTTATTAAGAGATTCTATGATGATTATGAGAAAGATCTTAAATTAGATCTAGAGGGCAAGAAAGCAAAGTCCTCAAGTAAAAACCAAAACAGTGCTGAAGGATAGTAAGCACTCAGACATATTAACAATAAAAAATATAATTATGAAAACTATAATGAGTGGATTATCAGTACTTTCATTTGTACTGTATTTTTTGTGCGTAGTCGTTCTGCACTTTAAACTAGGAAACGACACAGTTAACTTGGTATGTGATATATACCTTGTTGTAATGGTAGTAGTATATGGGTACTACGGAACGAAGATCTGGTGGGAGACACTGGATAAATAGAGAATATATATAACCGGAGACGCAGTTGAAAATGTGTTTCTGGTTATATTTTTGCGTAATCAAGAATATAAATACTTGATCTGATGAGACATGTTTTGTCGAAACGCAGTAAAAATATTAATAGGAACTAAAGCTTCCAGAGGTTATATATTTTGTAGTTAGGGTAAGTAATTGCCCTGATTATTTTTTCTCTCCGATCCCCTTAATTCCTTAACTATGTATGAAGGTTGATGAAATATTAGAAAAGTATAGTAGCGATAATATTGACCTGCTTTATAATAGATTAGTAGGATTAACAATTGGGGAGAACTGGGAATATGATTATGAGGCATTTAAAAGATTCTATGACAATGTGGATGATCTATGGCTTGTATTATCTATGTGTTAAGAGAAGCGAAAAGAAAAGTAGTAGAAATTAAATCTACTACTTATTTTTTTCAATCCCTGTATAACTTATTTGCTTTTATTATATCCCATGTACCCTTAGTTATCCATGGGAGAGGGATTTTATTATTTCTCAGCAAGTTTCTAATGGCGGAAGAACTCACTGTGATACTCATGTCGGAGATACTATCACTATATCCTGGTCTACTTATTTCTACAGTCTTCCAGTTTTTTAATAATTCTTCACCTCTATACCACTTCGACATATCCCTTACAGTGTCAGTTCCGCCAAGTATTACAAACTCAATATCCCTAGCGTATAAATTTTTCAGTGCCTCTAGTTGATCGTAGGTATAATAGTTTCCATCTTTGTTCTGCTTACTTACTATCTCAACGTCGAACTGATCCTTACTAAAACCGGACTCATACATAGCGGACCTTATCATATCAGCCCTTAAGTCAACACTCACTGCCTTTCTATGTTTCCAAGGATTTTGCACGGCGGGTAAGAACAATACCTTATCAACTAGTCCTTCATTCAAGACCTTACTAACTATTGCAATGTGACCTATGTGAATTGGGTCAAAACTACCAAGTAATATTCCTATCTTCATTTCCACTTAATTAATTTTTCTGGGTTTCTTGCTAATTCTTCCAGTCTATGTAGTTCCTTCTCATAGCTTGGATACTTATAATATTTTTTAAACGTTGTACTACTACTTTTAAAGAAATCCAGATCAGACTTCGTATCTATCCTTGCAAAATCAAGTGCATAATCTTTAACAGAGTCTAGATACTGTGACTTTAATTCTCCAGACTCATCTAATAGCTCCGTACATACCTCATCCTTTAATCTCTGTGGAAGATCATCATATAAGACAGTATCAATATCACCATGAGCTATTTCCAAGACAAAAATGCACCTGTGATCTCCCTCTATGTTAGTACAGATAGCTACGTTGTAATCCGAATCGTCTACAATATCAGCAACGTAGATATACAGGTCTTTCAAGGTTAAACTGTTTAAGTCTGAATTGAAACCCTCTCTGTTATCTGGATTTATAATAAAATTGTATTTCATACCCTACTAAGCAGGTCAAAAATTAATTGATATACTATTGCTGCCCCTGTCACTATATAACACAAGCTAAACGCAAGCTCTGGTAGGACTACTTTATTTATATAGTACTTTCCACCATGACTCTTTAAGAAACAATACTTAACTGTATCATACATTTCTAGTAGCTTAACATAATAGAAAGTAGTGATAAACACAAACACAGTAGAGCAAGCTGATACTAAGTGAATATGTCCCACTAGTAATCTGATCACGGCTATTAGTACTACCATAAATAGATTAGTACAACTCAACCAGAACATCTTTCTCTTGACTGATTGAAACCTAAGATAATCTTTTTCTGAATTCCAATATCTTACCATCCCATGTAAAATGTAAATTGTTTTATCATAAATGCTGTGTAACCAATGAAGTATATAATAATAAAGACATTCACAGCTTTCAATATCTTAATATACTTATTATATGTCTTCTTTATGTTGTGACGATCTAGGTCATCCAATCCCCTATTATTTACCTTGCATACATTAAATGTAAAGTCATCTATGTTTGCTGTGTCTATCAACATTACAGTACTAACGACAAATAATGTAGCCGCTAAGTAAATTATCATACTAAAAATTGTAAGTAGCATTACTAGATTTACATGCCAACTTACACCCGATCCTCCAAGTAGTTCTTCCTTGTCGTACTCAATTTTAATAGTACTACCAATATCATGTGTTAGATAAGTCTGTGCATCTACCTCTTTTACCCAATTATACTTACTATTCTTTAAGTACAGATAGTAAGTGCTTGATTTCTCTTCGTTTTCTGCCAGCTTATTGACTATCTTCCACTCGCTTTCTACTCTTGTGTGATACTCTCTCGCATAGTCTTTCATGTCACTACGAAAAATCCATTGCAGTGATAATACGAACAATGATATAATAATTAGAGTGCTCGTTATTCCTACCTCAGACCACGCATTTTCACCTACAGTAGCCCACCAAATACTAGTCTTCAATGGCTGGTTACCTTTCTTAGATTTTACTTCGTAGTTCATTGGTTTTTATGCTAGTTTACAAATTAATACTAAGTAGTACACACACCAAGTAGAACAACCTACCATTAGAATAGCAGCCAGCCCTTTCATTATGTTATACCTACTAACATACCTGTCGAACTGCTTCTGTACTCTAAGGTCGTCATCATCTACTCTACTATTATTTGACCTAACCCAACTACTAAATCTATGGTAATCAGTATCTCCCTTCTCCCAAAAATCAGCCATGCATATAAATAGGACAATAAGTAAGAGTATCTGGATTGCAAAAGATACAAATCCAATTATTGCAAGATATTTGGGCTTGTTCTCTGGAAATAAGTCACTCTTAGTATATTCTACTGAGACTGTACTTCCGATATTAGTAATATTATATTTGACATTGCTAACATCTTTTGCCCACTTATACTTACTATCTTGAAGCACTAGGTAGTAAGTATTTTCTCTATATGTATCATCTACGAACTTACCTACTACATGCCACTTCGAAACCGTACTAGTCTCCCACTCGCCTATCTGTTTCGTCACTGTTCCAGACATTAGAAACTGTGCCATCATTATAACAGCAAGTATAGTAGTGAGTATACAAATTGATTCAACGGTTTCTTTGACTTCACCGTTATTATAAAAGATCCAATAAAAACTCGATCTTAATTTTCCATTTGACGTTTTCTTCGTCTCTGCTTCGTAATTCATTTTCTCATATTTTTTGTTAATAATCTACTAATAAGGAATTTAGAGGAAAAAGAAAAGGTAAGTACTTAATACCTACCTCTCTTATGATTAAAGATCTGCTATATCTTCCAATTCTTTAGTGTCTGAGTCGTCTGTAGTTGATAAGTAGTTAGAAATCTCCCTTACTACTAGGTCTTCTACATAATCTTTCAGCTCCATACTACCGCCTGTCATATCAAGATCCCCAATACTTACACAGACTTCATTATTAATACTTTCTAGCTCTGGATACTCACCACCAAGTTTTAATGTCCTAGTTGCACATCTTAATTCTACCCCATCAGTTCCCAGATTTTTCCTAACTTGTAATAGAACTGAAATATCTCTCTTCTTCCTGTCTACCAATGTTGGAATTCTTACCTCCACTACTTTAGACTCAAAATGTTCATCTCCGTCAAAGTATTCATAGTAAGTTGGAATATACTTAATCTTATACTCCCTCTCTAAGTAACTATTGGGCCATCTTCTCGTCACATACTTAACTAGCCTACTCAGCTTTTTGAAATAGTTAGGGCTTGACTTAAAATACTTACCTATTCTTTTAGTGGCGAGATCTAATTCAAATCCCTCATCGCTAATGTCAGAGTAGTGTCTTTCGAACCAATCCCAAATTACACTCTCTTCTCCAGTTACATCAATAAACCTACAACTACTTTCTGGAAATCTATTGTAGCCTTTATAGTGTTTAACATCAAAGAATCTAACTCCACTACACCTAGGAAGTCGCCAACAGTTTCCGATACTTGTAGATACTAATAATCTCTTTCCATCACTCTTTTCTAGTTCCATGCATTCGTAGAGGGTATCTTTTCTTTTTTCATCAACGCCAAGGTATGAAAACTTAAGCCCATCATTCTCCCCTTCGAATCTATCTTTTATATATTCAAGAGTTTCATACATTTCTAATTCTTCCATAATCTATTAATCTAAGTCATCATATTCATGTGTCTCTAAAGGTTTCTTCTTAATAGATTCTTCAACATTATCGTCCAAGTAAATTCCCTTACTGATCATTGTTCTTGCGGCGATTATCTTTATCTCAACTGTCTGTATGCTTTCAAATAATCCTCTAATAAAATCCTGTTCTTCCTTTGGCGGGTCTGTTCTAGTGCTTTCAATTCTCCTCAAGTATACGCAGTCTTTTTGAATATTTACTGCGTCAATATTAGAGGAAGTTATTAAGCACTCAAGTCTCCCGCCAATCGTCCTCCTAGAAAAACTGAGACTCACTAACCACAACACTAATGATAAGATAATAAGACCGACTACCATAATTCCAGCCGTCCAGTATTGTTCTTGTAGGGCACTGTAAATTATCATACCAACCATAGCCATACAAGATACACCAGACAAGATTAAGAATATATTGTTAATCTTCCTGTCAAGCTTATTACATAATCCAACTAGTGCGGTGATTACTTTATTAATATTATCTATTTCCATGTGTTATAAAAATTAAAAGAGGGTCAAGTATAACAATGTATACTCAACCCGATTAGTACTTCTTAGATTTCGGCAGCCTCAAACGACTTCTGCTCCATCATTCGAATCACTCTGTTAATATCAGACGCTCTCCTTTCTCCTGACCACTTTGTTTTTGGATAGTTCAGCTTACTAAGAGAACTGGTTAGGTTATTCTTCTGATCAACATCGTAATTATTATAAACTCCAACAGGCTCCAACCATAATTGATCACTGTTATCACCTACTAGCTTAAATACAGCATACTTAGTAGGGGTTACAAGTACATCAACATAGCAACCCTCCTGGAATCTATACTTTGACCACCTAAGTTGATCTCTGACACCCACAATGATTGCTCTTGTTACGTTATTATTATTCTCAACCTCCCACATTGGAAATTTGAAATTACCAAGATCATAGTATAAGTCAGCCTTCCCATAAACACCTTCTGCTCTGTCTAAGATATTCCTATACATGAAATCAGAAATCTTCTTAAATGAGTTTGTTCTATTGTGGATGATAGTAGAAATGACATCAAGATCATATTTCTTAGTGTCACCCTCTCTCATACAGTACTCACCCTTATTCATCGTCTTCTCACTGATCTTAGTAAGTGACAAGAGTGGCACCTCATTAGAACTAATACCTGGTGTGTTAACCTGGTAAAGATAATAACTCTGAAGATTTGTGTTGTTAAGGAAGAATGGATATACTCTTCCAATCATTGTGTTGTGTAATCTAGTACGTCCCATTTTTTTTAATAAATTTAATCTGGGTTAAACAATTATATTAATTACTCTCGTTAATTCTTTTTATTGTTAGGTGGAAGTCTAGTAATAATTCTACCCTTTGTTAAGTCATAAGGGCTCATTTCTACTACTACACCGTCACCTGCCATGATTCTGATAAAATTCTTCCTAATCTTACCAGAAATAGTGCAAAGTATCTCATGTCCGGAATCTAGGGTAACTCTAAACATTGAATTACCCAACTCCTGAGACACCTTGCCCTCTACTTTAATATTATCTTGTTTCATATAATACTTCTTATTAAATTATTACTTTGGAGTTTCTGTCAGTCCTTAATATGACTTCTCGAAATCTACAAGCTACTAACTCATTACTAAGGGATTGAGGTACATTTGAGACCCCATTATAGTAGTTTACGATATCTGTTAGTGTTATCTTAAAGTATTCGTATTCTAGTGGGGTTCTAGTTGTCCCATTATTCTCTACCTTATACTCACATATACAAGTACCGTAACTCTCCCTTGCTTTATCAACTAGCTCTACTATTACGTCAGCCACAACCCTACTAAGTTTACTAGTAAGAGGTATTGGTTTAGGTGTTCCAAACTTAACTGAATTATCTAGTTGATCAAATATCTCAGATTCGTATGCCCAATGATTTTTTCTGTACAGTTCAATATAACTATACATACTGTTGAGATCTTTGAATATAGTCCCATCGTCTGAATAAGAGTCTACAATGCCAGCAGTAATATCCTTCACACTGATACCTAGCTCATTGAAAAGGCTCGTATAGTATGACACCCTACTGACATTATTATCATTCATGGTATTAATGAAGTAAGACTCAACCACATCATTGATCAATTCTGTATCCTGACTAGTACTGTTCTTTGTAATACTAAACATCGTAACTCCTTTTTGAATAGAGTTAGTTGAGATGATAGTATTTAAGATTGTAGTACTTAAGACAACCTCTAGCTGTTCCTTTACAGGTGCGTCAATGTTGCTATAGTCTTTTACCTTATCTGACATCAAACTGAGAGGTTCAAATATACTGAAAAGATCTGTATAATCTCTCCACCTGTCACCACCATAAGGGACTGTGCACTTACTTACTGCAGCGTCAACCATCAATCCCCAATAGTTAGTAATGTCAAAGTCGTCTATTGGTTCAAGTGCTTTACCACTCTCTACCATAGGCTTAGGTGAAAATAGGACTTGTAGCTTATTATCATCACCATCTGTACCTTGACCTAATACATGGTTCTTAAGTACATCCTCTACAGATTTCTCAGTATCTTTGTTGATCTTACCTACTACTAGATAACCTTTGACGTAATCCTGTGGGTCTACTAGTAGTTCAGAATCTAAGTTATCCCTTCTCCTAACTAGCACCTCACCTAAGTAGTAGTAAGTCTGTGTTTCTGTATCATATCTATAACCAGGCTTCCACTTAGCACATCCAGTTTTCTTGAATATACTACAATTAACAACCCTGGTCATCTCGTCAAAGTATTCATCGTACTCTTTCATAGTCTTACAAGCAAGTACTACCTCGCCTGGATAATCCTCTGAAAATGCAGCTTCAAACACAGAACCATCATTAACAATTCCCTTGTCAATACTGCAACCTTCCAAGATATTACCTAGGTACCTTCTATCCTTTGCGAAATTACATAGCTCATACCATTCATCTTTCTTAGGTAGTTCTTTAGATTTAACAAATACTCTAAATTCTCTACCTAACCTCACTTGGAACTCATTATTATCCAAGAGCACATCATCAAGTACAAGGTTACTCGCTCTATAGTAACTGTTAACCTGCTTTCTTACATTGGACTTATATACTTTCTTTCCGTCCATGTAGAGCCAGACCTTATTTTCTTGATTACTTACTAATGCACTAAGCTCTGTTACTAATCTCCACTTCATACCTTAATTTTCTATTATTACTTTAACTTTTACTTTAACGCCATTAAATTTAATAGTTGTACCACCAATAAATTTCTTTACTGATTCTAATACATTAATAAGGTTTTCATCTGGCTCTATTACCTTTTCTGGCGTTGTTAGAGTAAAAACTGCTTGCTTATACTTCTTTCTAACTTCATCAATGCCTGTAATAGACTCGAACTTGAATAGATGTCCGCCTAGTAACTCTTCTGCCTCTCTAAACTCAGGAATATTCCAAGCTTCCCTATTTAGTCTAGCATCCAAGAAATCGCTCATCTCTGCAATAATCTCTTGACCACTGCTAGGTGTTCTTCTGCAATCTATCCACCCATTCTTCTTATACCAGATCAGGGTTCTATTTACATTAATAACTAACTTCTTTAAAGTAACGGCTGCTTCCTTCATTGTTCTTAATTAAATATGATAATAGGCCATCAAGATTTTCCAAGTACCTTCTAGATGCACCACACCTATACTTCAGATCATAACAGAGACAGTTTCCAAAATCGAACATATAATATATAGTCTCAAACTTAAAAAACTCATCTTGCTTATAATCTATTCTATAACTCCCGATATCAAGGTAACTATATCCAGAATCGACCTCCGCTACTAGACGAACCTCACTAGTCCTTAAGAACTCATTATCAGTATAACTAGTAGTATCACTAAGTCTTGTCAAGGTAAAGCTAGGTAAGTCGATTGAATCCTCCTTACTAAGCTCCTCTCTTAACGTATCCTCAGTATCGGTGTCGGTTGGGTTGAGGACAGTAACAGATCCTACAAACCAATCATACCAAATAATCTTGCCACTATTCAATTTAAAGTCTGTCCACCTTAAATGTTCTGGAAGGTTAAGTCTATACCTGAACTTAATCGCCTTCTCCTTATTAAAAGTAGGGCGAAGTTCCTTGAGTTGTTCTAGAAATACTGGTATCATAGGTGATTCTTCTTAAAATATTCAACAATACTTGTACTATCCCAACTAACCCTTTCCTCCTTTGGACTTCTACTAGTTGGGCCAAATGTTTCTTCTACTGCATCTACATACATACTAGAAGAAAAGTCACAACCGCAAAAGAGATTATTCCACTCATCAGGTAGTAGTGATGATTCGATATCAAGCTGCTCTAATGCTAAGTTATCAAAACCTATCACAATATTTGGGATAGGTACAGACGTCTTACCTGTTCTGATCTCGAATATTAATCTCTTAATACCCTTCTTCCAAGTCTCTAAGTCTACACTTGTTCCTGCTGCTCTACCAAATTGCTTATAGCCTAGTATTAAAATTCTAACAGGTCTATCTAGGTAAGCACTTTCATTGACAATCTCATAGAGCTTCATAATATCGTCCACTGGAAATATACCAGCGATAATATGAAATACAGACCTTTCCAACCTACAAACGCTCTTGAATAGTTCATCAACTACTGGGATCTTTTCAATGCTAACGCCAACTGCCTCATAACAATTGGCTACTATACTATAGCTGCTGATTGGGTCACCGTCAAATTCTCTCTGAAGTGTCTTATAGTTGACTGTTATTCTTGGTTGGAAATTGTTTGCCCTCAGCCACCCTACTAGCTTCTCTGCATCACTAATACAATCCTCATCAAAAATATCACCGCCACCTACTGCAACCTCGATACCACATTTTGGGAGCTTATCTAGGACCTCAATTGTCTTCTCTAGGTTAAACTTCTTTGCGCCAGCCACACTAGACTCATGACAATACTTACAACCTATACTACATGCATTGGTTATCTTAAGGTCAATACTGTCGGGAAAATCTGCACACAAGTCCTCATCGAATCTAAGTGCTCTTTTCACTTTAGAACCATCTCGACGACTCATTACAAAATAGTTTCCGTTTATATACTTATAGCTCTTACTGTCATTGATATATTTTGAACAGCTATAAAAGAATGTGTTTACTAATTCTTTACTCATTAACCTTAACGTTTAATTTTACCTTAATTAATCCATCATAATTACTCTCGATAAATTCAGCAGCATCTTGGCCAAATAATGGATCACCAAATACATGATTTTCATCCTTCTTTCCAAAGGTCATTAGCTTACTTGCAAAATCTTTGGTTGCATAGTATAGACATGGGTAATCATCATGTTCCTTTGCCAAACGGGACCAATCACTATTAACAGGAAACACCCCTAGGCTATCCCTTAAGTTGATCAGGAAGTATATACTATCATTCTTAGCTGACCCTGTTAATATCTTCTTGTCTTCCGGTGTCATTGATCTAGCAGTACCGTTCTCAAAAACAATACTATTAGCTATCTCACAAGAAAACTGAGAGCTGGATAAGTAGTTATAGTCTGCATAGAAACACTCTAGTAGGTCTATAGGATACTCAGGGACATTAAACTGAACCTTACCAACCTCTCCGCCGTAATCCAAAGTTACCTCTGCACCTACTATATTACTATTATCAAATGCAGGATTATAGAACTCATCCGTTTCATCACTATTATCGTTGCCTGTAAATAACCACGACTTACTGTTAAATAGGAAGTTCTTTAAGCTGTCCTTATTGTCAACGATATGATCAAAGATGCAGGTAGATTCATGGTCAATTTCTGGATATCCTCCATCATCGGTCTTACTATTGACCCAAGTAAATTTGATACCATTAGCACCAGTAAACTTGCAAACTAAGTTACTGAGCGTTGATAGCTTTTTGTGAACATCCATATATTTTTGTGCATATGACTTCTCGTTCCACTTAGTGCTATGATAATAGATACCACAGACATAGAGTAGTTTGTCTTTTATTGAATTCATTGCTTTCCACTCCCATCCGAAACATCTACCGGACTCTAAGACAATATCACCGTCTTCGTCCAGGTCTATGTCACTAGATAACTCAATACTCGCTCTATTAATTACAACAGAGTGAGATGAGCTACTGTTTGTTTCTGGGAGGTTAAATCTTTCTACTTTCTTAATTTTTCCCATAATTTATAATAATTAAATTTATTCATCTACTAGTAAGGATTGTAAGGGGGAATAAAAAAGTAGGGACACTAAACTATCCCTACCTATATTTCTTTGTTTCCTTGTCAAGTATTTTTAAGAGCTTTGGTATCCTAAACTCCCCTGACATCATCTTAATATTTCCAGCTGCTACATTATCTGGAAGACCTATACCCTGTACCCATAATGGTTTTTCCGCCGATCCCCTAAGTATGGATGCACTAATCTCATCCGTCCTACAAAATTCAGACTTTGCTAGGCCTATTATTTTTAGCCTTGGCATATTCAGCTCATCAAATAGTTTCTTCCCCAGGCCATCTTTCTCCGTACCATCATTGAACCTAAGCCTAAGAAATCCATCCACTATTATCGTCTCTACCTTGTCTAGACTTACTTTCTCTACTAACAAGCCAAGAACACAGGGAAGCTCTCTCTTGTAGAACTCCCCTGGTATATAGGACGAAAAACTAGTGCAGATACTACTTATTATTTCGGCGGGTTCATCATCTGTCCACCTATTAAACAAGACACCAACCGTTAATGCAAGATTGTCTGAATAATAGTAAGTATCTACCGCTAATTTCATACGTCCATTACATCCAAAAACTTAATCGTCCCTATGTAATCACCAAATACAGTGAGCTTATATTCTTTGTCGGCCTTATTAAATACAATATTATAATTTACTGTATCATCTTTGTCCAGCTTAAAAATTACTCTCCACTCATCACCCTTAACATGATGAAGCTTGAGACTACTAACCCTACCTACTAAGAACTCACCAGACTCTTTCTTGATTGTTGCCTGAATATTTCTTGAGTAACCAAGTAATTCACCCTGCTTCTTTGTTTCACTAATATCGGCAAGAGCAGTAAAGGGTAAGGTATCTCTTTCTGCATAAAGACGAGACATCCTATCAAATAAGAATGACTCCTCCATCATCTTACAGTGAAGACTAAGTGGCATAAAGCGATTCATACTAGACTGAAGACCTTGACCCATGATATCGAAGCTAAAACCCTCTGGAATTATCTTCTCTGTGTAGACCTTATGATCCTCAGCTGTACTCTTTGCGCGCTCTGGAAAATAGTACTCAATCTGGTATGTCATTGTAATAGGGTCATATCCACTAATCTTGTTTATCTTTACCCTCTCACACTTAGTATCATAACCATCACCACTGCTCTTTTTCTGGTAGTCTACATATACTGCATACTGACCAATGAGCTGTAAAATTTCTGAGCCCCCTGGAACCCACTTGAGACTACCTGAATTAAAACCATATCTCTCAGTCATTAACTTCAAGTAGTCTTTCTTTTCTTTCTTCTTATCTTCCATAATCTTTTTTAATAGTTAAATAATACCTTTTTCTTCTAACAATCTCTCAACCTCTGTCCAATCAATAAAAGGACGAACGCTAATAGAGAGATCGGTTTTCAATGGAGCACCTAAGGCAGCATCGTCAATATAGAGATGTGCAAAAATCTTCCTACTACTTGTCCATCTGTTCTGTGTCAAGTTCTCATTAACACCTACCAATGGAATACCTCGCTGCGCAAACCAATCCACAGCTTCCTCTAAGTAGTTTGGATCACCTGGACTTGTTGGCTCACCCCTCATTGTATAGAGAATAAGCTCATGTCCTGCCTCAACTAACCTCTTAAGAACCGGTACTGCACCAATATCTTTACCAATCTCTGGAAATTCATGGCTAACAACAGTACCGTCAAAATCAATACAAATCTTCATCGTTTCTTACTTTTTCTTATTAACCTATTACAATTCTTACACTTATACGTTGACTTAATTTCACTCCCCGATACTACCTCACTGACAAGCCTAATATCTCGACTCGGTTTCTTACAGTCTGGACATGCAAGCTCACTATTCTTGTCATCCTCCTTAGAAAATTGTAAGACTAGTGAAACTACAACCACTGCACTAACAAAAATACCCGCCAGGCAGATTAATAGAATATCCATCATTCGCTGTCCTCCTCTTCGTCGTATTCGTATTCTTCATCCTCATCTTCGTTCTCTTCTTCTTCGTCTAAGTCACCCAAGTTAATAAAATTAAACTTACTACCAAAAAAGATTTCACCGGATTCTGGAAGTTCTGCGACTATAACAGTTCCTCTATCCTCATGCTCTTCAATACCAGTTACCTTACCAGATACCCAATCATACTTAAATGTTAGGTCTGGTGAAATAGCTACATAGTCTCCTACTTTAAATTCATCTTTCATAATAATACTTTGTTTTAATTACACTGTTAAGGGATACAAGACGGGGGAATGGAAAAAATGAGCAGTACTATATTTCAAGTACTGCCCCTAGAAACACGGCGCATTATAAAAATCATTTGAAAAGGGTGGCTCCTATAATTCCCCGTGTGTTTCTACGTGTGTTAATTTATTTTCTTGTATTTCCATAAAAGTATTTTCTATGGTCGATATTATCAAGTAGACACCATAACTACTTGGATTCAAACCAAGTTCTACCTGCAACTTAAAGTGTTACAGCGCTTTAGTCCCATATAAGCTATAGTCATTGTATACCTCTATCTGACTCTATCGATTATTCTCAACCTTATACTAATTAACTAGTAAGGTCGTGATTGTTCAGTGAAGTTCTTAGGCTCCACATCAGTAATTGACTATTCAGCCGCATACTGGTTTTAGTTAAACTATGAACTACTACCACAACCTAACATAACGTTAACAATGTGGACCACTCATGAACTAAGATCCACGAGCTTCGGACTTCACAGAGGAATGGTCTTTCATCAAATGATCAACTCTTACTTTATCTCCATCCGTGTAATCGACAGTCCCTGCCGATGTTAATTGTGCCACTCTACAGGCTAAAAAACCTGTGGATTTTAACGGCATTAATATAAAATTAAGAAGGTTTTGTGTCTTATAATATGGTTTAAAATTTCTTGTTACACATTAATGCCACTAGTAGTCCTTATAGGTCCCCAGTTTTTCAGCAGAGCATCGCCCCACCTCAAGCATTAATTTCTTGTGTCTTAATAATATAAATTTCAGGTTCTTTACGTAGGAATCATGCAAACACTAGAACCGCATTACATACCGCAATACTAATCTAGTTGTCACTTAGTAGATCTCCTCACGAAACTAAACATCCACGAAACTTACTACCTCATGACCTGTTTATCCATGTCTCCTACATATATAAGAAATCGAGGCCTTTTCAAACTGCATTAATTTTCGAGGCCTTCATACTTCCTACACTAATAAGAAATCAAGAGGATCTCAAACGCCCTTATTTCTTAAGGACTACGGCAAAAAAAAATAAGCTAAGGTATTACCCCTAGCTTACTTAATATTCTCACGTAACCACTTAATTATCTCACCCTCATCAGTCATACCTAGTCTCGTCTTGAATAACTTAACTACTGCCTCATCAAGATCAACACCAAGATTATCTAGTTCACTCTCATCTTCGACAGTCTTACAGTACTTACAAGAATCACACAGTACCGTATATCTTAGGTGGGCAGGTATTACATCCCACATACAAGCAAATTCCGGAATCTCAACACTGGCAACCTTTAATTGACTACCACAAACAGGACACTTATACTTTCTTTCTATCATAAGGCAAAATAATATGGACAGAACGCACGGACATAATTTTCATCGAGGAGACTGACGCATCTAACCTCCGTAGGACCTATATACTCTGCGTCATGATTCGATGTGTGTAGGTGTCCGTGAATATTAAGGTCCGGTTTCATATCTTCTAGTAATGTTCTGATCTCCTTATTACCAACTGAACTGCCTCCCCAATAAACATCAGGCTGAAGGACAATATCACTACAACCATAAGGAGCATCATGAGTAATAACAAGAGACTTAACTGTGTAACCATCAAACTCCTTCTCTAGCGCCTCCTTTGATTTACCTCTTACCTTGTCAAACTCCTCCCTCTGATACTCTGGCGGATACATAAAAGCCCAATCACCAAAGATCTTACACATAGGAGAGCCATACACATACACAAGATGGTTTGGTAGGTCATCGTCAAGTAAGAGAGTGCTGGAATTGCATAAATAAGTAGTACGAGGACCTAAGGCAGTAACAATTTTATCCAGACTCTTATTGTACATGTAAAAGTCATGATTCCCCGCTACTAATAGGACCTTTTTCTTCACTGGCAAACTCTCTACCCACTCCTGATAATCCTTCTTTAACCACTTCTCAACCTTCCTGTCGTCTTGTTGAATATTAAGAGGCACAATGTCACCTGCAATAATAAGATAATCAACCTCCTTATCTAGACTCACATCAAGATCACCGTGTAAGTCTGAAACCGCTGCAAAACTAATACTATTCTTCTTCATCTTCTACTACTCTAACTGGTATATTCTTTTTTCTTGCTATATCAATCATCATCTCAGTTCCCTTATTCTCAGCATACGCACTCTTAAAGGCAATCACTGCGTTAGCCGTTTCTGCCATCTGTAAGTTCCTGAGATAACCCGCCTTCTTACCATGCTTCTTCCAATCCGCCGGAAATACCTCACACCTAAGACCATACTCGCCGGCAAATTTTTCACCTAACTTATCAGCACCCTCAGCATGACCAGATATGACTACAACCTCTAATGATAAGTCGGACATCTTTTTTCCTAGGTAGTATAAGCACTTCTCCTTTAGTCTAGCATAATCGGTATAACTCCTACTACCTGCAATAATAACTCTAAACTGATTTACTTTCATCGCAAAAAACTATTATTAATTCTCACACTAATAAGGAACAATGGGCAAGGAGGTATGCAAGATTGATAGTTTGGTAGTTTTCTTATTTTTTCCTATTTTTCTAATTTTGACATGCAGGTCGATGTATTCCCAGGTTAGATATAATAAAAATAGATGAGTACGTAAGGCCGATAGTTTAAATTCCTTATTAGTAGAAATGAAAAATAAAATTAATATGAAAACAGGTAAGCTAATAGTTATTTCAGCTCCCTCTGGTACAGGTAAGAGTACTATTGTTCAGAGATTAGTAAGAGAACATCCGGAATTAGACTTGGTATTTTCGATTAGTCACACAACTAGATTACCCAGGGGAACAGAGAAAGATGGTGTGGAATATTTCTTCACTACACAAGAACAGTTCAAGGAAGATATAGTGTCTGGACAGTTTCTAGAGTATGAAGAGGTGTACGATAGCCAATTTTACGGCACTCATAGGTCACAGGTAGAAAAACTAATAAAAGACAAGCATAATGTTATCTTCGATGTTGATATAAAGGGTGGATGTAGTATTAAGAAGTTCTATGGTGATCGTGCACTTAGTATTTTTATCCAACCACCCTCAATAGAAGAACTTAGGAGAAGACTTATTGATAGAAAGACTGACAGTATAGAGTCAATCAACACTAGGCTATCAAAAGCAGAGTATGAACTTACATTCTCTGGTAGTTTTGATAAGATAATTGTAAATGATGACCTGGAAAAAGCAGTACAAGAGACTTACAAGGTTATCACAGAGTTCATGAATAAGTAGTAACGTTGTTGGTAATCACAAATATATTATAATATAAGTTTCATGCTCTGAGATTTTAATTGTTAGTTGCAGTTAACAGAATTACAACTCCTAGATCATCACTCCCTTATAAATAGGGAGTAATTTTTTTATAAACATAAATTAATAATTAAATTTCAGATGCTGTATTTCATAGAAATGATTTCAGGTAAAGACTTTGACCACCAGGTCAGAGTCATTAAAATAGGGTTCACAAAAAACCTTAAGAAGAGACTAAGCACTTACTACACCCACAATGGGCTTTACGAAGTTGTTAAGGTGCTTAAAGGGAAAGAGTTTGATTGGGAGTGTGAGCAGATTCTCCACTCTCACTTTGCAAATAAGAGATATGATAGAAGGGAGTTCTTTATAAAAGATGAGGAGCTAATGGAAACTATCTTAGGTATAAAAACCAGAGATGATATTCTGAAACTCAGAAAGAATAGTTACTTGAAATGGGAGCGTCTTAAGTTCCAAAAGATGTTTAAGGGCCTACTTGCTATGAACTGGAATATCATAAAGACTGTATGTGATAAAGACATTGACTTCGTAATTGACTACATACTAACAAAGGAAAGTTATAATAAGGTAGAAGACATTAATATTTTTGAGTCAGTAAAGAATCTATTTGGTGTTGATATATTAGATTACCCAGAAGAAATAAAAGAATGTGCCAACGATTTCTTTAATGAGTACAATAAGATAAGTACTCGGCAAAAGAAATTGAAGTTCTTGTGCGAAAAACTTCCGACTCTTAACGAACTAGAAAGAACTTGCATATTGGGAAGTATTACAGAGACTCGCTTTCAGGAATATATAGAAGTACTAGGCCTTGATGAGTGTAAGGCGCAAGCATATAATACCTCACTACTGAATAAGAAATTGAATATCGTAGGGTTTGATGAAAATTTGCTAAATGATACTATATACAATGAATTTAAAGTGGGCCAGTCTTATTCAAACCCTTACATTAAACAGAAGCTTGGTGAGATATATAAGGATAATAATTACAGAGCTACCGCAAAAGCAGTTGATCTGGATAAGTTCTTTAATATCAAACATAAGAAAATAAAAGACGAGACTGATAAGTGGGTCCATGGAGTGTTAATACTGAGTAAAAAATAAACATAGAGAATAGGTTAGGCGATTAAGTTCTACCCTACTCTCTTTTTTATTCCTCTATAAAGTTCATAAGTGAATAGTTACGTGGTCGGTAAGCCTGCAGCTCCCCTCCCCGCCTTCCCGTTGCCACAATATGAACCTCCCTCGTTACCACTCAGGAGAACCATATTGAACCCGGGGAAGGTATTCACCTTATGTGGCGTCGCCGGCAGAGCACGGCTCGACGGTCTTAAGGGTGAACTTGAAAATACCCCTGAAGTACATCTGTGGTTAGGATACAGGAAAATACCGAGCGCCAGCGAAGGGATTTTGTATTAACTCTACAGATGAATATAGGGGTTTCTAATTTTTTTAGGTTAGGATATATAAAGGAGACTCTGTCTCACGATTTAATGAAACTAGAAAAGTAGTAGTAATAGTACTCTAAAAGACTTATCTATGTAATAGATAGGGGCATTAAGCGGGCCGCTGCCAAAAAAGGCCGCTTAAGCCCGGAACAGTATTCATTAACTAATAAAAAAATAAATTTTATGACAGAAGAAGGAGCAATAGTAGTAGAAGTACCTAAGGGATATAGGTACATCTCGGAGATTCCAGATTTTAAAATTAATGATTTCCCTCATATCCTGAATAAACAGATCCCAGGATGTGGGTTTACGGAGTATTGTATTGACCCTGCTAAAAACAGTGAAGATATAATACTATGTAGTCCTAGAAAGATCCTACTAAAGAATAAGTATGATCAACACGTAGGAGATGTATTCTTAGTCGAAAATAAGTATGAAGTAGAGCCTAGGACAGACAAAGACCTGACGAAGATCGAAAAAGAAAAGGGAGGTAGTATTTTTGCTGAGGAAAAAGTGCCAACAAAGGAAGAGATAGAGCAGGCTGAAAAAGAAAAGGTAGGTTTCTTCAATGGCTTAAGAGAGGACCTAAAGAAATATATAATTGGGTGTAGATTTCTCAAAAAGCCAGTGAAAATCTTAGTTACCTACGACTCGTTCAGGATTGTAAAGGATATTATTAAGAGCGTTGATGAACTTGATAATTTTAGAATAATTGTGGATGAATTTCAGAGTATTTTCACAGACAGTAGATTTAAACCAGATACAGAAATGGTATTCGTTAAGAACCTACAAGAAGTAAAGAAGCTCTGTTATGTAAGTGCAACACCGATGATGAAAAAGTATTTGAGCCAGCTAGATGAATTCAAGGACTTACCATATTATGAGTTAGATTGGGAAGCACTTGATCCAGATAGAGTAAGGAAGCCAAAACTCACACTTAAAAGTATGAGGTTTATGTATACAGTAGTTGGCCCTATTATACAGAAATACTTAGACGGTAAGTTCGACTATAGGTTTGTTAAAAATGAGAAGGGTGAAGTACTTAAGGTAGAGTCAAAAGAAGTTGTATTCTACGTTAACTCGGTTGCCAATATTACAAACCTGATTAAAAGGGCAAAACTAAAACCCGACCAAGTAAATATTCTGGTTGCTAATACTCCTGATAACACAAAGAAGATACATAAGAGACTTGGTAGAAAGTTCAACATAGGTACAGTTCCATTGAGGGATGAACCTAGGAAGATGTTTACCTTCTGTACTAGAACTGTATATCTAGGAGCTGATTTCTATAGCGACAATGCTCAGACGGTAGTACTAAGTGATGCGAATATAGAAACCCTCGCTGTTGATATTTCCCTTGATCTCCCACAAATCTTAGGTAGACAGAGACTTAGAGAAAATCCTTGGAAAGATGAAGCAACCGTCTATTTTAAGTACTTGCTAGACAAAAATAAGGTAAATAAGAAAAGTTTTGATGAGAGAATAGACTGGAAGCTTAACAAGACTGGTAACTTACTTACTATATTCGATGAGACAAGAGCTGTATTAAAGGGAGATTTATCAGAGACATACCAAAAAATAACAAAGGCCTTCAACTACAGGGATGACTATGTGGCAGTAAATGTAGAAGAAGATCCAGAAACAGGAGGTCCAAAACTCATACCAGTAATAAATAACTTAGTACTAGTGTCAGAGAGACGTGCTTTTGATATGCAGCAGACAGAGTATGCGGATCGATTTACTGTCTTTAATGAGGTTGGTAAGGTATCTACAATTGAAGCTATGAATGATAAGGTATCAGAGTTCTTTGAAGAGTATGAACTAAGAGACTCAAGACAGAGAAAGTTGAAGTTCCTATGTGAGAGTTTTGATAGCTTTGATAATAAGGAGTGGAGGTATATACTTGACAATCTGACAGAAATTCACTTTAAGGAATATATAGAAGTACTTGGCCTCGATGAATGTAAGGCGCAAGCATATAACACATCGTTGCTAAATAAGAAACTTGATATCTTAAGTTTTGATAAAGAAAAATTAAATGATGATATCTATAATGAATTTAAAGTAGGGCAAACTTATCCAAATACATATGCAAAATTAAAGCTCGGTGAAATCTACAGTAAGAATAACTTTAGAGCTACACCAAAAGCAAGTGACTTAGGAGAGTACTTTGATACTAAACCAGGGAAAACAAAAGATGAGACTGACAAATGGGTAAATGGAATCTGTATACTGAATAAAAAATAAACTAGAGAATAGGTTAGACGATTATGTTCTATCCTACTCTCTTTTTTTTATTCCCCTATGAAGTTCTTGATTAATTCGGCTTCCTTACCTTTTTCTATGATCCCAGCTTTTACATTACTATATCCCATCTTGCTAATCTTCTCTACTAGTTCTTTGTCGGCTTCATTATAGAGGACGTAGTAGATAAAATTTCCCAAGTCTCTGTGTGTATAGATATAGTCAAGTATTCCGAAGTGTATATCAAACAGGTTACCATCGGTTGTATCAATTAAGAAGACGTCAGTATCATGTTCTTTCAGTTTCTTATCGGTACTACTAAGTTGGTATTTCAGTCCTAGTTCTTTCTTTATAGTCTTCCTGAACTCTTTACTATCAAACACTGCCTCTCCTGTGTGATGAAATAATACTTGTTGTGGTCTTTGTATTTCATCGAACCTAGTATTAAAAGTAGAGGGTGTTATTTTAAAGCACAGGTATTCTCTTTGTGACCCAGGGAGAATGCTTTTATACAGGTGAACATCGCTAAATTGTGCGTCATCAAAATCTGTGAGTCCTAGTGTTCCCCTGAAGAATCTCACAATAGAATCTGACGCGAGTTTTTCGAAGTTAGCACAATCTCTCTGTTTAATACCTGACTTCAAGATAAATTGTTCAGTGACTGTAAATTGTTTTGTTGTTCTGAGCCAATCAAGGTGCTGTGTAAAATCAATGGACTCTAATTGTCTGTCTATAATAGTTTCCATCTTCTTCGCCTCAGCATTTTTATAGATATAGGGTACTGGTTTTCCTCCCTTATAAAGTAATCCAGCCCTATACATATTATTAACGGAGATGAGTTTTACGTCATCCAGTGTAATTACTAAGTTTATTTCTTTTTTCATCTTCTCACTACAAAAACTAAGAAGAAACCCAGAATATATCTCTAGGTTTCTTTTGGTTAATTTATCTAAATGGTGAATCGACTCTTTTCATTCTTCCCATACTATTATCTATTTGGCTATTGACTTGTGATCTAGCTGCGTTATAGTTGCTAATCATCATATCAATTTCCTGTTCTGAGAAGTATCGTTTTTCTTGTATATTTTTCAGATCTTGGTATACGGATTTTGGTATTATTTTAAACCTACCATTACCGAGTCTTATTGAATATGCGATAGAGTTTTCACCATGTCTATTTTTACATATATAGAACACACCAAGTCCATTAAGGTTTTGTGGTTCTTTTGTTCTGGTTATACATACATCAGCGATATGTCCCTTCCTACTTGACGTTCCTAAGTTCTGTAGTTCAATTGGGTTTCCGTCGCTCCATGTAAATTGTTTTGGTTGACATAGGATCCAGCTATTAATTCCTGCATACTTAAGTTTTGTAAATTCATTATAGAGATCACCAAACTCAGCATACATAGAATCACTGCCACCATTCTTACCATCACCTCCCATTTTAAAGTTTTCATCATAGTCAACAAAAACTGCCTTATATTTTTTCGGACTATCAATTACAAACTGGACAAATTCCGCTGCGTTAATAGTACCGGCAGGAGCAATGATGATGTCTAGCTTATCTCCTATCTGTTGGCTCATTTCCTTATAGATCCCCGCCAAGTTTTCTCTCACATCACGAAAAGACAAGCCGGTATAAATCGCAGCGAGTCTAATAAATAAGCTTTCCCAATCAAGGTCACCCATAATAAGCATACAAGTAGGAACCTTATGCACCATTGACATATGTAGTGCCTCTGCCTCTGCGATAAGTGATTTACCTACTGATGGCGGAGCACTTATTACTACTATATCACCAGGTTTAAATGCACCCTCTGAAAAAGATTCATTAACAAAGCTCAGTGATGATGTTAGTTTCCCCTCTTGTCCAGATTCCGCAACGATTGTATTAATATCTAGGTTATTAAAACTAGTAGTGCTTAAGTAATCAGTGCTACCTGTCTTAAATTCTAGCTTCTTAAGATATTCTAAGTATTCAGAGGGGCTGTCACTATAAAGTCTATTTGCTCTTTGTACATAGACAGTTGCAACAATGTCTCTGATATACTTTCTCGCTGGTTCTATCTGGTCCTTATTATATTTCTTATACTGGATTATCTTGTTTAGTATTTCCTGGCTCTCCGTCTGATTTTTTCCTGTCTTAGCTAGGATACTTTGAAACAGAGGTAATCCAATACTTTCCAGTGGATAATCTTTAATGGCGCCTATTAATTCTTCAATGAGCGGATTTCCAGACGTTGATGGATTAGTCTTAAAGAAAATAGAGATATCTTGTATATTAGTTTTACAGTCCTGATATAAGAACTGATTAAACATTGATAATACTAGCTCTAGGTAATTGTCGTTGTTATTCATTTTCCATTCCTCTTAACTTTATTCTCACCAATAAGAGACTGCCAACTTTGTGATTGCAAAATTGTTAGTTTCAAAGATCAGACTCCTCCATTTCTATATCCTCAATCTCGCAGTACTGATAATAGTTGTCAATCATTTCTTTTCTTTCCTGTGCGCTCTTTGTGTAGACAGGTATTTTTTTATTTCCATATGGTCGCAAGGTAATAATGTTCATATGTTTACCTCTCGCCACTCGTCCTACACATTGAAGAGTGACACCTGCTATTTTCCCGGCGAACAAACATATATTTTCAAGACCTGGGAAATCAAGTGCTCTATATCCTGAACTAGTACTTGGGATGACATCAACTAAGCCTTTCTTGATATACTCACAAGATTCATCAAGTGTTAGTTTAGTCTTATTTCCATCCAGGTCATAATATATATAACCCTCGCCGCACACTAGCAGGACCCTAAGAACTCCGAGCCAGTAATTATTAATCCAATCATAGAGTATTGTATTAAGGTTATTCATAGGTATAAAGCACTTAGGGAACTTTTTAATTACCCTAGTCACAGTCCTACAAATATCCTTATCCATCCAGATCTGATTCATAATCTCTGCATATCTATTTCCTGCCAAGTCAACCTGTTCATCATCTAGTACTAAGTTGTCAAGGGATGCTGTCTTTATGCTGATATTAGTGACGCTATTGTTGAGTGGCATTCTAAAGATAATACTTGGGCCGAAATATTTAATGAGGTTTTTATTTCTCACAACTACTTCACTCAAGCCTTCTCTAAAACTGATTGCTTGTCCACCTACTTTATCAGCAGTACCACTAAATGCATAAAATCTCTCAGCGGATATACAACTATCATACAAGTATTCCCCTGCATCATTAATTGTATACTCAACCTCATCAACTAGTACCCATTCATATTCAGACAAGTATTGATGAAAGGTTTGATATTCGCTAGAGTCACTCTTCTTTACCTTGCCCGAATTCATCAGGCCACTAGTAATAACACAATCCAGGTGCCCATTTAGTTTCTTGTCACAATTAGAAACGGACAAGCCAAATACATTCTTGCACCTCTTAACAAGTTCATCTCTGGCCTTATTTGACGGGCAGACTATCAAGAGTTTTTTACCTAGCGTTTCATGTGCATAATTCGCTAAGGTTGCAATTACTTGGGTCTTCAATTTTGTTATCCCACAAGCTTTTTATCCTGTGGTTCTTAAGTTTGTTATTCACTTAAGTTCGGCATATATTTTCAACTCTCTTAAGTTGGCGGATACTCGTGGAGGGATTATATTTATTCACCCTCTATGCTCTACACTACTAAGATACCTACACGCAATTATCTTAGTTAGCACGGTATTAGCAATTTCAGCCTTCACCGTTTTTACCCACTTCCTAACTACGTATCACTACATAGTCTGGCAAATTTATTAAATTTTCTATCTAAATAAATGTTAGAGTCTTTATATAGCTTGTTTAATACAGCATCTGCTTTTCTATGACTACAATAAATTCTATTAACATTTTTATTTCTAGAGTCTTTCTTTATTTCATTAAATTCTGGAAATACTTTTTTAATTCCCTCTAGAAATTCGACACTTGCACTGGTTATTTCTATGGCTGCCCTACCCCTAGATGAGTATATACAACCATCCCCATCAAAATATCCTCTAATAAAATGACGAATAAGGGACTCCTCTAATTCTGGAAACTTTAAAGTAAATGTCTTTCTATTAGTACATCCCTGGTTTATTAAGTTCTGACAGAAATTTTTGCCACTTACGACATACCTACTCCTATAATAAACTTTGTTTGTTGATTTAAGAGTTACCTTAGAGACTTTGATAACATCATCGCCTCTTTTATCGCATAAAAATTTCTTAAACTTTATCAAATGGTCAATATCTTTACTACATAAAGAAACCTCTAACTGGTTACCTCTTTTATTTATATAGCCATCTGAATACATAAACCCTAACCAATAGGCCTTATACTCGTCATTTATTTCGAGAAAAGCATTAGTGTCTATAATGTCAGGCTTTAGTGTTGGTATGTTGTATTTCTTTGTTAATTTATACAACGCGTCTCTACTAATTCCTAACTCTTTTGCAATAGCCCTAGATGTATTAAATCCATCTGCTAATTTCTCTATACTTTCTTTAGATATAAATTTCTCCTTTACCATATCCCGTTTGTACTTGCATTAAACCTCTTCTGTGCCTAAGTAAGAATAGTACGTCATCATTCTGGTAATCTCTCAGTTCACTAAAAGCTACTGTCCTATATGTATCTGCCATGATGATATTACTTGCAATACCATTATAATCATCTACACTAAGTTTATCCTTTAGTGCCCCCAGTAAGAATCCAGACCATCCAAGACCTACTATATACTTAAATGTTCCGTCGGGTTGTGCATGTTTTATTTTTCTCCCAGTCTCATATATTTTTTCTACTTTCTCAACATAACCCCACTTCTTCTGCCATGGGATATATTCATAATTACTTGTCTTTGTTTCTAAGAAATAATGAAATGTTGGATCGTCTGTTATGAGAACTAGTTTATTTAAGTCTTGATCAAAAAATACCTTTAACATATAAATTCTGGCTTAACTACTCTACCTATGTTAAACTTCTTATTATTAAATTTTCTAGATATCCAGCCAACTTCACTACCTGGACAAATAGAAATCATCCTATTCATTCTCTCCTCTGGATCTTCACCATCAGAACGAATTATATCAATCGGGCAGTAATCAATCTGTGTTTTCAGTTTATTCATTACTCTCTTTGATATACTCGTTTCGTCCATATAGATCAGTATTTTCTCTGGCATATACTCTTTAATGAAACCGATCTGATAGTCATTCAAGCTACTTCCCATGAGTGCAATTGGTATGTAATCTGGGGCTTGTATTAAGAGGGATACTGCATCGAATATACCCTCACACAAGATCAGTTTTCTAATTCCCTGTCCATGATCAATTATATAGACAGGCTTTTTTGAAATCTGTGGGAAATAATATCTAATGCCTTTATCATCATGACCCACATTACTAAATCTGATCTGGTAGTATATTGGTTCCCCGTGATAGAAGAATGGCATTACTATATTACCATACCAGAATTTAAATCCGAGCTGTTGATACAAGTCTTTCATGTACTTATGTCTACTGCACAAGTAATCATAACCAGTCTGATCAAAGTCATCGAATTCATACTGTAATCTATCTAACGACCAATCAGGATCCGTTAGTTTAACTACATTGAACGGTTCTGCACCAAATCCAAACTTAAGAATTGACTCTGGCACATTAACGCGGAACTCAAGCTTATCGGACACATGTATATAGTTTCTACCACATACAAAGCAGTGTCCCACCGTCAAATCAGTTTTTATATAGAGCTTATGTTTAGTATGCCCTTCTTTTTTACAGAACGGACAATGCATGATATATTCACCATTACCGTTTGCATGACTTTCTACTTCTGCCATTGACTTAACTCCATAATACTTAGATAGGAGTTCTTCAAAATTACAGAATATAAGTGTAGTTCCGTCCCTTCTTTTTACTTCTTTATATTCGAACTCGTCCATTTGTTTGAAAAAATTTGAAATCTTTGAGAGAACTTAATTATTCCCCCAAAGACTTCGTTAACTTTAGGTAGTCTTATTTCTTAGCATTCTTCTTTGGTGCAGCCTTCTTTGTTGGTTCTGGCTTTACCTCTTCTTCTTGCTTCTTCTCTTCTACCTCTTTCTCTGGCACTACTTCTTCCACTACTACCTCTTCTTTCTTAGGCTCTTCAACGACTGGCTTCTCTTCCTTCTTCTCTGGTGCTGTACCTTTGAAGCGAATAACAGCCTCATCTAAGCTCTGTACTACAAGAGGTGTACATGCTGGAACACCTGCGCAGAGATTAAGTTCTGATGGACCTGATACAATCAATGCGATCTCAGTATCAACAAAACTAGTAGAAATAAGTTGTAACATTTCTACATTTGGCATAATGTCTTTTGACACTGAATTAGGACCAATCGTAATCCTCTGTGTTGCAAGTGGTAATTCTACCTGTGAGTTCTTTCCGTTATAAATTCTCATGTTTACTAAATAATTTTATAATTAATAACATATAATTTCTCTCATTGAGTAAGTTCCTAACACAAAATAGGAATTACTCACATATAAGGAATCTAATCTGTTGTAGATGCAGTTTCGTTAGGTTCAGGTTCTGGATCATCAAAAATCTCACGGAACACAAACTTACCATCTTTCTGCAGTAGATAGAATGTCCTTAAGTCACCTGGTATTTCTTTCTTCCACCACAACATACCCTTCTTTACAGGCTTTCTAGTGAGTAAGACCATCATAACAGACTTACCAATCATAGAAAAATCATACGACCAAACTGCACTACTGAAATCACACCTAATCAGATCTAGTAGTTTATACTTGGCCACTGCAAACTTACTACTCTCGTCTCCGTCTGATGGTAAGTGTAAGATATTTAGTAAGTGATTAGCCTGCTCAACAAACTTACTACTATCAGAGCTATCAGTTTCACCCGGCAGTACTACATCATCTGTATCCTTAGGTGGTCTCTGTACTGGTTCTGTCTTCTTAAGTTTCTTACTAGGCTTACCAACTTCAAGTACCATCTGATCTGCATATAAACACATAGTAGGATCATCGTATGGTATAATTTCATCCTTTAGTTTGAATGATGTAAATACCGCCTGACTAACACCCTTAACCGGTTTATTTGTTGATTTCTTAAGGACGTAGTTATTTCCTGCATCCTTACCTTTCAATCCGCTCAAGTAAAGTGAATCATTGTCGGCAGTGTCTAAGTTTCTACCACTAATCACAGTAATATCAGAGTAGAATGCAGAGAAACCGAGTAAGTAAGGTACAGTGAAGGCCGTGATATTTCTAGGCGCTGATAAGTACCCGCCAAGTGGATTAAGACCTATTATTAAAATACCATTATCAGTACAGTAATTAATAAGGTCTAAGTTAAATTCAAGCGGGTTAATAGTCAGCGCAATATATTTCACGATACTATCACTGCCTAAGGTCTCAATTATTTTCTTAACCTCTTCCACTGACTCAGGCTCCATAATTCCCCAAGCCTTACAACGATCACCAAGACCTACTACCTCAGATCCAGCCAACTTCCAATCTGCCTTTGAATCAACCAGTAAGATATCAACATAGTCTCTACCAATTAAATCAAGGTGACTCTTAACAGTATCACAAAGACCATCTAAGTGACTAGCATGAACGATTAGCTTAGTATTAGATAGCTTGAATGACTCTACGTAATCTTTTATTAAGACGTCATTATTAGCGGGTATAGAGGTTAAGATATAATCAAAACTACTCCCTAGGATCGCTGCTGGTACATACCCCTTCATTGTAGAGGTATCAATACAGGTTCCCTCTATTTTAAACTTTGTCATAATATTGAAATGTTAATATAGTTTTCCCTCGTCTCCTCAGGTAACCAAGACAAGTGAAGCCTTAAGTCACACCCAGGATTAACTGTTACAGTATTTCTTAAGAACACAGGATCACTAAGAACACCTACATTTCTTAAGACCTCATCTATTAAGTCGATAAGTAGCCTGAAGAAAGATTTATTCCTCAGTAAGACTAGTTTTATTACTACCTTATCAAGTTCAGATAAGCCACTAAAGGGAATTGGATTACCCTCTATATCAGTAAGTTCAAAAATTGAATTATACTGTTCATTCAACTTATTATAGAACTTAATACACTTATCGGGACTTGACTCTTTTAGCCTTAGTCTCTTAGTATTTCTAGTCTCAGTCTTTAAGTTAAACAAGTTATACCTACTATGATGTCTTTGATCGTAAGGTATAATATCTGCATACTTGATTACGTACTTATCGTTTATCCTTATCTCTGACTTACCACTATCAATTACATAAAGATCATTGACTGGTACTATCTTAAGACCGCCAATATTATCTCTACTAAATATCTTAGGGTAGCCAGGAATAAAATCAGGAAACCAGATCTTATTTCTATCAATACTGTAAACCTTCTGTAACCTCTTTAGAACAGCTTTGAATTCTTCGTAAGTATGAGGTAGTGTGTTGTTGAAAAAGATCTTGTCAACTAAGAACATTTGTAGGTACCTGTCATCCTTAACGGTTACATAATGATCTACAATTGCTCTTCTAATTGTTTCTATTGCTTGTGGCTTTTCATATCTATCATCCTTCAAGCAATCCCAACATGGTACCTTAAAACCAGTGGGGTCTAAGTATGTTAGTGGATGTCTTGAATTACCACATCTATAGCAGTACTCATTCTCACGGAGGTCCATTTCATAGTAGACCGCCATATCTAAGAAGTGAGTGTTCTTAAGGTGATCTTCTATTTCACCTTTGTCAGTAAATTCATGACTGCAGATCGGACATTTGAGCATCTGTTTATGTAAGTTTCAAATTCATACTTAATACCTTCGTCGTCCTTATAGAAACCTGACTTATAGAACATGTCAAAGCCCTCTACAAGTTTTGAATAGTGAAGGTATGTGTCTGCTTCCTTAGTGGTATGGAATCTAGTGAGGTGAATAATGTCTGTATATTCTAGGAGTTGCTTATATACACTTGCACCGCCTATTATAAAGACATTCGCTTCATCACAAGACTTAATATACTCAATCAGGTCATTCAGGTTCTTCATACAAACACAACCTAGTATATCATTCTCTGTTAGTACTATATTTGTTCTACCCTCTAGTGGTCCACCTGGCAAAGAATCAAATGTCTTCCTTCCCATTACTACTGCGTGGCCCATTGTTTTCTCCTTAAACTGTTTCATGTCTTCTTTATTATGAAACAAGAGACCACCATCTTTTCCAATACCACCATTATCATCAATTGCTACGATAATGTGAATTAAACTGTTTCCAATCATACTGCTACTTCACCTTTTATTGCTGGCCATGGATTATAACCAACTAATTCAAAATCATCTATCTTAAAATCATCAATACTAGTCACCCCTGGATTAATTTTCACCACTGGCAATTCTCTAGGCTCTCTCGTTAGTTGCTCATTAATCTGCTCCGTATGATTCAAGTAGACATGAGCAATACCAATATTATAGTAGAGTTTGCCTGGTTTCTTTCCCGTTACCTGTGCAATCATCATAAGGAGGAGAGAGTAAGATGCAATATTGAATGGACAGCCTAAGAATAAATCATTAGACCTCACACTCAGGTTCATATCCAAGTACTCACCCCTCACATAGATCTGAAAGAAATTATGACAAGCCGTTAGCACTGCATCATGATTAAGACCTGCATTCCAAGAGTCAACAATAATACGTCTACTACTTGGCTCCTCCTTAATAAGTCTTATCATCTCCCCAATCTGATCAACCTCCCCGACGTACTCATTCTTACTATTGAACTTAGGGTAGTGTCTCCAAAATCTAGCATAGGGAATAAACTTGCCGGATTCTCTACTAGGCGGCCATGCATCCCAGATATGAATGTTTCTGTCCACTAAATAATCAATGCTATAACCGTCAGTGTGGAGGAAAAACAATAACTCCTCTATTACGCCCCTGAAAAATACCTTCTTAGTTGTGAGGAGAGGAAACTTGCCTGTCGATAAATCAAATACCATCTTCTCACTGAACAGATTTAAAGTACCTACACCAGTTCTATCGTGCTCCTCAAGATTACCATACTTAACAACACGATCGATTAACTCTAAGTATTGTTTCATCCCTGGTCCCCCTCTTCCATCTTTTCGATTACTGCATCACTGTCTCCAAATCTTGTGCAAAGTAATCGTAAGTTGTCCATGAAATACTCCTCATTAAACTTACTACTTTGTTTAATTGAAATCTTGTACGTTGCCATATTATTTTTAAAATTAATATTCATACAACAATAAGGATAATAGATAGGACTAGCTACAATTATTACCACTACAAGTCATTCCTCTTAGTAAACAATAACTCACAGACCATAAGCTTTGCCATTGAGAATAACATGTGGGTATAGTCTTCGATCTTATCTGCGCCGTCCTCATCGAAGTCTATTATCTCATCCTTACTTCGAACATATACGGCATTATTATAGATCGACACAGGACCCACGACTAACTCAATGATCTGTTTCAAGTCTTCCCTGCTTAAGTCTACAATTCTCAACGTCTTACCTAGTATTAATTCTGCTGATCTAACAATAACAGCAATGAGATAAGATTCAGAGACAGACTTAAAATACTTGTTACAGAGTCCGGTTAATTTAAAAGTTTGTACAAGTCTTGAATATTGAGCTGCTACATCTAAGTCTGATTGTAAGAGCTCTATTGCATTACTTGGATTTCTTAGGCCCATCTTATAATAGAGCCAATACAAAAATTTAAGCTTTACTTTTTTCCAATTTATCATAATAATTAAAAATAAAAAGGGAAGAGGTGGCATGTAACACAAAAATACAACCACAACTCCTCCCAATTTGACATTGTTGATTTATTATCACATATAAGGATTCTAGGGCGAACAAAAAGCCTAACCTATCTATCACAGACAAGTTAGGCCAGACTGAATTATATACATGTTAAAAACAATAGTATCAATAATAAGAGAACTAGGGCATGGGAGACGAAAAAATGCCTAACTCATTCTCACGAACAAGCTAGGCCAGAGTTCTAATATATTTAAAAAAGAGCTATAAATAATCTATTACACTATTAAGGAATTGAGGGCAACAAAAAACCTAACCCATCTTCACAGACAAGTTAGGTATAATAAAACTTAAATAAATATAAACAGAGTTATAAAATACTTTTCCACATATAAGGTAATCAGGGGAATCAAGGAGTAAAAAAATCTAACCTATCCATCACGGACAAGTTAGATCAAATACAATGCGATAACTAAATAAATACTTAACATTATTAAGGATTCTAGGGGAAAATAAAAGACCTAACCTATCCATCACGGACAAGTTAGGCACAAATCATCTAATAAAAACTAATAACTTAAAACTTATATCTCAACTATAAGGATTCTAGGGGTTTTGAAAAAAAAAATTGCTAGCCTATCTATCACAGACAAGCTAGCACGCACAAAACTTATATTATATCATCAACACTATTAAGGAATTGAGAGGGAAATAAAATACCTAACCGATCTATCACAGACCAGTTAGGTTTATTAAAATAATGAAGTTAAAAATATTAAATACAGCTTTATTATTATCTTACATAGTTAAGGATTCTAGAGGAAAATAGATGACTAGCCCATTCTCACGAACAAGCTAGTCAATAGTAAATCAATCAAATATAATACAACATTTTCTTTACATAGTTAAGGTAATTAAAGGATCTCAAGGTGCAAAAAAATCTGATCGATCTATCACAGACCAATCAGATACAAACTAATTAAGAAATATGCATAACTTGAATTTTCTACATATATAAGGGTTTTACTACCATGCTAAGTGCTTTAATATTTTATACAGTACATATCCATATCCAAACTTATTCTTAACTGCTTTTACATATGCAGTGTAGTCAAAGTCAATGTCTACCTTCCTAGATAATTTAACAGGATACACACTATAATAAATCCTTCCCCTACTACTCTCAAGTTCAGGCTCCGCAACAAATATAGGATCGATCTTGTTCTGTAGGAGAGATATTTTCTTAGCTCTCTGTGAATACCTACTTGCATCACTCAATACTAGACAGAGATAAAGATTATAGTCAGTTAAGTCTTCCTTGTCTAGCTTTGAAAAATCCCGAATCTCAGTAATACTAAACTTACCACTCTCTATTAATTGAGATGTTTTCCTGTACGCCCTAACACCAATTGTGCCATGACTCACTACATAGGAATTGATGATATCTATGTTAGGTAGTCTTAAGGTAATCGGGATATACGCACAAGTTAATGTTGTCTTCTTGTCAAACTTAATCCTATCAAGCTGCAATGTTATTCTCTTTACAATATTCTCCTTTTTCTTCTTACTTTTTGCCATACTATTATAAAATTTTCTTTCACACATAAGGAAACTGAAGGCTAGGGAACGAAAAAAAACGACAGGGAGCGGGGCTTGTAACAGACACCTTCTCCTTGCGACTCCCTATCTCTACCACACCGGAATTGTATTACACCGATAAAAACCTTACCAAGCGTACAGCCCTAAGTGATTAGCTTACCTATCTCGCTACCAGGGTATATCGTTTATAGACTGCAGTGACGATAAAACGATCAAAATTCATCAACACGATTACCTCTTTCCCCCAGTTGCCTTTAAAACCGGGCCTTCTACTCCAGGACTTTCGTGCTCCACTTGTACATATATAAGGAATACAAGGCTTCTCAGATGCAGTTTTTTCTAAGGCATTACTACATTCACCCCATAAATGCCTTTTATGATTTTTGCAATAGTCTGATAATCTTTCAATGACTTTATAGGCGTTAATTGCAGATTTATAGTATATGTATTATTTGTAATATTTCCTGATAGTATAACACCTTCGATTATATTCAACGCATCTATTATATCTTCATTCCTTTTATAGAACATTGACAGAATCAAATCACTATTATCAAGATTAACAGGTCTTGAATACTTTAATCTATTAAGTGCAATACCAAAATCATCAATCCTTGCGACCTCAGTACTAGGTTCTCCAAATTCAAAAAGTCGCATTACATGTATTCCATATACAATGTTTACATAATCATCTCTTGCAGAGTCATACCATTCATCATGTATGTTAGAATCTATCTCCACAATCAAGTTATAGTCCGGAAAGAAGTAGTCTGCCAAGAAGTAATTCCTACCCAATTTATCAGGGTCAGTGACACTATGACTTAGACAATATTGTTTCCAAGCCTTCATGTTTCTGACAAGCAATGGAAACTCTCTAAGATATATCACACCCGGGAATTCACTGTCTAATGCTTCCCTAAAGTTTGGCGACCACTTACTTCCTTGTAGCAGACTAGCTTCTCTATTATCCTCCAAGTCTATATCAAGCCCCTTATTGGTCTCAAGCATCTTTGGAAATTCATACTTACCGACACTAAAACAATAATCTCGGTTTCTTTTTAAATAATTAATTAGTAAATTATCATTCATCTTATTTTGTTTTTTAATCTTCCAAATTTTTCTAGGAGGCTAATAACTGAGTATTCCCTCCTTTCAACATATATAAGGGATCTAGGGGAAAATAAAAAAAAAGAGAAGATTTATCCTATCTCCTCTATCTTAATCACTACTATTAGGTTTGCTGAAATGAAATATCTGCCTCACAAAATCAAAGTACCTACGTCCTAAGTCGGGTTGATTTAATATTCGGTCTCTTTCTAGGTCGATGTCAAACTGCTCTACCCTTTCATATGGAACATAGGTCTTAACGATTGACTCTAAACGTTGTGGATTTTTTATGTGACTATTAAATCTAGGTGGAAGTCTGCCATTTTCTAGGTAATATCTAACCACCTTCTTAGTAGTAATTTTGTTAGTACTAATCACGAAGTCAGCTAGGTCAAGACATATAAAAAACTCTCCCCGTACTAGTTCCTTTTGATTTCTAATATAACCACTCACATTATCTGGATAATACCCACTAACCCCTTCATAAAATAGATCTAACAACTCTTTATTATATAGGAGTGTGGTTGAAAAATATAATCTATCAACTCTTCTATGTCTATCTCTTATTACATATACTCTTGACTTCTCCATACACTACTAAGGGATTAATGGGAAATAAAAAAAATGACAGAGAGCGGGGCTTGTAACAGACACCTCTCCTTTCGACTCTCTATCTCTACCTGTGTCGTAATCTGAAAGTACATACGCGTCCCTACTAACAGATCTCCTGCACACTTAGCTTTCCTCTACCGCTACAAGGGTAGTCTAGTATTAAGTACATATAATGTAGGACTTGCAAAACTAGACAAAATCAAAGTCCATGTATGTATTGTATCTCCTACGTATACGTATACAATCTCATACACCTCTCTCACTAGTAAGGATTCTAGGGCGAATAAAAAATAGAGACTAGCATTTTTATTACTAATCTCTATAATCAAGTCTACCTTACTTTCTTATACTCAAAATAAGTCTTTCCATTTCTTTCTAGTACTAAGTTCGTTAGGTTAAATCCAAGTTGTACCACCTCACCTAGTAGAACTGATTGATCTACCTTATCCTTAGGCTCCACTACATAAAGAGTACCACCTGTCTTTAGATACCTATGTGCTTCTTTTATTGAGTCTAGGTAGTTTGTTCCCCATAATGACATACAGAAAACAGCACTATCTACACTTTCATCTCCTAAGTATTCGTGTAAGTCTGAACAATCTGCCTCTACTACACTAGGATCTACTGCACAATGATCAAATGAGTACCAGGCCTTATAATTCTTCACTAGGTCCTTCAGTTTATTCATACCACAACCAAGATCTGCTACTACTTGCCCCGGATTCTCATTTAGTCTCTCCGCAATAACAGTAATAGGATTTTCTACCCAGTCTTTTAGGTTTTCTTCTCTGACTTTGTGATAATCTTTCCACCTAGACTTATCCTCACCAAACCACTCATGCATTCTAGTAGAGGTGGATGTACTTGCTTTCTGATGAGTGCTGGTTATGATTGATTCACTACTATACTCTCTTATCTTAGTCTCAACCGCTTCTACCTCAAGTTTCTTTCTAGTGATGGTAAAATCTTGAATGCCCTCTCTGAGTGACTCAACCGCATCTCTTAATAGTTTTGATCTGTTGAGGCTGAATATACTTGCAAACCTACCATCAACAACTGCATCAGAGAGTGTACGTTTAGTCTTGATAATTCTAAATCTCTTATCATCCCAAGACCATTCCTTACCGTTATTCATCTTGATCTTAACCTGCGGCACTACTATCCTAACACTACCAAATTCTGAACCTTGGCGATTTATTCTTCCCACCAATTGTACATACTCTGCATTGGTCCAAGGAAGTGACAAGATAATAATAGTGTCACATATCTTCTGCAGGCCGTCAACACCAGTAGTAATCGGTGAGGATGCTAAGATAACGTCAAACTTATGCTGGGCAAAATCTGAAACAATCGAATCTCTCTCCACTGAATCAATCTCCCCAGTATACTCCCTGAACGAAATACCATCCTTCCTAAGCTCTTCTTTAATGCGAGGTAGGATATTTTTTATGAACTGAGTATAGATAATAGTTCTGTACTTTTTGATATGAGATCTAATACCTTCATACTTAATTTGTACCATATGCCCTTCTATATCACCTACCTCACTATTCTCAAAACCTACTAACTTCTCTGCAAGCTCCTTAGTACCATCAATATCTACCTTCTCTTCGATACAATTAATCTTATAGTCTGGTACATATCTAAATCCATATAACATCAAATACTTATACGCATTGTGGATATTGTTAATGGTTACCAGATTTGTTGGCATGATATCTTCAAATGAGGTACCTGTTATGAGTTCTAGCAAGTTTCTAACCTCACTAAGATTATTAATGAGCGGAGTTGCTGTCATACCTAATACTCTCATGCCAGGATTTTTCTCACCACCTAAGACACGAAGATTAGTTAAGTTCTGATTGATACTAGACATGTCATTCTTAGCTCTGTGTACCTCATCGAAACAGAGGAAGTCAATCTGGTTAAGGCTCACTAATTTATCGACAAGGGCAGGAGAATATGACTGACAGAACTTTTCATAGTTAAGGATGACATAATTATACTTAGACCTATCATAGCTGGTTATATCATCTAGGGACTTTGGGATAATGATAGTACTCTCAGGATAAACACGAAGGATTGATTTTCTTATTGTTTCAACCACCGCATTAGGACATACACATACAGTAACCCTTGCATCAATTCTACGAGAGGCAATGAGAAACGCATTAGTCTTACCTGCACCAGTACCACACCAATTTCCATAGTAAGGATTAGTGGCAATTCTGTATGACATTAACTTCTGCATGAGACTTGGTGGGTATTCAAACTTATAATCTGAACCAACCCTCTCATTCTGGACACTCTTATACTCCATCATAAAAGTATCCAGGACATAAGTTAACCACGGACCACTCGACTCTCTCATCTCCCTAACAGTCTCTAAGTATGACTCGCTAGATAATACACAGTTCCATATCTTATTAACTGACTCCTTCAATAAATACGCACCCTTTTCGCCGCTACTCACAAAGTACTTATCATAGGTTGTTAATTCTTTTGTTACTAAGTCAGGGAGAATATTAAGTAGATTATCACTTTGGTCATTTGCGGCGATTGTTTGTGCGTCTTCAAATTCAAGCTGCTCCTCTTGTAATACCTGCTCCCCTACTTCATCGGCCGCTTCATTCTCTTCTGTGCCACTACCAATTGACTCTCTGAGCTTATTAATATCATCTTTTCTATCCTTACTACCCGCTTCAGATTTCGTGAGAACTTTAAAATCGGCCGGAAGTAAGTTTTGACCTATTAATTCAATGAGCTGATGAACTGATAAGTGCTCAACATCAGAATCACTTAGTAATGATAGCTTAGAGTCTGATGAAAAACCATTATTACACTTAGGACAACCTGAACCTGAAAGATGACTATTAGGTGTTTGACTGAAGTATCCGTGAATCTTGCAGAATATTTCAACAGGGGTATAGCTGTTTTTATAATCTACCTTACTATAATCATACAAGCAGTTATGTACGCTTTTAGATTTTTCAATGAACTCTTCAGTACTTAATCGGTAAGTACTTACACACCTAGGGCAACCTTTACCTTGAAGATGACTATTAGGTGTTTGATAAAATTCCCTATGTTCAGGACATATAATACATACTTTTTCTTTAGTACCGTTATACTTTACTTTACTATAATCGTACTTATCACCGTGTACTTCTATGGATTTTCCAATAAACCAATCGGTTGTTAATGTTCTTAAGCCGCATTTAGAACAGCCTTTACCGTTTAAATGACTACTAGGTGTTTGGAAAAAATCTCCATGATTAGGGCATATAATACAAACTTTAGTTGTAGAATTCTTATACTCTACTTTACTATAATCATATTTATCGCCATGTACCTCTCTAGCTTTCTTAATGAAATTTTCGGTAGTTGACTTGATACCACCACAACACCTAGAACAACCCTGACCCCTAAGATGATTATTGGGTGTTTGAAAAAAATCTCCATGATTGGGACATGTAATACAAACTTTAGTAGTAGAATTCTTATACTCTAGCTTACTATAATCGTACTTATCACCATGTACTTCTTTAGATTTTTTGATAAATTCTTCCACGGTTAGCTTAGTTGTCCCACCACACTTAGGGCAACCATTTCCACTAAGATGACTGTCAGGGTTTTGAAAAAACTTTCCATGGGTAGAACAAATAATAGCAACTTTCTCTTTAGTGCCTTTATACTCTACTTTACTGTAATCATATTTATTACCATGAACTTCCTTGGCCTCTCTGATAAAATCCTCCGTAGACTTTCTACACCTGTCACCCGTAGCTATACCCTTACACTTAGGACAACCATTTCCACTAAGATGACCATCAGGTTTTTGAAAAAAATCTCCATGCCCTTCTTTTTCACAAACAATACATACCTTCTCTTTAGTGCCTTTATACACTACCTTACTGTAATCATATTTATCTCCGTGAACTTCTTTAGCTTTTTGGACGAATTCCTCAGTTGTTAATTTCCGCATCTTACAACCTCCAATATAAAAAAGTAGTACATCGTAAATAAGATCACTCCAGCAATAACCACAGTACCTACAATCTTCAGCCTCGTCATTAGGTCACTTACTAATAGCTTATGTAGGTAGTCTTGATTTTCTTCTGTACTATCTAGAATAACTCCAGTATAATACAGGCTAATGTTTTTAAAATTTTCTCTTATAAATCTTTCTAACATATATTTTTTTTGTTTTCATTCTACTATTAAGGCATCAACGTGAAAATAACGGAAAGAAAAAAAAATAAGATACCTGGTTTCTATATTCCCAGGTACTCATTCAAGTTTGTCCCACTTAGTGAGATGATATAGGCCTTTAACTAATCTAGTGAGTGAATCATTAGGGTCTGTAAATATCTCACTAGTATCTACCATGACGCTTACTTTTTCAATCCTTGTATTATTACTATGAATAAAAGCAAATATATCATCACTCTCATATTCAGAAAGATTAAATATTCTATTGCATAATAACCTTCCGTGCTGTAGAAGCCTTATTACATCTTTCCCCAGTATTATCTTGCCTGGACACGGATCTTGCATGTACTTATAGGAAACAATCAAACATCTCATTAGTTCTTCTTTCCTACTACTTGACCAATCTCTAACCGACTTCTTTAATAGTCTATCTACAAATTCACTATCAAAAACCTTAGCGGTATTAAACGTCATAATACCATACTGATAGACTCGTATTACATCGTATAATATTTCTTCAGGTATTAGAAGCTTTACTGGTACTACTAAGTGACAATATTCTTTAGTTAATTCTCTTACTACTTTAAGTGTTATCTCTTCCTTCATAATCTAACCATAAATGTCTAATTAGTTTTGTGAATGGTGTTTTTGACTCAGAGAAGATTGTACTTGTATCTATCACAACAAGTCTCTTCTCAAACCTCCACTCTTCATCACTCACTAAACCTCTAATTATGTTATCACTATTATACCTACTCATATTACTATACTCATAACAAACTTCACCCTCCCTGAGACAGTTTATTATTTTCTTAGTTGTGATTATTTTTCCAGGGCTTATTGTATCGTCTGTAGGTAAGATATGAATCCCAACACTGATCCGGACACTATCACCCTTGCTTAATTCTTCTTCTATATTATTCCTTAAGAGTTTTGAACCGAAGAAACCATAACTCAGTCCAAACCTCGAATAATGTATAAATAGGTCTGACAACTTACTCTTAGGCACAGTCAGCTCAACAGGAAGAACTATGAAAAAACTATGTTCAATTAAGTTTTCTACTACCTTAAGTTCTAATTCTCTCACCCCCACCTAACCAAAACGTTTACCTTGCATTTCATATACCCAATCAGTCAGTGTCTTATGGTAGATCTGAGACATAAACTGTTGATATGGACCTTGTAGGTTTCCTGTTAATATCCTACTAGTATCAATTACCAGTTCTCTACTAACAGATCGAACATCCCAAGGAAACCATTCGTTTATCTTATCTACTGTTGGGTTGAATATTATAACGTCAGACATACTACTACCATCATACAGAATAGATCTAAGTTCCTTGTCCGTTATAAACTTCTTACATTCCACTATAAAACATATACACTGCTTTCGATATACAAACTCCTTCTTAGTGGTTAAGTGTTCGAAAAAGTACAAAGCTTTCAGAGTATCCAACCCAACATCCAATACTTCACTATTAGGGGGAGATAATCTGATACTAAAAGATTGATCTACTTTTTCAAATACAGTCTTATAGATACCCTCTGGATACAAAGCATCTATTGTTAGATAAAATCTTGTGTAACCTCCAAATGTTACTTCTATAATACTAACTTTCTTATTCATTCTTCTAACAATAAGGTATTAAGAGGAAGAAAAATAAAAAACTAACCTATCCATCACAGACAGGTTAGAGTGTTAACTAATCAAGACCTCGCTCGGCCTTCAGAAAGATACTACTAATCGATAAAACAATTCTCACTATTAAGTAATCGAGAGGAACAAAAAAGGAGAGAAACTACATAACGTAATTCCTCTCTCCATTCCTGCTAATTATTTAGGATCTTTCTCAGTTGTCCGTATAATTCCAACAACCCTATTTCATCAGGGCCAATTACAATATCAGCTCTATCTTTGCCAGTGTCATTCCTATAATCAAAACTACCAAATGAGTCTCTAAAGTATAACCTAAGTACCCTAAGAATAAATCTATTTTCACAAAAACCCCTTGCGTTCTCCGAGTCAATATTAAATGATATCATTCTATACTTATAATCACCTATCGTTATATAGGTTGGGTTATCATCTTTTCCCATCAGTGCAACCTCACCACTACCGTCAAAAATAGCATAAGCAAATACAGAGTTAATATTAGCTTTTCTATCTGTATAATCAAACTCTGAATAATCGCTGCCATTAAGCTCCGCACATATAAAATCTACGGCACAACTATCACTGCTCAACTTCCTAAATCTAATAGCAGTCCTAAAATTTGTCGGATATTTACCCGTCTTTAATACATAAAAATCAGTACTCTTTGGATTACAGAGTATACTAATTGGGTCAACTACATTCTGACCATACACACTAATACTTGACAACATAACTGCCAAGAACATAATAATTAATTTTCTCATAATCTTATAATTGTTAATGTTAATATTATTCTATACATATAAGGGATTTAGGGCGTTGTAAAAAAAAAGCTAGCCCATCCATCACGAATAAGCTAGATTATTTTGGCCTCGCTTGACCAGAAACAAAAACATTAAATTTTTTTTTCTGAACAACATTTCCTTTTCACTAATAAGGGATCTAGGGGATTTTAGGAGGAAAAATAAAATCCAAGCCTATCCCTCACGGACAAGCTTGGTTGAATTGTTCTAGGTTATTCAATAGTTAGGTTTTATACTACCTACACACCTATAAGGAATCAAGAGGGAAATAAAAACCTGGCCAATCTATCTCAGACTAGCCAGGAACTACCTATACCATGAATTGTAACATTGTAACACACTAATTACATATTGTCACATATAAGGAATCAAGGGCAATAAAAAAGAGTAGAATAATATCACTACTATCCTACTACTAATTCTTATTGTACAGTAGACACAACCAATGTATCAACTGCTAGCTCATTCGCATAATTAATTGCATCTGCCTCACTAGCAAATGTTCGATCTAATACTTGCTTATCCCAACCTAGATAAACTTTATATACTTTCTTCTTCATACTAGTAAGGAATCTAGGGGAAACAAAAAAAAACGACAGAGAGCTAGCTATACCAAGTAATCCTAAATGACATAACTATCCTTTCGACTCCCTATCTCTACCAGTACCGTAACTCAATGATATATCGTATACTCTCATCATGAGCCTCCTGACGTACATAGCTAACCTATATCGCTACAAGGGTTCCCCAATATTAGTATAAGACTCTATAAAATTGGGTTAAAATTAGAGCCAACATTGTCGACCACAGCTCTACCATCTTTGCAGGTAGATTCAGGTTAATCACACAATGCACCTTCACTATTAAGGATTGTAGAGGAAATAAAAAAAATAAAAACGACAGGGAGTTAATCATTCAAAAATGATTTCCTATGCGACTCCCTATCTCTACCAGTACCGTGCCGCACATGTGCCCAAAACCCAAGAATGCGGTGCCTGACGTACATAGCTAACCTGTTTCGCTACAAGGGTATCCTAGTATTAGATAATTTGAACTATAAAACTAGGCAAAATTCATTCATCCGATTTACCTCTTTCCCCTATCGGCTGTTGATAGGACATCTACTCCAGGACTTACGGAATCCTTTCTATTCACATATAAGGAATAGAAGGCATTTGAACCGCAATGTTATTTTCCTGAGCTATTCCTATCTTAGATAGAACATCTACTCCAGGAATTACGGAATCCTTTTTATTCACATATAAGGATTTAAGAGTATTTAAGGTAATACTAATCTCAGACCATAGGTACGATATAATATATCCCTCACTACTTCAAAATCTCTGAAACTATTTATCAACCCACTTCTCGAGTCCAGTACATAAGTATTATTTACAATACTATCTGACAGAATAAGGCCCTCTATTGCATCAACTGCATTCATAATTTCTTTATTTTCTACATAGAATCGATTTACAATTGCACTTGAGTAATCAACTAATGCTCTGCCACCATGCTTCATTCTATAAAGTTCGATGTCAAAATCATTAATCAAAGGAATATCACTTAGTGGATCTCTTCCGAATTCAAATAATCTAAGAGTTGATACACCAAAAGAAAATACAATATAATTATCTCTAGCAATATCATAATTCAAGTCATGTAACTCACTATCTATCTCCACAATAAAATTATAATCTGGAAATAGGTAGTCAGCCAAGAAATAATTTCTATTGCGGCCTTTTTCACTTACATTGTATTGGTCGCATAAACTATTCCAGTATTTCCTATTCTCTATTAAAAGTGGGAACTCCCTGATATTATATAGAGATGGGTAATAATCTTTAAGTAGTTTCCTAAAATTCGGAGACCAACTACTACCTTGATTTAAATTATTTATTCTATTTCTTGCAAGATTAATCTTATTACCTTTAATAGAACTTATATACTTGGGAATAATAAAATCGCCTAACCTAAAAGAGTATTCCCTGTTATCTTTTAGGTATCTCATTAATAAATTCTTTTCCATATACTAGTAAGGGATCTAGAGGACGAAAAAAAAATGGCGAAGAGCTAGCTACTCAAAAACAGCTATCCTTTCGACTCTTCACCTCTACTAGTACCGTAATCTAAGTGATGTATGCTACACTAGATCTCCTGACGTACATAGCTCACCTATATCGCTACAAGGGTTCCTCAGTATTAGGTAAGATGGCTCTATAAAACTGAGTGTAAATTAAAGCCACATGGTCTCTCACTATCAAGACTCCCATGCCCCTGTTATTATTATGCATACTTGAGACTGTTCATATACTTCTACTAAGTGTACACTCATATACTTTCATCTCATTATTAAGGATTCTAGGGGGAAATAAAAAAAATATTAAGGGCCTCATAAGTAACCTATATTACTGAGACCCCACTGAATAACCTCCACAGTAGAAAACACCTACACAGTTAAATTCATACAGCTTTACCTAACCACATACTACTGCTTCTGATTATCCTGATTTCCAGTTCTCCTCTTACACTGGCAGGTATTATATAAGATAAGAGTTGCTGTAATTATCTTATATACACCATTAAGGAATTTAAGGCTTCCTAGGAGTATGTTCTTGTATGTTTCCTTCTTGCTCATCATCTCCTCTTTCCCTTTATCAGTCTGTTAATAAATCGAATCTCCTGCGCAAGTCTCTTTCTACACTTCTCAGGCATCCATTTCTTCCCAAGGTACCCAACTACCATACTAACTGCCTGATTAACGGTTCTCTTAGGTGATTCTGTGTAAAACTCATAACCTTTCAGCGCAGATTCACCAAACTCAAGAGCACCTATCATAAAACTATCTAACATGTAATGGACATAGTTCTTGTGAGGGTCTGGTATTTTGTCTAGGTATTCTTTTCCAATCTCCCAACGTCTACTAAGTATTCGCCTGAGATCTTCCCTAGCTGAATCCCTCTTCTCACCTACTACCTCCTTCCTATGATGCATCGCCTTACCACTTGCATAATATTTAAGACGAAGCTCACTAATACTATGCTCCTCCTCCATATACATCTTCCTGGCTTGATCTGACTTACTCTGCTCTAACACATCATGACACCTACCATCTACCTCAATATACATCTTCAAGGTAGTACTGTAGAGGTCAAGTGAAATATAAGACTTACCACGCTCAATAGGATCACGCACATCGCACTTATCACAACACTCAATCCATCGCTGTTTGTTTAGCGGCACAATATACTCGGGGATAAAATCAAAAATACCCGCCCCCGTACTATCTGCCGCACTTAAGACAGCGAGATCATAAAGTACCATCCTCATATAAGTGCTACTTGTGAATGAATTGTTTAAGAATGAGTTTTCACCCTCCTCACGTCTGGCAATAATTTTAATACTCTTCCTCTTAGTACTGCCCTTTGTAGGATTGCCATAGATACTACGAGGAAAATAAATACCATCCCCCGTATTACCAGAACTGTCAATGATAGGATTAAAGGCAACACACTCCTCAAAAACACGATTACCCGGTACTAATACTTTGTCCAGGATTTCTTGCTTAACCTGTTTTACTTTCATTTTAAAACCTACTTGAATTTATATTTATTATTGGAGGATCGCTAGGTAACACAAAACAAAATACCTAGTCCCTCATATATAAAGAAACTAGGGCCCCGGTGTACTATTTTTACCAAGCTAAGCTCCGCACTTGCCAATTCGCGAGAGGCTGCGCCTGCCCAAAAGTCTATGCCACCAATATTGTATCACTGCGTTCCCCAATATTGTCACCCTAGCCTCTCGCTCTTTGCTCAAACCTTCACACTCCTCCTAAAGTCGTCGGTTTGGTATTGAGGGCTTCGCCTA